CCTGAAAAGTATAGAAGAGAATACAACACTAATAAAAGTCTCCAACCGCTAAAAGCCGTGAAATGTGAGACAAGCCCAAGATTTTCTTTAACAGAAAATGGATAGGGTGCATTTACATTACCAAAAAAGGATTTGAGATTTTATTTTTTATAGAAAGTTTGTCTCATTTTTCTTTCCGGTCGGTGTAATAGAGGAGCAGATATAAATAAAACTAATCGTGGCGGATATACACCTGCTCATTTAGCGGCTATGCACCACAAATACGACTGTCTAGAAGCGTTGGTTAATGCAGGTGCAAATGTCAATATACAAAATAGATTTGGTGACACACCAGCTCATCTGGCTGCAAGTAACGAAAGATTGGAAGCTATAGTGTCACGCGGGCGTCCGGATATAAATATTAGCAATAATCGTGGAGATTCTGTAGCAACTATTATGCTAAGACGCCCTATACGTCCCAACTCTTCCTCTAGAAATAGGTCACGTTCTTCGAGTAGGTCGCGTTCTTCGAATAGGTCGCGTTCTTCGAATAGGACACGTTCTTCGAGTAGGTCGCCTCCTAGACGTAGGACAAATAATAGACGTAGGTCACCACCTACACATGGCGGTAAGCACCGACGAACTCATAAGAAGTAATTTTATCGGTGGGTAATAATCGATTAATGTCTTTTAGTGGATAAATGTATTTATCGACTGATAGACATTAAGGTCTATCGGTGGATAATATTTATTAGCCAAATGGCTAACCTTCGGTTATCGACAGGAGACCCATATGCTTTTGGTGGATAAATATATTTATCCACCAAAAGACATTAATTTAGTAAAAAATAGTACACATATGTATATACATATATACATATATATATACATATATATATGACCACCATAGATTATACAAATTATGAATCATTGTTATATGATAATTTAAATCTGGTATTAGATGGTAGACAAGAATCTGCTGTTAGACGTTTTACAAAATGTCAAGATAGTTGGGGGATAATGCTATTACACAAAGTAGGTACTGGAAAAACAATTACATCCTTATTGATAGCATTAAATACTTTTAGAAAAAAAAATAAAAAAGGTACTCAAGAAAACCCACAAGAAATCGTTATTATAGCACCGATTGGTATTTATTTAGGGTTTGTAAAAGATTTAAAAGAAAATATACTACATGAAACAAGAAAAGAAGGTATTCGACTAGGTTATGACGTCAATGCTGAAGATACTGTTTATAACTTCTTTGATGTATATTTCAAGTTAACTAACTATTATTACGATATATTAATTAACGATTTAAATAAAAAAAAATCATTCGATTATACTAATAAAATAATTATAGTCGATGAAGCACATCGTTTACTAACAAATGTTATTTTTAATTCAACTGAAGCATCATCGGCTATGTCTTTGCACTCAATTATTGATGACCGAGCTTTTATAGATTCTGCAAATTCTGCATTAAGAACCATTGTAATGTCAGGAACCCCCATGCAAAAAACGCCTGCTGATTTATGTAAATTTGGAAACTTTCTTACTAGAAGTGATTCATTTACTAGAGAAAAGTTTGCACGCAAAATCGCTACATTAACGACTGTTACATTTATGATTAAGCAAATAGATGTTATAAAAAATTGTACTTCTCTGCTTCGTCCGATTTTAGCGGGTTTAACTATGACAGGATTATCATATATTGTCGATATAGCAATATTAGCCCCTGTAGTTGCATTCGCTGGTGGACCAGTAACCCTTATAACTGCATTAACTGCAGTTCTTGTTCCTTTGGAAGTGCTATCAATTCAATATGCTGGTACATATGCCACAAAATCTGTTGTCAAGAATTTTTCAAAAATAAATGCGGATGATGGTGCAGAAGGCGGAGGTATTAAAAAAAGATTTACAAAACGAAAACAAATAGTAAACAGAAAAAAAAATCGTCTAACAAAAAGAGTATTGAGTACATATAATAAAAGACCACCAGTAAATAATTTAACAAAAAAAAATATTATTCAATATGGTGGTTCTGGACAAGATACAAAACCAAATACCCATACTTTAGCATTAATATGTGCGTATACAATGCATAGTTTTGCGACCATGGACAATTATATTAATAATGGTCTCAAATATATATGTGAAACGCCTGCAGTCAAACCATATCTCGGCGATTTACCCAAAATACAAGAAAAAGGTATTAATCATATTAAAGGTTTGAAAGGGACGTCGAGTATTGCTATCAATTATGCTGAGGGTATTGGAAGTAGTTATATATATGATAATTTTACTGAAGAAACCCGAAGCATATTGGATGCAGTTAGTGAACCAATATATTCAATTAACTCACTAGCAAAAGCATTATCGCCATGCATATCTGTATATGACTATGAAATACAAGACACATTAAATCTTACATGTCTTGATGATATTAATGCTGCAATAGGAGAAATAGACCCATATTTTAAAAATAATAATCTATCATATATTAAAATAAATGATACTCCCAAAGATAAAATAAGCGATACTCCCGAAGATACTCCTGAAGGTATAAAAAACGCCTATCCTTATAAACCTGATTATGTACTTGGTTTGAATATCATGAAAAAAGTCAATGAGCTAAAAAATATTGAAAATGAGGAAGATATCGAAAAGATAAAAGAAAATAAATCTACGTGTAACATTGAATCAAGAGAGGAAGCGAACAAAAAAAGTTCAACTATTGATACAAGATTTCCAAGACAAATTATAGATAAAAGAATTTTTGAATTAGATGAAACACAAGTAGATTTTATGGAAAGATTTATTAAAAATGAATTAACAAATGAAGAGAAAGAAATATTTTACTTAAATAAATTTGAAAAATTAAATATTGATATAAAAGAAAATGTAAAGTATTTTGGCAAAAACATGAAATTTATAAGTAATTACTCAAATGATATTAAAAAGTATCGAGCTTATTTGGAATTTAAAGGAGAAGATGCATATAATATATATAAGTATAAACCTCGTGACTACGTAAAAGAACCTCAATCTAGTGTGCAAGCATCTGAACCTAGTGTGCAAGCATCTGAACCGGTATTTTCATGTGAAAAATTTAAAGCAGCAGAAAAATTAATATTAGATATCATTAAAGGCAATATGCCTATATCCGCCACCTCAATACGTGATAATAAAATTATCGAAGAAGAATATCAAACTACTGATGACCCAAATATCCTAACGTTGAAGCATTCACATGGAAAATATAGAAATGAAAATAATAAAACGTTAGCATCTGAAAAGAAAGATGGATATTACTTGCCGGTGGTCTATAGTTACAATGAAGATTTTGGACTGGCATTGTTTGCAAATTATTTAACTAGTAAAGGTCACAAATATATATTAGTAAGTAAACTTCAAGATGGTGTAAGGGTTCACGGCAAAACTGATGACTTATTAGAATATAATAAAAGACAGGCTTTTATCAATACATATGGCATTAATGGTTTTGTAGAAACCGACCCCATATGCGTATTAATTGACCCGACAATGACAGAAGGATTGAATGCTACATATAATCCTGCTATTATATTACTTGAATCATGTAATACGTTCGGTGATTGCGAGCAAGTATACGGTCGTGTTTTAAGAAAATATAGTGCTGCATATAAAACAAAAAAAAATAAAATGATTTATCAATTTATAACCAAAATAGAAAACCCTAAAGACCTATTTTTGAAAAGGAGAAAACTCGTCAATGAACTTAAGAATCAACAATGGAAAGAAAATAATAGATATTCGTTTACAGAAAAAGAATATAATGCAGCTGCTAAATCCTTTCGATATGTTTCTCCGGATACAATTGCAGATAATAGAATAGAAAAAGAAAGACTTAATCTAAGAACATTTGAAACATCTATTCGACATAATGCACCTTATTCTGATTTATACGAAACGATTACGTGTAAAAAAGAAAATGCCAAAAATATTGAAGCTACTACCCTTATAAATCTGAATACTACAGATAAAACAAACGAAGATATATTTGTTTCTGCAGGAAATGAAGCTGTGAGAGAAAATATCGAGAAAAACGCAGAAATTATAGAAACTTGGTCTACTGACTTAATATTAGAATTTGCTAACATAATCAAAAAAAGAATAGAAGTTGATGAAAAGACTTATCAAACATCTTACACAACTTTATATAACATATTTCTTACAAGAATGGAGCAGGAGGAGGATATATCTCTTCGTAATAGAGTAACGCATAAAATGTACGAGGAGTTTAAAAAAGATACGATAACAGTAAATACGTTTAAATACTTTATAACATTTACCCAAGTTTCAAACTCAATAAAACAATTTGACGAATATATAAAAAATAAACAATCGACTGTATTTGGAAAATTATGGAATCCTACAAGAACATTTGTGTTAGAGCCAAGTAATTTTCAACCAGATACAGATGGATTTGCTAAGAGATTAGAAGAAATAATATCAGAATGCAGAGAAAATATACACCCTTGAAGATTTAAGGTCTTTCAGTCGATAAATACATTTATCCACCGTTCCTTTATTCTTTCCGTCCCTTCGTACCTTTTCAAAGCATATGGGTCAGAGGTTAATAATACTGTAGCGGATGCAATATTTTATAGGATGGACTCTAATTATCAATTCTTCCCTAAAATGCAGCAATGATAATTTTGATATATTCGAATCAAGGAATGTTCCTTGCCATAAATCATTTTTTGAAAAGGAGATAAAAATCTAACGAGTATATTATTTAGGAATAAATGTCTGAACCCATTACTGCTGCCACACCTTTTACCGAACCTATTCTAAAACCTGACGATAGTCGTCACGTAATGTTTCCGATTAAATATGATGATATTTGGCAAATGTATAAGCGTCAAGTCGATTGCTTTTGGGTCACACAAGAAGTCGATTTATCGAAAGACCTCGTCGATTGGGCAAAATTAACGGTCGATGAAAAACAATTTATTTCTATGGTTCTAGCATTTTTTGCTGCATCAGACGGTATTGTTATGGAGAATTTGGCGGGGCGTTTTATGGGGGATGTCCAGATATCTGAAGCACGCGCTTTCTATGGGTTTCAAATTGCCATGGAGAATATACATTCCGAAATGTATAGCTTACTTATCGATACTTATATTCGCGATTCCGTAGAAAAAGATAGATTATTTAATGCTGTACAGAATTTTCCTTGTATAGCGAAAAAGGCGGATTGGGCGAAACGTTATATTGCTGACAAGCGTAGTAGTTTTGCTACACGATTGGTAGCATTCGCTGCTGTCGAAGGCGTATTTTTCAGTGGTTCTTTTTGCGGTATTTATTGGTTGAAGAAGCGTGGGCTTTTACCAGGACTCACCTTTTCAAATGAGCTTATTTCGAGAGACGAAGCCCTACATACCGAGTTTGCTATTTTACTATATGGTAAGATAGAACGTAAGTTACCTAAAAAGAAAATCCATGATATTATAAAAGAAGCAGTCGAAATCGAGAAGGAATTTATTACGGAGGCTATACCTTGTCGTATGATTGGTATGAATGCCAAGTTGATGATTCAATATATTGAATTTGTCGCTGACCGTCTTTGCTTACAGCTTGGATACGATAAGATTTATAGTGTGGGAAATCCTTTTGATTTTATGGAACTTATCAGTATGGAATCAAAGGTGAATTTCTTTGAGCGTACCAATTCAGAGTACGCATTAGCCAACAAGACGGTTGATGGTGATATTTTCGAATTTACTGCTGATTTTTAAGGGCTATCCGTTGATAAATGTATGTTATTCACCGTTCCTTCGTGCCTTGTCAAAGCATATGGGAGTCAAAAAATAAATAATAGTTTGATTATTTATTTTTTTAGTTATAGTTTATTTTCTATATTTTCTGGTTTTTCTTCCGCCGCGCCCATACTTACAATATTGGCGTTGAGAGAATCCCTTGGGTCTCCTACAATTGATACTCTTTTTGTATTTTGCTGACCATTTTCTATGTTTTGTTCTTCTTGTTGTCATAATCTATAGATTACAAGTAGACTTTATTTTGTATCGTCATTATACATCGCCAGTGTTCTCGCACTCGCATCAGTAGCATCAACATATTTCGGCATCCAGAAAAAGGGAATAATATGTCCCTGACCCGGATAAGATTTTTCAAAAATTTTTCGATAATAAAATTGTTCGGCTGTCTTGGGTAACAAATGTTGATTGATTGTTCTCATATCTACATGAATATTAGCGATACGTTCATACATATCGCTCGATTTTGAAATAAACTGATACATCGGTAATTCATTTTTATAGAATTGTTCTTCACAATGTTCCTGAATAATTTGAAAAAGTGAGCGTTTATTCGATGTTACACCGTCGCTAAATGCCTCCTTTCTACGCCATAGAATTTTATCAGGAAGTAACTGTTCCCCTATACTATTTGTAATATAGCTCTTCGTGAATGCTGTACGTAATAACCATTTTTCGCACTTGGTTGTATCGAACCTAATTTTAGGTGATATCGACATAAAATATTGTACCCATGTTCTATCCAAAAATGGTGTTCTTGGTTCTAAACCATGGCTCGAAATCGACTTATCTGACCGTAATACATCAAACATATGAATATTTTTCAATAATCGTCGGCATTCACTATCAAATTCGATTACATCGGGTGCCTTTTTCATATATAAATAGCCACCAATCAACTCATCTGAACCATCCCCATTGAAAATGACTTTTGCATCACTATGTTCAGAAATATATTTGCCTAATAACCAATTTCCAATACTGGCCCTAACTGTTGTAGTATCATAACTTTCAATACTCACTATTACGGGTTCGATTGCATCAATGAAATCTTGTTCAGTAATGATAATAGTCGTATGCTTCGTTCCCAAATAATCCGCCACGATTTGCGCATATTTCAAATCTTCCGATTCTGCCAAACCAATACTATATGTTTCTGGCATGGGTTTCCCATACTTACGATTGAACTCACATACCAGCGCAGTTATTAAACTACTGTCTAAACCACCGGATAGTAAGCATGCTACGGGTCGCTCTGTAGTAATACAACGTTTTTCAACTGCGCCATATAAATAATAACGAATTTTAGATAAAATTTCATCCAAATTATCCTTCTTTTCTTCCTTGTCTTTCTGTAATTCTATTGTCGTATGAAATCCGATTTTATGATATCTCGTCTGTTTTATAAAACGCCATGATGCCGAAACAGTAAATTTTAATTCATATTCTTGATACGTACCGGGTTCAAAATGATGTATCGAGTACTTTGGGATATGTACTGGATTATTGGTATGTCGTTGGCGTTTCATATGTACATTGGGTTTCGCATCATTCAATTGCTTATAAAACTCGGCAAGTGTCTTCATTTCACTCGCGAAACCGAATACGTCATGACTATGTTGTTCATCAGTTAAAATATCTGCATCTAAAACATAGAGTGGTCGTACACCATAAGGGTCTCTAGCCACGTATATCTTTGAATCCAAATTTGTCATACGGTAATCTACCAATACGAACGAGAAAACTCCATCAAGCATTTGTAGGGTCTGCTCAATACCATATCGAATATATAAATGAAGAATGACTTCACAATCCGATTCGGTTTTTGCCGGAGAAGGTTCTCCCATCATTTCATATAATTCTTTATAATTATAAATCTCTCCATTGCAAATGAGAGCGATATCATCTATAATAAAGGGTTGATTCGATTCAGCATTCAAGCCATTGATGGCGAGTCGATGAAATCCAAAAGTACATTTTATCATGGTCTGAGTTAATTTAGAAAATTCCGGTCCCCTTCCTCTTCCTTTTTGAAATTGCTCATTTACCATATCATTAGAAAACGATACATTGTTCAGTAATGTAAATATTCCACACATATTCGGTTACTATATAATTGAAACAATCTTTATTCTCTTTCCATGTATAAATAAATTTATCGACTTTTGATTTCTGTTTATTTTTTTCTATTATAATATTCGTCTATGTTATATTAGATTATGGATTATACTAGTGCAAATAGTACAAATAACATCGCTTCTTTTCAAGAAAATTATAGAGAATTATTTTCCACTTCATTACAGCAGTTACCAGGTGATTCAAATTATTCCGTACTAATAGATTCAACTATATATGAATCACCCAATTATGATATTATCAAACAAAGCACGCCAATAACAGATATTCCAAAAAAACAAAAGTTTGATACAGTAACTACATTTTATCTAGGTGCATTAACCGTAGTTGGGCTACTTATTGTTTATAGAGTGGCTTATAAAAATATGTAATAAGGTTTGATTTGTTTATCTACTAAAAAATACATAAAAATATAGATTTATATTATATATGCAGAGACCTATCTATATTTACTATCATATTTGTTGTATCAATAACTGGAGGAATGTAGTGGATACTATGTTTCAAGCGATTCGCGATTCCGGTTTATATAATAAGGTCACTGAAATTCGATGTGGTATATTAGGCCAAAATATAGGCGATGATTTAAAACATCCATTATTTAAGGACCCGAAGGTGAAAATCTTATACCATTCTACCGATAATTTGGCATTTGAACGACCTACCCTTCGATTACTATATGACCATGCTCATATGAATACAGACCACGATTTCCTTGTTCTCTATATCCATAGTAAGGGAGTTCGATGGAATGGTCAAAATCCATGTGTAACTGACTGGGTCGAATATTTGACGCATTTTAATGTAAAAAAACACGAGGAATGTTTAAATAAATTGATTCTTAATGATGTGGTCAGTGTCAATCTACAGCATAGTCCTTGTACGCATTTTTCGGGTAACTTTTGGTGGTCACATTCTAAATATATTAAAACATTGAACCCACATATTGATTCGACGTATAATGGACCCGAATTTTGGATTACTCAACCAAGACCTGACGGTAAAATGGGAAATTTCTTTTCTTTCTTTGAATCTGGTGTAAATCATTATGAAGAACGATTTACGTCAGATAAATATGATATTCATCATTAGAATTTGAATCGTTTATAGATTTCGAGAGCTGTCAAACCACCCAAAATCTGTGCTGCACAATATGGTAACACATCATTCGTTGGTAATTTTCCTGCATTTGCCATTGCAATTGTTACTGCAGGGTTAATATATCCTCCAGAAATAGAACTGACTAATAAAAGAACTAATGCTAAAGCTGCACCAATTGCCAAAGGATTATGTGTTGCCAAAATAACATATACGAAAAATACGGTTCCTAAGAATTCAACTAAATATTTATACATAGTTGTTTATGTATATATATGTAATATAATTTTTTTGTAATGTAATATAATTTTTTAGTGATATAGGACCGGTTGTTTTATTCCAAACCAGTTATCATTGGATTGAGCCGGTGCAAATGTCGGAGTCGGAGCATTATTTCGATTGGCACCTTTTTTTGCCGGTGCAACAGACCCTCCTGCTCTTACGCGCGTCAATGCATCTCTAGTTGTATTAATATCCTTATTTGTTGTAAAGGATAGAGGCTGTGTTCCTATAATCGTCCCTTTGCCTACAGCCGAATTACGGCGATTTGTAATAACTTGTGATGCATCGCGATTTCCGAACCATTTACCGGACTTTGTCGAAACAATATCCGATGCGGTACGGCTTACTTGGTTAGGGTTTGAATGCGTGGAATAATGATTATGTTTTTGTGTAACTTTTTGTGCCACTGGAATATATTGATTTTGTTTATTATATGTGGTTCTCGCCATTTCGAATGTACTATTGCCATCACTCGTTGAATCTTTTTGGGGCATAGCTTTTACGGCATTCAGTACTCCATTATTAATATTATTTATACTAAACATCATTCTATACATGATAAATGTTTTGTATGTTAGTTATATATACTATAATACATATATTATTTACACCGATGAACATTTGAGTTCGCAGACAAAGTGTGCGTCTCCAATTGATTTGTTGCGAAGCATAGGTAACGTTGCATTTACACCCTTGAAGATTTAAAATGGGACGCTCTAAAAGCGTCCCACTAGAGTTTCAAGGGCAACGTTGCCAACAAATCAATTGAAAGGCAAACCGCCTAATGGCGGTTTGTCCCATTTCAAATGTTCATCGGTGTAAACACTATCCGCACAAAGTGTAAGTGCCGCTAGCGGCATCACCGGATTGCCCGAAGGGCAATTAAGGCGGATTACAATGTTCAAAGGTGTATGTAATGCTTTATTGTCTTTTGGTGGATAAATAAATTTATCCTTGAAACACCCTAAATTTTTTACTTTCGTCGGACAGCCAGTAAGGGTGCATAGGATGAATGACTTTGGTCGCCACCATGTTTCAACTCGTTAAAATTACGATTCAATGCTTGGTATTTTTTAAATTTAATATAATCTGAACTATCTGCTACGAACTTTACGTTACATGAGCTAGCAGGAACACCTGTTTTGTCACATGCGGAAATAATAGCTCCAATGCTTACCTTTCTGCCTGGTCTGCTAGCATTGGTTGGATTAGGACCGCCACATATATAATTCGTTCTCGATAAAAAATCACCCGAATTATTAACGGCTCTAAAGGGTGTTGTAATACGACCATAGCCATTCACTGTTCCTCTTGCATAGGGCGTATTCCATGACTTTACAAGTACGCGTCTAGCTATTACATTCTGACTATCTTTAAAATTCAACAATGTCTGCTGGGGCGAATAACCTTGGAAAGGCCCACCTAAATTTGCACTACTTGTCTGTGACGATGTTATGAAAGGTACTGATAAAGTTGGTACGAAAGTCGCCATATTTTTATCTTATTATATACTAAGAGAATATTTTATATGGTAGAAGAATCAAAAGAAGATTCAAAAACAGTTGAACATTTAGAGAACCTGATAAAAGAAGAAAATATAATGTCTTTTGACTCTGATTGTATTCGTAAAAAATCAAATTGGAGTAAAAGTTCGAAACATTATAAATTTGATAATCCTAGTTTTCAACCAGAAACATTACTAAATGATATTCCTACACATTCCCCCAAATTAGATGCATTATTAAAAAAAATCGATGAATTAGACAAGGCCGATAAAAAGAAACATGGAAAATTATTCAAACATTTCATTTTTTCTGATTTAAAATCGAATACATATGGAACAAAATTATTGGCTGCCGCATTTATGGCAAAAGGTCTTACCATGGGATATGGAGCTACATTAATAAAACCTATATCTAAAGCTAGTTCTAGGTCGAGTTCTAGGTCGAGTGCAAGTACTAGTAAAAGCGAAAGCGAAAGCGATAGTGATGATGATTCAGTCGTTACGAAAGGTGGAAATCCTAAACCACCGAAAAAAGAAAAATTATATAATAAAATGGAATTACTATCCGACGAACAACTAAAACGAACAAAAAATGAGAACTTTTATCTTCTTTCTTCTGTCTCCGTATATGACCAAAATATTACAGTAGCCCATAAAAAAGAAATTCTCAAGAAATTCAATCAACGTCCAGAGAACATTCATGGCGAACTTGTTCGATTCATTATCATGGATAGTGGTTTTAAGGAAGGTATCGATTTATTCGACATCAAGTATATTCATATTTTCGAGCCATCTACTGTCGCATCTGACCAAAAACAAACTATTGGTCGCGGTACGAGAACATGTGGGCAAAAGGGTTTAGAATTTCACCCTAAATCCGGATGGCCACTCCATGTTTTCATTTACGATTTATCTATACCACAAGAATTACGTTCGACTTTCTTAGGTTCGGTCTCTGCCATGGACCTCTATTTAAAAACAATGAATATCGATGTCAGGCTCTTTCATTTTGCACATGATTTAGAGAAAACAACCGTATTCGGTTCTGTTGATTATGAATTAAATAAAAACATTCATTCTTTTTCTATACCAAATTCTTTAAGTGACGATGAAGGTGGTGATGAATTCGTATATGGTGGTGGCGAAGAAAATGAATTTGAATCTGATGGACTTCAACCTATACAGGGTGGTGGTCCCAAAGTTACACAAAAACGTCTTCGTATAAGAGCCGATGCAACACCCATCATTATCAATACTTCTTCAGAAAAACCGAAAACACACGAAGAAATGCGTGACTTTATTAGAGAACATTACAGTGAATTTACATGGCCTCTCGTAAAAATGGAGAACCTATGTGAAGACAAAGAAAAAAAAGGGGGCGCGAATCAGAGTGCTTACGCGAATCAGACTGCTAGTGCCAGTCAAGTCATGAAATATACTCCCACACAGGATTTTATTCGTCATTATTTCACACCAACTAATCCTTTAAAGGGTATTCTATTATATCAGGGTGTAGGAACAGGTAAAACTTGTTGTGCTATTGCAGCAGCCACAACCACTTTTGAAAAAGATGGATATACTATAATCTGGGTAACTCGTACTACTCTCAAAAACGATATTTGGAAAAATATGTTCGACCAAGTATGTAACGAGAGTATAAGTCATAGAATAACAAATGAAGGTCTAGAGATTCCCAATGAACAAAATAAACGCATGCGATTATTATCCAAGGCATGGCGAATTCGGCCTATGTCTTATAAACAATTCAGTAATTTGGTATCAAAACAAAACGCTTTTTATAAAACCCTTGTCAAAATCAACGGTCAAGTCGATCCCCTACGAAAAACACTTCTTATTATCGACGAAGCACATAAGTTATACGGTGGCACTGATTTATCTTCTCTAGAACGACCTGATATGAATGCCCTTCATCAAGCTCTTATGCATTCCTACCAATTATCTGGTCGAGATTCTGCAAAACTCATTCTCATGACCGCCACACCCGTAACTCAGGACCCAATGGAACTCATAAAACTCATTAATTTATGTAAGCCCATCGACCGTCAAATACCCGACCGTTTCGAAGAATTTTCAGAAAAATATTTGAATGAAATGGGCGAATTTACTGAACAGGGAAGGCATCAATATTTGGATGATATTGCCGGACATGTCAGTTATTTGAATCGCGAAAAAGATGCCCGACAATTCGCACAGCCTATTATTAAACATATAAATGTTCCTATTGTCGATAAAGAAGGTTTCGATGCTGCTAAAAAATTCGATAGAAAAATTGTACGTGATATCATGGAATCCGATGTTTCAGATTTGATGGCGAAAATCGCCGAAAAATCCAATGAATTAGTCGGAGAACTTAGTGATATTGACGCGTCCAAGTTCTCGTTTTTGAAAGAAGAAATATGTGATGGACTAAGTGGAAAAGAATTGAAAGCGGCAGAAAAAGTAGCAAATGCGAATATTAGAGACCTTGTTACGGAAGCAAAAGACCATGTCAAACAAATCAGGAAAGATATAAAAGAACTCAGAGAAGCCATGAAAGAAAGAAATAAAGGTCGTAAAGATGCTATTGCCGCGATTTCTGGTAATAGAGAGAATTTAGAAGAAGAATACGAGGATTATAAAGGTTCTCTCTTATATTCTATGAAAAATAAATGTTCAACCAAAGTATTGGGGAATGCTCCCTTACGAGAACAAATCAAGGAACATCCAGAAGTTGCACAAATCGACCGTGATATGGAAGAAAAAAATACACATATTCGAGAACTTCAAGAACGATTAAAAGTACAAATCGCTCTCTATAAAACAAGAATCACATATTTGCGTAGTTTATTAAAAACTGACTTAACTGTGGAAGAGAAGACACTGTTACGAACCAATATCAAGAGCGAAACAAAATATTATCGTAAAATTATTGTTTCAAAGCGTAAATATAATAAAAAGATAGAATCGAATATGAAAAAAGAGATTAAAAAGCTCGAAAAAACACGAAAAAAGAAATATAATAGCGTGAAAAAAACGGTAAAGAACCAAATCAGAGATGAGAAGAAAAAGAAGACTGCTATTAAAAGAGAAGAAGCCAACTTACGTAAAACATTACGTAAGCAGGGTGAATTGAAAGAAGAAATTCATCATGATTTATTAAAGAATCTTACGCAAAAATACAGAGCAAAGATTATGGAAGACATGGTAGACTACGATGAGAAAATGGTCGAAGAAGAACGCGAGAAAGCAGAAGCCAAAGAGAAAAAGGCAAAAGAAAAAGAACGTATAAAACAAGAAAACGCTAGAGAACGACTCGCTGAAAGAGAAAGAGTACGCCAAGAAAAAGAAGCTTTACGTAAAACGAAAAAGGCAGAAAAGGAAAAGGAACGAGCAGAAAAAGAAGCTACACGTAAAAATCAAAGAAAACAGCCAAAATAATGAAATCAGAAATAATCTCCAAAATATAATATTATGATTATTATATCATGCAAACTAATCATAATATAACGAATGATGCCCATAATGATGACGACAATAATGAATCGTGGAAATCTATTGCATTACCCGATATTGATAAACTTACACTCGAATGTTTTATGAATCGAACACGTTATAATAAATATGTCGAAAAAACAGACCCAAAAAAGTCAGTTGAAACAGAACAATATTTAGCCAATATTCGTAAGTACTGTAGTAAAATAAAGGATATTACAGCCGATTTATTAGACGACCCTACAATGCCTGTCACTAGTGAAGTGAATGAGATGTTTGATGCATATATGAAGACATTGATAAAACATTTTCAAACAAAAGAATTAGAAAGAAAGGAAGGGTTCTCGAACTATAATTGTGATAATGACGAAGAAGAAACACTTTTCGGGGAAATGGATGATAATTCGAAAGAACAAAATATATATAGTGTTTCACCGAAAATGAATTCTTTTTGGAGTGGAGAACGTGTTATTCGAAAAAAATGAATTACTAATTTTGCTATTATTTTACTATATAGTATATATATACATATATGAATAGGAATACAAGACGAAGTTACACAAAACATCATAATAAATTAAAGAAAAGAACAAAAAGAACCTATAAATATCACAATAAAAACGAATTGTATGTTGGTGGTAATTTATTATTTGACGAGAATCCTACCGGTGGGCGCAGACATAAAACCAAAACGAATGGTGTAAAACCAATGAATTGTAATCCAAAAGTAAAGGGCAAAACTATTGATAAGAAGAGTTGTATAACACAACCTATATTACAAAAATTAAAAGAATCTTATAACACGGAATATCCGGCAACCAAAATAACATCGACGGACCCCCAATCTATATGGCTTGATTTAAAAAATCGGATGTCAAACTGTAAAAGGGAAGACTGTTGGTTAAATGTAATCAAAGACCCAACCCAGCGTCAGAAAATAGATAAAGAACTATTTGCACCTGATATGCCCGAAGAATGGAAGAAAAAACCAAATGCATGGTTATCGAATTTCGATATTATCGCGGTTCTCGAACAGTATCAAGAATCCCATCCTCATTTTAAAATATTAGGCCCAACGCCTATCGATTTTGATACACGACCACCAGAAAAAAATGGTAGATGCGTTTGGGAAGAACTTTGTACTTTTTCATTACAACATTATTTAGATGAAGGAAAAACAAAAATCGGTATTGTATTTAATTTAGACAAACATAATCAAGGGGGGTCTCACTGGATATCACTCTTTCTTGATTGGGAACATAAATTCATATTTTTCTTAGATAGTGCTGGCGAAACAATGCCGAAAGAAGTAAAAGCGCTAGTTGGACGCATCGTGCAACAAGGAAAAGCCATAGATAGAAACCATCCTATAGCAGTTTATGAAAATCATCCAACAGAACATCAAATGGGAAATACTGAATGCGGAGTGTATTGTCTATTTTTTATTATTACTATGCTAACTAGTGAGATAGAAGATAATAGAATTGGAAAGAAGAAATTTAAGAGTGCCATGGAAAAAATAAAATTTTTCAAGGAAACAAAGATTCCGGATGAATATGTCGAAAAATATAGAAAGAAATTTTTTAATGAAGGATAATTATTTTGTGTATATAATATAGATTATGGCAGGAACAGGACCAAGCGATGATTTTATAATAGAAATAGAATTATTTCCATATAATATTGACGCCACAAAAAATAAAAATAGTAAAGGATATAAGGTAGGTAATATAAATTTTAAACAAAAAAATATAACTCGACCATTTACAGATATGGATATCGCTAATACATATATAAAACAAACATTTGGTTTAGCAGATGCATTTAGTAAGCCTATTGATACTGCTACATATAAGCGAATTATAGAGGATTTATTCAAAAGTGATAAAACTCAGATTATTATTAAACCACAGAAGTTTTCGGGTGGTAAAAAGGCGAAAAAACATACATCGCGAAAAAACATAAAGGCGAAAAACCGTAAAACACGAAAACATGTATAAGGTCTATCGGTGGATAACATTTATTAGCCTTCGGTTATCGACAGGAGACCCATATGCTTTGAAAAAGAATGAAAGGAACGGAAAGAATGAAAAGAACGGAAAGAATGAAAGGAACGGTGGATAAATGTATTTATCCACCAAAATACAATAAGGTTTATCGGTACATATGCATTTCATAGATAAATATATTTACCTACGAAAAGAAAATAAACAGAACACCTGAAATTCTACTTATATGGCTTTGTACGTACATCCCGAGAATCAAGAGTTATTATGGAATATCATGAATCAGAATCAATATTTGAATACCATGCTTTCTTATCAGTCCATAGAGCAGAAGCAGGAGTGGTTTAAGAATATTATTCAATTATTTTATCAACAAAATAGTCATAAAACATTAGACAAAACGCAATTGAATCAGCTGAATAAAGATACTCTATCCTATATGATGAATTATGCCAAAGCGGTTCCGCCACCGAATAATATAGAATCGTCCTATTTGAGTCAAAAAAATCAACGTACAGTAGATACATTCCAAAATAAGATATCTACGCCACCTATTATACCGGATAATAGAGCTGATATATTTAATCAACAATTTAATGCAAGACAGAAAGAATATGAAACCATGTTAGATAAAAAACCGCCTGCAGAACCTGATTTCAAAGAACCAGTTAATGATAGTGCTATTTCCAACATGGACGAATTGATTAAAAAACATATGGAAGAGCGTGATGCCGAATTAAGAAAATATTCTCCACCACCACCTCTTCCTACGATTCAAACTGAACAAGCAGTCTCGCCACCTACAACTGAAAAGAAAACCGAAAACATCATTTTGGAACAAGAAACTCCTGTTCTCGAATTATCTGAAAAAATAACGATTTTATTGAATGAAATGGAAGCTCTCCATAAAAAGGTAGATATATTATTACAACGTAAAACACATCAAATTCGACAATTTCCTATCATAACACCTTCTGGTGAAAGTATTACCAACAATGAACATGAATTGTAATCTTAGTCATGTTTTTCGTAAGATTCAATAATTTTACGCAAAATTATTGAATGTAAAATTGAACATAAATATATACACATATAACTAACAAACCAATGCAATACAAAATTATCGACCATAAGTGGCAAAAAATACAATTAGATGAATATATTCTAAGACAACATGGATATGATTTACAACATTTGAATGAAATTGAGCATAACGAGAACATTGATTTATTCGAAAAACAAATACAGGAAATGATATCTGAAGGTTGGGTTCCCATCGGTGCGCCCATATTTACAGATGGTTGGTGTAAGCCCGATAGTGCAATACCTAAACGAATGTATCAGGCCATGATATTAGAAGAAAAAGAAGATTCGAAAAGAAGTAAAATGAAAGAAATCGAAATTTGTGATACTCCAATATCGTTACCCAAATTACAACCATCGCAACCTACTGTAAAAAGACAGAAATCATCACATTTCAATATGAAATCGCCAAGAACCACTCGCGCTGAACGGTTAAAAACCGAATTCATGAAAACGAAACCATGAAATTCCATAGTTTCACAGAAAATACTGAATCGTAGATTTTTCCGGAAAAAATTGGATGGAACTTTTTTGATTTTGGACATTTTAAAAATGTCCAATTTTGAAAAGTGTCGATGGACTTTTTCAAAAAGGCCCTAAAAATCTACGATGTGACTGAAATGCAGTAAATACCAAAAAAAATAATGCAAAATGTGCGCTGCAACTGGAATTTTCCGGATTTTTGGTGGGATAAATTTTAGCGACATTTATATATGAATATCGCAAAAAATCGCAACGAAATTCTCCCCTTTTTTTCGTGTGAAAAATGTGGCTATAAAACGCAGTCAAAAAAAGACTATAATAAACACGTGACCACTGCAAAACATCTAGACCTGACCAAAAATCGCAAAAAATCGCAAAATATATTTGATTGTACTTTGTGTAATTACCACACCACAAATCGTTATGATTTCGAAAAACATCAGAATACAACAAAGCATAAGAAACGTGTAGAAAATCCCGAAAACACCGAAAAAATAGAAAATGTTCTCGAAGACGCATCACTTATGCAGGTCGAATTACCAACCCACGATTTACTACGTGATTTAATACAAACGAATAAGGAGATGCAACAGTTTCTATTAGAGCAACAAAAGGAGATGCAGAATGCTATTATGGAGTTGGCGAAAAATAACCAAAATTCACCGACCACGATTATACAGAATAATACAAGTACGAATCACTTTAATTTGAATTTCTTTTTGAATGAACAGTGTAAGAATGCTATCAACATACAGGATTTTTTGGATAATATTAAATTGACTGTAGCTGATATCGAAGCCACGGGACGTCTTGGCTATGTCAATGGTATTTCTCGGATTTTCATCAATAAATTGAAGGAGATGGATGTTTTCACGAGACCCCTGCATTGTACTGATTTGAAACGTGAAACCGTTTATATCCGAGACCAGAATACATGGGAGAAAGAAAAAGAAGAACAACCGAAATTGAAAAAGGTCGTTAAAATCATTGCTCATAAAAATCTGAAACAACTACCAGCATGGCAAGAAAAGAACCCCGAATATGCTATTAATAATAGCCCACAAAACGAAGAATTTACGAAATTATCATTGACTTGCTTAGGTGCATTTACAGACGAAGAAGAAGAACGTGATACGCAGAAAATTCTGAGAAATGTTCTTAGAGGGATTGTAGTAGAAAAGAACCCAATAGGGAATTAGATAAGAGTTATATATTATTTTCTTTTATAAAATTATTCAAATGAACACCATTTTCAATATGGACATTACCATCACTTGAATCTTTTCTCAAAAATCCATTTTCATCAACGTATTTATCATAAATATCAAAAAATATATATTTTTTTTCGATACATTTTTCCTTTATTTTTTCGTTAAAATATAAAACATATTTCTTTCGCTCTTCATCGGTTCCCAAATATGGATATTCCGGATTTTCCCAAACATTACACCTTTGAATAGGTGGAACGACATTATAGACACATACGTTTTTCAGTTTAATTTGCGAAGTAAATATATTCAATTCGATTGCATCAAAATAACTACTAACAATATTATTTATTATATCTTGATATGTAGTTGCGTAGGTTATGTGTTTATGAATATGACATCTACAGTCTATTTCACCAAAACAAAAAATAATAGTATCACCATCGCTAATATCAAAATTACGAATATCACATCTATTTAATTTTTCTTTACCAAAACTATAACATAAAACTGGTCCTAAATGATGCTGCGTTATTCCAGTCCAACCATTACTCGAATGACTATCTCCGATTGTATGAATAGACATATATGTATATGATAATATTATTATTTTCATATTATTTTATAAAAATAATATACGAATACCTATTTACAGTGCCGATTTTACAAATGGATAAAAATTCAATGGAATATCATTCATATCACCACGATTAGGAAAATCCAAATTGACTATAGGCAAAGACATAGTATTTATTTCAGGAACCGATTTAAAATAGTTTTTATTGATATATGTTAGCTCAAGTACGTCAGGGAACCCATTCACAACCGGACCCCAGTTGTTACCATGTGCATGGACAATATAATGTGTTTTTGATAATTTTTCCAAGCATTTAACTTTATCGTCATAATGACAACCCCATCCATGACTCGTAAGTCCATGAAATTCTATGACAATTTGTTTGTATTTATTTAACTGTGATTCGTCTATTTGTAATAACCATGGATATTCACCGCCTTCAATATCCATCTTTAAGAAGATATTATTATAACCATTAGTTAAGAAATATAAATTGGAATTTTTATCATCATTAAAATTATTTATGTTTTTTTTTATGAACGTTATATCTCTCGTATATTGATAAGGATAATCTTGAATTGTACCATCGAAACCGTAACTGTTATCTTTATTCATATTATATTTATTGATAAAATCTCGCGAAAAGCTTTCTTCGTCACTTATACCAGCTGAAATATAACAATCATACCCGCCATCGAGTTCTGCTATTACATAACCACCATCACCATATGTACCATATCTAATTTTTTTATCATATTTATAGACGTGTAATAAATCCAAATGATTCATTATATCATGAGTAATTCATATACCTCTATTACATTTTTTATGAATACTTATTTATTGTCTTTTAGTGGATAAATGTATTTATCCTTCGTTCCTTTCATTCTTTTTCAAAGCATATGGGTAAGAGGTCGATAACCGAAGGTTAGCCATTTGGCTACGAATCCACCAACAGACATTATTGTCTATTGGTTATTTACCGATAGACATTACCAATCTGGTTATTCTATCATAATAACCCTACACCTTGAAGTTCTCTCTCCGCTTTAAAATATTTATCAAGATTATGTTCTAACATACAAAGACTATTTTCGCGTTTACAGTTTTCATTTTCTACGAAACAAGTGTCTTTCACGATTTTATCATTTGAGAATACTACACCTTTCACGATACCCTTGGTATCTAGATACTTCGATATAACATAATCATCAGAAAAAAATGCATTTTCCCAATTTTTATTATGAATATCTTCTATACTACGAATATCATGGAGAACCCAATTCGTAAAATCGTCTTCTAAAAACGAACGACTGAGTATATAACCAAACGAAGCTTCCATGATTTCCGTCTGACAACCGCTCTCATAACAATAATAACGAGAACCTAATGTTTTAGGATACATAATCCCAGATAAACAGAATGCATATTTTTTATTGAATTTCAAAAAATTAACTAGTAAGCATTCAAATAAATACTTGTTATAATAGTTGTCATCATCTATGACTATAATAATATCGTCCGGCTGTATTATACTCATATTCATAATAGGATATATTTTAGTAATGGGTCCATAATCGTCACATTCATTAATAATAATTTTATCATACAAACTAGACTTTTCTATTATAGTTTTTAATGCTTCTAGGTCATAATCAAGATTCAGACGAATACATTTTTTGGGGTAATGAATAATAATGATGTCTGGTTGATAAGTTTGTTCTGCTATACTGAGTAATATCGAATCAATATTACGAATACGAGTAGGAATACTAGTAAAAGATACGACTGTTCTTGACATATTGAACTATCGATTATTTCAGTAGATGTCTTTATTGTCTTTTGGTGGATAAATGTATTTATCCTTCGTTCCTTCGTGCCTTTTCAAAGCATATGGGTCTCCTGTCGATTTCTAGCCAAATGGCTACAAATCCACCGATAGACCTTATTATTATTGTCATAAGTAACAATAATAAAAGTTGATTTATTGTATATTATTAGACCTTATTGTCTTTTGGTGGATAAATGTATTTATCCTTCGTTCCTTTCATTCTTTTTCAAAGCATATGGGTCTCCTGTCGATAACCGAAGGTTATCCACCGATAGACCTTATTCAATAAATATATTATTGAAAAATGAAGTGATGAAATCGTTCAATAACAAATCCCTCAATAGGATTGATATCATTCTGTAACATTTCAACAATTTTAGAATAAAACTCTCTAGGTCTCTTTAGTATGCATTGTTTAGATACTATAAATTGAGCACCAGCACCAAATGTAAACTCCATATTTTCTCGTCTTTCGTTGAACAGTTTTTCATAAACTTCTATTAATGGTAATCCAGGATGGTTTGGACAACCATTTAAATTACAATAAAAGATGTTCTCACATAGAGACACGAAATCAAAATATAACTCTTTGTCAATTATATATTCATTTAATTTGTCTATTATATTTGGAGAATGGTCAAACGGATTTCCTTGTAAAAATATAGTATAATCATCTAATGTATCATAATTATCACAAATATGTTTATAATAGGTATGTCCTTCTCTACCAACATTATTCAATATAAACTCATTATAACCATGTTCTAGAGGTTCGCCTTTATTATATATTTTTACATTCTGAAATTGTTTCGTCCATTCTATATTTTCATTATATCTTGCAACTACAATACAAAGGGTCATTATTATTTTTTAGATTATATAAATTCAAGAGTTTATATTACTTTGTATTATATGTAATTACATAATGATGTTAAAGTCTTTCGGAAAATAAATACATTTATCGACCAAAAGAGATTAAGGTCTATCGGTAGATTCGTAGCCAAATGGCTAACCTTTGGTTATCGACCTCTGACCCATATGCTTTTGGTTGATAAATACATTTATCAACCAAAAGACAATAATATCGAAAATTATATAAAAATCCTCTGTTTATATAATTATAATGGAGAACCTATTCAGATATACACTATTAATCAACCTAGAAACACGCCCTGACCGGTTAGAACATGCAGACGAAGAATTCCGAAAATTAGGACACACATTCGAACGCGTCAATGCTATTAAAATGAAAGTGGGTTCAGTGGGTTGTACTATGAGTCATATTCGCTGTTTAGAACTAGCTAAGCAACGCAATTTAGAACAAGTTTTCATATGCGAAGATGATATTACCTTTACAAACCCGGATTTATTAAAATCCAATCTAGAAAAATTCGATGATAATGAAGAAATCAATTGGGACCTATTAATCATTGGTGGAAATAATGTACCACCCTTTCAACAAGTAACGGATTATTGTGCGCGGGTATTTTATTGTCAAACTACGACAGGTTATGTTGTAAAAAGACATTATTATGATACCCTTATACAAAATTTCAAAGAAGGTGTTACCGAGTTGATGCGAAATCCCGCGAATCACCAAACATATGCCTTGGATATGTATTGGAAACGATTACAACGACAAGATTTCTGGTATATGATAACGCCTCCCACAGTAACTCAGTATCAGAGTTATAGTGATATAGAAGGTCGCGTCGTTAATTATGAAGGCATGATGTTGGATATGGAGAAAGGATGGCTCAAGAGATAGACCTTATGTCAACCGTAAAAAATTGCTCAAAACAGCCCGATTTTTCTCTTCATATTGCATAGTTCTCAAGGACGATGCATGTTGTTTATGTAACATACGCTCTCTATATTGTTGTTCTTGTTGGGCTAATAATCGTTCTGCATCTGTTTTTTCAAGAGGATTCAACGATTGCCTTCCACGTTCTCGCATAAGATGGTCTGTCGATGCATATTTCGGCACTTTTGCGAAATCGCGTTCACTTACTGAGAAGACAGTTTGGTCTTTATGGACTTTTCGTAAATCATCGTATTTTAATTTACTAAAAGGGTCGGTAGTAACATAATCGTCTTCTTCCTCTTCATCTATGTCATGTAATCGAGAACCTGGACCTACACATAGGTTCTCCACGCCCTTATATTTAGAGAGAGCAGTTTGTGATTGAGTTTCCTTTATTTTATCGAAGACTTGACCCATGTTTTTCACATTGACAGATTCATTCATTTCATATTCTGGAGAGTCTTTGGAGAACCATTCATTACGTGTCGAGTCGGGTTTATGCGCCATATTGGCGTCAAACAATTCATTGAATTTTCGCTGGAATTCTTCCTGTTTCATATCACTAATGACAGAACCGACCGTTTTTTTGGCGACGTCATGAGCCTTCATTGGTTCATATTTTTTTTCTTCGACTTTCTGATTTTGCTTATTTTGGTTTTCGTAGTGTCTTACAACGATATCGAATGCTTTTTTATAAAAAAGAAAATATTCTGGAGGTAATCTAGATTTATCCGGATGTGTCATGAGAACCTTCTTTTTGGCGGCTTTCATGTGTTCCATTGTAATATTTTGTTGAGACGTCAAGTCGAAAAGACCCAATATTTCGTGAAAGGAATACATATGTACGTCTAAATTATGTGATTTCGCCATGCTAATAATATATAATATATATTATTAGGCTTTATTGTCTTTTTGTCGATAATATTTTAGTGCTTGGCATAAGGGACTACAGTTGGTGCAGGAGGGGGTGCCTGCTTTACGGCAGGTGGTGGAGGTGGTGATGCTCCAGAATATTTCATAACTGTATCTAAAGTAACACCGAACATAACAACCATGATTACAAAAGGAGCTACAACCAATATCCAAGAAATGGTCTTATATCCTTTCAAACATAAGAAGTTCAAGAACCATGTCCAAGCACCAACGAAAACCAAGTGAATAATATTGGCCATAGCAGTCATAGACATTAAGCTAAAAAGCATACTGATTACGGCAATAATAAAATAAAGAAGAGCGGGAGTACAAAGACGAGGAAAAGACATATTAAGTTTGGGGAAATTCATATTACAGAATTTATATATATTACCAATATAATAATCTAAATAATCAATATAATACAATACAATATAACAATATGCCAGAAATCATTACTAAAATACGCGACCGCCAACATTTTGTGGAAATTCTACAAAACAACCCCGGACGAATTATTATCAAATTCGGCGCAAAATGGTGTGGGCCATGTAAAGTAATAGAACCGGATGTTATGAAAGCATTTTCGGAAATGCCTAGTTATATTCAGTGTTTGGTCATCGATATTGACGAATGTCCCGATATTTATGCCTTTCTAAAGAGTAAAAAAATGGTAAATGGAGTACCTGTATTATTATGTTATAAGCTAGGAAACGCGAGTTATATTCCGGATGATATTATTGTTGGTGCGGATAAGATGAAATTAGCTCAGTTTTTTAATCGTTGTTTGATGCCATAGTTACACCAATAGACCTTATAGACCAATATTAGTTATAAATTTTATATTATTATGCAAACAATGTTCTTTTATTTTCTCACCAATAGGACATGAAATATGAGACATATTTTCTGACTGATAATCTTTTCTAAAATTGTTTTCTACTTCTAGATGAAATGAACTATACTTATTTGTTTTCACAAACTCTTTTAATATATCAGGTGGAACTGATGGATTAATATCTTTACATTTATAAAATATTTCAATAGATGGTGTTATCTCTGTAATTTTATGAAATAATTGGTATAATATACGTTCGATATGACTAGATATGCTTTTATTAGTGCAAACACCATTAAAATCAAAATGCAATGATTTTATTTTCTTAAATTGTTCTAAGAATTTTAACGGACCTTCTAAAATATTGCCGGTCAATGGATTTCTACATCTAGTTATGTCATAGACCAGGTAATTGTTTATATCATCAATACATAAATTAATACCGTGTACATGGGCTTCACCGTTTGTATTGCATTGAAATATCATTTTTTCAGAATGAATATTACAAAACCCTTGCCATCCAGAAGTTATAGGAATTAATGTATATCCAGATGATACATTTTTTATTTCTTCTTGTAAAGTTTCAACCCGTTTATTCGTAATAGTAACAATCGTAGATACTCGTTGTTCTATATCATCCGATACTTTATTTTGAAAGAATTCCATTCTACTTTGTAATTGAGCAATAAGTTCATTGGTTTCTTCTAGTGATTTATTTATTTTTTCTTGTATTTCATTTTGTGTATGTTGTACATTAATATATTTGGATACATTATTTATTTTATCTTGCATATCAATCAATTGTTGGCTAACTATATCAACCATGCTTTGAATATTTAATATAGTTTCATCATTTCGTTTTTTTATTTTCTTCGTATTTTCAATATTTTTATGTAATGTTTCTATAAGTCTCTTAGATTCATCTTTATTTCTTTCTTCTAATAATTCCATCTTTTTTTCGTTGGTATTAATTGATATATCCAATGCATCCAATCTTATTAAAGCTGTATTCATCATGCTTATTCCATTAATCTTGTTATTTTCAATATCTGAAAGTTGGTTGGTTATTTTGTTCAAGATATCCGTTAATTCAATATTCACTTTTTCATCAAGATAATGCATTTGTGATTTTATTTTAATTATTGTAGATAATTTGTCTCTTATGTATAAGAATGTAGCAAATATAATGGTTACTATAAAAACACACATCAGAAAATCATATAATACATATTTATCAATGTAATTACGATGAATTAAATTGATATCATTTGTCTGATTTATTAGTTCCATTTAGAATAGTTATTATTAATAACTTACAAAGTAGTTTTTATCATCTCGTAATTCACGGTAATTTCATTTCAATTTTTTTTAATTATTGGCTATATGAAGGTATCCGTTTGGGTAAAAAACAGTAGAAAGTCCAAAAAAATATAATAACTTTCAACTGTTTATTAGTGTAAAAAATGTAATATTCAACATTATTCAATCTCCTTACACAATCTCCAATTGACCATTTTCCAAAAGATATTCCTTTAATGATACACCTAGTCTTACTGAACCAGTGGAAGTCCCATAATCCGGAGTCGTTAAATCATATACATTATCCCAAAATCGCGATACTTTTTCATCTTGAATGACAGAAACCATGAGTGGGTCAGAATATCGCTGCTTAATAATAGACTCTAAATTCAATATCAAACCATGATTCGTAAAATAAAACTGACCGTATTTTTTATAGTTATATATGAAATTATACAAATAAAATCGATATCCGAACCATTCGTAGAAGCAATCCGAATAATCCGATGTATTCAATGTTTTTTGTACGATTTCGGGAATCATAGTCTCCGTCGCCATTTCTTGTGTATTCGGTGTACCTAAGAATTTCACGAAATTACATATCATGAGCTTTTCTGGTGGTACAGAATGTTCTACGGCCAATTCCACAATATAGCTCGTAAAGTCGGTTAGGAACTGTTTGGTGCAACAGCGGTCAAATACGAATATATCTATGTTTGCATCCGTAATCGTTTGTAACCCGCGAATATTTTGGTCTAAATTCACTTTATTTGTAAATTGGTCGACAATAATACATAGGGAATGTTCGGATGGATTTTGTGTTTGAAGAAATGCGGGGACCATCTGTCTAAATGAATTGGTCTGATATTTCATGCTTTTTCTGTTTGTTTCTAGTGTAAATTGTACTGATTTTTCGTTCATTTTACTACCGATAGATACATATATCGATGTATAACGACCCATCATTTCGGTAACATCGTGGATTTTTTGTTTCAATCCGAAAAGGTCCTTTCCAATGACCATATGAATACGTGGGCAGTCGTGGATAGGATTATCCAATACATCGGTCATCGTCATTTCTGGCATGATTTGAATCTTATATTTGAATCTTATATTTTTATGGATGTTATAGTAAAATATAAGATTTTTCAATTTTTTAATGTCTTTTGGTGGATAAATATATTTATCCACCAAAATCATATGGGTCAGAGGTCGATTTGTAGCCATTTGGCTACGAATCTACCGATAGACCTTAATATTGAATAACTTTACAACCTATCTACTTGTACGATTATTGCGTTTAGAACGTCTCGATTTTGTTTTACGTTTCTTTCCACCTATTTTGGGTTCTCCAAACATGGATGTTGGTGCAATATTATTCGTGGATAATGATTGACTAGGGCTAGGACCTGAACTAGACCTAGAAAACATATTCGGTAGCATACTAGTAGATGATACAGGTGATTTATTATCAGCTTGTGCGCCACTTTTATCTAATACTGTAACAAGAGCTAATGCTAAAGATGTTACACCGACAAATACATAGGTCATAAACGGAAGTGAATTCTCATTCATATATAATATTTTATTATCTATAATAGGATTAGATTTTTTATAATAATAATATAACAAAACTATATATATCATGTATTGTCATAACTGTCGGATAGATTTCATCGTAACATCGAATAGAGATGAATATTACATGGAAAAAAATAAACTACATCTTATATTAGAGAACCTTATATCGATAAATTGATAGATTCCGGGTCAGAAACAGAATTGGATTTATGTTGGCGAGTGATATTACATTGTGAAGGGCTAATATTACGACCAAACCAACAACCGAACAAGTACCATAATTATGTATTATGTGATTATTGTTATACACATTTTCACTCGGATAAACCTGAGTGAAAATGCAACGTTGTGTATTCATGGCATAATATTATAGGTCCTAACCGAACCAATGTTTTTCAGAAATACATTTTCTTTTTCGATAAATTTAATGGTTTCGTTAAAATATATATCTTTGACTTGTTCATAGATATGCATACTAATTTGAATCGTATCAGAATCCGCAGTAGATTGTAATCTTGCTGCTACATTTACTGTATTTCCTACAATACATAGTCTTGGAATTTCGTTCCCTAAAATACCTACATTTACAGAACCCATATTTATACCTATGCGGATACAGAGTGGAACATTATCAGGAGTAGGTACATTTTTTATTTCTTTGACAAATTCAATTGCTAATAAAATAATTTGTTTAACCACAATGTTATGATTCATATTTTGTCTATAAATATCACCTACTACCATATAAGAATCACCTATTGTCTCTATCTTCTGTAAATAAGAATATTTTTTGATAATAGTATCAAAGTGTAAATAGATAGTATCTAATAAGTTGAAAATAATATCACTACTGTATCTATGTGCTAATTCAGTATAATTTACAATATCCATAAACATGACACAAATAAAATCCATTTTTCGGGCACCCGCACCCGCACCCGCACCCGCACCCGCACCCGCACCCGCACCCGCACCCGCACCCGCACCCATTTTAATATAATCTCTGTCTAAATTCCATGGTAAAATTTTCTGTAGTAATTCCAACTTTAATTTACTATCTGTTCTGGGAATCTTATCAACGAATTTCTTTTTACAGTATTTTATGATATCTTTACATACCGGTGTTTTTGTAGAATTATCTTCTTCGAAATCATTCATACTTTTTAGAACATGAGAAACAAATTGAACACTCTGTAAATCTAAATTACTACGCATATTATCTTCTTGTGTATTATAATTGGAAATAACAACAGCACATGTAAATTTACTTATTGTACTCGCAATATTATATAAAGCATGAATATAATCAGGATTACATATATGTATAATATCTATCATATTTATTATTACAAACATTACCCATAATAGAACATACATATTCGTAAAAGGTAAGTGATTGTATGAATATAATTTTTTCAAAAATAAGCAAGCTGGTATAGAAGATAGAATCGTAGATACAAAAAATATCGTTTTATGTTTGAATGGAATAAGTAATACATGTGGAACAAGTGAAAAATAATGATAATGAATTTGAATATCATATAATGATAAACTATTCGTTTCGCAATACATTTTTAACATTAATGGGCATGAAAATATCCACATCACTCCTCTAGCGAGTTCATACTCAATCATCGACATATTTGGGCAAATGATAATATCTATTGTATGTTTCATATATACGAACAATAATCCAATAGTATAGGATTCCTTTATTTTACACCATTGCACATTTAAATATCCCAACATTGAGCGATTTATCAGTGGAGTCGCACCGTTACTATGCCCATTACAAATGAGCAAAGGTGTAAAAATCAACATTTGATTCATCAATAAATACATAGATATGGATAACATAAAATAACTAGTTATATTCGTAAAAAATAAGAGTTCAGTATGTGTTGAAAGAATATCTGTCGGTGGGTTTGGTAACATATATGGTAAATAAATAGTTTGTATAAATTTATCGACATTATAATAAAATATAACATAGCAAAAAATAAAACTTAAGTTTCTCATATTATTTCTTATACATATATTATATTTGTTTCTATACCACAATTGTAATGATTGTATTACAATTGTAATTCTTGTATATATTATACTAAAAAATTAATAATATTTTTAATTACAAATGCATATAGCTAAGGAATTATTAAATTTTAGAAAAAGTTTTTGAAATCGTTATATATAGAATGGCAAAGTCATCGCATTCATCGTCTAGTTCCAGTTCATCCGGTTCATCGTCTAGTTCCAGTTCATCCGGTTCATCGTCTAGTTCCAGCTCATCCAGTTCATCAGATGACTCACATAGACATAAACATCATAAGAAACGTCATTACCACTATCACTACTATTATTATGATGACGATTATCGATTTATCATTCCCTTATTATTATTAACTAGGAGAACTCCCTATTATTGGTAAAAAATTATACTAACTTCAATATCGTATCCGTAATCGTAACTGGTTTTGTATTATACACATACCCACTGTATTCTTCTTCATCGCCACATGGTTTATGCATTTTGATTAAATGACGCATTTGCCATTTATTTTTATAACTAATTTCATACCATTTAACGAAATAATTACATACTGATTTGAAGTGGGTTGTACCATAGAATTTCACAGACTTATAAATATCAGTAATAGGTTGATATGAATCGAACGATAAGAAACAAATATGATATTGATTCGTCGTTTTATGTAAAACTATTTTTCGATTATTGAAAGCCAATATTTCGTTTATCATTTCCATGGGTAACATAGTAATATATAAAACGCAGATATTTTATATCATGAATTTACATCATGAAATTACATCTGACCATTCCCCTAATAATCCACCCGATTTCAAATTCGGTTTAAATTGATTCGGATAGTTCATCCGGTTATAATCTTCTATTGCAGTCAATTTATCGATTTCAGAAGTACCATTGTTTTCTAAATAACATAATAAATCCATTTGTTTTCTGAATCGTGTAATATTCATAATGACCATATTATCGAGTGTCTCGTTTCGAAATGGTCCCCTTCTCATATCATATCCGGCAAAAAACGATTCATTTACATGTGGATTCATTTGTAGTCTTTTTATATTTGCGCTTGAATCAGGTGACGCTATTTTAATGGGTTGTTTGGGTAAGTATTCTTCGATGATATTAGAATTATGTAATGATGTCTGGAAATATTCTCGATGATTCAGTACGAAACTGATTAAGAAGGTTCTCCAAAACATTGTATATTACCGATAGAATAATAATATTTCAAATTATATTATTATTGACGTATTGTTTTTATTTTGTTTTATGTAAATCTCTTTCGAATACTTGCACACTTATCCGCCCAATTATTCTTAACATCGGTGGATATAGTTGCATGCATATGACGTTCATATTGTTCAGGACTATCGAAGAAACAGAAACCGGAATCCTGTCCCATTTCACCAGTAGCAAACTTTACTTTGAAAAACTGATGTTCATTCAATGAACCTACCAAATATTCTCGGTATCTAATACCGCTGACCGCATCACGAATACTAGTACCTGGACAAATAGGCGATGTATAAACCACAATTTCGACCTTCTTTCCATTCACTTGTCTCACCAATTTATGATAATTCTTGTCAGCTGATTCATAACTATCCTTATTCTTATTCTTACCTCGTGGCTTAGAAATAATAGAAGAAGCAGTATCGCTCATAGGATAAGCAGGTTCGAAACCTAAATCCAGGTCATCTTCTTGATAGAAGGAATCTTCTTGGTGGAAAGAATCATTGTCCAAGTAATCGTTTTCGTTTTGCATCTGGTAGTCGTTATCGTATTCCATTTAGGGAGTTGAATGAGTCGTATATAGAGCTATAAAATAGAGTCTAGTATATAGTAGATAATGGAATAATCTTTATATTATTCACATAAATATTTTTTAGGTTGAGTATGAAAAAATAAATACACTCGCTAATATATATTATTAGAGATGGCGAAAACACCGAGAGACCTGATTATTGAAAGTTTCATGGGAGAAATAAAACCCGTTATTGGTGAATTGGAACAGGAAGAGTTAGGAGAGGAAGAACATGAACTTGACGAAGAATACGTGGATGGTGAGAAGAGAGAAGTTGATGCATTGAAAAGCGATATTATTCTTGATTCAATTCGTGAATCTGATGTTCAAGAAATAAATTATTTAAAAGATGACCCGTTATCTAGAGATTTTATGTTTCAGCGTGATATAACAAAACCATGTAAATTAGGAATTATGTTATATAACATAAATGATGACGCATACAAACCATTTTTAGAAATTTTACTCAAGAAACAAGACGGAGTTTTAGATTTTCCGACAATAGATTTGGATATGGAGGCTTTTAGTAAAGTAGTGCCAGTTATAGAAGAAGAAAAAGCTGAAGAAAATATAGCTGTTGCCGAAGTGTTACCTGCTGAAGTACCATCACCAGAACAAACATCACCTGAACAAACATCGCCAGAACAAACATCACCTGAACAAACATCGCCAGAACAAACATCGCCAGAACAAACATCGCCAGAACAAACATCGCCAGAACAAACATCACCTGAACAAACATCACCTGAACAAACATCACCTGAACAAACATCACCTGAACAAACATCACCTGAACAAACATCACCTGAACAAACATCACCTGAACAAACATTTATGCAGTCGTTAGCGCAACCATCGCCTATACAATCGTCTGCTAAACCAGAACAAGTGTTAGAGCAATACGCACAACCAGAAGCATTAGTACAAGAACAAACACCAGCACAAGAACAAACACCTACACAAGTACAAGAACAAATGCCTGTACAAACACCTGTACAAACGATAGCTCAACCACCTGTACAATCGATAGCTCAAACACCACCTGTACAAACACCAGCACAACCACCAGTACAAACACCAGCTCAACCACCACCACAAATGCCTGTACAAACACCAGCACAAACACCAGCACAACCACCACCACAAACACCACCACAAACACAAGAAAACCCGTTAGAACAAATGCCCAAACAATTCGGCGGAGAAGACCCCTTACAAGACGACCCGTTTTTTGAACAATGCGTACAGTTTTATCAACAAATCACTTCTCTTTCCGTCGATGTAGCAAAACATACGTATAAAGGATTCGTAAAAGTGGGCGATGATATGGTCATAGCCATATTTGACCATACCGAATATACAGATGAAAATGAAACAACATCGTCCATGCAAACAGTAACTATCTATGAAATAATAAACAAAAAACCAATATTCGATATGACCCTGTCCGAAAATGTATTTAATGCATTCATCGAAAACCCCATTATCACGTATATATTAGACGATGAAACACGACAAGGTATTGATATCCCTATCGTAGTTTATTTATGTAAAGAAGCACCGAATAATGAATATGATAACGTTTTTTATGAATCAGAAGATGAAAAACGAAAGCAACGTACATTAGTAAATACACCCGTTTTTCACGAATATTTCGGAACAACCAATCTTTTCTCCATGAATCCACTTGACCAAACAAATCTAAATCTGATTAAACGATTCGCGACTTTTACGCAAAATACGGTTTATTTATTAAACAAAGAAATACCATTACAAGAATATAAATATATCAAAGAGAAATTGAGTGTATGTTTTTGGGAAAATGAGAACGAATTTTTATCAGTAAAAACAACGGATTTATTTATTGAATTATAAATATGATTACACTATTAGAATTTTAAAGCACAACGCGAGTCATTTTTATATGTTCTCGATATTTAGTATATTATAATATATTAAATATTGAATTTATTATATTATAAAGCATGTACCATTACGTCTTTGGAATAACATTGTTTGACATGTTAAAGCCCTATCTAAGAAAGCATGTAATGAAAAACATAGAAAACCATGAATTCCTATTTATGAATACATTGATGATATTACTCATCACATCGGGTTATTTCATATATGAATTTTTGTTTGATAACAAATTTTTTACTAAAACTATCGAGAACTGCTGTTCATTAACACATTCACAAGTTGCGGCATTATTCTTTGTATCATTATTCACTGTTTGTTCTACATTGATGTTATTAGAATTCGATAGACTGTATAATACACCCTCTGTAAATTCCATTATATTGAAATCCATTTCACTCATCTTTTTATTCTTTGTCGGAATCCTGTTTTTTCGAGAACATTATACAACGAAAAAAATCATCGGTATCGTAGTAACTATTATAGGTATTTTTATTATGACTACGTAAAACTACTACACCATATCGCTATTATTTTGCGTACTATTCAAAAATTTCAATAAGACATCAGGATCGACATCTTCTTTCAAATTATTATATATATCATCTCTTAATGGCTTACGGTCAAATTCTTTTTCAAATTTCTCGATATATTCTTTGATAGGTATGCAAGCATTGATATATGCCTGTTCTGCTTCTTTAACACTTCGTTCTATTGCGAGTGTGTCTTCTCTTTGTTTTCGCATAGTTTCTCGGGTCCGTTTCAATTCACTATCTTTTTCCTTGAGTTTGATTTGAAGTGATGTATTGATAGCATCTTTCGATTCGAAATCGAAATCATCCGTCGATTTTCCGATATTAAGATACCACTGATGACGGATTTCATTCGCGCTAATAATGGTATTACATATATCGGGCTTCTTCAATGCATCGAAACGCTGTCTTTCTACCGATTTATCGGCACCTTTGAACGTTGCATTAAATTTGGCGATAACCTTTGCATCTACCATAGGACTCGTTTCCATCAAACGGTCGAATTCTTGGCGATTCAGTTTTAAGAAATGTCCAGCGTCCATACGTTCTTCGGGTTTTTTCGCCAATTCTATACGTATATTACGCGCGAACTTATCCCATGAAATGGCCGAAACACGGTGTGCTTCATTTAACTCCGATATTTTCAAATATTGCTGCACAGTGGTAAGAATGCCAATAAAAATATTAATTGCACCGATAGCCATCGGAGAATAAGATTGATAGGCAATCGGTAAGCTAGTTTGTGCGAAAGATGCCGTACCACTAATCGTTGATAGAACAATAGCAGGTATAGTGAACCAGGCATGCATATAAGAGTAGCGTGCATGCGATTCCGCGTTCAACCATTTATAGCATTGGGCAACATCACACCATTCCACCATAATCATTTCGTTTTCGGGGGACCATTCCACATGTACAGTATTACCGGATGGAACAGTACTTACCGCATCAGCATTATCTACAGACGGTCTAGACGGTTTATCTAAATGTTCTGGTTTGGCATGTATTTTTTTTAATTCAATCAAGTTCTCCTTTTCCTCTTCCGACATCTTAGTAATATATAGTTGTGTTATATATTTTATTTTTTATGCAAACATTCTATTATCAACAAGAGATTTTATTCATCATTATGAATTATCTCAGTATTTACAGATTCTAATACTATATTATTATTAGTAACCGGACTATCCATTTTATTTTTCGATAACATAGTGTCTATTTTATCTAATACTTTATCACTATTTTCCAACAAAAATTCCGAGTCTTCTAAAATATTCGATATTTCAACATCTTCACCAATAACATAGAATTGATGTAATCGGTCTTCATCGGTAATATCATTAATAGAAAAAGTACGATTGATATTAATATTATCATCCACTTCTTTATAGAATTCCTGCATACGTGTATGAAGCCGATTCAACTGTTTTCTCTGTGAAATATGGAAAAACGAAAGATAATTAATATACAATGTGATTTGTTCTCGAAGAAGTCGGTTCTCGTAAGAAAGTGTATTCAAAAAATTAGATATCGAGAACCCGACCCGATGGTTCTCATTATAATGGTCAATTACTTCATCTTTTGTTTCTGTTTTAAGATAAAGTTGATTGATTAAAATCAAAATATTGGAATGTAAATCTTTGATATCTTCGACCTTGTATTCTTGGAAGGGTTCTAAATCCTTATATACAGGATACGTTTTTACTATTTGTTCGTCGATTTCTAAATCGGTTTTGTTTTCCTTAATGAAATCCAATATGATATTATATAATTTATAATAATCACAGTACATACGATTATTCATCAAGGCACGAAATCGGTCAATATGTTCCATTTCTAGTGTAAAGGTCTTATATTGAAAATAAAAAGAATCCAAACAAAAAAGTAAGGTTTTCTTACAATTCGTTTTCGTCAAATCATTATATACCTTTTTCAAATCGCTCAGCTTATTTGAAACTACGATTTTTATCTTGGAAACCTCTTGTTTTAATGTAATAATATTATTAAAATGGGTTTTTAGTTTTTCTATATGAAATGCATGAGCGTATGTATTATCGGTATGATTCATTATATACAATGGATTTATATAAAATTTGGTAAGTTCTCAATAAATTCGTAATGTTTTCTCAATAGGGATGGAGTTTTCCATAAAGAAAACGCTAGCCATTCATCGGATTTTATAGTTACGGGAGAACCTCTTTGCGATTTTTCTATATACTGCTTCACTTCCCAATATAAATAATTGGCTTCATCATAAACCACTCGGTAATTACCGTATTTATTGATGGTACCTAACACATACAAAGAATATATATTTTCAAAACTCTCGATATCTATAAATGCGAAATAGTAGGGATGTCCTGCTTCATTCGTTCTCTCGTGTATATCTAGATAGACAATCTTACCTATTTGTAATTTATTGAAATTCTCTTCTAATAGCTGTGGTATGGGAATATGTGCATGTGTAGGATGGACACTAATTCTGGGAATGTATAATTTAATGGTCGTTGTCATGATTCAATGTTTGTCATAGTTTTTATAGATTCCATAAAGTTCAATTTTTTACATAAAAAAATTGAATTAAAAAATATTTAATAAATCGTTGTTAAAACATACTCATTTTATAACAATCATGTCCAATTTTATCGAAAAGTACTCAACAGACCTTATTGAAGATAGCGAGCTCATATTTCATACCGATTTGAATGAAGATGGAAATCACTTTGGTATTATGAAATTGAAGATAGCAAAGGTCCCTATTACTAATAAAACATGTTTTCTATATTTTAGCGTCGATAACTCGGGTTCTATGGAAGAATCCCATCGCGGTAAATCGAAACTCTCTTTTGTTAAAACAACCCTTAAAAATATGATTCATTTTCTAGTAAAACAAGAAGCCGATATTTATATTCAAATACAATCGTTCAATAGTAAAGTAGAATCATTGGTACATCTCACACATATAAGCGAAGAAAATGTTACGGAAATTATCGAAAAAATCAATTCTCTCGATGCGGATAATGATACGGATATAGGGAACGCTATTGTGGTCGCAAATGAGTTTATCGAGAATTATAGGATGGCAAATCCCGAACATGAAATCGGCCATATTTTCATGAGTGACGGGTCTCCAACGAGTGGAATAACGACGCCTAACCAACTCGCCGAGTTAGTGAATGACGAATTTAGCAATACCTTTATCGGTTTTGGCTTGGACCATAACGCCCATCTTTTCCATAAGTTTTCAGAAAAAAATAATACAGAATATAGATTTATCGATAAGATTGAAAACACAGCTTTGGTATATGGCGAAATTATTCATCAGTTATTATATCCTGCATTACGAGATGTAGTATTTCGGGTTTCTGGGGGTGAAATATATGATTGGAAGACGAATACATGGACAACCCAAATGACGGAACCGGTAATTGTGAGTGAATCCGAAAAAGTATATCATGTTCGTTCTTTACATTCTGTTTCCGAAATACAAGTTGATATTATGCAACACGGCGATTCAGAAGCATTTGATGTAGTACGACCATTACCAGCTATGGTAAGCTTAGTCGATGGCTCAATTATACATTCTTGTTTGGAAGATGTAACAAAATATATATATAGACAGCGAACTATGGAATGCTTATTCGAATCCAAGAAAAAACTCAATAGCGAAGGAAAGCGAGAACTCAAACAAAAAATGCGTAATTTATTTAAAGAAATGCGAACTTATATGCGCGACCACGATTTGCTAGAAGAACCTATGCTGAAGCTTCTTTGTGATGATATCTTTATTACTTATAAGACGATGAATTCTGCATATGGAATGATGTTTGCTGTTGCAAGATGCTCATCACAGGGACGCCAACAAACATATAATACTACATTGAATAATGATGAAGAACAAATGAATATAGACGATTATGATAGTGACGGCGAGACTGTCATTTTGAACTATAGAAGACCCAATACAAGAAGTTTTAGTTTGACACAAGAAATCGAGGGCGAATCGATAGTCGATGACGATGAATTGGATAGCTATATATCGAGTCCGAGTAATACAACATGTTATTCTACACCGACTATTTTAGATACAATGAAACAAATGTCTCAATTACCGTAAAATAAAAAAGATTTCCGGCAAAAGTAGTATAAAAAATAGAATTAAATAATATAATACGATATGAATTCTGAATCAATATCTATACCCGCAAATTTTCGTTCTATTATTGTCGATTTCACTACGGATTTATCTGCTACTTTCCCCGAATATGCCTATTTATGGAGTAAATGGCAGAACCCGGCTTTGTCGGAAAATGAGTTGGGTGACCTATTCCGACATTGTATGACAGTATATCCTGAACGATTTTTTGATGTATTAAACCAAAATGACGAAATTTTTAATAGCGAAGCCCTAGCAAATACCATGTTTTTACCCAACGTCGATTTTAAATTACTATATAATTGCGATGGTGTGAGCGAGAATACTAAAAAAACGTTATGGAAATACATACAATTGATATTATTTACTATTGTAGGTGGTATTCAAGACAAGACATCTTTCGGCGAAGCCATGAATATGTTTGAAGGAATCGATGAAACCATGTTACAAGATAAACTGAAAGAAACGATGGAAGGAATTAGTAGTTTTTTTAGTAAAGAAGAAAGTCAAGAGCAAAGTCAAGATAGTGAAGAGACCCCTAAATCCAATCCTTTTACTGATTTACCTAACTTTGAGAACATGCAAGACCATCTAAAAACCTTATTTGACGGTAAAATCGGAACATTAGCACAAGAAATGGCTGAAGAAATCCAAGGAGAATTTACGGATTTACTAGGTGAAGATATGAAAGATATAAAGAATACCGATGATGTTCTCAAAAAACTCATGAAGAATCCTAAGAAAATAATGGATTTAGTGAAAACAGTCGGCGGAAAACTAGATTCAAAAATGAAGAGTGGCGAAATTTCGAAAGAAGAACTTATGAAAGAAGCCACAGATATGATGAAGAACATGGGTGGAATGGATAAATTTGGAGATATGTTTAAGGAGATGGCCAAGAATATTGGTGGGATGCAAGGAATGGGCGGCATGGGCAAAAACATGCGTGTAGATGTCAATGCTATGAATAGAATGACGAAGCAACAAGAAATGAAAGAAAAAATGTTGGCAAAATTGCGAGCTAAACAGGAAGCGCAAGCCAAGTTCTCGGTACAACCTACTGATGCCACAAATAACTTTGTATTTAAGATAGATGGCGAAGAGAATCAAGAGAAATCATATATTCATCCAGACATTTTGAAAGAAATGGAATTGGAAGATGCGAAAAAGGCAAATCCTACTAAGAAATCGAGTGAAGGTAACAAAAAGAAGAAGGGTAAGAAAGGAAAGTAGTATACACCCTTGAACATTTATAATGGGACGCTTTTTAGCGTCCCATAAGATGTGAAAGGGTAACGTTGCCTATGCTTCGCAACAAATCAATTGAAAGGCAAACCGCCTATGGCGGTTTGTCCTATTTCAAATGTTCATCGGTGTAAATCAAACAAATACGATTTTTTATTTTCACAGCTTTTAGTATATAGATGAGTATCAGTAAATATATTAATATACCTCTTTTTTTAGTAAGTTTAGTAATAGGTTTGTTCGCTGTTTATGTGACATTACCGGATACGCGAAAAATATATGTTTATCCTACTCCTGAAAATGTAGGAGTTTTACAATACAAGGATAAAACCGATACATGTTTTTCGTTCAAACAAACAGAGGTGACATGTCCAAGTAGCGATAGCGAAATATCAAAAATACCTATGCAAGCGTAGCAGTTATATCAAAAATACCTATGCGAGCGTAGCGAAATCATAATTATTTTGCAAAAATCTTTTCATATTATACTATATATAATATGAATTTTAAAAGATTATTAAATACACCAGTCGGAAGAAATATCATTTCCATACTATTAGGAATTGGACTGGCTACATTATTTAGACGTGCATGTACAGATAAGAATTGTACAGTATTTAATGGTCCCGTGATTAGTGAAATAGAGGGAAAGGTGTATAAACATGGTGAAAAATGTTATAAATATTCTACTGTTTCGGAAAAATGCGACCCAATGAAACGCGTAGTAGATATTCGAGAGAAATCGGATGAAGATGCTGGTTCGAAATTATTTTAAGGGCTATCCACCTTTTTGTAGCCAAATGGCTACAAAAAGGTGGATTTCTCTATATTTTTTCAGTCGATAAATGAAATCTACGAATAATGTAAATGAAGATATTACACAACATAAAAAAGAACTTTATGATTGTATCTGTTCTCGCCGGAATAGTTCTATTTAGTATATATCATTATACAAAACCTTTTTCTGTTATCGAAGGCAAAGGTGGTGGTGGTGGTAATGGAGGTGTAAATAACACTAAAACCACGCAATCTGCGGAATCTAGCAAAGATGAGAGACAAAAAAATTTACTTTTAGAAACATTAAAATGGTTTGGAATCGTCTTAGGTTGCTCACTTGGTGCTACTATAATATTCATAATAGCCATTTTGTTTAAAAATCATAAACAGAAATAAGTATTTGTCCTATTTTACATCTTTGCGCATTTCAAATGTTTATCGGTGGATAAAATACAATAATGGTCGATGCGTCAAACTATATAATCTTTAGTCATTTTACATTGTATAGTTTTTATAAAACAAATCATGAGTGTAACAACAACTCGTATTTCGGATTTACCAGAAAATATTACCATGCAACCAATACAGGGCCAGGGTCAAAATAGTGACGGTATGCCCACTAGCTATAGTCCTATTAATATTCACCCAAATCCATACGGTGTATCCGCGCAAAATCCGATTATGCCAAACCCACAGGTTACATCGATGCCACAAAATCAACTATCTGTTCCTGTGCCTATGCAACAGCAGTATTTGACAGAAGAACAACAACACCAGCTACAAAATCAGCAACCTAGACGACTACCTTCGAGAGATATTTCGCACGATACATCTGATTATAATCACGATGAACAAATTAAACCGAATTATGTACCGAAGGCTGCTGTATCTTCCGATTACGTCAGAGATTACGAAGATATGACAGAAAAGAATTTACGCGAATATGAGCAGAAAAAGAAGAACGTGAGTCGATTGGACCAACTATTAGCTGAATTTCAAATCCCTATTTTTATAGGATTCTTGTTCTTTTTCTTTCAACTACCTATGGTAAATAACCTAGTATTCAAAAGGTTCTCATTTTTATCGATATATAACGATGATGGGAATTTCAATTTCTTTGGTTTATGTTTGAAGAGTATTTTGTTTGGCGCGACGTACTATCTTATGTATAAAACGACGGAATTTTTAGTGGAAATATAATAATATAGATAATAATAATATAGAAATTTACCAATTATTCTTATATAGGTATGAGCAATATAAATTTAGGTATTTATGTAGTATTCCATAACATGGTTTTTGAACATTTATATGAAGAAATGAGTCCTAATGATAAAAATTTGATAACATTATACGGTGTAAAGAATAGAATCGATACTTCCATGAATATCATATATGAAATGGATTTACCTATCTATAATTCAAATTTACAAAAAAATATATATAATGAAGGTTCTGCTTTCTATCATATATATAAAAATAGCGAATTATATAGAAAATATGATTATATTGGATTTGGACAATATGATATGAAGATGTTCTCGCATTCTATACAAAACATAGAAAATATAATAAAAAAGGATAGAAATCCTATTATTGTAATGGAATTTTTTCCAGATATTAAACAAACAGGGTTTTTAGGATGTCATAATTTAATACGCGCTACATTGAATGATATCGAGTGTGGGTTATTAAGTTATAATCGTTTTTTTAATAAAAATTTTAAACCAGAGGATGTTATATTGAATAGATTGATTCAATGTAATACATTTGTTATAAGTACTAAATTATTTGAAAAAATGATGTCATGGTTAATGTCATATTATATAGATAACGTGAATATCAATAGACATCCACTCATTGGTAATGCTGGTGAAATACCGGAAGCATTAATAGGTATGTTCTTATCACTAGAAGTATTTCAAGGTTCAACTTATTATAAGTTTGATATAGAACATGTTTGGCCTTTATATAAAAATATAGCCAATTCATAATATATTTACACCGATGAACACTTGAAATCTTCATCTGCGTATCTATTTACGATATTTTCGGCATGATTTTTTATGTCTTCCCCCAATAGCAACAGCAGAAGGGTTTCTACGCGTTCCTTTTAGTGGTGGGAGTTTAATATCTGTATTAGATTTCGCGTTAGATTTCACATTAGCTTTCGCTTCTGATTCTATTATAGGTGATAATTGATTGGGTTTTCTCTTTCTTGTCGGACTATATTTAATTTTTTTATTACTCACTTCTTTTTTGGCTTCCTCAACAACGTTAGGTTTTACATTTTCTTCCATCATCTGTGAAACCATTTGTTTAAGTGATGGAAGAGCAGGAAATTTAATCCTACTAATGCGCTTCGTTTGCGCACCTCGAGCAGATTTTATTATTGAAGATGCAGACATTTTTATTTTATTATATACTACTAAAAGATAATAAAATATGGAACTATTACCATAATCCGAAAAACCCATTTTTTTGATTCTTTTTATCTGATTTTTCTTCAGATTCTTCATTTTTTTGGTCATTTTTTACCTTTTTAACCGTTCGTTTCCCCTTCTTATCCGCAGGGACATATTTCAAAAACCATTCTTCGTATTCTTCGCTATTTCTATCCAAATCCTTGTATTTTTGAGCTTTTTCTGCACGCATCTCTTCCATAGTCGGCTGTTTTCCTACGCACGCGCTAGTAAATCGTTTTAACAAACCTTTTTGTGCTAAACGATTACGTTCTTGAACATCAAACAGAAATTTCGCCATACACATGAGACGGTCTTTATCAAAATAATGCATATCTGTATATAAAAAACTCAAATAAAAAGATAAAATAGTGTCTATGGTTGCAACATAAATCTCCTTTCCTTCCAAACGTAATTTATTATAACTATGACAAGCAATGGGTTTAAATATAAAGGCTATCGTATCATTTCCTATGCGAAGTTCAACAGATTCTGGTATAATTTCACCGATTGGTTCGTGATTTATTAATTTCACATGGCTAAATTTCTCACGTTCTAATGCTTCTTTTACGATAAGCGCACAACGGTCGGGGTCTTCGTGGATAACATCGAAATCTGGCTCTTTACTTAATAAATGTTTTTGTTCTACTGGCATATACTTGGAATAAAGAGTGGTCGCATATGCACCAAAAAATATCACTCCTTGGTCAATTAGTTTATCACGGACTATATAATAAAGATGTTCATGGTCATTTATATCAGAAACAGTTTCGAGTTTTCGTTGAAAATCGACCTTATGACATTCTTTCATTACCGATAATGGATAATAACGATTTAATAGATTAATACGTTTCAATACTTTTTCCCAACGAGAGACATCACCAGCCGGTCTTGAAAGCTCCAAATACATAGACATACGGAGATAATTTGGTGGAGCATAATGCACGCCGGCAATCGTAATTGCGTCTTTATAAATAGCATCAAAGAGTTCTGGCACTAAGTACGTTATATCTGCAATAGGTATAAAATTGACGAATACTTTATATGTTCCATGATGGACACCGGATTTCGCTTCTACATCTTTATAACCCGCTTTATAATAAATATCCGCTAATTCTTTTGCATCATGTAGGGCATGTTTTGAGAAGAAATCGTAGTCCGGTATTTCGATATCTTTATTATAAAACTGAGCTTCTTTCGGTAAAATATTATTGATGGCCGTACCACCATAGCAAATGACCTTTTTCTTATAAATAAAACTTTCAACAATTTTCAGAATCTTTTTGATGTCTTCGTTATCAACTACATTTTTTCCTTTGATGGCTTCACTTTCATCGACTGCATGTCGTAAAATCGCCATTTCACAATCTTGAAAGGTCATTTTATTGTTACATAAATCAGAATCATATCTCTGTTTTCGCACTGATTGCCTAAATCGTTTGACTTTTTCTTTATATGGCTTATATAATTTTCTTCTAGTATATCTGTTTTGTCTCATATTATAATTTATATTATCATTAGAAAATATTGATGACTATCAGTAATGATTTCATACTTATTGTCTTTTGGTGGATAAATGTATTTGTCCTTCGTTCCTTTCATTCTTTCCGTTCCTTTCATTCTTTCCGTTCCTTTCATTCTTTTTCAAAGCATATGGGTCTCCTGTCGATTATCCACCGATAGACCTTATCCATCATTTACATTTTTTTGATATAAGTCAAAGCGTATGAAAGTGGTATAATAGCACATTTATTATTATCAAACATAGATTCATAATTTCTCAAACCCTTATCAGATATATAGAAACGATAAGGAACTATCTGAGAACCATATTGTGTAATAAAATCATCAATAATCGGATTTTGCTTTGTTCCATCAGGTACTACTAGACGCATATTCGCAATATCTGTACATCGGTCACATTTGTCTAAAATATTAATTTGAATACTATTTTGATTCAATAAATCTCCGTATTTTTGTATAAAAAGATTATCACCGCCACTTTCCATATTAATATATTTCGTCAAATCATAACATGATTGTGCCTTTTTTGCACAATGACAATCATCCGCATAACTACGTTTCACGGTTTTATCCATAAGTAATACGGTTTTTCCTAATAAAGATGACATAGTCGTATTATTGGTAACCTTTCCACGATATAGAGACGTTTTCAAATGAAAATCCACTGATGCCGCTACCAAACTATAAATAGATGGGTCGTTTGACTTGACACGTAAATTTATGAATAATGGGTCAGAACCATTCGGTGAAGGAGATGCAAATGCATTCGTAACAACAGTAGTGAGTGCATCATCTAATAAAATAGAATTATTCGTATCAATTGTATTAAATGTAGAATCAGTAGAATAAGCTACTTGTGCTTGTGGTTTTCCATTATCATCATTTATCAAAAATACTTCGAAATCTAGGAAACGGCAGCCACGAGTCAATACATATTTAATCATGTCGGTACTCACATAGCTACCACTAACAGCAGAGTTATATGAACCCTTAATTACGTATTGGCGTAACGGTTGGTCGGCAAATTTATTACTCAAACTTTTTATTGTTACAGGAGTAGAACTCGTTACACCTGTAGTTTCAGATACGGCAGCTGGTAAGCTTTCAAAACCTTCATCGTTGCGCATGATGTTTTTGACTCGTTTTTTCAAAAAATTCCATATAATATAAAGAAACAATAATATAATGATAACAATCAATACTTTCCTATAAAATTTCATATATACTATTGGAATATAAAAGTTCTATAATATTATCAACGAAAAAAACAAAATAAAAACATTCTCTATAATATAAGAAAATATGCCAGGTGGATTACTAAATATAATTGCTATTGGTAATAATAATGTGATTCTTACTGGAAATCCAAGTAAAACATTTTTTAAAGTGACTTATTCAAAATACAGTAACTTTGGCCTTCAAAAATTCCGAATAGATTATGATGGTTTAAGAGATTTAAGATTAACCGAATCATCTACATTTACCTTCAAAATACCTAGATACGCGGAATTGCTGATGGATACATATTTGGTAGTAACTATACCTGATATATGGAGTCCTATACATGAACCAGTTGTTTCTGATGTAAATTTACAGAATGGAACAGGAAATAACTGGGCGCCTTACGAATTCAGATGGATAAAAAATCTAGGTGCAATGATGATTGAGGAGGTATTGATTACATGTGGTTCTCTGACGTTACATAGGTACAGTGGTGCCTATTTATCTGCCATGGTGGAGCGCGATTTTTCATCAGAAAAGAAAGACTTATTTAATAGAATGACAGGAAATATACCCGAATTTTACGACCCCGCGAATGCATTTAATCGTGCAAACGCTTATCCATCTGCATTTTATACACCAAATTCTGCTGGTGCAGAACCTTCTATACGTGGGCGTAACTTGTATATTCCAATAAATACTTGGTTCACATTAAATAGTGGTTGTGCATTCCCATTAATAGCTTTACAATACAATGAACTCAATATTAGTGTTACATTACGTCCTATACAAGAGCTTTTTCAAGTTCGTGATGTATATGATATTGTTTATAATAGACCTTATATTCAACCCGACTTTAATCAAAACGTTTTTCAGATGTATCGATTTCTCCAGACCCCACCAGCTATTAGTCTGACTTCTAGTAATTATCAAAATAAAATTTCTACGTGGAATTCTGATATTCATCTAATATCCACATTTTGTTTCTTATCAAAAGAAGAAGCCAAAATGTTCGCCATGGAAGACCATGTATATTTATTAAAAGATGTATTTGAATATAAATTTGAAAACATTACTGGTGCAAAACGAATTCAATTACAATCGAATGGAATGATTGCGAATTGGATGTGGTATTTACAAAGAAATGATGTTAATTTAAGAAATGAATGGTCGAATTATACAAACTGGCCATATTCATCGATTCCATCAGATTTGGTATTAACATTCGACCCTGCATTAACTTTCACACCAAGCAATGGAGGTGTAGCAGTAATGCCGTCTATCAACCCAGATGGCATAAACACTGGTATTACACAAACTGGTGATTTTGTAGTAGATAATAGATATGATATTTTAGAAACAATGGGAATACTGTTAGACGGTGAATATAGAGAAAATGTTCAAACACGCGGAATCTATGATTATGTTGAAAAATATACGAGAACGCAAGGTTTTGCCAAGGAAGGTTTATATTGCTATAATTTTTGTTTGAATACGAGTCCGTTCGAATATCAACCATCAGGTGCAATTAATTTAAGTAAATTTCGAACAATCGAACTAGAACTTACCACCTACGTGCCACCGATTGACCCTATTAATTCTAGTTTTGATATTATATGCGATGGTAGCGGAAACCCTGTCGGAGTACGTAAATCCAACTGGCGATTGTATGATTATAATTTCAACTTAACTGTATTCGAAGAGCGATATAACGTTTTATCATTCGTAGGTGGAAATGCTGGAATGCTTTATGCTAGATAAAATAGACCTTATCATATTTTATCGTATGAGTGTATTGTTTTATGTCTTATACTAATATATAACAAATATAATAAGACATAAAATTATGAAATATTTAGATGAAGAAGAAAAATTTAGTAGTGACCCATTTGAACCAGAAGTGATTCTTCAAAAAATGAAGAAAATTAAAAAAACAAAAAAAAAGAATCATAATTATAAGAACATCGAACCTTTGACCAACATTTATGAGGACAACATTTATGAGGACAACAATTATGAGGAGAAAAAAAAGGATGAAAGCAAAGAAAAAGATACCAAAAAGCCAGTAATTATCGAAGGATTATCTCAGGACGGTATAGCTCATTTTAGTGAAGACGAATATACAGGTGGTCCTGATAATATTTTTGAAGGAGATGGTAAATCTACCGTAAATATACATAATTTTTCTGAATTTATCAATTACTGTTATAATCTACTTCATTCGATACCGCTCCAAATAGCGATAATAATTATAAATAGAATAGAAGGGGTTAGTTCAAAAATAAATCAATTAAAAGGAAAATTAAAAGGAAAGGATATTAAGTCAGATAATTATTCAAAGAATGACGTAGTGAATGACCAAAGATTAATAGCAAATTATATAGGTTGGTTTTTTTGTATAATCATCAGTATGTATGTCATATTTAATTGGTTCTTTATTGTAGCTTATAAGAACGAAGAAAAAAAATTTACTGTATTACCTACTATTCTCGATAGAAAGTTATTATATAATAAAGGTGTATTTGACCCTACATATAAATTACTTCATTATTTCTTAGAGCATTCTATATTTTTTCCAGAATATCTCCAGTATGGTGTTGTAAAAATCTCGGAGAAACTACGTTCGAGTTTTAATCCATCGTTCATTTTTTCGATGTTATTTTTCCTGATTATATTTGTCTTGAATAATTCGATGTCCTTTTTACGAGACCTTTTAATAGCAATAGTAAGTTTTGATATGAAAAATATTGTATTGGCAATAATGTTTATGATAATAACTGCATTATTGGCTATTTCCTTCTTTAAACCACCTATTCGAGTTAATGCAGAATCATGGGATGATGTAAAGGTACTTTTACCTAGTGTAACGACTCAAATCGCAGACATTGTAACTAGTATTAATCCATTAAAAGGGATTTTTAATTTAGTTATCTATTTCTTCTATTTATTGTTTGTAGTTTTTTTAGGTGTCCCTATAGCTGCTGCACTATGCTTCGGCTATCTCTTTACATATACATTTTTTGGTATAACAGTTCTCAATGGATTTGATTTTAAAGAAATGATAAAATTAATATGGGAAAAGATTCCGAAGTATGCACGTTCAGAAAAAGATAAAATCAAAGTAGAAACTTTTTGTGACCGCTTAACCTTTTGGGAGAAAATAGAAAATATGTTTCATGCGACATTTGATGTAATGTATAAATACTGTTTCGAAATAGCGTTTATTTATATGCTTTCGTTTGCCATGTATGATTATTGGTATAATTTAAAGATACGAAGTGTGAGATTGACATTATTTTCTAGTAGTGCTATTTTATTGATATTTACATTAGCTGGCATGTATATACATTATAAAGCTGAATCGGGAGAGATGCAAAACGCAGCGAAAACGAGTTCGGAAACGGTTAATGTCTAGGTAGATTCGTAGCCAAATGGCTAACCTTCGGTTATCGAGCTCTGACCCATATGCTTTGACAAGGCACGAAGACATGAAGGCACGAAGGATAAATATATTTATCCCCGAAAATAGATTAGAAAGTTAATTAATTATATATATATTAATTATGATAATTCAACAATTATTAGATAATTTATATTCTCAAAATTCTCCATATTTATCTTGTGAAGAAAAATATATTGATAACGGATATCCTCATACAAATATTTTATATGATTTATTACAAATATTATTTACAAATATAGAACCTACTTATATTGTTGAGTGTGGTAGTATGTTAGGTGGTTCAGCAATTAGAATGGCTGAAACACTACAAAATAATAACAAATCTACAGAAATAATATGTATTGATCCATTTACAGGAGACGTTAATATGTGGGATTGGGAAAAAAATGGAGGGACGGGTGGCGGCGGTTGGCGTTTTTTAAGATTAGAAAATGGAATTCCAACAATATATAAAAGATTTTTAGCTAATTGTAAATATAGCGGTTTTGAACATAAAATATTACCTATAAATACTACAACAAATGTAGGAATAAAACTATTAGAGAGATTATTTATTCAAAAAAGAATTAGCTTATTGCCTAACTATATATATTTAGATTCAGCACATGAAAAAGATGAAACTTTTATTGAATTATCAATATGTTGGAAATGTTTAACTAATAATAGCATATTATTCGGAGATGATTGGGGGTGGGATGCAGTAAGAGAAGATGTAATTAAATTTTCAAATACAATAAAAGATGCAAGTGATTATGAGAATTTACAAAAAATTCATAATTTAATAAATGGTTCGCAAATAATCAATACTAACATTTTGTTATATAATGGTCAATGGGTGTTATTCAAAAAATAATGTCTATCAGTCAATAAATATATTTATCGACTGAAAACATATAGAGAAATCCACTTTTTGTAGCCACCGATAGACCTTCATAATAAATCAGCTTCTATATAATTTTATTTATCTACGAAAAGACAATAAGGTCTATCGGTGGATAATATTTATTAGCCAAATGGCTAACCTTCGGTTATCGACCTCTGAACCATATGATTTGAAAAGGCACGAAGGAACAAAGGATAAATATATTTATCCACCAAAAGACAATAAAAACATTATCTCGAATATATATATAAAAACACTATCTTATAGATTTTATAATCAAATGACTAAGAACAAAAAGTCTGGACAATCTAAGGCGCCTCAACTACCTATGGTTTCCGTTTGTACTCCAACGTTCAATCGCCGACCTTTTATCCCCAATATGTTTCAATGTTTTCGTAACCAAGATTATCCAAAACATCGAATTGAATGGATTATTGTTGATGATGGAACCGATAAAATTCGTGATTTGATTGAAAAATCAAACATTCCACAAATTCGATATTTTGAAGTTGATAAAAAAATGACGTTGGGTGCTAAGCGAAACTATATGCATAAATTCGCACGAGGTCAAATTATCGTATATATGGACGACGATGATTATTATCCACCGGAGCGTATTTCACATGCCGTTGAAATGTTGGAAAAAACACCGAATGCATTATGTGCAGGTGCAAGTGAAATATATATTTATTTTAAGCATATTAGTAAGATGATTCAATGTGGGCCTTATGGACCTAACCATGCGACAGCTGGCACGTTCGCATTCAAGTCCAAGTTATTGGAAATTACTCGTTATGAAGAACATGCTGCAGTCGCAGAAGAACGTGCGTTTTTAAAGGATTATACTATTCCATTTGTACAATTAGATACAATGAAGACGATTTTGGTGTTTTCTCATGAACATAATACTTTCGATAAACGTAAGATGTTGGAAAATCCACACCCTGATTATTTGAAAGAGTCGCCCAAGACAGTGGATAGTTTCATCCGAAAAGCTAGCGAGAAACCTATTCGTGATTTTTTTATGCTTCAAATAGATAAGTTATTAGAGAAATACGAACCAGGTGAGCCTAAAATGAAACCCGATGTTCTCAAACAGATTAAAGAAATCGAAGAACAACGAGATAAAATGATTAAAGAAGAAATGGCAAAGCAACAGGCAAATGGTCCTATCGTTCTACAGCGACCAGGAGAAGCACCGATTCAGCTAACCCAAGTACAAGTAGTTGAACTAATGCAGCAGCAACAGCAGCAACTACAAGAAATTGCGAAACGTTCGGGTGAATTGGAAAATATGGTTACTAATTTACAGAAACAGCTCATTGAAAAAACAAAGGCATATCAGATGTTACAGAAAGAAATGAATAAACTTAAGGAAGAAGCTAGTTCGAAGGTTTCAAACTCTTTTAGTAAGCCGGAAGTTATTCCCATAATGGTATCGAAGACAGCACCCGAAGTAGTGATTGATGTAAATGCACCATAAGTATTCGTGAAATTATATGAACAATCAGTTATTCATATAATTATTTTATTGTATGTCAGTCGATAAGGTCTATCGGTGGATAATATTCGATTATCGACAGGAGACCCATATGCTTTGAAAAAGAATGAAGGAACGAAGGATAAATGTATTTATCCACCAAAAGACAATAAATCCATATTTTTGTAGCCAAACGGCTAACCTTCGGTTATCCACCGATAGACCTTATAGTCCATACAAGAAATTATCGATTTTTCTGGTTTTTCTTCTATGAGATTTTCTTCTATGCGTTTTTCGTGAATTACGCAATTTGGCAGCACGTTTTGATTTTCTTCCGTTTCGTCCTCTTGTTCTACGAGCCCCACCCATGGATTGAATCTTACTAAATGCCTCTTTAAACATATTTATATTATTATGTAAATCTTCATTTTCTTTCTTTACACTTTCACATTCAGAGCCGCCTGCTTCAACGTTTGCAAATTCTGTCTCTATTTTTGAAAGAGCTTCTGTAGCTGTTCCTAAAGCGTCTCTTGCTTCTTGTAATGCAGTCTTCATATTATCTGTTGAGGTAGGTTGTACTTCAGTAACTGCTTCACCTTGACCTTCAGTATCCATAGGGACACCTTCAACTTGCTCAGGTGTTTCAATTGATGAATCAACGTCCATAGGTTGTTCCATAGGTTGTTCCATAGGTTGTTCCATAGGTTGTTCCATGGGCTGTTCCATAGGTTGTTCCATAGGTTGTTCCATAGGTTGTTCCATAGGTTGTTCCATGGGCTGTTCCATAGGTTGTTCCATAGGTTGTTCCATAGGTTGTTCCATAGGTTGTTCCATGGGTTGTTCCATAGGTTGTTCCATAGGTTGTTCCATAGGTTGTTCCATAGGTTGTTCCATTTCATTTGGTGAATCAACAGACATAGGTTCTCCATTTTCATTTATTGCTGGCCCCCCATAAGCAGGAGCACCAATCATTCCTTGTCCTTGTAATTTTTCTGTTTCCATATCAACTACTATATTATAACCTAACATAATAAATTCCTAAATTATCATTCAATATCACTAACATCATCTATATCCAATGACGCGTCTTTTTTAATATTTTTGTCTAAATATCTATACATTCGTTTAATATCTAGCTTATTAATATTATCATTATCAAAATATTTCTCTACTTCATTTAATTTGTCGATTTTATTACTAAAATCACCACCCCAAAAAATTCGTAATTCTTGAAACATACTAATCAAATCCTTCTTATCTAAATCCAATTCCTGTGATAAATTATAAATAAAAATCATATTATTATATTCTGTTGAATACTTTGTAAGAACTTTGGTAAATCTCACTTCATTTGGTTTGAATTTATTTTTATTCTCAGGGAACTCTTCATGGTAAATCTTATTATTATAAAACGTTTTTATGAGAGAACTCATTTCATTAAACTGCCATATTTGATTCTGAAAAGTAATACGGTCCATATAATCGGCAAAACATATATTATCTAATATACGTAAATACACTGAAAATGTTTTTTCTTTTGGTAAATTCGCCAATACATCCACGATATTTTCATGCCATAATAATGCAACAATCGTTCTATCGGTCTCATTCATAACACGATTATGTTGCTCCATTTTATAAGGCGTATTGATAAGCGATTGAGTTATCTTTTTTGAATCTTCATTATACGATTTTATATGAAAAATTGTTTCTAAATTTTTTTTCGATAATAAGGCCGGATTTTTTGAAAAGATGTCATAAACGAACATCAGCTTTCGAATATCGCCTTGTATAAATCCTAATAATATATCGAGTTGTTCGCATTTTGGTGTAATGGTCGGCATTGTATGCGTAATTAAAGACGCCATTTGTTCTGGTGTGGGCGATTTTAATTCAAATGTATTACATACTTTCATGAGCTCTTTGATTTTTTTATCAATATAATAGTTTCCGATACAGATAATGGGATTCATTGTCATTGTTTCTTGACGCTGCTTTTTCGTTTTCTTTTGACGAATGATTTTGATAAGTGCTGTAATACCGCCCTTATCACCGTTGTTCATTCCATCTATTTCATCCATGACAATGGCTATTTTTTTTTTCGTTTTTGTCATCATATGTAAGACATTTTGATTCGAAATATTATTACTTGTGATTGTATCGATTAGGGATTTATTTCTAACGTCACCTGCGTCATATTTAATGACATCATAATTCATTTCTTTTAATAAATTGACTACGAATTGTGTTTTACCAGCACCGGGGCTACCATATATATAAAATCCTTTTTTGAATGTGGGTTCTTTGTTTTGTTTATCAAATGATGATAATATCGATTTTATTTCATTTGCGATTTGCTCACGCTGACATATTTTATTTAATTCTGGGATTATCATATTAGGTTATACTAGTATGATATGATTTTTTTATATCATGTTTTGAACGCATATTGTAACAAGGCTATAAAATTTATAAAAAAATTATTTGCACAAAGCTATAAAATTTATAAAAAAATTATTTGCACAAGGGTATAAAATTTATTTGCCAAAGGCACTGAAATCAGTTGTTATCGGCATATAATTAGAAGCTCCTTTCGAAGGTAATTGTCCATAATAAGAATATTGGTCATTATATTGATTTTGTGTTCCATAATAAGTAGAACGCTGATTATTACCCGGACCGTAACCACTTTGACCGTACGTTCCACCTTGACCGTACGTTCCACCTTGACCGTACGTTCCATTTTGACCGTAACCACCTTGTCCCGGTGTCAAAAGATTCGATACTCCGGTTCCTGCACTTTTCAAAAGATTCGTAGCACCTGTTCCAGCACTAGTTAAAAGATTTGTAGCACCTGTTCCAGCACCAGTTAAAAGACCGCTAGTTGTATCTATCGTTTTGTTTGCTAATAGACCTGCGCCCAATACGGTTCCACCGACTACTGCTTCAGCACCCATAGCTGTTCCACCAATAACTCCACCAGTTGTAGAAATAGCATTATTTACAACACCGCCCGCACCATTTGACCCATATCTACCTTGATTAGCATTTTGATTACTCGCACTGCCGGTTACTGCGCTACTACTTCCTTTGCTAACACTATTACTTCCTTTGCTGACACTACTACTTCCTTGTCCATTTTGATAACATAAAATCTTATTTTTATTAGCATCGTATCCTACACCATTCGGACCTAATTTTGCACATGTTGTTGGATTGCCACAAGCATCGAATATCGATATACCACTTGATGTCATTGTACCAGAACCACCTTTTCCACCACAATTCGTACATGTACCTGAACTGGAGTTTTGACACGATGGACATGTCGGACACACGGGTGGAACAATCTGTGTCTTTAAAATATAATCACTTGTATCTTTTCCTGGAGAACCTGCACCACTCTTCCAATACCAGTACCACTTGAAATAGTCTGATATAGCATTATCTCCTAATTTAGATAAATCTAGACCACCTGAACCATCAAAATTATAACTTTTGTTACATTGATTACTTTGATTACCTTTGTTACCAGAATTGCCTAAAGGAGATGGTTGTAAAGGAGTATTTTTTGTACAATATCCCGACCCTGTATAGTCCCAATTACATCCACCTGCCTTACAACTACTTGCATCATAGTATGCATGATTTACTAAATCACATGTACCTTTTGAATTATTTGTCGAACTTGTATCTAGGCCAGTCGTATTAAATCGAGTCACATTACGTAAGGTTAGACTACTTTTCGTAGTATCACTAAATCCAGCTAAAGCGATTACCGTGTTTTGTCCATTAGGCATATACATGACAATGTTTTGGCCCGATGAATCAAAAGTAGTCCATGGACTAAACCCAGTATTCGCTACGGTGGTAGGATTTGAAGCACTAGAAACAGGTGTAGTTACTTTATTCTTATATCTATCATATACACTCAACGTTCCGTCTCCATTCTTGATAATTAAATTAGCATTCCTAATATCAAATTTGACATAACTACTTATTTGATAAATAGACCGAGATGCATCATATAATTTATCCACTACGATACTATTATTACTTGCATCTGTATCCGCATAGTAACCGGTTAAAGGTATTGCACTACTTGTAATAGAACTAGGAATTACATTACTACCTGAACTAAATAAATACATATTACTAATACTTATAGAATTCATACTGGTTCCAGTGAATACAGGAATGATATACGTATCTAATTTCCATGGAACATATAGAATAGTAGCAGGCTGTGCTGTTTTAGATACGATGGGATAAATACGAGAACTATATGAACTTGCTAAAGTAGATATTTTACTAGTATCAGTATCTTGTACAAGGGGTTTTGTTCCATTACTAGTATCTATTGCATACATCATCAATTCGTTGCCTACTCTTGGTAAAACAACCATTGCTTTTAAAGTAGCTCCTGTACTATCTGCCGCTGTTGTATATGCTGTCCCATCTAGTTCGATTAAATTACCATTTGTTTGGTCAAAATATAAATTATCTTCTATTTTCGTGACTTGTCTCGTTGAAGAATAACATGTTACGGCAACATTATCAGCAGGTTGTTTTGAATATTGAAAAGCAATAAATCCTTCTGTGTTCATAAATTGGTTTCCAATAACTATAGATATTACTAAAACTATCAAGATTATAAGAAATAATATCATGGGTGTAATTTTCATAGTCCTTATTAATATTTATTTATAGAGTATGTATCGAAAAAATTGATTGAAAAAACGATTTATATGATTTTATATCATTGATAAAATTGGCATGTTACAACGATTTTATAGTGAGGATTCTGGTCATGAACTTTGCTTAGATGAAGTCGGTAGGGGGTGCCTATTTGGTCGTGTTTATGTAGCATGCGTTGTTTTACCTAAAGACCCGGATGCTTTCGACGGAAAAGATATCAAAGATAGTAAAAAGTTTTCGTCGAAAAAGAAGTTACGCGAAAAGGCGGAATATATTAAAGCCAATGCTTTGGCGTGGCATGTCTCATATGCCGAAGCGAATAAGGTCGATGAGATTAATATCTTACAAGCTACCATGCAAACAATGCATGAGGCCGTCAAGGAAACATTGATGAAATTGGGTCAGCCATGTCTGAACACGTGTTTGGCAGTGGTCGATGGGAATTATTTTCATTCCTATCGAACATTTGATGAAGCGAATGAAACCATTGTTGAAATGCCACATGTTACCGTCGAACAAGGCGATGCCACTTTTATGGGAATCGCTGCTGCGAGTATTCTAGCGAAAGTCGCACGTGATGACTGGGTTATTCAGATGTGCGAAGAATATCCTGCTATACAAGAACGCTATGGTATGATGAGTAATATGGGATATGGTACTGCTGCACATTTAGCCGGGATCAAAGAACACGGAATTACACAGTGGCATCGTAAGACGTTTGGCTTAGCATGTAAAAATGCGGTTTTGAATGAAATTGTGTAAAATTAGGGTCTATTGGTAGATTTGTAGATTTTTGGCTACAAAAAAACTAGATAAACATTTTACATATTTCGTCCATGCCAATCTTCATATATTTTGTTTCTCTGTCTAACAAACTATATCCTATCAAAAACTCTTTTTTTTGTTCAAGAAAAACGAATCCTAAAGTATATTCTACCTTCTGACCCTCAAATGTAAAAAGCCTAGAATAACGTTTGACTTCATATGTAACCGCGTCCAAAACTACAAAAATATGATAATAATATCGGCGGTCTTCGTAGCTCACTATATGACAAATAAACCATAGTTCTCGAGAACCGTCTTCCGGATTCTTCATGGACAAGCCATTTGTCGAACCCCTTACCCATTTAAAGAAAGGCGGTGTTTCAATTGACCACCTACAATCTAATTGTGTAATGGGTCGATTTTCACCATCGATTAAATGTTCAGGATGGTCTCTATGTAAGCCAATTGTCAAAGGGTACCATTCATATACCATTTTTATGAGACTATTATCATGGTCTTGGAATAGAGTCCAGTTCTTTTCAATTTGCCGCTGTTTTTCTTTTTTGACTAGATTCGATACAGTTTGATGTGATTTCATGTTTATTTGTCCATGTTCGATTACCATGCATTCATAAGATAAGCCTCGATTTGCATTGAATAAAATTTCACCATTATTACTATAAAATAATCTCACGTCTTCCAAACCTACATATAGATTATCGTATATTACTTCGTATTTCAGTTCGAATTCACCCGTTTTAGTCATTTGACTTGACCCTAATGGGTTGGTCATTTGACTTGACCCTAATGGGTTAGTCATTTGACTTGACCCTAATGGGTTGGTCATTTGACTTGACTTTTGTTTCATATCAAAGGTTGCTATTACATTCTTTGTAACAATACGGTCTTTATTTATATATTCACCATGTTCTCCAATTTTATAATTTACAAATCGAACATTGACTACCAATTCACCAGTGGATTTATCAATACATAGTGACGGTGTGCTAGACACCATATCAGTCGTATTTACTATATTACTATTACCAATATCCAGTGTGAATATAGAACTGGTTACTAGGTCTCGCAACTTTGTAGCATAAAATTTATAATTACTGAGAACATTTTTTTGTATTCCTTCATCGGCTGATTTATTCGCCAAAACACACATACATGCTCTATCAATATCATGACCATTACGATTACAATAGTATCCTATAATAGAAAACTCGTAATCTAATTTATAATCATAGATGTCTTTCTCTAAGAATAAATGGTCTGTTGATTGACATCGCATACGCTCATGTTGTGCCAGTTCATAAAATGTATAAGCCAAGTTATTTTTTCCATGTTGTCTGTAATGTGTAATGATTTCATATAGGTTCTCGATTCTATCAGGAAAAACATGGTATGCTTCTAACCAATAATACATAGCTTGTGCAAAATCGCCAATATCTCGATAGCATTTACCGATGGAGTAATAGGAGAACCAGATTTCTTGAATCCATCCACCAATTTCGATACGTTTTTTATATGTTTTTATTGCATTCTCATATTGACCCAAATCGCGGTAACTATTAGCCAAATAAAATGTATATCGGTCATTATTAGGTAATTCTTCCAAGCCTTTTGTCAATAGCCTGACGTCGCGTTCAAATTTTTCTGATTTTGCACCGCCATCACCAATATCTTTGATAAATAGTTTATCGATAGGTAAATCATCATATTTGAAGTCCGGTGGCGTTTGAACATATTCATGGGTTACACCCCAATAGGTGACTCTTGGGTCGTTTTTGATAAGTCTTACGTTTTTATAAACGAAAACAGGAGAACCTTGGAACATATGATATGCGTCTGCCGACAAGTTTTTCTTGAATTCTGCGACGTCTATATTACCTAATTGTAAAACCATATCAGCGTCCAACAATAATAAATAATCGGCATTTTCCATTCCTATACATTGTCGTAATGCATATGTTCGATTATACCCAAAATCGCGGAATGGTTCTGTTACGATTTTACCGGGCAAATTATGTTTGTCGAAAAAAAGTTGAATGATATCGGTCGTACTATCAGTACTACCGGTATCACAAATACAATAAGAATCTATCAAGGGTAAAACAGACTCTAGTAGTCGTAATATGATTTTAGATTCGTTTTTTACAATCATATTTAGACAGATTTTTTTCGACATGATTGACTAAAATATAATAGAATTGTATCCTACATATATTTATATTTTTTACCAATATAAATATATATAGTAACATTAAATAAGAATAATATCATGGCATTTACCAGATTTCATGATGACCCTTATAGAATTCAAAAACAATTGGAAGAAAGTAGTTATGCTGGACGATATTTTTTAGACAAGCCAGGTCAAGGTGTCGATTTGCCTTTTGTAGAAGACCCGCAGATACGTATGCAGGGTTGGGGTGCAAATTTGAGAACCAATACTATTAATTTGGAGAGTGATTTACTAGGACTGACGAGACCATTAAACCGCGATTTAGTAGATGTAAATGACTATAAATTAAACGCAGTATCTAGTGCAACAGTTGAATATAGAAACTCTGAACCGTTTGTACAAGAAAGTCGTGCAACACATCCTGCTTGGATGTTTAGAGATATTGATAGGCCTAGATGGGAGAACCCATTATTGAACCCCTTAAATGGCCTAGAAAAACAGTTCCAGGAAAACATTTCAACACGTATTTTAGAGAAAGATTACTTTGTTCCAAGAGTACCTGTTGTTAATGGAACACAGTATATGGAATACTATTTAGCTGGTAAAACGGTTTGTGCGGGGAGTAATTGTGAGAATAAAGGCATACAAGGCTCTAGGTAATAATATATTATAATCTTAATATATGATATGATATGAATATAAATAGCACCGGCATAAGTGATATTAGTATTATTAATAATGTAATGAAGAAACAATTAGATAACGATATTGCACAAATTAACGTTCCATTTTCACTCAAATCTGCCAATTTCATGGGCGGATTAAATAAAAAAAGGTGTAAAAATAACTTGAAAGAAACAACAATATATGCTGGCGATACAACCTACAATCAACAAGGCGGAGTTTTTATATTAACTGATAATCCAGAAAAGGTATTTTACAATTTTATACATAATTCTAATATTGAATTACTAACACAACCGGATTCGAGTGCATATGGTATCATTTTAAAATGTAAATTAAAGGAAAATGTCACTATTGAAGACCCCCAAATGAATTATTGGCGGCTAAACACAAAATCAATTATTAATAAGGGTGGATTAGAAAAGGTCGATAGTTTGTGTATAAAAATAGGATTTGTTTCAGAGACAGATAAAGTATTTCAGTTAAACTTTGCTGACGGCTCTCTTTCTAGTTATGAAAAGTCTTCTACAACAAAAATGGATGCAGATTTAGAAGTAACAACACAAATAGTTGTATCAAAGACTACAAATCTGAACTTTGAATCGGTTTGTCCATATATTGTATTTTCGAAAATTTATGAAGATAAACGAACGATAGAATCATTTATAAGTAAGTTAATTAACTCTTCTAACAATAACTCAGACCTAAAAAAAATTATAAATGGTATTAAAGTGACTTGTTTAAATCCAAAGAATAAATTTAAATTATCTGTAATCGGAATGGAACTATTAGAAAATGCAGAAACTTTAGAAAAAACAATATCTTCTCATGATGGTGGTGTAGAATCTATATTTAGTGATACTAACTTACGAAAATATGAAGGAATTATGTTTATGTACTTTCACGAATTGATAAGGACAGCTGTTGAAAGCAAGATTCTACTCTTTGATGCTAAATTAAGTAATGTATTATATATAAAGGATTATACATATTATGATGAGATAAAGATAAGAGATGAAGACGAATTATGTAAAGGACGAGCAGTATTTATAGATTTTGGACAAATTTATCCAATGAATAAAAGTGAAATAAATGAATTTTCATATGAACGTTTTAAGATTGTCAGTTCAGAAGGTGAGTATATTGATTATTTCGCTATCTTAATGAAAATATTTGATAAATTAATAAAACTTATACCAGAATATAATGCATACCATGCCAATACAAATTATTGTATGTATTTATTACTAATGGGAATTACTACTAACACATATCATCCACAACCAGAAGATATATTAGTTATGAAAAAAGAGTTACTCGCTCAATTCGCAGAAGATAATAAGAAATATATTAATGATGGATTGAATAAATTATTTGAAGCAAGAAAACGTAAGATTGAAAGCTTATTGGCTGGTGAAATATCTATCTTCGGCATTTTAGATAAAGATGAGATAATCGAAAAAATAGGTAAATTATCAAAATCGGTAAAATGGTTTAATAAATCGCTTCTTTATGATATTGTAAAACAGTATAAATCTATGCCGCAAGAAATAATACCACAAGAACAAACATCCGTATTCAATAAATTTTTGAAATGGATTACGATATGTAAAGCGGAAATAAATGATGTTGTCGACCCAGTACAACACGAAACAGGGTTATCAATGGAAACTGTTTTAGCCGAAGTAGAATTACCTGGAGAATATTTTGGACTATCTTCAGATTATCCTAGAGTTGGTGGAAAAAAAACAAGAATGCATTATAAAAAGCGTAAGACTTATAAAAAACGTAGGTCGTATAGGAAAACAAAGAAATATAATGTAAAACAAAAATTTATAAGAAGATTTAGTAAAATGGTAAAACGCTAGTAATAAAATATGAGAAATATTATATAATCGTAATATAATTATATAATATGGAAGTTGCTATACCACTTTTTGCATTAGCTAGCTTATATTTTGTGAATAATCAAACAAGAAGAAGCGAGAATTTTACGAATCAATCGCAATTACCAAATATAGATATTCCAAATCGTAATTATCCTTCTGAATATCCAGTCGTCTCGTCCGAAACTGACCAGACTAGCGAGCTTTCTACACAAAACCGGTATGATAATGGTGGAGGAGTCTATACAGATAAATATTTTAATCCTGAAGGTCAAGGTGCAAATTCGAACAATAGTTCTGGTACTTATTATTCACTGACGGGTAACAAAGTGGATGGCTCCTATTTTCAGCATAATAATATGGTGCCTTTTTTTGGCAGTAATCTACGAAATCAACATATAGATTCAAATGCCACAGAAGGTCTTTTAGATAGTTATTCCGGCGCAGGTTCGCAAACTATTATTAAAAAAGAACAATCGCCATTATTCGCACCACATACAAACCTTCAATGGGCGAATGGTGTGCCAAATCAATCCGATTTTATACAATCGCGTATCAATCCTAGTTCTAGAATGGCCAACGTAAAACCCTTTGCAGAGGAAAAAGTAGGTCCAGGCTTAGGTTTAGGATATACTACCGAAGGTTCGGGTGGCTATAATTCTGGCATGATGGCTCGTGACCAATGGCGAGAAAAGACGGTGGATGAATTACGTGTTGGAACAAATCCCAAAGCATCGGGATATTCTCTTTTAGGACATGAAGGACCGGCCGATAGTTTTATAAAAACCATGGCAACACAAGACCAAATGGGTGTTTATGAGAAAAATAGACCTGAACAGAGCTTCGCATTGGACCAACGCTCTGGCCCTGATGATATTGGTCGATTATTTGTAACTGGTGGTGCACAAACTGCGCCTACTATGCGCGCTGTACCCGTTGAACGCTATGTATCAAGACCAGAAACCGCTATCAGTTATGCAGGTGGTGCTGGATACCAAAACTCGGCTGCTTATGTACCCGGTGAGTATATGCCATCTCATAACCAGCAATTCGGTGAAGTACCAATCGGTATTGCTAACGCGAATGGGCGAAATTATGCCACCGATTCTGATTATGGAATAAAATCGAAAATGGCTTATCCTAATAATCGTACTGTGAATAAACAAGACGGTTATTTCGGTTTAGTCAGCGGTGGATTGAATGCTGCCATTGCACCACTCTTGGATGTACTACGACCATCTCGTAAAGAGAATACAATTGGTTCTCTCCGACCCTACCAAAATCCTACGACAACAGTAAAACAATCTTATATATTTAACCCTGCCGATAGACCTGCGGCCACCATTCGCGAAACCACAGAAAACTCGAAAAATCATTTGAATATTAATGCAAATCAACGCGGTGGAGCTTATCAGGTTACGGAGCAACAACCCGAATCTACTTATCGTAGTGAGACGAGTGATTTTTACTATGCAGGTGTTGCTAGTGCTGGAGCGAGAACACGTCAAACCACATCTTATGAGTCTGGTTATAATCAAACCAGTAGTGATTTGAAATCTAGCGTTTTGACTAGCTATACGCCTTCTGGAAATATGAATTTATTGAACAGTAATGTTAATATGCGTCAGGCACAGAAGGATTCGATGTTGAAAAATAATCGCTCTTTAGCCGTCAATATGCCTAGCCAAGGACCTGATATTGCAAACATGGGTCGTTTAGCCGGTTCGTCGAATCAGCTTTACTCTAATATACAGATGGACCGAACAAACCCTGATATTATGTCACAATTGAAAGGAAACCCTTATGTAGTCAATTATAAGAATGCTTTATAAAATAATTTAGTAATGTAATTTAGTAATGTAATTTAGTAATGTAATTTAGTAATGTAATTTAGTAATTAATTCTGTAATTTATTTAGTCAATATTATATATATAATGTCATCGGCCGAAGACAAATCAAAGAATACACAAGCCCCTGTATCTGTACAAGCAGTTAAGCCTTCTCTACAAGAGACCATCATTAGAGACGAGGTTGCCGTAAAAAAGTGTTGTAATATTGTCAAAACGGATGTTCATATCTGTTGTAAATGCTGTGCTTATAGCTGGGCTTTTTCATTGAATAGCATCGAATGTTGCTGTGTCGGATTATCTGGGTTATGTCTAGCGATGAGCAAATGCGCTATTGGATGTAAAGATTGCTTAGAAAGAATCGATTGCGATGGACATTGAGATGTTTTCGTCGAAAAATTGAAAATTATATTTATTAAAATAGACATAAATATAATCTCACTAATTTTAGTATCAAAAATATATAAAGTATGGCGTCACCATTAACAGATTCGCAAATTGAAGAAGTAGAACAATTTATTCATTCCGGTAGAGATATGAGTATGCCAAGTATATCTAATTGTGATATTCCATCTGCAATTCGGTGTTACAATGAAATTGTAGATGAACCAAATACTACCTATAAAATATTTGGGTCGAATGGCATGGGATACTTATGTTATGCTTATTACAAAGCGCGCAATAGTAATATATATATAATTTCTGTCAATATTCAACAATTATCTAGTTTTTCGATTGTGGATGATGAATGGAAAAAGACGATAGGATTGTAATAATAATAATAATCGTCTGGTCCAAAAGACGATAGGATTGTAATAATAATAATAATCGTCTGGTCCAAAAGACGATAGGATTGTAATAATAATAATAATCGTCTGGTCCAAAAGACGATAGGATTGTAATAATAATAATCGTCTGGTCCAAAAGACGATAGGATTGTAATAATAATAAAAATAATCGGACAAAATCGATATAAAGAATCATTTCAATAATATAAGGGGGTAAGGCGAACCGGCTTTAGCTCAGTTGGTAGAGCAGCAGACTGTAGTTGTTTCATTGTGGTTATCTGCTGGTCATCGGTTCGAATCCGATAAGCCGGAAATATGATATCATATTTTTTTGATATCATATATTATGATTTTTACATTATTTCTTATGGAATGATTTTTTTATGGTTTTGCTACGCTTACCTTTTTTCATAGTTTTATTATATTTTTCCATTTGCCTACGGCAATTGGTTCTATGTCTTCCACCTGTTATTTTAGTAGTAGTAAACATCTTATTTAATATATCTTTTATAAAAGTAATATTTTCATTAGTTTGTGTAGGTGCTACCGGTTGTGCTGCAGGTTGTGCTGCAGGTTTTGCTGCAGGTTGTGCTGCCAGTTGTGCTGCAGGTTGTGCTGCAGGTTGTGCTGCCAGTTGTGCTTCTGGTTGTCCTAATGGTTGTGCTGCAGGTTGTGCTGCAGGTTGTCCTAATGGTTGTTTTGATATATCTATTATATCTTGGTCACTGATATTATTTTTATTTAATTCTTGCTTTATTTTGAAAGCTAAAGAAATATTAATATCCTCAGAATTAACATTAGGTTCAAGATATTTCCAATCTAGGCTTATTGCAAACAAATGATTAACTGTATTGTCAATTGGCATACTAATAGATTTACAACGTGGAAGACTGTCTTTGTTGGCACACAATGGTTCGTTTTCTCTACTAGGAGCCCAACTATCTGAAATTTCGCCATTGTTTGGTAATACAATAGCTGATATGACAGTGTCTTCCGTATTATAACTATCTACTAAGAAGTTAGATAAAAAATATAATAGCGTTTGATGTGTTCTTAATAAAGTTGATACATAATATGTTACAGTGGCTCTGTCATAGTTTTCTTTATCAAAGTATTTCTTCAATATTTCTCCAGCTTGTCGCGATTGAGATATACCAAGTGGTGTTAATTCAGGGTCGGGACGATTCATATTTGTGATTTTAGTTTGCATATCTTCAGATATAGCATTTAAGGTTTTTTTATAATTATGTACTCCTTGTCCGTGTCTTACGATAAAAAAATTATATTTTTTTCCTCTATGTTTGGATATCCGGCCTTCTAAGGATTCATTTGGAACAGGTTCTCTTGGTGGTAGCAATTTTTCTAGTAAATCGTATCTTTTTTCAATGTTTGTTCTATCTTTAGAATCACTAACTGTGAGATTCCTATGATAAATAACTTCCGATTTACTTTCGAGATTATCTTCTCTATTCCCTTTATCTAATATTATGGCATCTATAGTGAAACCGGTTTCTTCTGGTTTTATAGTTATTAATATTATACCACAGTTACCAATAGAAAAACTCTTTAATTCAGAATTTGGTTCATAATCTCCAAGTATCTTTACACGTGGAACGACTTGATTTATAGTCTTCTCAATTTTTTTCAACACTGTTTTCGTACGATTCGAATGTGATACAATAATATAGTTTTGTATTTCTGGTTTCATATTTTCACTCATTGCTATAAATACAATATACTATATATCAATATAAAAATTACGAAACATATGGATGACCCAAATATATAATAATTCCAGTAATATTCGCGGAATTCGTACAATTTACTACAATCGTATTATTCGTGGCACTGACTTGACCTATATTATTATTATTCATATCATTTATCGAACCTGCACTAGCAATGACTAACGGCTCTATTCCTAAATTCACACCCGCAATTTTGATAACATTATCGGACGCATCATATACTTCCTCGGAAAATCCACTTTTCGATATTGTCTTCGGAGTAACGGGCTTATTATTCGGTACTTGTTTTACATTAGACATTCCGGAAGCATATTGTCCATAAAGCTGTATTTGTAAATTATTATTATTGGTAATAGTCAGAGTAAAATTTGGCGGAAATAGAGAACTCGTACTCGGTGCAACCACAATAAATCCATTAAATTTACCCGTTTCAATAGGTATAGTTACGTTAGTTGGACTCGTTGCCGGAATAGGCGCCGACTTGGCATTTATATTATCCGGATTATCACAATCAGCTGCATTTATAGGATTCTTATTTGTTATTGAAAACGATTGTATTCGTGCATCTTGACTAGGTGCGCCTTCAGATGTACCAGAAATATAATAACTCATGTTTGGATTTAACTGTATAAATGTATTTTTAAATGGTAATAAAGCTTTATATCCAGTGTTGTAATGTTTGTCTTCCACTACTTGATTACCGTATCCGTATCCAAATTGCGATACCGGCGCCGGTGGTGGCGGCGCGGGGTTTTTAATACATTCATTATACGTAGCAGTATCTTGAAGTTCTACATTGATTTGTTTTTGTTGTACGTCAGGCTGTGGTTGATTTGCGGCCACTGTAGCTTTCGCCTTACTAGCTGCCGTATCTTTAATTTCTTCTGCAGTAATTCCTTCTCTGAATTGGCTCATAGTCACTAAATTATAGAATAATACTGCTAATAATAAAACAATCAATACTATATGACGAAGCTTCCAATTATGTAACATATTTATATTATACATATATTTTTGTATTCGAATATTATCTCATTATAATATAAATAACATCGTACATGATTATCAAAAAAGAGAAAAAGGGTTCCGTAACAGTATATCATGTGGATAAAGAATACGACGATGCGAAAATGGAAAAGAAATTGAATACATTTATAAAACCGGAAGATATTAAAACGATTATCAATGAAGATGCCGATGTTTATGATAAAGAAGGTCGATTATTATTACGATTTAGAAAAAAGGAATTACCGGCTACTCATATAGATGCATTTTACGAAAATATCATTAAATTCGCTAGGAATATAAGTACAAATCGTGGGAATGCTACGGGTAGTAAAACACGTAATACTAGAGCCAATCCAAAAGTCATGTCGAATATTTTTGGCTATTTCGATAGATGGTCGCCTTCACATAAGGTCATTTTTAAAAGGCTAGGTAAAACACCGTCGGTTACTGTCCGTGAATGCCGTTTTAACCAAGACCATCCTGAAATGTATAAAAAAACGATTCCGCTCATTCAAGATATCGATAAACTATATGCGAAATTGACTCCTGAACACTATAAATTACAGCGTAAGAAGGCGAACGAAACCCATTTCAAAATTCCGGGGACATCCTTTACGACAGTAACGACAAACGTAAATTATCAGACATCGATACACACTGACAAGGGCGATGATGATGAAGGGTTTGGTAATTTAGCAGTTATTGAGCGTGGCGATTACGATGGCGGCGAAACGTGCTTTCCACAATATGGTTTAGGTGTCAATGTGAGAACTGGTGATATTCTATTTATGGATGTACATCAGCCACACGCGAATCTACCTATTCATAAAAAAAGTGCCGATACTGTGCGTTTATCGATTGTTTGTTATTTAAGAAAGAAGGTTTGGTTGAATACGAAAAATAAAACCCGCCGTTTTTATGAGACTCATACAAAGACGTTGAAGAATATGCGAAGTTCGAAATCAGAATAATATATTTAGTTGATATATAATCCAAAAAACATCGCGAATCTAATCTCTATTATAGTTTTGAAAAAGGAACAATATCAAACGCATTATTTGTAATCATAATAGAATCAATGTCCTTAATATCATGTGTATAAATATATGGCATAGGCGTGTATATAGTGTTATCAATATTTTCTAATTTGACAACATCATCCTCGATGCTATGTATAATACCCTTGCTAATACTATTTTTATATTTATTCATGTAATAGATTTGCCATCCCTTGCATTTGTTGCCCATAATGTCTTTTATGTTATTACTATCTTCAAAATGAATGAAATAATTAGGTTTATCAGTATGCTGATGTATTTCATAGATAGAAGAACCGTTCGTTGTAATCTTTACTAAGCCAACATAACCCTTTCTTTGCGGGTCCTCCTTATCATAAATAATAACGTACTTATTTTGTAAAAACATTATACAACTACTATAGTAAATATTATATTTTAGTTTTATATGTATTTTATATTTATTTCATATTCATTATTTTTCCTTACAATATATATAATGTCACCACAAGGTTATATTCAGTTCAACAATCCTATTCAATTTCAATTCAAAATATGGCCAACTGCACATGCTGCGCGTAAAATAAACAAACCATTATTCAGTAATAATTCCCAAGTTTATTATAAGCCACGAAGCTTACCAAGTGGTGGCATCGGTACAGTACGTAATTCTGGTGTAAAGGGCAAAAGAACGTAAAACATAAAAATAAGATACGGTGATTATCTTATTTTTGACGACCTCATTTCTTGTTTTTTTGAGTCTTATTGAGAACTTTTTTCGCTTTTTTTGTCTTCGTAGGTTCTCCATTTTCACATATTCTACAAGGTATTTTTTTTAGACGGAATTCGGTCATACCACCCGTCTTCGTCGAAATGGACCCGTATTCTGGGTATTGTTTCAATAACCTTTGTGATGCCTCCAACATGGGTTTCAATCGCGCTTCGAATGTTCCTAACCCACCGGATTTACCGTAATATTTTGTAACAAACCCCACCTTATTAAATCGTAAGACAATACCATCTTCGACAAAGTATTTTAGGGTTCTCTCCACGTCCTCCTTTTGTCCATTTTCCTTCGTAATTGTAAGTTGTATGGATTTCAGATTAGGGCGATTAATAATACCGTAAAATGCGCCTACAATATAATTCAAACAAGTAGAAAGTTCTCCGCGACCCTTTCTAAAGAATGGATTGAAAACTGGATAGACGCCCCATATAAACGATTTCTGCTTTTTCGATTCGGCGAAGGCGTATTTAAAAAAATAATCCAATGTTTTCGATTTAAAAAGGACGGACATTTTAAGGTCAATACTTGCTACATCATCATCAAAAAAAACGATGTTTTTTCCGGCTGGCCAGCTCTCTATGATAAATTGCCTTTGAGGTACTAAACCTTTTTTCCCTACGATGAGTTTTCCATATAAGCTGGTATCGAGAACCTTTTTGTATTCTTCTAATTCTTCTTGGTTCGCGACATAAACGTATATTTTTTGTTTGGGAATATTATTTTTTTTCAACATGGTTAGCGTTTTCTCATTACATAATTGCGCACGTTTATATGATGGAATTGCTACTATATAATCTGTCATATTGTCTTATGTTTTACGTTTTATATTATAATATAATACGAAAATAATTATCTGGATTTTTTAGTACGTCTATTTTTACGTTTGTTTTTAATGTCTTTTAGTGGATAAATGTATTTATCCACTAAAAGCATATGGGTCTCCTGTTGATTTGTAGCCATTTGGCTACAAATCTACCGTTAGACATTAAACGCTTTCTTATGTAGATTACGATATATTGTGTTCCTTTACCTACTTATTGTACCTCTTGATTACTAATTTGACTAGATAAAAAATTACCCATTATACTAAATCTATGTGTATATATCATAATATATGTCTAATGTCTTTTAGTGGATAAATGTATTTATCCTTCGTTCCTTGTAATAGCATATGGGTCAGAGGTCGATAACCGAAGGTTAGCCATTTGGCTACAAATCCACCTCTGACCCTAATAACTTGTAAATAATCGACACATGTTCTCCGCTTCTTGATTGAAATCTGGCTTGGAAAATAGCCCCATTATCATATCATCATCCCGAAATCGAACGGTATAATCTTGTTGAATATTATTTCGTCCAATACGTCCCATTGCTTGTAGAGTCTTCTGTTGTGTCATATTGGTCAAATCTTTCCCTAATACACCATGACAAAACTGGTAATTCGTACCATAAATATAATCAGTCGATGCAATGATGATGAAAAGACGCTGTTCGTCTGCCAAAGTTTTCATGATTTCCATATAAGCCGGATTCGGTTCTTTGGTAAATACACCAATACCTAGTAGTAACAAAACCTTCATATTATTATCTATATTCAACATCATAATCTCCTTCGCCATTTCTTCGCCAATATTTGCCATGAATGCTTGTTCATGTACCGCCTTCGTCGGCGTCCATTTTTCTTGATGTGGTTTCGTATTCGGAACATATTGTGGGTCTAGAGATACCGCTCGAATTTCTTTACGTATTTTATTGATTTCTTCTGACCATGTCTCCGACTCTTTACATAGACGCCCACTCTCTCTAGCTGCGCCCTTTTCTTTATCACCTGAGCCATTCGTTACCATTTTCGATTCTTTGGCTTCAATCATACTTTCCAATTCTTCTATACGCTGAATAATTTCGCCATTTCTCACGATTTTAGATAATATATTTCTGAAAACAGATGCATCAATATTCGATTGTTGGATATAAAACGTCCCGATTTTATCGACATCCTCTGCTAAGAAGATAGTCGGTCCATCGGTCAATGTATATGCGTCTTTTGTAGTAAATAGAATATTATCGTACTTGGCTCGTCTAGCCTCACGAAGTTCTGTATAAATCGTGGGCCAATATTCCGCCTTCAAATACAACAATAATTCCAAATAGTATTCTTTCAAGCTATTCATTGTAATCGCCGCAATATTTGCATCAAAATATGTATCGATAAGTAGCTCTTCATCTACGAAATTTCGTCGATTTACATACTCGATGAATCGAATAATGTGTTGAAGGTCGAAATATCTCAGTAGAGTTTTATTCGCTTTACAATACTCGGCACATTCAACGATTTCATCATAGTCTTCATATAAATAATGTGGTAGAACGCATTCACCCGCTTTGTTCAAAATAGGAATCGATTTCTTACAGTCCGCCGATTTAATCGTATATATTTGGGGTTCTGTTGTATAAGATATGGCGAATTTACAGCGGAAATCGGCGAAAACTGGTTGTAATTCTTCGTCAGAAGGTAGTGTTGCACAAGAAAGAACCATGGTAGGTATCTGATTTTCCGCCCAATTACGCTGAATGACTTGATGAAGTGGGTGTTCTTGATAATCTAGAGTAATCGTCGGTTCATCCCAGTAAGTAATAATACGTTCTGCTGGATTAAATGCCAGCATATAATGCATGGCCGTCAAATAGGATTGTACATCACAAATCATAATTTCTACGTTATCTCCTACACTATTATCCACTTTACCGATACCACCCGAACGCCGGTTTTTCGTATAATTAATTGCAGAGAAATAATGAAGCCTTACATCGGAAGCAGTTTCACATCCAAAAGCAAAGGCCACTTTTTTTTCCATGGAAATAGCGGATTTTGCCAAAGCTAGGCCGATATGCCTGGCTACACATACGAAGATAATACGATATTCTTCTGATAAACCTAGTGGAGAGAGAGTTTTTCCTGTCCCAGTAGGTGCTGCATATAGGATGAGTTTTGGTGAAATAGGCTGGTCGGGTTTCAATTTACAAATACTGAAAAGTTGTTTCTGATGCGGGAAGAGTGTCATATCTTCGTATTTTAATAGATATTTATTTCGTTCAATGAAATCGTAGGCATTTTTTATGATATCGCTTGTTTTGGTAATATTATTACTATAGTCAATGATTTTGTTTATGAATTCGAGAGTATGTTTATTGATATTTTGAATACTCGTTTTTTTGAGTTGTAAGAGTGTGTATAAATAAAATGCATATTTTGGTTTCATTTCATGAAGATGCTTCAATAATTGTAGAGTGAGGTCTAGTAATAGAAATTCTATGATAAGAGTTTTATTTACTTTAATATGGTTATCGAGATTTTGAAGACGAATCGTATCAGCAGTCTTGAGTGTTTTAGCGAGTCGTGTTGTTATATTGGCGAATGATATACTAGCTAGAGGCGTATTGTTCGCATATTTTTTTATCATGTTTTCACAGATTTCTTGGAAGTATTTTTGAAAAAGATAGGACTCGATTTCTTCTGTTTGTTCTATTTTGGTGAATGAATAAAGCGACATGTTTTCATTATGCCGAATATTGGTATTATGATAGCCTTGTATAATGAGCTTAAGAATAGTAAGTTCATTATCTGATACTTTTTTTTCAGCGGTTTGCCATTCTGACTTCGTTAGTTTTGATTGAGATAGGTCCATGGTTATTGTTATAATTTCCTTGAATAATATGAACATTATAGTTTATATTATTTACTTTTTCAATTTTTTTGGAAAAACCAATGTTTTAGAAAGCTAGCGAATATATGGGGCGATGTTACATCATCGAAATCACACTCTTCGTCTTCATACGATGTGTCGGAATCGTATTCGTCTTCGTCTTCTTCTTCGTCTTCATCTTCGTCTTCTGGTTGTGCTGGGTCATTCCCCATAGACCACATATCAATATATTCAGGCAGTGTATGCTTTTCTTCACATAAATTTAATAAATCTTTTTCGTTCAACGTCTCAATTTTCAACTCATTTTCGAGGGTTGTTTGATAAAATTCATCTTCATTTCGTTCTTCGAAATATTGCATTATCTCGTCCAACATTTCAGTGGGACATGTTTTGGTAGGTATTAAAATGCCATTTTTATCTTTTGTCAAATGGGTAGATGGTTCAAAATTATGTTTTAATAATATTTGCCATCTATCTGCATATCTTCTATGTTTCTTTGAACCATGAAAGTAATGTCGAATCATACCAGGTACATATCCTAAACGTAGCGTCTTTACTCGTTCTTGAAATTCGGCAACCGAATCTTTATAATCGTCGGTTGATTCTGGGTTAATCGACTTCAATCCCTTTTGCATTAAACATAGAGACATGATATGGTCGGCAGAACCTAAAATAGCTCGCTCATAAAGTCCGCCCATTCTTTCATAGGCTTTTCTCGTACATGCCCATGCATATCCAGGATGCCAAAAATTAATGAGCTTTTTAGAATAGGGCTGACCTTTTACGAATTGATAACCGAAGCTTGTGAAAATATTCATGGTAGCTTCTGTTTGGTCCATATCCACACAATGACTAAATAGTTGGACAATATCTCGTGTTCCATTGAGAACTTTGAGAGTATCTGAGGCCCAACTAGGATTTTCGAATTCTATATCAGCATCTATCCATGCCATTGCTTTCCATGTCTTAGGTAATAGTTTTTCGACACCCATATTCACCATATTTTCTTTATGCCAAATAGGTGTTTGGGTACGAATCTGTAAATGTCTTGGATTTTTATCGGATGTAATGATGAATCTCTGTTTCTTATAAGCGAGTTCGACTACGTATAAAAGAACATTGGTTTCTTCTAATTCGAAACGTTGTATCATTTCCTTAATAAGAATGTATCGACGAGCATAGAGACATGGATTCGATATGACTAAAATAACATGAAGCTTGTTTTCTATCGGTTCATTATTTAGAATGGCTTCTTTGATAACATTACGCTTATATTGAATATCATCAATTTCGATGTTATTAATGATGGTCATATCGATTTAGGATATATTAGTAGTGAGATAAGTTTTTATGTTCGTTTTTTTCGATTTATTAGTTTTATAGAGGAATTAATTTATTTTGGTGGATAAATGTATTTATCCTTCGTTCCTTGTAAAAGAATATGGTTCAGAGGTCGATAACCGAAGGTTAGCCATTTGGCTACAAATCTATCGATAGACCTTAATTTCTTTTTCTACGATGCATTTTCTCAGTTTTATGATGCATTTTCTCAGTTTTATGTTGTAGTTTCAACATTTTTGATTTGCGACGATGAATGGTTTGGTATTTACGGATACTTCTATATTTATTGATTGTTCTGTGGGTTTTTTTGCATTTTTGGCGTTTTTGAGATAATTTGATATTATGTTTTTTCTTCGTTCTACCTCCTATGTCTCGAGGTAAATAAATGGGTAAATAACTATTCAGTTTGCTTGCCGTATCTTTTATTCTTTCACCAAAATATCCAACCCAAGTTCGTTCTGATTGCGGTTTTCGTTGTCCTGTTAGTAGTTCTCTGCGTTTTATTTGTTCTTCGTTTAATTCAGGTTCAATTATATTTTTAAAATTTTCAATATGATTAATACATAAAATATTATTAAAAGAGGTTTTGCAATATGATTTATTTTTATCATTATTTTCATTTATAAACTCTAAATCAATTGGTTTTATAAGAGTAACTGTGATATTTTTACCTCCTATCATTATTTGTGTTTTCAAATAAGATATATTTTCGCTTTCAAGAAATTTATCAAAATATAATTTTGATAACGAAATAATTTTTGTTAACTCTTGTAAATTACGACTTTCACTGATATGTCCTAAATTCCAAATGCGTGTGGTATTGTGTATTGCGTTTTTAAGTCGGGTTGCTTCTTCATCATAGCCTTGATTATAAAAATTAATTCTTGCATTCCAATAAGCAGCTGCACTTTGCCATTCATATGGAAGTTGATTGAATATAAGTCCTTTAACTGATTGAATACCAATAATTATTGGTAATGCTGCATTACGAACCATATCCTTACCTATCAATGAACTTATCCCGCTAGTAGAATTAATTATATTTCGATTTACAGCATCAGAATACAAATCATTCTCGTCTAATTTGTTAATAAAACTTATCATATCTATATTATTTATATCGTCAACACCTCCTCCACAATATTGATAAACCATTTTATTATACATTCCCTGCTGTCCATGGCTTCCATATTTGCGTAATATTCTTCCATATACTTGATCTTGGTCTCCGGCTGTATTGCATAAAACAGGAACTAAAATAGCAGGATTAAATGTAAAACTAAAACCTTCTGTGTGGTCAGGCGATATTATTATACATATTGGATTGTTTGATATTTTTTCACTAGTAATTGGGTATGTAAAAGTAGAACCGTATTCATAGTTATTTTTTATATCTGTTTTATTCATTTTATTACACAACCATATATAGTTTTCTCCATTTTTATCAAGAAAGTCGCAAAAGGAATACATAATTTCATTTGTAGTCGGGTATATTACTGGTAAATAATATTCAAAATTTGTGTTATTATAATAATAATGTGGATGTGGATGATAATTTTTGTTTTGAAACACACACCCGCATCTTATTACTTTCAATAAATATAACATATTTTCAAATCTATATTCTTCAGTAATTAGCGTGTCATCACTTGAATTTGATGAATCCATTTTATCACTACTTTTTAAAATATCAATATTCTGGATATATTTAATTTTATCCAGCCGCGTGCCATTTTTTATTTCATTATCTGTATCTATTTTTGATTCAAAGAATGCCAATAAATTATCTATAATCTTGATGAATAACTTTTGCTTACTGGTTTGTACAGCATATTTGCCTTTTCGTTTTCTGGTTTGTACAACATTTGTGGCTTTTTCCTCACTTTCATTTGTGGCTTTTTCATGAGTCTCATCCAATATAGCTACTTGTATAGCTACTTTTATTATAGATGCATTAAAATTATCCACAAAGTTCATTGCATGGCTTCCTTCTATAATTTGTTTTTCACCGTTAAATTTTTTTTCTAATTCATATTCTTCTTTTTTCTTTTTAAATATAGCATCATTAGTATATCGATATTTCTTAATTAAATCGTCTTCATATTTTTTGAAATCTATTTTAGAGTATTCAATTCCACATGCAACATTATTTTGAAAATTGCGTATTCTTGGTAGCAAACCTTTGATGTTTTCGTTATCTTTTAAATTTAATAATCTTTCCATAAACGAGAACATGTGCGTTTGTTTCAGTGTAAATGGAACTAATATATGTTCAACATATCTTCTTGGAAAATTAAATTTGTTACCATTAGCATTCGTGAATTTCAAGTTGTGTTGTATATTATTAGTCATATCTTCATTGAATATACTTTCATCTATAGCATAAAGATTATAATCATAATTGTATACAGATGCATACGGTTTAGTATGTTTTACTAACATATCCATATTAATTTCAAACCAATCTTTCATAACATTATCAACTAAAACAACACAAAAATTTATAACATCAATTGCATAAGCACCTACGTTTGCATTTTCACCCATTTTTTTAGTATCCTTCAGTATTTGCAATACCTGGTTAATTAACTTTGTTAATCCACCGCCAGATATATCCATAAATCCTACTATTGTATCCAGAATACTTTGAGCCTTCCTAGCACCAAAACTAATTGTTCCTAATAAAACTCGAAGAACAGTTTCTAAAATAATTGAAAAATTTTTTTTTTCTCCTCCTACTATTTCTTCTGATTCTTCGTCTGGGTTATCATCTATAATTTCAAATCTGTCATCATTTGTATCGTTAATGCATTCGTCCTTAATCAATTTTAGAATTAACAAATTTAGTAATTCACTATAAATACGGTCACGTATATTCATGCCAGTAGTAATTAAATCGTTTGGGTCGATTTTGATAAGTATGTCTTCTACAACATTCGCTTTTGCAATTTGAATAAAATTTCTTGGTGTCATATTTAATAAAAACGCATTAACTAATGGTGCATTAATTAATTCCGATTCAGAGTATTTACTAGTAAATTGTATTGTATCGAAAACATCACCACCACCATGTATTTCATCTCTCCCTCTCATACTACCTCCTTCACTTGTTTTAGTTTTTTGTATTGCTGCATCAAACGCTGGTTTCAATAATACATTTACCACTTTAACATCAGTCATCTGGGTTGTATCATCGACATAGCCAAGTTCTTGACGTGCAAATTTAATATCTTCGTTTTTCAATGTATCAAATTCGTGAAGTTCGCCTGACCGTTCTTTCAATTCTTTAATCATGTTTACTACAAACTCGTCCTTTTCTGCTGTAGACAACATAATAATAGTTGGAATACAGTACATTATATATTTACTGAGTGTATCCGTTGTAAATCTAAAATATACAATATAACTAATAATAACTGGCATAAATTGTGTAATAATTTCAAACCCGTATTTTCCCACAAAACTAAATATAGTTGGACCATAAGTATGAAATAAATATGTTGTTAATGCTGAACCTATCGCAGATTTGTTCTTATAAAGACCATCTGATAATGCTTGAAATAATTTAAATGTTCCTGCAAATACTGACAAAGCAAAGCTTTGCATTCGTCCATATTTTTCGATAAAAAATGACGGATTAGAAAGTGGTAGAAACAATCCTGTGAAATTACCATATCTCACCGAATCATTAATAATAGAATCCTTGTTACTACTATTTATATCAGTATTTAAAAACAATGCTATCGATATCATGTCATAATATGATTTTTGAAACGGCGTGCCTGTTAAAAATATTGATTTTGTTTTAATTTTTTGTTTAATAAATGAATAAAATCTGTGGTCTGATAATGTATTTCGCACAACACCCTTTTCTTTATTCATCTTTCTATTAGTAGTATTTAAAAAGAATTTCATATCTGCATTTTCATCAATATTTTTTTTCAAAAGTCTATGTGATTCGTCGCATATGAATGCATCAAATTCTAATCCTGATAAATTTTTAACAAATCCATAATCTTGTCTGTTTTCATCAAAAAACGAATCATAATCATATCCAATAAATTCTATCAAATATTCCGTATCTTTTTTTTCCCCCTTCGTGAATCCAATAAATTTCTCAAACGGTAGTTGGTCAAGTTCTGGTGCATAAGTATATATCCCAAGTTTGGAACAATCGTTTTTAAAAGAAGAATAAAATAAACCTGTAGGTGCTACTATTAATATCTTGAACGGAATTGGATTCGGATTAACTGTTGTTTTTAAATTACGTTCCTCCAAATATGAAAGTGCTATTGATAATGACGTTATTGTTTTTCCTGTTCCAACTCCATGAAACAAAAAACAACATTTATCATCTTTATTAGAAAAGGAAGAAAATCGTTGAATCGCCAAATTTTGTCTAGCATCTAATTTAGTTTTATATTCAAAAACATCTATTTTATCGCTTTCTTTTATAGAATAATCACTAGACGAAACATAGTTTTTTAACGAATCTGTAATATTTTCGTTAATTGAAGTCAAAAAATAAAGAAACAAAACAAAATAATTAGATAATAAACTAGTAGAAACGTTATTTTCTTCTTCTATTTTACTTATATTTACATCTAACATATTTAATAACTCTATCATATTTTCGTGGGCAAACAAATCTATCCAAGTTTTTTTCCCTTTCAAATTGTTCGCCAAATCGGGATTCATAAAATTCTTTAATAATGCTTTAACGTGATTATTGCGATTGATAAAATCTTCTACTAACGTATGTTTTTCACTATACTGGATTTTAAAATAATCATATAGCTTTTTACAAAATTGTTTGTCTGAATTATTATTTTTAATGGATTTACACTGTCCTAAGTTGCCGACTTCTATTAAAATATCTGCTGTAAATTTATTTTGAAAATCAGTATACGCTAATTTTCTAATTATTCCGAATATTAGGTTTATAAGTTCTTTTTTGTTTTTTTTTTCAATTTGCTCAAATGTCAAACTATTTATATCCTCTATATTACAATTTAATTCCTTTACACGTGTAATTAAATTTGCAAAATAAGATTTCTTCACATAACTTCTATCTGTAAGTTTTCCTAGCAATATTGTAGTTAGTATTTCTACTAAATGGTCGTTAATGTAATCTCTACATACTGGTAATAAATTATGATGTTCTTCTATTACTACTGCATCTGCATTTACTGCATCTGCATTTACTGCATCTGCATTTACTGCATCTGCATTTACTGCGTATGCTATTGGTACTTCATCCATCTGATTATAATATATATATATATATATATATTTCTCTTTCTTTACTTCAAGATAATATTTTACTAAAAATTCTAGGAAGACATTGTCGTTAAATGAATTTAATGTTTTTTGGTGGATAAATACATCTATCCACCGTTCCTTTCATTCTTTTTCAAAGCATATAGGTGTATCGGTCGATAGACCTTAACTGCAACAACTTACTATTCTACATTACTAACACCTTAATTTTCACATAATTTTACCAAAAATAATTTAGTAAAATTATATATATGCCTAAAACAAAAGAATCCTTCTTCTATTCTAGCCAAAGTTTCGTACAAAATAACGGGAATGCTAAAATGGATAAAATAGAAATCAAAAATGGTAAGGGTAAAGAAATCACAAAAACATATCAAAATGGAAAACTGAAATCTAGTAAGCAAAAAACCTTGAAATCGAATGATATTAACAAATTACGAAACAAAAATGAATTTACACAAGTTCCCTTAGTCTTGCCATTATTTGGCGGTATTCGAACAAGACGCTATAAACATTCTCGCTCAAAAACACATAAAAAAAGAAGGTCGTAAATATAGTAGTTTCTAAAATTTTTATGTTCTCGCAATTCTTCAAAAAACCCTATAATAAGATATCATTCGAAGATGTACAATTTGCCATAAAATCGCCCATGGATTTCCTGATTATCAATACATTGTCTGTTGGAGAACAGGACTGTTTGATAAAAAACACAGTTTCCTATCAAATGGAAGAGAATATTATAAACGACCTTTTGAATAAATACGATTTTAATAGTAAGCGAATTATTGTTTATGGTAAAAATACTTCTGATGCAACCGCAGAAACGAAATATGACCAGTTGGCAGGTTTAGGATTTACCAATGTTTATTTATATTCTGGTGGTTTATTTGAATGGTTACTTTTACAGGATATTTATGGTGATGGCGAGTTTCCCAGTACGCGGAAAACATTGGATATTTTGAAGTATAAACCTACACGTATTTTTGGTGGTTTTTATATTGGATTTTGATTTTGATTTCAATTTCAAATTCAAAAAATTGAAATCAAACATGATTTGACAATTGATATTACAAAAACTATCAAAACAATGAGCAATAAACCAATCATTTTATCTTCCGATAAACCAATCATTTTATCTTGTGACGGTAATATCGGCGCCGGTAAATCAACCATTCTAGAAAAATTACAAACCTTATTATCGTCCAAAGATAACTTACATATGCGCATCTTATTCATGAAAGAACCCGTCGATGAATGGCAGACGATAATCGACCCCGTTTCCGGCGAGAACATTTTACAAAAATTTTATATGGACCCTAGAAAATACGCGTTTTCTTTCCAAATCATGGCATATGCGACACGTATGAATATGTTGAAGCGTCTTATTTCGGAAAATCAGAAAGAAGGCGAACGATTAGTTATCATTTGTGAGCGTTGTTTAGAAACGGATAAACATGTTTTTGCGAAAATGTTACATGACGATGGCTGTATTGATGAAATTCACTATCAAATATATAATCATGTGAGTTTAGATAATCCTTTTGAAGTAGATGGCATTATTTACTTGGAAAGCGACCCACAAATATGTATGCGTCGTATCAATAATCGGGCGAGAAGTGGTGAAAGTGAAATTGGTATTGATTATCTTATAAAATGTCATAATTACCATGAATCATGGTTTATTGATATGAAACAACCGATTCTAAGATTGAATGTAAATCAAGATGTTAGTTATAGCGAATCGGACATGGGTATGGTTTGGTTACAACATATTATCGATTTTATTCAGAATATGTGTAATGAGTAGCGATTTTATCAAAAATCCAATGAAAATTATCTACATGAACTTTTGTCAAAATACGATTTCTTATTCCTGGTGCGCTAATTCTGGCATCAAAGAATAAAACAAGAAAAGCAAAGAAGAATTACAAATAATTTTTATATAATTTGCTCTATATAAAAATCAGCGTTTGAAATGTTAAAAGGTGTAAAAACAAGTTGCAAGATTCTATTAAATAATTCACGTCAATGAAATTTCACAATAATACTTACCGTCTCTTTTTTAATACATTTACACGCTGATACCGATAATTCTTCACGGCGCTTACGTGTTTTCGTATTATCACTCGATTCTTCTGATTCGTTCGATGAAATACTTGTACTAAGGCTTCGATTTTTCGATGTACTGTTTCGCTCATTCATATCTTTTTCGATGACAGCATAATTCGTCTCAATAAAATCGATAATATTATTTTCGATAGCCCATTTAAAGAAATTTAATTGTCCTATGGTCGTTTCCATAAATTTTTCTTCGTCATATGGTACGGTTATGCGGTCCCATCTACAGAATGGGTCAAATCTTTTTTTTGCATATGCTTTGAGCTTGAGTTTATAATCGTTATATACCTTGAATCTCGAACCCGAAATATTATAAACCGTATAATTCTTTTTTGCATAATTCGTAACAAACCAATCGACAATACGAAGCGAAATTTTGGATTCTCCGTTAATAATCGCCATCATTTTATCTAGGTTTTCACGACATTTATAAAATTCCATCAGATTTTTCATTAATAAATCGTTTTGCGTATTTAATTGATTCGAACAATAAGATGCCATATTTTATGTTATTATAAAGTGTTATGTTATGTATTCTCTAATATATTTTTTCGTAAAATTCATAATATATGATAAAATATAGTATGAAAGAGAGAACTTGTAATTTTTGTACTGCGATGGAAGACAGTATTGCATGGATAGTAGGATGGTTCGAAGGTTGTATTGTCGGTTGTATTTTTGCATGTTCTGAAAATAACGACGCAGGTGTTTCTACAAATATTATTAATGAAATGGTTAATGGTGCGAGAAGTGGATTCGGGGAAGGAGAATGGTTAGGGCATTTAGACATATAGAGTCAGAAAATAGATTATAGAAACTAATATAAAAATTTACACAATTTTATATTAGTAGTAGAAAGATGCAGCATCAACGAGATGTAGAAGATACAGCACTCGCTCTAAGTATGTTTGTTCCTGCTTATGCCACTTATCAATATATGAATTTATCGAAATGGAGTAGGACGCTCAAATCCACTCATCCTACCATTGTGCATGCCTTTTCAATAATACATAACATGGGGTTACATATGTTTAGTGTGTATATTTTCGCTAATTTATTCGGGATTTTGCTCCAACATGGAATTGTCAGGCAGCCACAATATTATTTTAATATACCCGGAACACGTAGGTTATTATATATGTTTTATTTATCGAAATACTATGAATATATGGATACCGTTTTGTTGCTGGCCAAGGGAAAGAAACCGATTTTCTTACAAAAATTCCATCATTGCGGTGCGGTGATTGTCTGGCATTTGGGATATGTTTTCTCTTTCGATGGTCTGTTTTTTGCATCCCTTATCAATTCCGGTGTTCATTCTGTCATGTATTTATATTATTTGGTATCTTTGTTTCATGAAATGCGTTCTTATATTAGTAAATACAAGTTTTTTATTACGAGCGCGCAAGTTGGGCAATTGGCATTTGGTTTTGTTGCTTTACCTTATTTTTATTATGGAATAGAAAGTCGAACCAATCAGAATGTGATTTTGGTATTCGATTTTTATATTTGTGTGTTATTGATTTTGTTTACAAAATTTATGGTGGATAGTTATTTTCCTGATAAAAAGATAAAATCTCGTGATACTATATAATGAATTCCAAACTCCAGACATTTTTAGGCATTATGGCCTTTTATATTCTCATTTCGTATGTTATCTTTCCAATGATATTCTATTATTTAGTAGGAAAATCGTTGGCTAGTGCAGGTAATGGATTTATTGTTGGTAGTGTAATATCTATTGGCTTATGGTTAACATATGGTAAGAAGATGGTATAATGATATGATGTTGTTTGTTTTCCAAAAGCAAAAGCAATAATTAGAATTGATTTACGCTTTTCTTTGCCGACTTGCAAAGCATACTTTTCCACTGCATTTTGTTGTGTATTGAAATAATAAAATGTTTGCTTTTGTTGCGACAAAAGCAAACCATAAAATATATATGTTTATTATAATGTTTGCTTTCTCTCAAGAGAAAGCAAACAATTTCGCTGCATTATGTATTGATTAAAAATCATTACACCTAATATTGTATGTTATTTTACTGTTTGCTTCGCCAAATTGCGAAGCAAAGATTTCCACTATAGTTTTGCTTTACAAAACCAAAAGCATAGCATTACAATATCATAATTATTAATAACATTAATAGTATAAAAACTTATTACTATCATTTATTATACTAGAATGAGTAATGATAATCTGAATAACGATGAACTTATAAATCAATTAAGACAAGAATTAGAAAATACGAAACGAGAATTGGCTTTGACAAAAGAACATCTTAAAAAATATACTGCACCAGCATGCAAAAAAAAATATTATGAAGACAACAAAGACGAAATAAATAGAAAAAAAAAGGAATACAAACCTACGGATGAACAGAAAAAGATGTGGGCGAGGACGGCTTATTTGAAGAAAAAGGCTGAAAAGAACAAAACGTCGATAGAAAACATTTAGTCGTTTTATATAGTATCATAGAAACTATATAAAATAATATCTACAGTTATAATATAGAAGGAAAAATTCGGTATGACCGAACTATTAGAATCGAAATGTTGCACTAGTTGTCACAAAGAATTTCCAATGGACCAGTTTATAGGAGAACGCCATACTGCTATAACAAAAACATGTAAAAATTGTAGAGAAATTAATAAACTAAGGGATTCTAAGCGTGACAAAGCGCATCGTAATGAAATAGCTCGTAAAAACGAAGCGAAACCAGAAAGAAAAGCAGTAAAAGCAAAATGGAATGAAGAAAACTACGACAAAGTTGCAAGAAAATGGATGGATTATAGGCAACGAAAGTTAGAAGCTCTCGGCGTCGAGCAATATTTGAAACTAAACGCAGAACAAGCTAAGAGATGGAGAGATAATAATCCAGATAAAATGGTCAAGGCAAATGAAGATAAGAAAAGTAACAAGGAAACTAATTATAAGAATTATAAAAGAAATGCAGATATAAAAAATTTAGAATTTACAATTAGTTATGATGACTATGTAAATATTGTCGAACAAAATTGTTACTACTGCAGTATTATACAAGAACGTGGTTTTAATGGAATTGATAGAAAAGACCAAACAAAAGGATATATAGTAGAAAATTGTGTAAGTTGCTGTAAAATGTGTAATTATTTGAAAGGTTCAACTAGTGATGATGTGTTTATTAAACGTGTGGAACATATATTAACTTTTCAGAATAAAATAACTGGAAATTTATACCCTGAATGCTTTGCAAATCATAACTCAGTAAGTTATTCATCTTATAAAAGTAGAGCAATAAAAAAGAAGTTAGAATTTAGTATTACAAATCAGGATTATCATGATATTATAATGAATAATTGTTATTTATGTGGTAAGCCAAATGACGATAATCATACAAATGGCATAGACCGCATTGATAACAGAAAAGGGTATTTGATAGATAATGTAAATTCTTGTTGTTGCGAATGTAATTATATGAAAAAAGATTACGAATTCGATGATATCATTAACAAATTTATTTTAATTTATGAAAATCACAAAAATAATCAATGCAGTGAAAATGTACTCGTAACCAATAATAACATAATTGTTAGAAATTATAATAAAAAATCAAAAGAAGAAATACAAGAACATTTTATAAGACAAAAGAAAATAAAACAAGGTTTATTAGTTGAGAAGTATAATGATTCTGAAGGAATCAAACGCCGTGCAAAAGAAATTGCCGAAAACCGGAATAAAAAGTAATAAATATGAAATTGATATTATTATTATTTCATATTCATTTGAACGTAACTATGAAAATATATTTTTAATTTGAGTCTCTACTACCCCTAAGTTTCCCTAGGGGGATGGACTGTATCTTAACCCGACTCAGGTTGCTTACACCTTCATCATCGAGCGACTACCGTTCAGTCTCTGACGGCCAACCATAGACTAGCGTATAACATAGCGTCTTTAGGTTGTAACCATGCGGATTGCCCAATCCTTAACATTATTACTATACCGGAGTTCTATTCTCCGCCATATACAGGTTTCCCAAGTATACTTAGTAGTTAAGGCTCTAAGGGTTTCCCCGAACAACAAGTAATCTTGCAAAAGAACCTAAGTTCCTTTACTAACAACTGACCATGTGAGTTTCAGGGGTCAAAGCGAAGTTATCCACAAACATAGCCTGATTGTTTGTGGCGCGTTGTTTTTCTGCTCTAGTCGCAATCAGATGTAATAATGTAATAACATACATCTGAATTGCCGTCAAAGCTACTCCTGCCATACCGCTCATTACGCGGAGAACGTTGTAATTTACTGCATAGACACGGACCTTGGCGGTGGCGGTACCGGCAACTGTGGGGGACGAGAGCACAAGTTGGAGTACGGCGTTGTCAATGCGAGAGAAGTTGCAAGATCCTGAAGGTTGGTGTTCCTCAGGTCTCAATGCAAAAGAATATACATTGATACCGGTATCAGGAGCACGGGTGTGGTGTTGCCAAGGCTGGACAACATCGAAGTATGAGCCTTCACGCTCAGAGAAGCGGTCCTGTCCATTGAGCTGGAGCTTGGCAGTGACTACAGGGTTCTCACCCCAGCAGTGCATGTCCAAGGCAGTCTCGGCAAGAACGAAGGTTCCTGCATCAGAGACAAGGGATCCCTCGTTGGAACCGGTTTGAGCATCGAAGGCAAGGTATCCGGTGGAACCAGCAGATGTGTAGTTCCATGCAGATGCGGGTGTGGCATCATCGGCACCAGCCATCTGGAAAAGACCAGATGCATTGATGAATCCATTGGCACCGCTAACCTCCTTGGGTCCTCCGAAGGCATGGATAGCGTTGGGAAGGGCATCAATGGAGTCAGTGTAGTTGAAGGGCTGGGCACCAAGAGTGCGGAAAAGGATACCTCCAGCATCGAGAGACGAGCAGTAATCGACGTTGGCATCGGGCTGGACAACCCAGATGAGCTCCTTGCAAGGGTGGTTGAAGTTCAACTTAATCTTGTTGGAGCTGGAACCGACGGACTCGTCACCGGTGAATTGGAGCTGCTCAATGAGGTACTCGTGGGGGTTCTGTGCCATCTTTCTGCGCTCATCGGTATCCAAGAAGATGTAATCAACGTAGAGGGAGGCAGCAACAAGAGATTGTTGGTAAGCTTGGCTGACAGATTGTGTTCCTGCAGATGTGGTAGCAGCAAGGTTCTTGACGGCCCACAAGCACTCACCAATAGGGCGGAGGTCGAGGTTAATCTTTACTTCGTGATACTGTACGAATCACTTATACCCTCCCTTTCGGGATATTTATCAGCATTCTCAAACCGATTAACATATTACATTTGAGAACAGTAGCTGGGGACTAGACTATATCTTAAGCCATCATAGAAGGGAATTAATCTTCTCAAGCCCATAACCATTTAGTCGTTGAACCTTCCTCATATCCTTATCATAATGGATTTAGAGGCTTGGCTGCGGATTGCCTATTTTAGATTCTAATGAATCTTCATCCATAACATTTTTACGATACCTGAGTTCTAATCTCAGCCGCCATATATTTTCACATATGGTTTCGTAGTTATGGCTTTAAGGGTTTCCCGCAATTTGGATATGTTGCCAACTGCTTGTTGCGAATACCTTTCCGATAAAGGAAGGGGTCGTAGGGGAAACCTTGGTTTCCCTACACTTAGCAACAAGCAGCAACTAGCATCTGGGACTGACAATTTTCATTGTCCTGAGACCACAACAAATTTTTCCCAAAAAAGAGCTCAGATTTTTTGGGTTGGATACTTTTCTGCCCTACAGATTTCAAGGCGATGAGTGGCAAAGCCAAACCAGGGTTTCTACAATACCAAAATAGCAAAGGAATGTAGAGGGTGGTCTCAGGAAGAGCATTGCGGGGGGCACATACTTGGGTAGGGGCTCCGGTGGCAGCACAAGGTCCAGAAACACCAGCGAAGTTGGGGTCGGTGATGTAGGTAAGCTGGGTGGTGTTACCAATCATCTTGTAGTAAGCGCGCTGTTGCTCCTTAGACAATGTAAGCTGGTTCCAGATGTGCATCCAGTCACCATATTGGCGGTCAATGCGCTGACCTCCAATCTCGACCTCAACTTGGGCAATGATTTGCTCACCGATGAAGTCCAACCAACGGGCATAGACTCCATCAGTTCCGGATGTAGCCATGGACTGGTTAATCTCGGGAAGAGTGAGTTGAAGGTATGTGCGGTAGCACAAGTCACCGTTTCTTGAGATGGTGCATGTTACACGGCGACCAAAGTCAGCCTGTCCAGAGAAAGTCTGCTCAATAGACTCCATAGCGAAGTTGGTGTGGCGTCTGTAAGAGACCTTCCAGAAAGTGATTTCGGGCGTACCCGTGAGAAAAACGTCTTGTGCGCCATAAGCGACTAATTGCATTAAACCACCGGCCATTGATGAATATTATACTTACGTATATACTATGCTGAGAAAAGAATCCGGAGAAAAATAAAATAATTCTTTTTTTTATTTTTCAGTCACAATTTTTTTAATCATTTCATAAAACCGCCTAAATTATGAGTTCCTTCTACAATATTATATTAGAAAATATTTATATCAAATTACAAAAAAAACTATCCTAAATACTATTGGGGTTCAATAAGATTCCACAATCATATTATTCAGTATTCATCGTAAAATAACTGAATACATTCTATTGTTTTGTCGGATTTATTATCTATCCAGTATTGTACTTGGCTTGCTAATGCTTTTAATCTATCATTCCAACGCTTACTATTATTCTTATTGACTTCTAAGATTCCTTGTTTATTTATTGTCCAACAAGATGGAACTTTCGTATTATTTTTATCAAAATATTGGTCTGGATTGAAACGGATAAATACTATATTACGATGACCTACATCTTGTGATATTTCCATTAAACGTTTATTCTCACAACTACAGTCATAATCAATGTGCTGATTTTCATCTACTTCAACTATTATTATATGCGAACCCATATCTAAAAACAAATCTGGTCTTCGTTTTGAACATCCATCTTGGACGCGTTTATCAGTTATCCATGTAACATCAGAAAATCTCGATTTTATGTATTCGACTACGCTAAATTCCTTTGTTTTATAATTACGAACTTGCGGTTTTTCAGGGAATAAATGTAAAAAACAAAAATTACAATAACCCTCGTTCGATGGCTTATATGCTCTATTTACACACCATTCAGATAAACATTTCTTATTCGAAACATCAATCATGTCTGGTAATTTATGTAAAATACAATATAATGGTTTTGTTTCTATCATTGTGTTATATAAGGGTCTTCGGTTACAATTATCATAACCACATTTTCTACGGGTTACATCAACCATCAAATCTAATTTATGTTCCGAGCAAAATCGCGATGATGTTTCACCAATATAATTAAATGAACATGCCCTTGTGCATCTACCAGTATTTGGTGATGTATATTCACACTTTGAATGTTTTACATCTATCATCTCGTCTAATTTATGTTCGACGCAATGTGTTGCTGTTTTACCCACATATCCATAACTGGGCGATTTCATGCATTTCGATTCAGCACATTTTGTATGTTTCAAATCAACCATACCTTCTTTCTTATGTTGCGCACAATGTGTCTTCGATTTTCCTGGATATCCATAGCTTGGAACGATTGCACCACAATCTTCACACATTTTATTCGTAACATTTACCATTCCTTCTTCTTTATGGTCAGAGCAAAACAATCCACCCTTTTTTCCAGGGAAATTAAACATACGAACTTTTCCACATAATGAGCCATTCACACACAAACCTTCACAGCGCTTCTCTAAACTATTTACCATTTCTTCTGACTTATGTAAGGAACAGTACATGGGTTTTCCGCCTATAATATTGAAACTAGGACGCTGAATACAACCTTGTCCATTCTCATCTACATGAGCACATAATTTATTTATTACATTTACCATTCCATCAAGCTTATGTGCTGCGCAGAACTTGGCAGGAGTTGTACCTGCTGAATTAAAACTAGCCGATGTTTTTTTACCTGCATCAGCACACGTAACACAGAAAGGCATTGAACACAATATATTATAAAAAGGAATAATTCTATATAATTTTACGTGAAATATTATTCCGAGATAATATGCGGATTTATTGTCTTTTGGCGGATAAATATATTTATCCACCAAAAGCATATGGGTCTCCTGTTGATAACCGAAGGTTATCCACCGATAGACCTTATGCAACATCACGCATTCTCGACCCACGTCTTTTGAGAAACCTTGGTGAAGTATTTTTCCCAGATTTACTACTTTTTCCATTTTTTTTGGATACATATTTCGATTTGACAACTTCAAAGTTCGATAAATCCGTTTCCACATAACATGAATATTGATAGGCTTGTTGCGTGAATACTTTCAATTCCGTTATTTGTTTGTTTATTTCATTTACGATTTCATCAACCGTCTTCATATAATGAGCTAATAAAAATTAAAATAAAAAAATAATGATTTTAGTATGATAGTGTGAAGTTGTAATTACATTTGTAAATCAACGTCGCAGCATATATGCATTAAAACTTTAGTAAAATATATAATACATAGACATGATATAGATGGATACTTGGTCCGACGTTGGCGATGAACCCGAACAACTCACTGTTCCCATTCTTATGAATAAACGAGTTACTGCTCATCGTAACTTGATTCAGAAATTAGAAGCAATTATGGCGTCTTATGAATTACAAGAGAAATACTCTACCAAATTAACACCCTATAGTTTGAATGTCATTGAAAAACTCATCAAGAAGAACCCCGAATTTTTCCGTATGGTAGAAAGCACACTTTTACGTAATATTAATGATAATAAAATTATGACGACGGATGTACCCTATATTATTTCGATTATAGCTTATTTATATAATATTTTAATGACAATACAAGGAGAAACCGATTTTGTAATGGAAGAACCTGCTGATACATGTGGTTATATTCTGAAATTCGTATTTTCAGTTGCTATTCGAGAACAATTGGTGAAAATATCCGATGAAACAGATGCGACATTACTACTATTATGCTGTGATAATATTATCGATTCTTGTATAAAATTATTGAAACTAAAACAGTCGAAAAAACCAATTTCTCTTCCTATTTTGGTACCACCACCACCTCCACCTCCTAAAAAGAAGATGGTCGAAGAACCATCGGATTCCAATAAAATAATCACTCCTCCAATCGTGCCTCCACCTAAAAATAGCTGTTGGTCGTGCTGCTGCTAATAATAAGATAATATTTCGGGATATCTTATTATTTTACACCCTTGAAGATTTAAGGTCTATCGGTGGATAACCGAAGGTTAGCCATTTGGCTACAAATCGACAGGAGACCCATATGCTTTTGGTGGATAAATGTATTTATCCACCAAAAGACATTAAAATGGGACGCTTTTAGAGCGTCCCACTAGAGTTTCAAGGGCAACGTTGCCTATGCTTCGCAACAAATCAATTGAAAGGCAACCCGCCATTAGGCGGTTTGTCCCATTTCAAATGTTCATCGGTGTATATAATAATCAGAGCGTTTTATTCGAAAAATTAGATACCAAAAAGTTCTCTAAATAATTTTCTTTAAAAACTTCGCGCTTGTTTTCATGCTTTTTTGTAAAAATATAAGATTCGTCTTGTTTTTTGATAGACCATCCTTGTTCCAAAGCACTCGATAAAAACAATAATTTTCTTATTATGGGTTTTTCTATTTTTGAGATATCCATGGAATCCGTCATTTCTAATTCCATGTTTTCGTTTGGCGTTTTCTATATATATTTTTGATGATTTAAATATATCGTTTCTGGCGAGTTCTCCTACTTCGCTTTTTATGCGATTTTTTATAATGAGTTTTACGTTGTTTATGCGTTTTTCTTGGTCGTTTTTTTAGTGTTCGGTGTTTGCCACCAAATCCGACCGGCATTGCTATTCTATTGAATTGTTCACCTTCTTTTTTTTCTAGTTCTCTATTAGTTAATCCAGATTTTAATGACACGCTACCTGTTCCTGTTCCTAATACTAATGTTTCTAATATTCTCAAAGTTTTATAATCTTCTTGACAAACGCTATGTAAAAAAAGTTTTAATTTTGTTAAATTATCATAATTATAAATGTATTTTGTAATAAATAATTTTAATTCATGCGGAATTGTTAATAAAAACTTTATGTGTTGGGTTTCGTTATCAGATTGTGTTCTCGGCATTTTTACTTTTCCATTTTCAAATTCCGTATCTTCGGGGAAAATAGTATATATTAATTCTTTATACTCTGGTGTCAATCGTTCGTCATTAATATTAATATAATTATATAACATTTTAACAATGTTAATGTCTGGATAGCCTGATAACGTAAATACATTTCTTGAATATAACTTTTCATCATAATTATCGTAACATATTGGAAAATATTGAGTTTTGTCTATGTCAGATGTCTTACGGTCAGGAAGCTCTTCATTATATAAATATCTATAAATATTAGTCAATACTTGGCGGTCAACTTGTTCTGAGAATAAAACACCGTTCTCTATAATAATGATTAACAGTTTTATCAAACTTACTAAGAAAATATCAAATTGATATATTTTTTCATATAATGTACTTGACTTAATTGATTTATTAAGTAATCCTCGGATTGTCTTTTCAGATAGAAATGAATCTGTAGTTTCCATTATTGGATAGGTTTTGTATTTTGGTTCATAATACATTAAAGATTGTTCTCTTAGTGCAATCTCTTCAATCTCTTTATTTTCCGATTCGTCGTATGGACCAGCACCACCTTCCAGTGTTTGGTTGAACTCCATTGGCGAATTCCATATTTTGACTAATATGTCTTCAATAGTATCCTTTGATACGATAGATATAAGGTTTTTTTCTGCTTCCTCTTTTAAAGCTACCTTTCCTACTGCTTTAATCTTTTTAATAATATCTAGCTTTTTCAATCTGTTAGTATCAATACCATAATGATTAGCAAATTTAATTAATTCATCTATTCTTAATGTAGCAAAGGAAGTTATTTTTCTTCTACCTTGTTCTACTTGTGCAGCTTTCACTAGTTCTTCCTCCTCCGCTTCATATTTTCCTGGTGTTGGCGGTTGTTGTATCAATTCTGGTTCTTTATATCTTTGTGGTGGCATAGGTAGGTCTGAAAGTGCTGCTGATGCATTATCTTCTATTGTTGGCAAAGGCATAACCAATATATCAAAAAAATGATTATCATCAAATACTTCTTTAGCTCGCGTTAATATATATTTACCCCATTTTGTTCCATTTTCTTCAAAATATTTCAATAAAGTATCTACCTGCTGAACAAAGAATTTCAAAAATCTATAAGAGTAAACACTTATATTTACAGATTGTATTACAGATATCATTGATGTTATTTTAAGGTGTGTTTCTGCGACGTCTTCTATATTTTTGGTTCGTTCCGCCATTTTTACTGCAAATTTATCATCTTCTTCTTTTTTACGGGCTTCTCTGTTTTTTTTCTCTTGTTCTGATTCATCTGGTTTAATCACAGCATCTTCGTATATTTGTACAAAATAAGGATAATTAGGTTTGTCAATATCAAGGCTTCTTGTATTATTTACACATAGTGCAGAACTTAATATATTCTCTCTCGTATAAGCAACAAGGTCTCGTCTAATTTTATATATATCTTCGTATGTTTCATGGAATGTGGCTAAGTTATCTATAACTCTATTAACATCAGCATATTCGCTAATACTGACATCAACACCTTGTAGAGGTGGATTTGAATCCAAATTTATAATTCCAACTATTCCTTCTGACGAATTGCCTATAATCGATTCTATATTACTTAACATTTTTAATTGTTTTTCATAAAACTCGGATTTATTCATAATTGTACTATTGATTACATTTATTGAAGGCAATACTTTATTTACAAAGGCTATCTTTTCATCTTTTTTAGTAAGACTATCTAGTTTTTCTTTAATGCTATTTAAAACCTGCTCGGTTATTAATTTCGAACCAGCATCTGAATCAATTACACCATCAACACTATGCATCGTTAAAAGTGTAATTTGGTTTGAAGTTAATTCTACGTTTAATTTTATTATATTACTATTTACTTCATTTATTAAATCTGTTTTTATTTGAGAAACATTAGTTTCAATATTATTAATATTTCCAAGTAAATTGAATAAATTTAGATAATTCTTATAAAATGCTAATAATTCTTGTATTCTAGTGTCCATTTCTGCATAAACCTTTCTTTTTTTAGCATCAAAAGATGTGGGTGCAATTTTAAGTGAATCAACTAAATCAAGTATTGGTTTCATCTGCAATAAGTTAAGTTGATTATACAAAATGTCGAGACGCTCGTTAATTGTATTTATTTTCGTTTTTACTCCAGCAATATTATCAAATGTTGGTTTCAAATTGCGAAATCCAGCATCGATTTTCCCATTATCATAAACTTCATTGAATGTTTTTATAGGGTCGATTAAATCCTTTCTAATGTATATTACGAACCCAACACCTTTATTATTATGTAAATGTCCCAATGTACCAGGTGGGCTACCATCTGGCACTGGGTCACGCAATGGACCCCTTATAGATTGTATTACAATGGGCGAATGATACATAACGGCTGCGGCAATTGCAATTCGGTCAAAAGATATAAATGCATTTGCTTTGCCTGTTATCTTTTCTTCCAAATTTGAAGGCGAAAACCCTCCATTTACATTATCTTTGAATGTCTGAATCTTGACGCCTTCCCTTAAACTAGAAAGAGCTTGCCCACCGTCACCAAGTCTTTTAGATAAAGATTTATTTGTAAATGACACTTTTTGTAATGTAATTAATCCGGCAGTCCTGACACCAGCTATATTTGGCAATGTTGAGGCCAATTCTTGTATTTTGTCTTTCATTGTTTTGGCACTTTCATTGTAACCTTTGGGATTTCCATCCGAATTAATCTCAGCAATATCTCCATCAGCATATGCGAATAAGTTTTGACTTTTTGGATATGTAATTAATAGACCTGCTTTATGATTTTTATAATCATTCACATCTCCATTCTTGTCTTTTAATAACATGCTCATATATAAACGACGATTCGTATAAAACATCAGCTCTTTATTGTCATATGTAATATCGTGTTTAGCATCAGTTCCCCAATCGTCATAAATAGTGCAGCTTGAATTAAATTTTTCCCAACAAAATCTGAAATTTGTGTCTGGTTTTCGAAACCCATATCTTATTCCTGCGGGGGTATCCCATTGTATTTTGGTGGCAGGGTCATACAAGGTTTGATTGTTCTGCAGCCAATAGAATACTTGTTCGCCTTTTACCCTAGATAAATCCAAAAATATATTTGGGTCTCCAACGTCGCATATAAAAAATACTTCTCCAGTAATTCCTCTGTTTGATAACAATTTAGAAATATACGATTGACCAGTTGTGTCGCTCAAATAATCCTGTTCGGAACCATTGATTGACCATATTTCATAAAAATCGGTTATTTCATCTTTAAATAGGTCGTCTATCGGAACAGCTGTAAATTTATTATGTTTAGTTGGGTCCAATATTGCATTTACTCCTGTTTTTTTTTCGGCACTTTCGTCATCATCATCATGCGCACTTGCATTTTCATCCAAACCTTTCAATAAAAATCTACCAAATAGTTGGTTTTCGGATTTTACACAATGGTCCGCATCTTTATTTGCTATTGAAGGTAAATAATCTTGTACTTGTTCTTTATTTTGATTGAACTTTGCTTTAAAATCATGATGACAATCTGAAAATGCAGTATAACATCCTTCGTCTGCTGTATATTCGAATCTTTCAAACGGCATATTATTTATATAATCAAGAGAAAATATTATATAAAAGTTTCCCGAACTATTTATATAATATAAAAGACCATCGAGATGAGTTCTACGAATCAAAAGAATAACCCGAAAACATTAGTCACATATCAGGCATCCACAATTGATGAAAAACATACTGAAATGTTAGACAGATTTCAAAACATCGAAACCAACATGATTCCTACTATCCGAAAAGAAATCGATAAATTAAAGGCATCTATATCTTCTCTAAATGATAGTCAAATTGACGTATTTCTAGACATTCGTGATAAAATAAGACAATTAAAGCAAAATATTAAATCTCTGAAACAAGAAAAAAAACGCTATTTATTAGAGAACTCGAAATATATTTTTCAATATTTTGAAGATAAGAAACAGATTTCAAATACATCGAATCTTCCACATACAAAATCCAACACTGCACTGAATTCCTTTTTTAAAATTAAACCGGCCAATGATGACACGGCAACAAATTTACCACAATTAACATCACAAAAAAAGAGTTATCAGAATTATTGGAGAAATGTAAGTAATGAGATTACGAATATTCAGGATTTCGTCATAGCTACTGATGTATGCGAAATTTGTTCAAATGGAGAACTTATCCCACAAGATGAAGAAGGTATTTTAATATGTAATAACCCGGGTTGTGGAAAATTCGTAACTTATATTATCGATGGGTCAAAACCGGCCAATAAAGAACCGCCAAATGAAGTATCATATACAGCATATATTCGTCTCAACCATTTCAAGGAAATATTATCACAATTTCAAGCGAAAGAAACCACGCAAATTCCGGAAGAAGTTATCGATGCTATTAAAGCGCGTATTAAAAAAGAGCGTATTAAAGATATGTCTCTTATTAATTACGATAAAATGCGCGATATTTTGAGAAAATTGGGTTTCAATAAATATTTCGAGCATATTCAATATATCAACTCACTATTTGGTATTAAACCACCCATTATGAACGAAGAACTACATGAGACCTTATGTGTATTGTTTATCGAGATTCAGAAACCATGGGCCACACATTGTCCTGCAAATCGTACTAATTTTTTTAACTACACATATACATTATATCAGTTATGCGTTCTTCTAGAACAAACACAGTATTTACCCTATATTCCAATGATGAAGGACCGAGAAAAACAGTTGGAACAGGATATGATATGGAAAAAGGTATGTAATGATTTAGATTGGGTGTTTTACCCGAGTGTTTAAGGTCTATCGGTAGATAACCGAAGGTTAGCCAAATGGCTACAAAAACACGGATAGACCTTAATGTCTATCGGTGGATAAATACATTTATCCTCTAATAGAGATTAGTGAGTGATAGTTTATCGATTTGTTGTTTGTTATTGAATATATATAAAGTTTCTTCGATATATTTACTATATATCATAAAAAATGTCGTATAATTTCAACATGAAAATCAATTACGAAACGAACGAAGAATATCGTCAATATTTTAGAGAACTATGTGGAATGACCAATTTTTTATTAGACCCATCGATGAATACCCTCGAATTAGACGAGGAAACACTAGATGAACAACAATTCGACATGGACGCTGCGTCTAAGACTATGGACTATATATGGGAATCGACCAAAAAAAACTCACTGTTTCAACGAATATATTCAAAAGCCGCTGCAATTATGCTTTCCGACAATAATGAAATTGGGTTGGCTATTATGATTTCATATGATTATTTAGATGTATTTCATAAATGTTTCGTGGAATTTATGCGTGAACCCTTGTTGTTTGACGAAAATAATATTGCTTATTTGGCGGTTCTCGAACGATTTACAAAATTAGGATATAACCGTACATAACAAAATATTATATTATCTTATTATAATATAATATGGCATCCACTAGAAATCGAAACTGTCAAGGAGATTATGTTCTAGAACAAACACAAAATAAAGATATTTGTAATTATTCTGAATATGCAAATTCCGCATACGGACATCCAGTTGAAACCATGCTTCCGGGTGATGGCTTATTAACTGGTCGTATTGGTGCTGCAAAATTATCTGGTAATTATTGTGATATTGAATCACAGTTGTTTGGTATTGGTTCAACAAATTTAGTAAAACCAAAGGAGCCCGTTATTCCAGATATTCATCCTCTTTTAAGCTTACATGTGATTGACCGTCTTCCTGTTCTTGTTCCTGAACCTCTTGTAGTTGCGAAGAATCAGCGTCCTTATCCGTTTCATTGATATCGCTATGAGCAGTTAAAATATTTTCTTCTTCTTCATCTTCTTCATCTTCGTCTGAATATTCGTCTTCATCTTCACTCGATTCAGACTCATCTGTTTCCGACTCATAATTTCGCATAGTATTACGAGAACTAGCATTTGTGTATCTTTTAAATGTTATATTTTGCGGTCTTTTTTTGGCTGGTTTATCAAGAGGTAACTGTACTTTTTCATTTTGTAACCGCCTCTTTTCAATAGCCTCTTTTATTTGTTCTAGTAATGTGGATTGAACATTTGTTAGGTTTCGCTTTTCTGGTAACTCTAGACAGTTTTCTATTTGTATGGAAATATATTCAGGCATGAGTTCGAAAGAATCATCGTCTATGATTTCTATCGGTATTTGAATATTTGCCATTACATATTGTGTTGTCATGGTTTCAATAAATATAATCTTATATGTAATTATATTTATTCCCTTTTATATGTAAATATATAATTGTATTATCATATTTTCATATAAAAGGGAATAAATATATTTATCCACCAAAAGACATTAATGTCTATCAGTCGATAAATGTATTTATCGACTGAAAACATATAGAGAAATCCACCTTTTTGTAGCCATTTGACTACAAAAACACGGATAGCCCTTAAATATTTATTGGTTTGAAAAGTGTTTCAGGGTTATTACCCTGTTTTATATAAATTGTTGCAGTATTACCGGTATTTGTAGATTGCGGAGGTTGGTTATTATTTGATGCGGGAGATGGAGTTGATTGACTTTGTTTATTCTTTAACTTATTCAATTCATCAATAGCATCTTTTTTGGCTTTCATTTCTGCTTGTAATTTCGTATTTAGTTCTTTTAATTTAACATTGAACAAAGTTACATTTACTTGTGCTTTCTTTAATTCTTCATCCATTTTCTTTGCTTCCTGTTCCTTTAATTTTGCGTTTGCTTCCGCTTGCGCAACCTTCGCTTGTTCTTCTGCTATTTTTTTATCAATATCATTTTTATAATTCGCCAATTCTAGTGCATATTCTAACCTATCTTGAGAAGCTAATAATTGTTGATATTTTATATCATTCTGAGACTGTTGAACTTTAAGTCGATATTCTTCTTTTAATCTTTTAGACTCTATTTCAAATGCGTTTTTCAAATCTGTATGGTCGCTGTTATTTGCATTTATTTGACTTAAATCTTCTTTATACTTTGCTTCTTTTTCACTCAATTCTTTTTGTAAATCATTTATCACTCGTTGTTGGTTATTCTGTTGTTGCGTTATTTCAGAACCAACTACGGCTAGTTTCTTCTGTATTAATTGTTTTATATCAGATAATTGGTTATCAATATTCGTTTTTTCTTGTGGTGTAGCTGTACTTATTCGCATAAGAAGTTCATGAATTTTACTAATAATTTCTGCTATTTGTTTATTATTTTCGTCATTGTTACCTGGAACTATATTTAATGTTGGTAATACTGTAGGTACTTGATTCGATACATTTGTTTGTTCTTGACCATTATTTGGACCATTACTTGGACCATTACTTGGACCATTACTTGTACCTGTATCTGCACCATTACATATTTGTGTAACATTACAACAACCATGGCCATCGTTTGTATTTAATTTTGGGGTTACAGATACTTGTGTCATTAGATTCGATAATGATTTTATCTTTTCATTATCATCCGTTTGTAAACCGGGTTTTGCAATCAATTCATTTAACTTGGCCAATATATTTTGTAACAATACATCTTTGTTCGTATCAATAGTAGGCGGCATAACACTTATAGGTAATGGAGTAGGTTCTCCTGTAACATTAGTGGGCGTACTAACGACTGTCGGAACCATATTAGATATTTCTTTTCTCTTATTTTCTTCTTCACTGATTTTACGCTGTATTTCAGCCGCTTGTACTCTGAGGTTTTGTTCGTTTTGTTTGGAAGTGAATAACTCATCATTTAATCTCTGGATGACTTCTGCATCTTTTTTTTGTTGTTCAAGATTAGTTGGTATTAATTTTTTTATTGTTTTCAATACATTTCTCAAAATCTGTAACTTATTACGGTTTCGTTCTTTTTCGACAAATTCTTGATTTTCTCTTTGTAGTTGTGACATAGACTCTTGTTGTTTCGCTATTTCATCCTTTAATCTATTTTCATTTTCGGTAGCAATTCTGATTTCTTCTTTTGCTTTCTCAGTTTTTATTGTATTCAGTTGTTCTTCATAGTTCAGTTTTGCTTTTTCTTGTTCAGTTTTTGCTGTATTCAATTGTTTTTCAAGGTTCTGTTTTTCTTGTGTAGCGTTATTTAATTGTTCTTCAATGTTCTGTTTTTCTTGTGTAGCGTTATTTAATTGTTGTTCTAATTGTGTTAGCTTCATTTGTTGTTTTGCTTTCAAACCGTCTATTTCCATTCTATATTTTTTGTCATGTTCTTCCTGTACATTTACATTGCTTGATGGCATGACTTGTGCAGCATTTACATTGCTTGATGGTATGACTTGTGCAGCATTTACATTGCTTGATGGTATGACTTGTGCAGCATTTACATTGCTTGATGGTATGACTTGTGCAGCATTTACATTGCTTGATGGTATGACTTGTGCAGCATTTACATTGCTTGATGGTATGACTCGTTTAATGGTTTGTAGTACGCTTGATAAAATATTTGTATTGTTATTTTTTTGTGATTGTGTATTCGTTTGTAGCATTGAAGGTGGTAATTGAACATTTGTGTTCAATGCTGCAGCAGTGGCTTGCTGTAATCTCGTTTCCGCTTCTTTGCTTATCGTATTCTGTTGTTCTAATACTTTTAAAACATCTTGCTTGGCCTTCTCTAACTTTGCGGCATTTTCTGGATTTGGATTTTGTTTTGATGCCTTTGCTGATTCTTCTTGTTCTTTTAATGCTCTTGCTAATTCAGCATCTTTTGCGAGTGCTTCCCGTTGTGATTGTAAAGCGTCATTTTCTAATTTTTTTACACTTTCTTGAGTCTGATTTGATACTATAGTGTTATTTGACCTATTTGATGGTATCAGTTTTTGTATCATTTTTAATACATTTGTTAATGTAGAAATATTATCGAATTTTCTAGATTCTTGTATTGGTTGCGTTTTTAATGATATATTTTGTTGAGGTATTAATTTTTGTAAAAGATTCATTACATTCGCTATTATATTGTTAGAATTTCCTTTTGTTTTATTTTCATTCTCAAATTGTATTAATGCATTCATGCGCGCTTTTTCTAAAGATTCGTCGGTAGTAGATGTTGAAGACAAAGGTGTTTTCTGTATATTCGTTAAAAATTTATATAAATTTTCGGCATTTTTTTTATTGTTGCTCATATTATTTTTACTTATTGTTATATAATAGTACTATAATAGTATGATTATATAATGTTTTTTTATCAAAAGAACCTTTCCCATAATATATTGATGTAATAATCAAAATCTATACAACTTTTTTGATTTTCTTCGATTTTTACGGTTTGATTTTGTTTTTATATTGCGATTTCGTGTTCGGCCTCCCTTACTCGTCCATGGCAAATAACTACTTAAACTCGACATAAGAGTGTTTGGTTGCTGTGTAGCAGTACTACTAGTGTTAAGTCCAGAAGCTGCACCAGCAGGCGCAGGTAAATTATTAGGTGTAACATTCGACATGGGTGGTGGGGGTGGGGGATATGAAGGTGGTCCAACAAGATTAGCATTTAGATTTTTTCCAGAAGTAAATGCATCAAACGGTCGATTTTTATCATAATTAACATTAGCAAATAAATCATTATTAATATTACTAATACCTAATGCAGGATTCATCTGATTTATTGCATTTTCAACAGTATTACTTCCATTATCAATTGTCACAGTACTAACAGCGTTAGTTGTATTATTTTTAACTGTAACATCTGCTTTATCATTATATACTTTTGCTTGAATAATATATAATTCACTCATAACAATTACTCTATATAATAAAACTATATAATATTTTTATTAGTAATGCCAACTAAACATGATACACCCATATGCTTTGAAAAGGAACGGAAGGAACGGAAGGAACGGAAGGCACGGAAGGAACGGAAGAAACGGAAGGAACGGAAGAAACGGAAGGAACGGAAGGAACGGAAGGAACGGTGGATAAATACATTTATATACCGATAAACTGTAATTTTTTACTACCCATACCTTTTCTACTATTCGGTCCCCCTTTTCCAATTTCTTTACATGTGTTTTCAAACTTCATAAACGTATAACTCGACGTTTTATCAACATATAGTTTTTTATTTTCTTTTACTATCATGGTTATCTTCAACGTTGTATTGTTATTACGATTTTTACTAAATAAATTCAATAATAATTCCAAATAGGCCGAAGACAATTCTTCTAAATTACCGACATCTATATTCATGGTACCCGTTGATGAAATCATGGTAGTTTCTCTTATTGTAAAATCACCACTACAGTAATCTATGTAGATACTGACAATACATGGTAATTCACTAGGAAACGGTTTCTTGGAACCAAACACTTCAAACGTATTATACGGTACTACAGCTAAATTATTCATATCTTGACCTTTTACTTGTTGAATTAAATTTGTATAGGGTTTATCTTCCATATTCCCTGAAACTACTTCACCAATATTCGTAGAATAAGTAGTCGAATTATTTTGTTCTGTTAATCTGGCTAATTCAGCTCGTTTTTCTTGTTCTATTCTTTTTAATCTTTCTACATTCGCTTTTTCTGCTGCTACTTTTGCAATAGCATCTTCTTCTTGTTTTTTTAATTGAGCTTTTTTAACATTTTCTCTCTCCCTTTCCTCTGCTTCTTTGGCCAATTGTTCCTCCCGTTGTCTTTTCAGTAGTTCTTTTTCCGCTTGTAAAAGGTCTTGTCTCGCTTTTTCAGCAGCTTCCTCGGCCATTCGCGTTTGTTCATGTATTACTCCATCTAAACCCGCTTTTATAGCTTTTACCTGTTCCTTGACTATTTCTTCTATTTGACTCTTCGCATCGTTTATAATCTTCTTCTCTGCTTTTTTCTTAATTTCCTTTTCTCTTGCTATTGCTACTCTTCGTTCTTTTTCTTTTTTCTCAGCTTCTGCTTCTGCTCGAAGCTTTTCTTCTATATCTTTGCGTTCTTTTTCTTTTTCTTGAGCTTCTATTTGTGCTCGAACCTTTTCCTCAGCCGCTTTTCGCTCCTTTTCTGCTGCTCTATTCTTGTTTTGTTCTGCTAATAATTCTTTTCGTTTTGCTTCTACTGCTTGTCGAGCTGCTTCTTCTTCACGTTTCTTTTGGTCAGCAATTTGCTTCAATCTTTGTTCTTTTTCTCTTGCTGTAATTGCAGCTTGTTTAGTAGCTTGTTCTGTGACTATTCTCGCATTTTCTTGTTCTGCGATTTTTCTCGCATTTTCTTTTTCCGCTGCTTCTTTTTTAGCCTTTTCTGCTTCTATTTCCCTTTGCTTCAATTCTTGTTTGGCCATTTCTTCTAATTCTGATAGTCTTTTTATTTCATTCTTAGCGGCTTCTTCTGCATCTTTTCTCTTTTTGATATTCTGCTCTATTGTCCTAGTTTTTATTATACTTAATTTATTATATAGTTTGCTTACTAATGCTTCCGTAATATTTTCATAATGTTCTTGAGTTGTATTCGATGCATTGTTTCTACTCGTAAGTTCTATTTCAGCCATAATATAGTATTTGATTATATTTTATTATGATATTCGAACATACATATAACCTTTATTGTCTCTTCTGTGTTTTACTATGTACTCTATCTGATGTAAGACGTTTTGTTTTTCTACCACCTTTATCGAAATAATAATTATTTTTTTTATAACTTTCGATTTTACCCCTTTCATTATTGAATTTTTTTTGGTCCAAAAAATCGTTTAATTTTTGGTAGTTACCCTTTGTCGTTCTTGTAAGAACATTATCAAAATATTCTTTTTCACCTGGCTCTAAATGTAAAGCATTGATTTTTTTATTTATGTTACTCATTTGATTTTCAGTTAGCAAATTCGGATTTTGTATAGGCGTTATATTCGCATTTGTAATATAATTATTGCTTGCAATGTAACCAGAATAAAAACTACTCATAATCTTATCAGTAATCTTTTTCGGAGCATTCTCGATTGATACACCATTCGTAGGTTGGACTAGACCATTCTTTACAACATCACCTATTATCTCGAACGTAGGAATTCCATTTCTAACACTTACTTTTATCTGAATATCATAATTATTTGTATCTATTACTTGAGTCATATATACTATAATGACATAACTATTTGACTAAAATTCGTCTATCTTTTTTCGTTTTACGTGAATGATTTGATGTACGTTTCATTGTTTCACGAGAACCTCCTAACCATGCACCCTCTCTTGTTTTAATCTTTGATAATATTTCATCCAAGTCTTCCGGTGGCCATCTTGTCGGAGATATAAGAATTGAATAACAAACGCCTTTCAAATATCCCATAATTTCGTTTAATACCAACTTACAATAATCAACACGACCTGATATCTGATATCCACTATTCAATGCATCTATAAACTTTCTTGTCCTTTCTTTTATTTTTTGCAATACCTGTTTTTTTCCCTCATCAATAAATATTAATTCAACCACTTTATCAATATAATTAAATAATACTTCGTATTTATTGTTAATTTCAGTTATATTAGTCGAAGAAAGTACATAACTTGTATATTGCGCTACATGCATTTTAAAACTTCCGATGAATTCATTTATTTTACTATCATAATATTGATTAGCATTTTCTATTAAAATATTTTCGGGTCTTACATCTTGCGAGCACGAATTCATTTGTAGTAATTTCACTTCATTTACTACATAAATAATACCTTCTTCTATCTTTATTTTTATCGTAAGTGAATGATTTAACGGTATTTTTTCAATAATATCTCTATCATTTCCTCCTATTATTGCATCTAATGTGGCGGCTCCTTTTAATTCCGATAAATTGGATTGATTATTCGATTCCGGATTATCAACATCGATTATTTCTCTCAAAGAAAATATGGAGACATAATCCTTCGACAAACAATGTTCTATAGTAATCGATATAATTTTGTTCTTATATATTTCATTCAAAGGATTTGATAATAAATCTGATAAATAGCGAACTTCCGCAAATTGCATATCCGATTGACTCATAATATTCTATAATATCATCATAAAATATTATATTATTGTCTTTTATTGGATAAATACATTTATCCACCGTTCCTTCATTCTTTCCGTTCCTTTCATTCTTTTTCAAAGCATATGGGTCAGAGGTCGATAACCAAAGGTTAGCCGTTTGGCTAATAAATATTATCTACCGATAGACCTTATTCTATCATCACAAGAAATCAAAACATAAAGGTATTTTAGATATCGGAAAACGAACCATAGCAGGTTCTCTATCCCATTTCGATATCCAACATACATAATCATCGTCGCGTATTGTGAGACCTATACAAAACTCGATTCCTACATGTAAAAAATGAAAAATATTCGAATATTTCATCGGTTTCAATGTATCCGGGTCTAATGCTACTAAAATATGATAATATCTCCTAGGTAGCACACATTCACTAAAATGAACTATTCCTACTAAATATTCGCCTAATCGTACAAAGGGCGTTGAACCACGAACACGATGAAATTCTGGTTCTCGAATTTGATACTGAGATACTATTTCTAATTTATTCGTCGTATAATTGACTTGACCTATTTCCATCGGATGCCATTTATAAATGAATTTTTCCACGCTCCGACCATTATTGCTATGCATAATAGGTATCCAATTTTTCTCACACCAACTTTGGTAAGGCGGTTCAATTAATCGACAATCCGAATAACATTGTTTATCCGGCTCATAGTTTCCCATAATCATCATATTATGTCCAGTCGGAGAATAATTGATATTCGTCGCAATAAACCGTATTTCGTCATTAAACTCATATAATCGTATATCTTCCAAACCATAGAAATATGCGCCATAACTATGTAATCCTATTGTATCTTCACGCATTTCAGCAAAAGGTCGTATCGGTATTAGAGAATCACCATCTAACTCCACAGTCAGATTTTTCGTAATAATAATATCCTCACTTTGTTTAATATGACAATGTCCCGATTCTAAATACCAATAATTTACATATCTCGTATTTAGCCAGTGCCGACCATTCACTTCCACATAGGACGCCTGCATGGGTTCATAAGTATCAATCACTGGATAGTCATATGTATGAATCACCAAATCTTCAGATAAGTCGATACAAAATTTATCAACGGGTATATGAATAATACAATCATTATGGTCGGCTTTATACCAGGTTGGTATCCATCCAGTATTCGCTTCTAACCATGCCCAGAAATTCACTTCCCATACTAGTTTCTTACATTGTTTCAAAAATCCCAAAAAATAAGTTTGGTATCGTTTATGCATATCCATGATAGATACGGCATCACCCAATATAAATCCGCCACAAAATCGCCAATATACATTATCCATAATAGGTTCAACAAAATCGCAAGACAATCGGTCCCAACATCCAGGTAATAATAAAAATGGGTTGTTTGATTTTATACTACGTTTTGATAAAACTTCTAAATATCTCAATGTTTCCGGTTTGTTATGAAATACGTACGAAATGGAAAAATCAATCCATGCGAAATGGTCTGTTTTCCATGGATTTTTCGTAATTGCGTCCGCCATGAATTCTGTTTTGGAATTTATCAAAATCATATATTCGTCTATATCTTTCGGTTCATTACGCCATTGTGGTAACGTAATCTCATGTCCTTCCTTACGAATATCATGTACCATACGACCTACTTCAGTCTGCCATATAGTAAGTGCTTTCATTATTCGAATATTAGGATAATCACGAGCAAAATGCTGTAGAATAATATAATTTGTTGTATCTACATAAACACATAAAGGAATTCCGGTTTCAGCTATATCGCGAAATTTGTCAAACCGCCATTCAACAGACTTATCTTCAAATTGTGTTTCATATACATCAATAAAAGATGTTACAAACGTAACTGTAAAATTAGTGGGTTTATTCATATATGTAGATAATCTTCAGATAGACAATTTTACGTAAATAGGTTTATGTATTTTTCGTCAAAATATATAAAAATTTTATGTCTGAGTTCTTTATATGTCAAATTTACCTTCTCAAAGTATTCCTTGTATTCTAGTAGCATCACATATATCAAAAACAGAACGTATTTCATTACTCATAGATGCACTTTTATCTCTTATTCAACAAACGTACTCGGCTCACATATATTTATCGATTTCTTTTGAAAATGAAGATATGAGGCGTCACTTTATACGTACAATTTATAATAATAAATTATTAGGCGAGTATCCTTATTTTTTTGCGTTTATACGTCCAAATAAAACACCGCAAATGCGGCACTTTGCTCTGTTATTTCCCGAAATTATAGAAAAAAAACATGAATGGATATTTTTCTGTGATGATGATGATATTTATGATAAGAATCGCGTGAAAATTTTTATGAATGCTATTCGAGATTATAGTGAATATTCCGTTTCAGGTCTTTATGAAAGCACGTTTCAGAAGAATCATAGAGAACAACGCCATGAATATTGGTGTTATTGTGTTCATATCGATATTTTACGTAGATTCTATTTAGTCGTTCATAAATACGAAGATGTTCTCGACCATCAATGCTGCGATGTCCTTTTCGGTGAATACTTAAGACGATTGAGTGAAAAACATGTTTTCTTAAGGATTACAGAACCTCTATATCATTATAAAACCGAAAATAATAGTGATAGCATTACTGGTACTATACAAAAATTAAGGTCAAATTGGGTGGCAAATCCACCTGCTCTTGCCACTCCTCATTTCCCAGAATATATAATTGCCCTCAATGATTATTTACATAAAAATATTCATTTATATCTACATGATACTTATCTGAGAACTTTGATAGGGAATTCATTCAATCAAATACTGGAACACGAATTCAAAGCCGACTATATTCATTTGAAATATCTAGATGATATACATGTTGAAAAACTGAAAACCTATTATGATTATTTAAAGGGAATATGTAACGAATTATATGATTTCAAGCTAGATTAAGGTCTATCGGTGGATAATATTTATTAGCCATTTGGCTACAAAAACACCGATAGCCCTTAATGTCTATCACTCGAAAAATTGAATTTATTATATTATTAACAATTCATTGTATCAAACAAAACAAAATGAATACTATTATCACTGCACCATTCAGACGTCGTTATTATTTAGTATTTGACGTAGAAACTACCGGACTATTGCCAAAAACAAAATTCAGTAAAAATGGAACTTCACCTTCGATAGACCAGTATCCGTATATATTACAGCTTAGTTTTGCCATTTATGATTTAGAAACACGTACAATAATACAAAAATATGATTCTTATATAAAGATTGCGAATTCTGTAGAAATAAGTGAGTACGTTGTGAATTTAACAGGAATTAATAAAGAAATTTGTCAAAATCGTGGTAAGCCTATTTGTAGTGTCCTATATGATTTTTATAAAGCATATACAACATGCCAAGGGTTAGTTGGACATAATTTAGAATTTGATACAAAAATGATATTAGTAGAACTAGAAAGAAATCGTACAAATTTAATCGAAATGGGTTTGGCAGACTGTTTCGTACTGTTTCAGCCCATGCATGAAAAAATAAATAATATTGACCGTTATTGTACAATGCGTAAGGGAACAGCTTTATGTAATATTTTATTTGAACCGGATACAGTTACCGTTCCGGCTACCAATGTGGTTACCAGTACGGCTACCAATATGGTTACCGTTCCGGCTACCAATGGACTTTCACAAATTTTGGCAAATGCTCAAAAATCCACGAAACGTAAGTTTCCAAAGCTATCTGAGCTCTATCAAAAATTATTTGGTGGAGAAATTCCGCCCAATCTACATAATTCTATGGTAGATGTAGAAATATGTTTACAATGTTACTTGAAAATGCGACATAATATATCGCCTTGATAAATTATCAAATTAAGGGCTATCCGTGTCGATAATCGAAGATTAGCCAAATGGCTACAAAAAGGTGGAATTCTCTATATGTTTTCAGTCGATAAATATATTTATCCACCGATAAACCTTAAACTTCAATACATCGAATATATATATCATCGTTTTTTTTTGAGAAAAAATGTCTAAATACATCTATATATAACATGAGTTTTAATGCATCGATTTATCCATCAAAACCATGGTTATGGTCTGGTGATGTATCTAATTCGAATTTTCTACGTTCAACATATATTAATGGTAATTTAGATATATCTGGTCAAACAGTATGTAGAACAGATGCATCATTTGGTGGTAATCTAGCCATTTCAGGTTCAATGTCTATAGGAAATGCGATTTCTATTAGTAATAATATTGGTATGTCTGGTATCATTAATCAAATGAGTGCCGTACCCCTTTCAGGTGGGTACGTTTATGTTGAGGTTTATCCAGCAAGTGTATCCACTGCAATCGCTCAAGTAAATACTTTGAATACGTTATTAGTAACAGGATATAATATTACTTATGGTACAAATGTAGTTACTATAGGAAATGCAACAACCAGTACAGTTTTGGCTGGACCAACAAATTATATAACTGGAAGTATCGTAGGACAATATGATGCAACTATTAATGGAAATCTTACTATAGCTGGTAATACTACTATCAATACTAATCTAAGAACACTGAATGATATTTCTGTTAATAATACGATAATCGGGTCAGGTGCATCAGATGTAACCAACAATACACTAGTCGGTGGCGGTAGTGCTCTACAAAGCACTACTTCCGCTGGAACACAAAATACTGCTATTGGGTATGGAACATTAAATACGATTAGTAGTGGTGGTTCAAACACTGCTATTGGATATCTAGCAGGCTCTTTAACAAGTGGAACAAATGCGACATCTTCAAATATGACATTTTTAGGTGCAAACACAGGAACAAATAATATTGGTTCTACTTATTCAAACTCGACAGCAGTCGGATACGGAACATTAATTACTGGCTCTAACCAAGTCGTATTGGGTCGTAGTTCAGAGAAAACAATTGTATCTGGTGATGCCAGTTTAAATGGTAATTTAACTTTAGCTGGAACAATGATTGCACCTACTATTAAACAGTTTTTTAGTTAGCGTACAATTCCAAATCGGGCAACCGAGCACTGGCAGCCCGAATTACTAATACATTTACATGCCGTTTTCAAATTCGCAGCTTTATTACGCTCGTTAATTGTTAATGGTTGCGGTGTAGGTGTAAAATATACAGTCGAGTTCGATTTTCGATTCGTTCTCAAATGCGTATTTTTACATACGGGGAAAGTAGCACAGTTACTCACATCTTTATTCATTCCTAATATATAAACATCTCCCGATGGTATTAAACGATTATATCGAATATTTGTACCAATGATTGTATTTTCTAAACTAAATTCTTTGAAGTTCATATAGTTATCTGATGTAAGAACAGGTGGTTGTTTTGATGTAGTATTATCTACTCTTAAAATTGTAGCTACACGTTTGTATTTTAAATAATCACTTTGTGACATAGTCAAATGTTATGTTGTTATATATAATATAGATTATATATAATATATTATGGAATGTGTAAAACTATAATTGTTTTTATCCACCAAAAGACATTAATACAAGTGACTAAATGGGTATGCATAACTTTTTATGCTGAGCACATCTCGCAGATTTCTTCTTCCATTTCTTCATATTGTTGTCCTTCACCCGTCGCATTTTTTTCCGGTTCAATCGTAAATTGTTGTGCCTGATGTCTTGCCCTACGTCTCAAATAATAGATGCCTGTTTTCAATCCTTTCGACCATGAATAGAAATGCATCGAAGTCAAATTACTATATGTCGGGTCTTCGAGCCATAGATTTAAACTCTGACTCTGGCATACATAGATACCACGGTCGGCAGCCATATCAATGAGATTTCTCATTGGAATCTCCCAAACCGTCTTATATCGGTCGCGAATTTCTTGTGGTATGATATCTATATGTTGTATTGAGCCATGATTAGCAATAATACTATTCTTAATACGTTCATTCCATAGGTCTAGTTTGATTAAATCATTCATTAAGTATTTGTTAGCCATGATGAATTCACCTGCAATCGTACGTCGATTATAAATATTCGATGTAATTGGTTCAATACATTCATTATATCCTAGGATTTGGCTCGTTGATGCAGTCGGCATGGGTGCTAGAAGGAGCGAGTTACGCAATCCGTGTTTTTTTATACGCTCCTTGAGGTCTAGCCAATCATAACGGTCATTGTTATGGTTCACATTCTGACCTTCGGTCTTCCCACCTTCATCCTTTCCACCTTCGGTCTTCCCACCTTCATCCTTTCCACCAAAAGTTGTCCATAGGTCAAACTGTAGTTGTCCTCGTTGTGCTGGCGACCCTTCAAATGTCTCATAGGGTCCATCGCGTTCTGCCAATTCACATGATTGTTCGACCGCCGCATGATATATCGTCTCGAAAATATGTTTATTGATGGTTTTGGCTTGTTCCGACGTGAAAGGCAGTTCTAGTAACATGAACACATCGGCCAATCCTTGTACTCCAATTCCGATAGGTCTATGACGCTTATTACTTCGCTCCGTCTTTTCCGTTGGATAAAAATTTACATCAATAATACGATTCAGATTGTATGTCACTACTTTTACCACTTTATGTAGATGTTCGTAGTCAAAATATGGCTTACCCGTTTCAAGGTCAGTAACTATAAATGTAGGTAGGCCAATACTCGCCAAATTACATACTGCGGTTTCTTTATCGTCTGAGTATTGTACGACTTCGCTGCATTGTGATGTCAATACGCCATTAAAAATACCTGCGTGTTGTTTTGGTTCAGTAAAGCAATATGTATCATCAATGCGACCTGTATTTGTAACAGACTTTATCTTTACAAATTGGCTGGCCGCACGATTTGGTGTAGTGGTATCAATCTTCAATCGCCTAGGTGAAAACCCATTATCGACCAATTTCTGTAAATCAACTGATGTTATTAACAATCGATAAACCGGTTGTGTATCAAAATATTTATGACCCCCCTTACCATCAGGTAGATAACTCGTACCTGCCAAACGCATACATTTTAACTTTGCATTTATACCACATGTTTGTAACATCAATTTTATATTCATTAGGAATGTTCGATTCACTGATGAGATTTGTAATTGTAGATTTGTGCCGTTCTTGGCAATTGTTCCGTCTGCGTCACAGTAACCAGAAAACCACTCCATTTTGTCAGAAAGCGTGTTATTCATTGGAACAAAGAATTTTTCATCAATATCTACAGGTAAATTTAATACTATACGTGTTGTCATCGATTGTACTGAATTTTCTAATTCTACACCATCTTTTGTATTGGGAGAACGAATAGATACATTATTTTCTGTTTTACTACGATAATCGAAATGGTCTATTAGTTGTTTTTTATCTTCATATAAATAAATCATTGCTTTCTTTTCGTAAGACATGGCATTACAACGATTGTTTGGTTTTGTATTGTTAGGTTTTGTCAGTTGGACTACCATTTCATCGGTTTCATAATCTAAATGGCGAGCGCAATAGTAATGTCCAGATAGCGATTTAAACTTACAGGGACTTTGTTCATCATTTACATTTCCGTACGTACCATCTCCACAAAAGAATCCATGTGTGTACGCATATTTCATTTTTTCCTTACCATCGATAATGGGATATTCACATTTTGATATTTTGTCGCCCTCTTTCAAGTCTTTGGCTTCGACCGTTTTTATCGATTTCTTATTATATGAATTCTGTATGAAAAATTTATGGTATGGGGTACATTCAATACGACAACCATCGTCCGTTTCTACAGTAATTAATTCTTGGTCTTGTCCTGTTTGAACGATATCGACTTCGCTAAATTCCTTTCCATTCCAAACATTTACTTTCGTATTTGCCAAAGTCTGGATTTCTTTATGGCCTTGGTCAGTTAGAATCATTGTTTCTGGGGCAACGCATAAATTGCTTGATTTGATGGTGCCAAGATTCTTCTGATTCGATTTTTTGTTACACGCGTCCTTATATAACAAATAAGGCGTACCCGTCTCCATTTGTGCATCCAATACCTGAAACCATAGGTCACGTGCCTTCATCGTCTTACGTCCTTTACCTAACTGCTCGTATTCTAAATACAACTTTTTGAACTCGTCGCCATATACATCTGCTAAGCCTGGGCATTCATCTGGGCACATAAGTGTCCATTGTCCATCCGCCTTGACGCGTTCCATGAAGAGGTCTGGTGTCCAGAGTGCGTAAAAAAGGTCACGTGCTTTCATTTCTTCGTCACCGTGATTCTTACGCATTTGTAAGAAAAATTCGATATCTGCATGCCATGGTTCCAAATAAATGGCGAAAGAACCATTTCGTTTTCCGCCGCCTTGGTCAACATACTTGGCAGTATTGTTGAATACTCGTAACATAGGAACTATGCCATTGGATTGTCCATTGGTTCCACGAATATGTGACCCCGATGCACGAATATTATGAATATGTAGGCCGATTCCTCCTGCCCACTTTGAAATCATTGCACAATCTTTCAATGTATTATAAATACCTTCAATGCTATCCTCTTCTAGTGCTATCAAATAACACGATGAATTTTGTTGATGAGGTGTTCCTGAATTAAACAGGGTTGGAGTAGCATGTGTGAAATATTTTTGTGACATGAGTTGATAGGTCTCTTGGATTTTATCGAGAATCGCATTGTTGTCATAAGGAACAGCAGTATTATCGAAGTGGATTCCGATAGAAACACGTAACCACATATGCTGTGGGCGTTCCACCGTTTTTTTATCTATTTTCATTAAATAAGCACGTTCCAGTGTCTTGAACCCAAAATAATCGATAAAATAATCATTTTCGTAATTTATCATTGCTTCTAATTCGGCACCATATTTTACGACACATTCGTAAAGTGCGTCTGATACTAGCGGTGAATGTTTTCCATGTTTATCTTTATATTGATAGAGCTGTGTCATGACATTGGTAAAACTATCCGATGTTTCACGATGATGGTTCGATATCGTGATACGGCCGGCTAGCACATTATAATCGGGATGAATGGACGCCATGCTAGCACACTGTTCCGCCGAAAGTTCGTCGATTTTAGTGGTCGAAATACCGTCATATAATTGGTCGATGACTTTCATGACTAACGTAGTATAGTTTATTTTGATAGTGCTTTCTTGACCGAGTTTTTTAATTCTGTTTAGAATTTTATCGAAAGATACTATTTCTCTCGAACCGTTTCGTTTTGTCACATACATTTCATCATTGTTTGATATTAACTCGTGGAACGCGGCGGGTCTTTGCGGACTTGACATTGTTATATAGATATATGAAAATATATCTATATTGTTTTGCTTGTTATTGATTGTTTTGATTGTTTAGGTCTATCCGTGTTTTTGTAGCCAAATGGCTACAAAAAGGTGGATTTCTCTATATGTCTTTTCGGAGATAAATACATTTATCCGCCAATAGACATTAAGTTTAGCAATAGTGAAATAATATATTTGTAATATATATATATATATTTAGGAAATGGCTAATTTTTTGAATCCTGAAGTAATGAAAGCTAATAATCAGCTAGAATTAATACAAGGAATAGAAGGAGATAAACGACGAAATGAAGAATTATTTGGTAAAAAAGTATATGATATTGATTCAAGTAAAAGTATAGAAGATAACATAAATGAAATAATAAATAAGCCTATCAAGTCTAAAAAACGACCTGTCGCCCCGCCTTCATCTTATAATGAACGTAAATATAGTGTAACTGGTATACTTCCTATATCTGAAGTTGAAACACCTGTGCTGATTTTTATGCTTCTAGAAATTGGCGATGTTCTATTTACAATTATGTATGTTGGTATCTATGGCATCGGCCCCGGCATACATTCAACTGATAGTACTGTTATTAAAAAGAATTATACAAAATTGACGTTGACACCTGAATTTGAAAATGAATTAGAACAACAAGTAAAAACCTATATGACAGAAAAATCTATAGTAAAAGAATCATTTAATGATACTATTTGGCAAGAGTTAGTAATTACATACGCATCTCCATATGTACCACTCCAACAGGACTGCGTAGAGGAGATTGCCAAAGCGGAAGTTAAATTACTGTTCGAGAATGAAACCTTCAATAGAAGATTTAATCATATTGCTTCCGTGTTAATGCCTGAAAGTAAAGAACGTTATGATGATTTTGATTCATTATCAAATTTAGAAAACACTATTCCTGGAATTGAAATGTACACTATACTATTCGCACTTAATGAAAAAATAAAAGAACAACAAGAATTTTTTAAACAAATGCATCCAATAATAAAAGATAACCTTGAATTATTATATAATAAAACAATTCGCAAAGGAGATGAACAAGAAGGACATGAAGAACAAGAACATGAACAAGAAGGAGGGGGTTTTGGAGCGAAAACTCTTCTTGCTGCTCTTGCCGCTGTTTCCATCGCAGCTTCTACTACTGATACTGCTGCTTCTAATAATGGTGTAGCAAGATTTACAAACTATAGACTTCCTGAGATTCTTGGTAATCCTGATTATGTAGCGTCAATCAATACATTAGATAATTCTGTTAAGAATCTTGTAGATACTACTAGACCTGATATGCCAAACCTAAAAAAGCAACCTTATACAACCCACACAGTTAGGTCTTTCTTTGATGTTAATGTAATTCTCCCTTCAGACGTATCACCCCCTTCAAACGTACCAGGATTAAAAACAGGTACTATGCGAGGAAGTTCAGTTCTTAAACTAAAAGATGTAATAGTAGATACTGCAACAAAACTTGGTATAAATTTAAAAAATAAAGAAGGTAAAGACGAAACAACTGACCACCTATATAATGAGGTTCTGAAAAGAATAACACGCGGACTTCATGCTACTACTACTAAAGGATACTTAACAGATACTACGGTACTAACTGCAATTGATACACAACTTACATCTGAGCAATACGACATACTTATACATTCTATTGAAACCGGATATACTGAGGCAGAGAGAATTATAAAGGAGGATATAGATGCAACTGGTAGTGTCGATGCCATTTTATACAATAATGAAATATTTAATGACATTCAAAAAATGATAGACAAATATGATTATACTGAATTAAAAAAACTTGAAACTGCTGGTAATAAATATATGAAATTAGATAGCGATATAAAAACAAGAGTATTAGAAAAGCTTCGCAGTTATAATGCAATTCGAAATAAACACAGAATATTTAGCGAAGTAGTTAGACCATTTATTAATAAAATTAACAGTGGTTATTACGCCACTTTATTAGATAACCCAAACCAACAAGAAATAAACAAAGACATTTACAATGCAGCTGAAAGCATTGGTGAATCGATTGCACACATAACTAAACAACAGGAAGAAACATCAGCTACGGGTAATATGAAAGATTTAGAGATACAAGCTAGAGAGGCGCGACTTGCACGAATAAATGCAGCAATTATAGATGTAAAATATAAGGAAGAAGAAAATATTGTAAATAAAAGAAGATATAAAGCGCAAACGCAAGCCATTATAGATAGTTGTACATGGTTTTTTCCTATTATTCCTGGCTTTTTATATCCTTTTGTAATGATGTTACTTCAATCAAGTACAATAGTAGGGGGTGGGGGGTCTTTAACTGCATTAATAGCTTGTTTATCATATTATGTGATAATCTCGATGCCTGGTTCTACTCAAGCTGTAGGTAAAATTAGTGCTGACTTATTGGTTAAATTTGTTGTAGGACTAGTATCTAAGATTCCATCTACTGTTACTCGTAGTTTTAGTTTTGCTGGCAATGTTACTTCTTCCGTTGTACGTGTTGGGGCAAAAAAAATTGGTCTTGGTGATGTTGTTAATGAATTCGACACTGCTAATTCGATATCTAACACCGCTGTTCGTGACCTAATAGACGAGACAATAAAAAATTATGAAGAAAAAATAAAATCAATTGAACAACAGATTGCAGAATTGGAAAAAGCTAATACAGAATTGGAAAAAGCTAATACAGAATTGGAAAAAAATAATAAAAATAAAAGCATTATTAAAGAAAACAAATCTACTATTGAAAAAAACAAATCTACTATTGAAGAAAACAAAACTACTATTAAAAATCACAATAGCAATATTGAAGTATATCAAGAACTTATTAAATCATCTCAGAAAAGAAAAGAGAATATTGTTATAACGAATGAAAAAACAAAAGATACTGTGAAAGCTGTAATTTCAAATAACACAGAAGAATCTAAACCAAAATCATGGTTTCATAATTTGCCGTTTGGTTTGTTTGGTACTAAAGCAGCAACAAAAGAATCAGCAACAAAAGAATCAGCAACAAAAGAATCAGCAACAAAAGAATCAGCAACAAAAGAATCAGCAACAAAAGAAGCAGCAACAAAAGAAGCAGCAACAAAAGAAGCAGCAACAAAAGAAGCAGCAACAAAAGATAGAACATGGATGGAGTTCCTTACTGGAAAAGGAGGTAAACGAACAAAAAGACGAACAAAATATTACAAACATAAAAGCCATAAATATAAAACAACAAGCATGACCCGTAAGAAAAATAAACGAATGATTCGTAGAAATAAAATATCTAAAAAACGATAATCGATACATAGAAATTATATGATTTTATAACGAATATCATATAATTATCAATAATACAAAGGTCTAGAATAATTTCATTCTTCTACTTCTTCTACTCCTAAACGCTGAAATTCTTTTGCTAGCTCTTCTGTTTCTTTTGCTAGCTCTTATTCTATTTGAATAACGTTTTCGTAGAGTTCGATTTTTCATGCCACCAATATTGTTTGGTATAGCTTGTTTAATATACTTTGATAATCCTTGAATACCATCGTTTGTTTGTGTTCCATACAAATCTTTACTTCCCTTATTATGTGTTATATTTACCATTTGTCGTGTTTCTAAGTCCGAAGCGTAATCACAGATAGTTGGACCATCTACATTTCTTACAGTAAATTTTTTATCGGCCTTATAAGTCCTTCCATTTATTGTTATTTCGATATTATCGTTGTTTTCTATTACTGTTACGTCTGTCGAATCGGTCATTTCATTAAAAATATCTTTTGAAAAATAATATAGTGTTGTGTCTTTTATAACGACATATCTTCGTCTTAATTTCGTATCGTTTTTAAAAAATACTCCCGTACCAAGCACACCTTCACCAAATACCATTACCCATGTACCAAATGGCTTTGATAAATCAACTTCTGCTTGTGCAGATGTAACAATATTGAGTGCTTCTGCTATTTCACGTCGTACATTATCTTGATTTTTCGAGTCTTTTATTATTTGTTCTTTATTCTCGCCATTTTCATATTGTTTTATCTTTCGTTCAATTCCTTCAAGTTTTCTTTTCAAAGCACTTTCGTAATTTATACTCTGTGTTATTGCTGTATACAGTTTATCCATCTTTTCAGAATCACCATTGTATAAAATAAGTTGGTCATCTTTTTCTTTTTCAGTGTGTGGTACTATATCAACTCCAATACATTTTGTTCTTCCTTCTAAATACTCGGTTCCTTCCTTCACACCACACATATTTTTGTTTTGTTTAAGTAGTTCTTTATTTGTTATGGCCTCCGTTGTTATACCACTTATACCTACTGAACCATTTCTTTCATAAAAGAACTCTAGATATCCGCCTTTTCCTATTTTATAATTCATTCCATTCAATAGTTCTATTTCGTTATTCCCTTGTTTCACTGTTAATTTATTAATTTGTTTGACATTTCTGTATAAGCTTGATGTGAACGTGATATTTTCTAAACTGTCAATTGTCGTTTCTTCATCCTTATTGTAATTTTCGGGTTTATCAAATACAGTTACATAACCATTTGTAAATATATATACTTTTGGTTTATCCTTACTAATAACTTTTGGATTATACATATTTACTTTTGATGCAATTCCATATTCATCATACTCAACATTATCTATTAGTTCTTCAAATACTCCTATATATTGATAAATCTCATTAACTCCGGCACTAGCTAACCGGTCTTTCATTGCATTAGTAAGTGGCTCAGGTCTAATATATTCTAATCTCTCTCTATACTCTTCGTCACTTTCATTTTGATTCTTAGGTGGAAGATAATAATAATATCTAATGCCGCTTACAATAACAATTGCAGCCAACCCTGCAATTGCTGCAATTGTTGCAACATCGTTCTCTGTAACGGCATTTAGTGATGGTGCTGCCGTCGGCATCGTTCCTGGAGCTGGGCCAACAACAAAACTTGGTGCTCTCGACGGCATCCTTCCTGGAGTTGGGCCAACTGCATCACCACTACTAAGTGTTGAACTTACAACTACACCAGTTGCTACTGTACCAAACAAAAGGCTTATACCTCCTAAAATTGATCCAACAGCCGCAACTATAAATGGCATTAGTTTACCAAATATATAATATTACTCTACATTTTAATGTCTTTTGGTGGATAAATATATTTATCATTCGTTCCTTTCATTCTTTTTCATAGCATATGGGTCAGAGGTCGATAACCGAAGGTTAGCCATTTGGCTACGAATCTACCGATAGACCTTAACTACAACAATTTCCTTTTTTTGTTGGTTTCTCTCTTCTACTATACACTTCCAAAACTCCTCTATTTTCGGGGCTACGCTCTTGAACCACTCCTTATTTCGTTCAATTAATACACAGGAAAATTCTTCTAAATACCAATAAATTCTATTAAACAAAACTAAACCTTCTTGTTTTGCAATGTCTCGTTCTTCGATTATCCATTCATCAATACTTTCCTTAGTTATATCGCCCATTATATTGGCAGGCATATACTTATAAATAGGCATCGAATCTTTGGTTAAATTGCGTTCTATAAAATGTAGTATCACTCCCTTATATTCGTGTTCGTCGTCTTCATAAAATACGTCTTCGTCAGAATACTCCAAAAATCGGGTTTCCATAAAATCACATTCGTCTAAATTACATGTCTCCATTTGTATTTGTGTTTGTATCCAATATTCCTCTTTTGGAATACCAGTAATCTCGCGATTTACAACATTTTTGATTTCCAACATTCTTCCATAAAGTGCTGGATTCGATGGGTCAATATTAATCCCGTCTGGTGATGCACCGATAAATGGATATTTCGGATGTCTGATACAACCAAATTCAGCCATTTTCGTTCCAAACATGGCTTCATATACTGCAACAGTAACAGGCTCATATTTATTCCCCCAATGCATGGCAGATTCCGTATTCATATACTGGCTCTTATTTTGAAAGGATTCGAAGGGTACGCATTTCTCCGCGATTAAATTATTACGCTGCGCATCTGACCCAAATATTTTCCAAAGATTTGATGCACTTAGTAATCCATAGCGAAATTCGTACCATTCTCTCGTTTTTTGCTTTGGTTGTGGTATATTTTGTAGAGCCTTTATTTTATTTATCAATTCTTGCGAAATCATTGTATTTTTCGCGGTTTCAGGCATTATGCTCGTATATTGAATGGACCTTCTAGGACCCATAGATGTAACAAAGAAATCGATTATTTGGTCTATAAATTCGCGTAATTCATCATAAAATTCGATATCTTCGTCATCTTCTACGAATCCATATTCTTGCCATTCTAGTAAAATAATTTCGACAATATCATTCGTGATTAAATCATAGAATTTGGGTGAAGATAGCGATTGTATATTGTTCTTGATGAATTCTTCTATAAGATACATGATATCTTCGGTTATGTCTGTAATTTCAATTTCGGATAGTGTTTCTATAATGGTGGGCTCCGAAATTGATAATATAGATTCTGTATCGCTCGATTCGTGATTCGAATTTTCATCACTAGGAAAATACTCAGAATCACTCATATTTTTATGTCTAGTCCTAGATAGATATAAAAAATAGTATTTATTCTGTTTTGCTACATAATATATATAATACACAACTCATTTCACTATTATATTTCAGAATCCTCTTTGTTTTTCTCGGTAACACGTTTGGGTGTAAGTGATTTCAACGTCGAAACCCGCTTCGCATCCAATATTTTTAATGTAAAATTGCGGTTTATTTGATTGAAATGTAGCGCAGGTATCGCCATAATTTCACGCCGCTCTTTATCATACACAACATCCTTCGTTTTTTGTAATTTATTCTTATCCAAACAATCGATAAAAAATGCCTTCAATGATTTTACGTCTTTCATCGGCATCGTATGTTCCTTCCCGTATTTTTCCGCATATTGATGTAATTTCTGGATTTTGATGGTTTTGTCCAATTTATTCCATGTCTCCGTCTTATTATGTTGTTTTTCTTTTTCCAACATCGTTTCGATGGTTTGGTACGTGATTTCATCTGGATTCATTTTATTTGTCGCGGATTCATCTGAAGTCGTAGGAAACATATTTAACTGTCGTCGTCTTTACGTTCTTTACTATATATATTGAATTAAGTCTAAGTCGTTTTTTTAATGTATAATATTTATTGTCTTTTAGTGGATAAATGTATTTATCCTTCGTTCCTTCGTGCCTTTTCAAAGCATATGGGTCAGATGTCGATAACCGAAGGTTAGCCATTTGGCTAATAAATATTATCCACCGATAGACCTTATTTTATCTTACAAAAAATTCAATATCATTCGTTTATCTGGCCCATTTACATGAACGAACAATGGGTTTCGATTTTTATAAGTAACCATATTCTGTTTCAATTGATAAAAAAACCTCATGTCAATATCTACCGTATTTAAAAACAATTTGTTTTCATAGTCCAGTTCGATTAAATCGCCGTGTTTATTCAAGAACTGGTCTGTCCAATATCGCTGGTCATCATGTCTATCATCGTATTGATAATCTTCCAAACACTTACGTAATGCCCATACACGTCCAATAAACATTCCACTATTTAAAAAAGGAAATTCATTATCCTGATATGGATACTGGCCTGCTAGGTGCGGGTCTGGGTTACAGCATCGTTCCGAACCAAATACGATGGGTTTTATAAACGTCAAATATCGAGCAATAACATTTGCCTTTTTCCCCAAATATGCGACATCATATGCATCTGTAAAGAGTACGATATCATTTGCATCTAAATCGGGTCGTTTCAAAAAATCGGCCACTTCGCGTAGTTTTACGCCGAAATTCTGGTTTCCTTCCCAACCAATGAATCGATTTTCTTGCTGACCCAACACCATTATTGATTCATCTTCATTCTGATTTACTGTTTCGATGATTTTGTTGAGAACCTGATGGGGTTTTGTTGCAACAGTAATATAATAAAAAGCAGGCGGATTTTGCATAATATACAATATTATAATATATTATGAGTGTTCTATTATATGATTTTTCAATAATTATTTTATATTTTTATCAATCACCACTTTTGTGAGAATATTCTTAATAATCTTATTATCGAATTTTTCTTCTTCGTCTTCATTTGTTCCACCTAATGCCGCTAATGATAACTTTACATATTCATCATTTGATTTTGTATTGTTTATACGGAAATCAGGGTTCTCTATACTCCATGGCTGTAGAGCTTTCAGATTCTTTTTGGCGATGGTTTTTACCGCGGTCTTCAATTTGGTCTTTTCTTCGGTTTCCTTTTCCCATGTATCCGCGTTTTTAATATATACCGTCTCTCGTTTCAAATCTGTGCAATGTAAGGGTCGTGTATATACATCGAGTTCGTTCAACTTATTCACGAATATTCTAGAAATACCATTTACAAAACCCAATTTCCCCGTTTGTTCAAAATCGGCCGCAGTAACTACCAAGTTATCTAAAAAATCTTGTAAATTAATGGCGTCCTTACATTTTTCATTCAAAAAGATTTGAATATTAAACTGATTATTATTCGTACAGTTGTTATTATTAATATTTGGTTTGATATGTTCCATGGCTTCCTTAAATTGATTAATCATGGTTGATTGAAATTCCTTGTTTTGTTTGAATAATTCTACGATGATATCTTTCATATTCTCTGGCTGTTTCGAATCGAGAACATTCGTGAGTTCCGTAGAAATTTCGAGTTCATTTTCTGTCGATTTCGTTTCATCAGATAATTTACAGATTTTATTATGTTTCCATAATCCGGACGACGTTTTGTATTCTTTTGTACATATTTGACAGCAAAATGTCATGGATTTATATCTTTCTTTCTTTTCTTGGTCTCTCTTTATGATTTCTTCTGGAGTCATTGTACTCAATTCCAGTCTTAATTTATGTTTGGCTGTTGTATTATGTCGTTCAAAGTCAAATACACGATTTGTGGCGAATTTACAGCAATAACAGAAGAATTTCGTGTTTTTTGCGCGCTCAACGCATTCCGCGCGTTCCATCTATTTACTATAAGAAGAAATAAGGAAAAGCGTCTAAATCTATTTTATCGAAATATTTAATTACATATTTTGCGTAGTATTCTTTATTTCCATCGATTTCCAAAAATTTCCATTTTATTTCCGCTGCATAAGGATTTCGGGGTCGTCTCTGCAAACATCGTAAGGATTTCTCAAAAAAGTCGTTAAAAACGCTTTTTGCGCGGAAACGACGCAAAGCGTTTTGGAACTTTGCGTCGGCGTCGGACCAAAACTCGATTTTTCAGTTGCAGTGCAACGAATCATTAAAAATTTGGTATTCGCTGCATTATGGTAACATCGTAGATTTTTAGGGCCTTTTTAAAAAAGTCCAGGCCTACTTTTGAAAAATGGACATTTTATAAATGTCCAAAAATAAAAAAGTTCCATCCAATTTTTTTCAGAGAAAAATCTACGATTCCATATTTTCCGTGAAACTATGGAATCCGACATGAAGTATGACTGAAAATGTCAAAATAACAAAACCCCTAAAAATTATGCTGTCATTATGGATTCATTTCCATCGATTTCCAAAAATTTCCATTTTATTTCCGCTGCATAAGGATTTCGGGGTCGTCTCTGCAAACATCGTAAGGTTTTCTCCAAAAAGTCGTTAAAAACGCTTTTTGCGCGGAAACGACGCAAAGCGTTTTGGAACTTTGCGTCGGCGTCGGACCAAAACTCGTTTTTTCAGTTGCAGCGAAAGGAATCATTAAAAATTTGGTATTTACTGCATTTCAGTCACATCGTAGATTTTTAGGGCCTTTTTGAAAAAGTCCAGGCCTACTTTTGAAAAATGGACATTTTATAAATGTCCAAAAATAAAAAAGTTTCATCCAATTTTTTTTCAGAGAAAATCTACGATTCCGGATTTTCCGTAAAATTCACCAAAAAACAACATAAATGAAGTATTATATTATTACTATTATGATAAACAATGCTTTGAAAACGGTGGCAGTGGATTTCACGAAACCGACAAAGAAATCGAAACAGGAAACCAAAACCATAAAACCGAAAGAACCCCCGAAAAAACGTATTATTACAGAAACTGACAAATGGACGAATACAATATTAGGACAAAAAGTGGTTGCAGATAATCAGTTTGAATATATTTTAGCCATATATGAAGAACGTATTGCGCCGGAAGATGTAAATATATGCCGCATCATTATACAACAAATCGGGCAAAAAATATCGGGTTATCGTAGCCAAGATATAGAAAAGGCCCTATATAATGAATCAGAATTTGTAGATTGTAAGACGGTTCTCGATAAAATGGCCGAATGTAAGAATCAATGTTATTATTGTAAAAATAGGGTAGAAGTTCTCTACGAGTATGTTCGAGAACCCAAACAATGGACCTTGGAAAGAATTGATAATAGTATAGGACATAATAAAACGAATGTGGTTATTGCATGTCTAAATTGTAATTTACATCGAAAAACGATGCATACAGAGCGCTACTTATTTACGAAGCAATTGAATATAGTAAAGTCGGATGAATCTTCATAATAATAATATGATGTTGAATGCATATTATTATTTGAATGCATATTATTATTTGAATGCATACTAATGTTTGCGGTGTTTTTTTGTAGAACGTCTTTTTTTAGAACCACCAGATTTCGAACTAGACCTTGATTTCGATTTTGAATTCCTTAACTCTTCTAGTTCTCGAGTAGCCCTGTCCATCGCGGTACGTGTTACAGAAATTTCATACTCTATACCTGTGATAAGGTCATGTTTTTGTTGAATATTCTGCACCTGTTTACATTTTTGTAAAATTTCTTCGGCTTCTTTTATTTCATTTTTTAGTTTTTCTAAATCCGGTACCTTTCTTTTTAATATTTTATTACCTTCCGTTAATAACAATTCATTCTCTCTTATCTTTTCTTCAATAGAAGGTTTGCTCATTTATTATAATGTTATATAATATTTTTACGTTAAAGTCTATCGGTAGATAATATTTATTAGCCAAATGGCTAACCTTCGGTTATCGACCGATAGCCCTTAAATAATAAGATGTTTGGAATCATATTTTATTCTAAATTTATATGAATCCATATAAAAATATGACTACAAACATACTATCCAATGTCACAATTACCAATTCATGATAAAATCTACGAAAAACTCGATTTTTTTCATAAATCGAATAAAATACCACATATTATATTTCATGGAACATCAGGTTCGGGGAAACGAACCATTGTCAATACTTTCATCGATAAAATTTATGAAAACGATAAACATAAAATCAAGACGAACGTGATGTTCGTAAATTGCGCACATGGTAAAGGCATAAAATTCATAAGAGAAGAACTCAAATTTTTCGCAAAAACTAATATTCAAGCGAATACAGGAGTCATCTTCAAATCTATCGTATTAATAAATGCGGATTGTTTAACGATAGATGCACAATCGGCCCTAAGACGATGTATCGAGCTATTCAGCTATAATACGCGCTTTTTTATTATTGTGGAGAACAAACAAAAATTACTGAACCCCATTTTATCGAGATTTTGTGAAATATATGTACCTGAATATGTTCTCGAAAACGGTGATATACAAAATCTACACCAACTATCGATACATCGTAACTTCGACATAGACAATGTGTCACAGAAGATAGATTTTTATATAGAGCCATTATTAGACCTTGATAAGACGTTACATCATAAAGATTTGGTAAAAATATCGAATACGCTATATGATAACGCATTTTCTAGCTTAGACGTAATGGAATGGATAAAACGGAAGAAAGCCCGATTCGACCCAATGACCATTATCGATGCATGTTTATGGTTTGATAAAATAAAATCCGAATATAGATGTGAAAAGTTATTGATGTTATACATGCTAGATTATTTGTTTTTACGTTCAAACAAAGATACGAATAGCGTTCTCACGATATAATTTTTTATAAGAATAATATATAATAGCAGGGTATTATGTCACTATTTACACCTAAAATATTAAGCCACATAATGTACTACGATGAAGATGTATTTGAAAAATATAAAAATTATCGACTAATAACTTTATCTACTGCCGTTTTAAGTTTGTCAGAAGGTATTGGATTGTCCAAGAATGTCGGTACGCGCAAAAATGTAAAATCATTATATCAAAGAATAAATGAACGTGATGCTGCTATTAAAAGAGAAGGTGAAAATGTAATTACTAAGTTATACGAACATGCTTCAAAAATGTGTCCAAATATAAATGAAGTTTATGTAAAAGAGTCTTTAGAAAAGTGTATATCTGGCGACCCAAATTATGAAATAATAATCGTCACTCGTCCCAGTAAGCGTATTACTCATAGCCGAAATCGACCTTTTTGGGAGATTAATTATACGGATTTGAACCGCGAAAAGAAATTGGGCAAAATCCGTGGGTTTTTGATAGCACAAAAGGGTGAGTGTAAAAAATATCCGCTTGCTTATGCAGTCAATTTAATTTGTACTCGGGAATCCGGAATTGCGAGCTTACTCATTGGAGCTTATATGTATGCGATTCGGTCAAACACAGTTCTTACACAAAAGGGGTTATTGGAACTGGCAGGCGCTTTTTATAATATGAATGCATACTGTCTTTATCGTAAGATGGGATTCGTCGTCGATCCGGATATTTTCGATCCTGATATAAGAGGTACAAAATGCTTAAGTGATGACGATGGTATGTTACCCATGTCAGCTGACCTGTCAGATTTGTCATTGATGCAAATTCTGAAGATGATAGCAAGTCCATCTACTAACAAAGAACCTCTATGTGACCGACGTTTTACAAAAGAAATGAAATACTCAAATGAAAGTGGCGCGAAACTGAATACTTTACGAGATAGAGTTTATAATCTTGAAATGATTAAATATTATTTTCATAGAGGGTTTAGTAGAAGACGTGATTATTTTCGTTTTTTCGAGTATCCAATCACACGTTATAGATTATTACTTTTATTGATTGATATAGTTCGCGAAATCCAAGCCGACCAAGAGTTGATGAAATCCCTTTCCATGAACACTACATTAACGCATTTAAAACCGATGATTGGCTGGGGTACGATTTATAATTTGAATGAGGAGGAAAAATATAAAACCGAATTTGCCTTTCTCAGAGATGCGAACAAAGACGCAGACAAAGATTATACACAGTTAAAATCACATATTGATAGCTTACATGATTTTTTTCCACGTTATCAAAAAAATATCTTATTGGAAACATTGAAAGAGAAAATAGACAAAACGTTCCAAGAATACATGGAAGAATATGAACGTTTAGAAAACGGTAGCCCACGTAAGCATCTTGTTTTAGAACCTGGCGAAAAATCACCAAAGAACAAAACACACAAAAGCTACCTAGATATTCCAGTAGAACTTCACCCATGGTCACCGAGAAACCGTATTGAAGATGTTCCTAAGAAGAGACGAACGACATTAAAGTCCAGGTCCCCAGAAAAATAATATTCGTTCCAATCTAATTAATCAAGTATTCTAGCAATATAAATGGACGACTTTGTGATTTCCAATTTACACGAATCTCGTAATGAATGGTGTAGCCGTTTAGTAAATATTTTATCACCGCTAGTTCATGAAGGTCTCCGTTCCATCTTCAATGAAGCGTGGCAGCTTTGTTTAGATAATAATGAAGCCGATAAGTATTTGATGACATTTCAGAATCTTTTATCTAGAGTTCCCAAATGGAATAACGTCATCGTAGAAGATGAGCGTAAGAGAATCATTGAACGAAGCGGTTGTAATTATTTAGAAGATTTAATTTCATGTGTGCATATTATACAGTTGAAAGTACTTACGTGTATTCGAGTGGGGAATAAACAGAAGAAAATCGATATATCAATACCGAAACTCGACCATTTCATACATAAAGTATATATCAATGCCGCACGAAAGGTATATGCGAATGTATATTTGTTTGAGAAGCAGATAAGTCCATTACAGCAACAGAAGTACAAGCGTGAGCTAGAAACGATTATACAAGAATGTATTATGATTGCTATTCGAGATAGTATTCCGACTGAAGCCATTATCCGTGCCTACTTAGATGAGAGTATAGAAGATGAAGAAGAGGTCATTATCGAGAACATTCCAGAAGAGGAACAAAAAACAAACACATTTTCGGATGAAACAAAAGGTAGCGACGAATCCAATAAGGACGAATCGAAATCAATCATAGATAGCGAAACGATTCCGGATGTAGTGCCGGCTATACAAAATATAGACGATGAAAAAGTAGTAACGAGACTATCATTTAATGATATAGATTCTGTGTTGGACGGTAGCGATTCAATGAAGTCGGTCGAAGCACCCAAAACAATTGAACGATTGGAAGAAATTAGTACATCGAGAGCCATTCAGCGAAAATTAGAAGAAGAGGCGGAAGAAGACGATAGAATAAAGATTTTGGGCGACTCCATCGATTTAAGTGGTTTCGAGAGCTTAGACCAGGACACTACGCAAGTAACCACGAAATCACATGATTTTGTATTGGATGATATCGTAGAGCTCTTTTGATGCGTAGAAATAATATAATAAAAATCATCGAAAAATATATATTCCGTGGTTGATGGAAAAACTCATCCTGATTTCGTTACTGATTACATTTTTGTTTTGTATTGCCAAAATATTCGAAATGAAATATTTAGAAAAAGAATGGAAGCCTTTGAAACATATCATTCGTGATGCAGCTATCGTACTCGTATGTAGTATTTCAGGATTATTCGTGTTTATGAACTTGAATGGGTCTATGATGGATTTTTTTAATGTAGTTACAGATAAAAAAACAATTAGTACAGCTGCTACACAAATATTTACAGATGAGCCAGGTTTCTAGAGTAGAATCGAAGTATATATTTTATATTAATAATATATATAATGAGTAAAGAATGGTTGAATTTATGGGCAGACGCATGGACAAATCAAGATAAAAGCCAAGGTCGAAGAGAACCACCAAAGTCAATCGAAAATGAAGAAGAAAAATTACATAAAACCATAAAAAAAGAACAGAATATTGCGAAAAAAACCAGAAAGTTAAAATTGGTTGCTATGCATAGTAAGCCAAAATCGAAATCGAAGTCCCCACCAAAAAAACGATGGAATGAGGTATGTATCGATGTTCTCGAACGATTATCTACTTTGATGTCGAAAAAGGGAGAACCGATGCGTAGTCGTGCTTATGCAAAGGCGCAAGAGACTATTATGCTCATGACCGATGATATTACCGATATCAATCAATTAAAAGGAAAACCCGCAATTGGACCTACTATTCTATCAAAATTAAGTGAATATATCGAAACAGGAACATTGAGACTTTTTGAACGCGAAAAGGAGTTACCTGAGAACCTATTAACAGATATTTATGGAATAGGCCCCAAAAAAGCCAAGGATTTGGTCGAAAAAGGTATCCGAACCATCGCACAATTGAGAGAACGACAAGACGAACTATTGAATACGAATCAAAAAGCCGGATTGAAATATTATGAGGATATTATGGAAAGAATCCCAAGAGACGAAATAGATGAATATAATGAAGTATTTGATAATATATTCAAAGGGATACAACAAGACAAAACCGTTGATAAATATGAGATTGTGGGAAGTTATAGACGCGGTGCAAAAACATCGGGAGATATTGATGTTATAGTCACTGCATCCGACCCAACACTATTTAAACAGTTTATCGATATATTGAAAACGCAAAACATAATTATAGAAATATTATCGCAGGGGAAAACGAAATGTTTGGTAATCACCAAATTACCATTACATAAATATGCTAGACGTGTGGATTTCATGTATACATCACTAGAAGAATACCCATTTGCAATTCTGTATTTTACGGGAAGTAAAGCGTTTAATACAATGATGCGCGGTCATGCATTACAACAAGGAACGTCTCTGAATGAACATGGTCTATTTAAAAAAGAACAAGGTAAAGCCAAAGAAGAAAAAGTGGCGCAAACGTTTTTATCGGAACGAGATATATTCGATTATTTACATTTGAAATATAAAAAACCGGAAGAGCGTATAGATGGACGTGCGGTAATAAGCATGGATTCAAAATCAAGAGAAAAACAAGAGCCAAAAGAAAAAGAACCAAAAACGAGAAAAGCGAAGGAACCAAAAGAGCCCAAAGATCCCAAAGAGCCTAAGAAACAAGCAAAAACACTAAAAATACGAGTACCTAAAAAAAAAGAACCACAATATGAACCTTTGTTCAGAATGAAAACACCAACACCAGAACAACCGCAAAATGATGTACCGGATATAGTTCAAGTAATATCTAGATTAGATAACGAACAAAAACCAAAACGTAAATATACATTGAAAATACGCCCCCAAAAAACCCCAAAAATTGAAATACAAACTGATTTAAATATTACACAAGAAACTATGACAAAGATGGAAAACTCTACCTCACCTGAACAAAACATACATAATTTCAAACAAAGTGGTATCGATGTTCTCGAAAATTTATCAGAAAAACAGTTAGCCGATATGTTAATCAAAGCGAACGATGTATATTATAATACACGAACATCGATTATGACGGATAATGAATATGATATTGTAAAAGAATTCGTCGAAAAAAAATACCCAAAAAATGAAGTACTGGATAAAATCGGCGCACCTATTCAAACGAAAAATAAAGTAACATTACCTTATCAAATGCCGTCAATGGATAAAATCAAACCGGATACGAACGCATTAGCGTCATGGAAACAAAAATACAAAGGACCCTATGTACTATCGTGTAAATTAGACGGTGTAAGTGGTATGTATAGTACGGAAAACGGTGATGCAAAGTTATATACAAGAGGGGACGGTAAAGTAGGACAGGATATAAGTCATTTAATAAAAGTTCTGAAATTACCACAAACTTTAGATGTTGGTTCGGGCTTCGTTGTGCGCGGCGAATTTATCCTCCCCAAAAAACTATTCGATGAAAAATATAAAATACGTTTCGCAAATCCTCGTAATTTAGTTTCGGGGATTATTAATAGTAAAACCATTGATGAAAAGGCGAGAGACCTACATTTTGTCGCGTATGAAGTCATACAGCCGCAATTGAAACCACATGAACAAATGGCGAAATTGGCTGAGTTGGGGTTTGAAGTAGTACAAAATCGCGATGAACCGTCAGAGAATCTGACGAATGAATTACTATCTGAAACATTGATGGATTGGCGAACGAATTATAAATACGAAATCGACGGTGTGATTGTATCGAACGACGCAATATATAAACGAGAAGAGGGAAATCCAGAACACGCTTTCGCATTTAAGATGGTAATATCAGACCAGATGGCAGAAGCGAAAGTTGTCGATGTTTTATGGACACCATCCAAATCGGGATATTTAAAACCACGTGTTCGTATAGAACCCATCAAATTAGGGGGTGTTACTATCGAATATGCTACGGGGTTCAATGGCGAATTTATCGAAACAAATAAAATAGGTATAGGTGCAGTGATACAAATCATTCGGTCTGGAGACGTGATACCCCATATCAAATCCGTGACGACACCGGCTGAACATGCCAAAATGCCAACCATTCCTTATCATTGGACCGAAACACATATTGATATTATTATGGACGATATAGAACAAGATGAAACTGTGCGTGAAAAGAATATCACTGCATTCTTTACGACTATCGAGGTGGATGGGTTATCATCGGGAAATGTAAAGCGTTTGATGAAAGCTGGATTTAATACCGTCGCCAAAATTCTACATATGAACAAATCGGATTATGATGGTATCGATGGATTCAAACAAAAAATGATTGATAAAATATACGATGGCATTAAAGATAAAGTAAAGAAAGCCGATTTATTGACGATTATGGATGCTTCCAATAAATTCGGGCGTGGTATTTCTATGAAGAAAATGAAACCTATTTTGGATGCCTATCCGGATATATTAACTAGAACAGAATCACCCGAACAAAAAATCGAATTATTACTGAGAATCAAAGGTGTCGGAAAAGAAAACGCAAAGGGATTTGTAGAAAACATACCGAATTTTATGGGATTTTTGAGAGAATGTGGTTTAGAAGAAAAGCTACATAATAAATCGGAAGAAGTAACCAATGACGAATCGATATTAAATACGATAGAATTGGTAGATGGATTAGAGCCGATTACAAAACAAGAAATCGACCCATTACATCCATTATATAATAAACATATTGTTATGACCAAAGTACGCGATAAAACGATTATAGATGGTTTAAAGAAAGTAGGCGGAATTCTGGATGATAATATATCGAAATCGACATTTGTCTTGATAACCAAATCGAAAGATGATGTGTCGAATAAAACCAAATATGCGAATCAGCATGATATTCCAATTATGATTCCGAGTGAATTTATAACAAAATTTTTGTAAGTATTAAGGGCTATCCGTGGATAACCGAAGGTTAGCCAAATGGCTACAAAAAGGTGGATTTCTCTATATGTTTTCAGTCGATAAATGTATTTATCGACTGATAGACATTATTTACACCTTTGCCATTCCACTGGTAAATTGCACAATATTGGGCGATTTGAATGTGTAATGGTGTATAGAATCATAATATATTCTGTTAATATAATATATATTATGAGTTCAACAACTGTATTGAAAAAAGGAAGTAAAGGAAGTAAAGGAAGTAAAGGTAGCAAAAGCAGTAAAAGCAGTAAAGGGAGTAAAAAAGAAAGTAAAATAGGTGCTTTAGATAACCCACTATTCGTACCGGAGCCTTTATCTGGAACGATTGAATCTCTTTCTTTAGGCTCTCCTAGGGCACAAACAGCTATGTTTGAATCAGCTACATTAGCCGAATTAGTCGAAAATACCGACGCACAGAAATCCATGTCTGTAGAAAAAGATGAATATGTAGAATATGAAAAACAAATAAAATCGAGATATTCAAACACATCCGATAGCGAAAAGGCCAGAAAACTAAAAAAAACCATTACAAAGCACGAGAAATATGTAAGAAATCTTATAAATAACCAAGAACAAGAGTATCGAGAATTAAATAAAACAGATTTTTTTGATGGTAACCATGAAACTGCGACCATTCCAGAATTAAAATATTGTATAGATTATTTAACATATGGATTAGATATACCTATCATAGAAAAAAAATGCGAACAAAATCCAGTATTAAGACAGATGCGTGAATCCCTAACTTGCTCTATATTATCAGTGACCGCAAATCCAGAAAGTAATTATTTATATGGGCCCACTATTCGTGTAATTATGAAGATTATAGATTTTTATGATATAGTAGTGAGAACATTGAAGAATGTGCCCCCATATTACCATAAGTATCGATATGAACGATTCGTTGAATATTGTATTTCAATGGCAAAAGATGGACTATTCATGTTCCCCACATTTGCATATATTGGTGCGACGGATTTACTGAAATTACGACCCTATCCCATTTTTCCAATTGGCCTTTGTTTGACGTTAAATTACGTAGATGAATATTTTCAGACACCAGTCGAATTCTTTGTACATGATATCAACCATATACGTAGAATGTTCGAAACGAATCTATCTGATATGACGAGACGTGAAATCGATATAAATAATTTTAACGAAAAACTTGCTTATTATGATAAATCGAAAGAATGTTTGGACGAAGTCATATATATTTTGAATAATACATTGGAAAACCGACCCACTACAAAAACCAATGTAGAACAAATCACCATACCACAAATAACACAAAAAGGAGAACGAAAAACAACTAAAGTAAAACATTTGAGTCTCGATGATTATTCGAAAATTGACTACACAAATCCGATAGATATGGGTTATTCACAAATCATAAAGGTTATTTTATTTGAAATCACACATGAAGATGCCATGCCAATGCATAAAGATATTATATGTTCTACTATTTTAAGAAATTCGGGAATAGAAACCGTATTTCCTAGGTTAGACGCAAAAGGTAAAATTATACGTAGTATAGAAAAAGGGGGCAGTATTTTAGGGTTTGTAAAATACAAGGTGAGAAATGGTTTTTTCGATTCAATAGAAATGCCATTGGAAGTAGTGGCGAAATATTTCTATAGAACGGATAGACAGATAACGATTGCCACCCAGATTCTATTGAAAAAACTATGCGGGACTGTGGTTCCAAACGGAAGCCCAGACCATGATAGGATAATGATTAACATTACGGATAAATCGGGTTTGAATTTACCTGTAAATCTTGGTGTTGTGGAACAATATGCGATGGAAGTTTTATCAAACCCACTTTATGGTGATATACCCGAAACCGAAGTTGATATATTACGAAAAAAAAATGGTATAATGGAATCGAATTTATTTACAGGTGAGCGACCCAAACCCATTACAGAACAAGGTAATTTATTAGAAAAGCTAGGTGGTGCTGGTAGAAGAACGAGAAAACGCCGACAAAAAAAAATCATGTAAAATCATAATCACGACATAATGATGATAATAAGGTCTATCGGTGGATAACCGAAGGTTAGCCATTTGGCTACAAATCAACAGGAGACCCATATGCTTTTGGTGGATAAATATATTTATCCGCCAAAAGACAATAATGTACGGGGTTTCGATTTTGTTTTTTTGTTTTTGTAGAAATTCTATACGGGTTCATCATCGGTATCGCAGTCGCTCAGACGAATTGACTCGATTATAGCAGCAATAGGTTTAGCATTGGGATAACAATTATTTTGATACTCATACATATGTTGGTCATGCATGTCTCTATTACAATCGTAACAAATCGGAAGCAAGTTGTCGGGTGTCATCTTGCCGCCATGAGCACGCGCCTTAACGTGCCCCATGACGTAATTTCTTTTTTTATTACGCTTAATGAGTCGGCCACACCCAATAGGACAGAGAGCTTCATCTCTCTCACAAAAGACAAGAGATTCACATATAGCTCGCGTTTTTCGGGGGATATTAATCCTCTTTTCTTCTACAAAGAGAGTCGTGTATTGAGACATGATATTGTAAATTCTACGGTACTCAAAAGTGACTTCATCAGCTGTATATTTGAGCCCAGATTTTTCGTTTTTGCGACCTACCCAGCACTTTCTTACATCAACATGCTGAACGAAATAGTTAATATGACTCGACAAAGTTTCTTCAGTTACTTCATTCATTGAGAGAACCATAAAAGAAGCGAAGAAGGCTGGTAGAGATAGTTTTTTAGTGAGATTGCTAATAAATCGATAGAAAGTTCGCATCATGCATTTGAATGATGCGAATTGTTCCTCGTTGAATGTAAGCCATGGATGGTTATTCAAAATAACCCCCGCAATTTTACTGTCTTCCATTTCGAAGACTTGGAAATGGGTCATGCCTTCTGGGGGAAAACGCATAAGATATATCTTAGCTAGCCATTGGCACCAGTACTTTTCAACCTTCATATCCGCATGCGATAATGCAGAAATCATCCCCTCTTGTCCAAATTGAGGGTCTTGTTGATACATATGAAGAGTGAATGGACAGTCCGCCAACTTCAGCTGGTCAGAACCAGAAACCTTAACCCCCTGCTGCACAAGAAGGAACTTTTCACCCAGCTCGCTGAGCTCCATCCTTTTAGTATAGGTATTGACTTGTAGTCGATAAGACAGGAACTTATGTTGCTGGTCGGGGGTAAGCACCTTGCTACGAATTCGTTTCTGCTGCTGATGGTTTATGGCTAAATCCGCGTTATTGAAGAAGAACGCGGTGTCTATGCCATCAGGCTCCTTCATGATGCAATAAGGCGGTACCACATTCTTCTTACTGCCGAAATCCATAAAAGTGCCTAGAATGAAAGCGATTATAGTGCGAGTACGATTGCCACCTTCTAAGACTAAGAACTCATAGTTTTCGCCGTGTTCCAATTGGCCCTGCTGATATTTGTAGAGGAGGATTGGATTGATACTAGTTCCATTACCATAGAGAATATCGACCAAGATAGTAGCTCTGAATTTATTAACGGTCTTCTCGGGCCAAGCAGGCAACGCGCGTTGCACTACTGGATAGAGGTTATATTTTTGATTATTGAAGTCTGACAAAAGTTGTTCTATGTTTATAATATTTATGAATACACCAGAAGAGATTTCTACTGGCTTAAAAGGAGTTTCTACTTTGAGAAGTTGTGGTTCCATGGTTTTCTTAAAGTTGCGAGATTATTAATACTTATTTGGCCGGTGGCGTGCCGATAAAAGCATTTTATAAAAAGTTTTTCAATTTTTTATAAAAAAAATTATAGAAATATCAGGTCAATGTCTTTTCGGGGATAAATATATTTATCCTTCGTTCCTTTCATTCTTTCCGTTCTTTTTCAAAGCATATGGGTCAGAGGTCGATAACCGAAGGTTAGCCATTTGGCTAATAAATATTATCCACCGATAGACCTTAAAAATCAGGTATAGGTCCTGCAAAAGTTACGTAACTAGGTAGCCCACTTACATCGATAAATCGAACAACATCATCCGCCAAGTATAAAACCAGAGACATATCGCAATTCATATGCTGACACTTACTTGTCCAGCGGTCAGTTTTCAATACTTCACTCAATCCCCTGATACGACCTGCTACACCGCAATGTTGTGAGGGGCGCTTACCGGGCCTACCCAGAGTATGTTTTATACGCCATTCGCATGAAAGAGCATTTTTATGGTCAGGAAACCCGGTCAATAATGCGTATATTTCCCATCCACCTCCTCTTCCATGGGTATAATGCGCACCACCAACGATTTCTTCATTATGTTGTCGTAGCCTACGTTTTGGATTATTCGTCGAGCCATTATACGATAAATGTGCATATTGGGCCTGTTTGTTTCTTAGAATATAACAATACCATGTATCGTTTTTAGTTTCTACAATATCTGTCATGTAGTTATTATAATACTATCTTTATAAGTTATTCAAATAACTCATAAAAAATACACCCTTGAAGATTGTACAAAGCTCCCTGCGAGAATTGAACTCGCGACCTCCAGTTTACAAGACTGGTGCTCTACCACTAAGCTAAAGGAGCATATTATATATTATAGCATACATATTAAAATGACAAAAACTACGCATAAGGTCTATCAGTAGATAATAATTCCTAAACATATACAGGTAAGGCATCAATGTCCATACCATTTTCCAAATCAAATCCATCCTTGGTAGCAAATTGACTAAAATAAGGGAATTCTAACTGGGCTTCTGGAGTATGATTATGTACAGTTCTAGCAATCATTTTATATAATTTAAAACTAGGATAACGTTCATCTCCGTTTCTTTTATAGAGAACATTTTTATCACTATCATCTAAACACCAACGGTAAATAGTTTCTTGTAGGGGGTCGAGCTTATTCTTTTTGTTTGGTTCATCATCATCAATCACAAAATCATAAATAGAGCAACCTAAACGACATAAATCGAAACTATAATTAGGGTCTAATCTAGGTTTCTTTTCATTTAAATAGGGCTCACAATTATATTGTGTAGCCGCATCCCCGCCCATGTCAAAGCTATCGGAACAGAATAATTGTCCATTAAATCGATAAATGCCACGACCGAAATCAATTAATTTAAAGATTTTACCATAGGTGGGGACTTTATAGACCACGTTTTTGTATTTATAAAATAGGTTCTCTATGTCGGTATTATTATACATTATATTATTCGTATGTAGGTCATTATGTGTAAAATGGAAGGACTTTTGATAAGACAATAAAATCATGATAATTTGAAAAAGAGCGCTTGCTGCTAGGTCAGAGTTCATTTTACCAGTTTCAAATAGTTCGTCGAATGTACCTTCGCATTTTTCCAGACAAATGAGTTGAACGGGGAAATCTTTGATATAGGCAAAACGCTCAACGCCATAAGATTCTGATGATTCATCAGAGTCCGAATCTGTTTGCCAAACATCGTCGGACTTATCATCTCTAACATCATCATCCGCGCCATGACTATCTTCATTCCTTTGTTCGTCATCTGAACTATAGTTTATCTCACTATTATTGGAGGTATCAGAAGATGAAGATGATGTTACAGAAACATTATCAGTATCGTGTTTTACGTATTCTTCCACAATATCATCAGAAACAATCGTATCGTTTGTTTCGCAATCAATGTTCTCTACGTCGTCCAAAAGAATAGGCGAAATATCCAACTTCTCGTCTTCGTCATCAATAAGGATACGATTTTTATTACGTCTAGAACCAAAGTTCGTAAAATCGTCCTCGCTGAAATCAGTGATGGTAAATAATTTGTTTGTGTTCTCGGAAAAGTACGTAGAACTATTCAGATAATCAAGGTCATCCGTAACATTCATTTTATATTTAGTTTGAACGCCTACAGCAGTTCCGTAAAAATCGGTGCCGTGTAAAAATCCATGACAGTGGAGCATTTTACTTGTTAAGAAGCTAAAAAAACTATCGATATATGCAGCATTGTTCGCATCAATAATTTTTGGATGACATCTTTCGGTAGAATGAAATGAAGGCATGATACGTAACTTTGCTTCGTCTTTCTTATATTTTCCAATCATGTATCGAATGGGGTCGAGTAATGGAGAGAACTTTACGAAGACGTCTTTTTGGACGGGCTCTTTGGTATCGATATCGATTACAGTATTCAGGTCACGAATATGGTATTTATGATTTAGAGCAAAGGGTGTAGAAGAATCCTTGGCTTCGATTTCGAATAATTTTCCTAAAATAGGATTATAGTTATGAAGGTGTGAAATTTGATAGGGGGAATAATCGTAGTTCATGTCTTCGATGGTAGTAGATGAAGTTTTATCTAAAGATTCTAAATCGATGGCGAGATTTTTTACATAATCTATGGAGAACTTGTTGAGATGGTTCATATAGAAATGAAATGTGTATAAGTGTTTTATACATATTTGAAATATGAATCTTACGAATACGTTATTCGTAATGTTAGTAAATTGAAATATATAATATAAAAGTATATCATAAGAGATGACTCTAGAATTAAAGAAATTCAATATGCGAGAGATTACGTTTCGACCGGATGAAAACAAAGGTCCAGTCATAGTTCTCATAGGTCGTCGTGATACAGGTAAAACCTTTTTAGTAAGAGATTTATTATTTTATCATCAAGATATTCCTATCGGGACAGTGATTTCAGGAACAGAAGCTGGAAATGGATTCTATTCAGCTCATGTACCTAAACTCTTTATTCATGAAGAATATAATACAGTCTTGATTGAAAATATATTAAGGCGACAAAAAACCGTTTTGAAACAGGTAAATAAAGAAATAGAAACCTATAGGAAAACGACGATAGACCCGAGAACTTTTGTGATTTTAGACGATTGTTTGTATGACGCTACATGGACACGTGATAAGATGATGCGTCTTTTATTTATGAATGGACGTCATTGGAAGGTCATGTTAATCATCACAATGCAATATCCGTTAGGCATTCCTCCCAACCTGAGAACCAACATAGATTATGTTTTTATTTTGAGAGAACCTTACCTGACAAATCGAAAACGTATATGGGAGAATTATGCATCCATGTTTCCAACACTTGAGTCCTTTTGTGCAGTCATGGACCAAACAACCGAGAATTATGAATGCTTAGTGATAAATAATAACGCAAAGTCGAACAAACTGAATGACCAAATATTCTGGTACAAAGCACAAGACCACCCAGACTTCAAGTTGGGCTCGAAAGAATTCTGGGAAATATCGAAGAACATGACAGACGACGACGATGGCGAAGCTTATGACCCAAGTAAAGGCAAAAAACGCACGGGTCCTGCTATTAATGTGAAGAAAACCAAATGGTAATCGAGTTGCGAATCTTGCTCAGGGCGAGACCTGAGCAAGATTTTGTATATTCTGCTCGAAATACAAAAATAATATAATGCGAAATAAACTCTTACTATAATGCTAACAATCTTGCTTATGAACTTGCATAAGCGCTTTTTAAAAAGTTCTGCCTGAAATTGAAAAACTAATATAATGCTAAATAATACCTTACCATAATGCTAACAATCTTGATTTGGGCTATACCAAAGCAATAATCATGTTGGTTTTAAAAATCTGCTTTATAAATTATTAAGCAAGTTAATCGACTTAAATAAATATTTCCATTTATATTATAAAATGAATCAATTTACTAGAGATTTGGACGAGTTATTGTATTTATCATGTGGACGCAAGTATAGAATCGTAGAACATTTGAAGAAAAACTATAGAGAAAATATTCATTATATAATTGAAAAGGCAAACTTAAATTAAATAAACAGAATGGCGGTCAAAATAAAATAGTATTCAAACTTACCGAAGATGCATATGAACTACTAAAAAATTCATATAACTTACGAAATCGATATATTGTAGATATAAGCGATAAAGTAAAGTGTGTAAATATCGGAATGTGTATTGAAAATCAAACAATAGGATTTATTGAAAATGCATATAACAATAATCGTAAATATGAAAAGACAATATGTTATTGATATTTATAGAGTCGATTTATATTTCATTGATTATAACTTAGTAATAGAATGCGATGAAAATAATCATGACGATAGAAATCCCATACAAGAGAAAGTGAGAGAAGATTACATAATTTCACTAGGAAATAAAATTATAAGATATAATCCAAATGTTAGTTCGTTTGATTTATCCAATGTACTGAGAGAAATCAATAGTATAATATTTTCAGTAAAACCGCTTTTATAAAACTGCTTATAATAACAAAACTCGCTTTTATAAACTTGCTTTAAAAAGATTTAGAAAGAATTTCTCAGATTATATTATAGTAGGATGAATAATCTGAACATTGTCGAACTTATTGAACAAAACCCTATTGCAAAGCTTTCAGATGCTTATAACAACAAGTTGCTAATAAAAATAAAAGAAACATTCACAGGATTCGAACAAAAATTATTTGTAAGTAGTTTTTATTGCTATTTGAATTACGATAATGATGATTTTGTTATAGATTTAGATAATATATGGAAATGGATAGGATTTACATTCAAAGCGACAGCAAAAGATTTATTAGAGAAGCAATTTAAACTTGATATAGATTATAAAATCTTGATTAGGTCGCGACCTGAACAAGATTTGTCAAATAATAATGAAAGAAAATGGGGAGGTCATAACAGAAATACCATCGTGCTTACGATAAACTGTTTCAAGTCGCTATGTCTCAAAGCAAGAACAAAAAAAGCCGATGAAATTCATGATTATTATATGAAATTAGAAAAAATTTTACACCAAGTCATCGAAGAAGAAACCGATGAATTACGACAACAATTAGAACAAAAGGAAAATATCATCACGCAAATCAAAGAATCATCAGAAACCGAAAAACAAAAACTCAGAAAAGAAAAACAACGCGGCATAGAACAAGCCATCATCACACAATTCCCAGTAAATACAGAATGTATTTATTTTGGAACAATAAACAATACCAATGAAGCCAAAGAAAACCTCATCAAATTCGGCCATACAAACGACTTGGCCACGAGAGTTCTCGACCATAGAAAAAAATACGACAACTTCATTTTAGTACAAGCATTCAGAGTCCAAAACAAAGTAGAAATCGAGAACCTAATCAAAAACTATCCCAAAATCAAACGCCAAATACGCTCGATAGAAATCAATGGTAAGCAAAAAACCGAGATTATAGCATATGATACCGCCAATTTCACCATCGAAAAATTAACCAAACATATCAAAGATATCATTCACTCGAAAACCTATAGTATAGATAATTTCAATAGAATCATGAAACAAAACGACGAACTAGAAAAAGAAAACAGAGAACTCAAAGAAGAGCTAGAACAATATAAAACAAAATCCTCGAAATTAGCCGTCGAAATGGTAGAATTACGAGAACTTATAGAAAAGCAAAAAATATCTATATCTATTGCCCAAACCGAAAATCAATCTGTCTTCGAACAACAGCCAACCGAAATTCAACAACCTATTTACCAAAACACACTGCTACCCGAAGACGAAACCACCAAAAAATTCAAAGAGTTTATAGATACTATGTGTATCGTCAGAGCCGACGTAGATGAATCATCCACCAATTTAGAAGGACAATTCAGAATATGGTGTAGAACCAAGCCAAAAAAAGAAACATTCCATGCACTGAAACACTATTTGGATACTAGATTTAGACCCGCTAGAATTTCAACACAGAACAAAAACCAAGTTGTAAATGGTTATATAGGTGTAAAGCTCAAAGAAATCACGTATAAGAAAAAACTAGAAAACAGTGCCGTCGAAACCTTCCTATTTCAAGTATGCCGCTTTTCACCGAATGGTAAAATATTAAATTCCACACTTCTTACAGAGTACCAGCGATGGAAACAGAGCGTAAATATCGAACAATCCGCGAATGATATGAAAGAATTGAAGGACTATTTGAATTCTTGTGAGTACGTAATCAAATCAACAGTATGGACCGATGTAGGTTCAAATGAAGGATATTATGGTATAGGTCTAAAGAGCGACGAACATAAACATAAAACAACATCAAGCACCGGAAAAACCGTAGAAAAACGCGAAATAAATACGAATGTTTTATTAGGAAAATGGGAAACAATCGCCAAAGCCGCTGAAGCAGAGAAAATATCAGCAGCCAAAATGAGTCGTAGTATAAAAAATAAAGTGGTATTCAATGATTATTATTATTGTATATCAACATGATGATGTAATAAGGAATCAATGACATAATTTAGAAAAAATATACTGATATATAAATCAGTATATTTATGGGAGGAGTATTTTCAGAAGAACAAGCAAAAGCACCAGAACAAGCACAAGCACAAGCACCTGAACAAGCAAAAGCGCAAGCAAAAGCACAAGCAAAAGCAAAAGCACCAGAACAAGCACAAGCAAATTCACAAGCACAAGCACCTAGAAGAAAAAGAGCACCACCACCAACAAAAGAACAATATAAACAAAATCTAGAAAATGAAGAAGCAGCGAAAAAAGCAGAAAGGGAAAAATCTCGATTATATCCTACAGTAAATGACCCAGAAACGATAAAAAAAAATAAGCTAGAAATAATTAATAAGTTAGATGATAAAGGTTATACAGAATTGGCAAAAGAAGTACATAATGAAAATGTTGTTAAAGTAAAAGAATTATTAGACAAAGGAGCCGACCCGAATTTAGGTAAAGATTCTTACAAACTACCTATATCTATTGCTATTTATAAGCTAACCAAGGAGTTGTATGACAAAAACGCAGGCAAACCACACAGTGAAGCCGTAGAAGAAATAATGCATCTCTTACTAGATAAAGGTGCTAATCCAAACCCTGCATTGGATTTAAACAATATAATAGAAAATTTAAAGAGTATGGTAATATTGAAAAAACTGAAAGATAACGATGTCTTTTATAGTATATTTAGTAAGGCAAAAACGCTTCCTGGTTATAATAAAGACAAATGTAAAGAAGTAGTAGATAATGTATTATTTAAAGACGGAATACAAGATTATGAAATTAGTCAAGTGGGTAATAGTCTTGAAACTTCCTTGAGCAAGCTGAAAGGCGGTAAAAAAAGAAAAACGTCAAAAAAGAAAAATAATAAAAAAAAGAATACGAAATCATTGAAAATACGTAACAATAAAATATAACTATATCATGGGTCATACATTTCCTCATTGCGTTCATCGTCTAAGTCACTAATATCACTACCACTATCACTATTTCCATCGCCATCCTCACTTGGCTCACGTTCAACAGCTACAACCTCGACTCGTATTCCATTCGACGAAGGCATAACCACCGGATTAGATACAACATGCTCAACAGAACCGTTCTCGAGTAACTCGTCCAAAACATCCGGTTCGGCCAAATGCGATGTTTTAAAATCCATCAATGTAGAAGAGAATTTATAAGGTTTATGTGTATCATTAAATTTAATCTTACGGTTCTTCAAATCAATCATTTTTCGCCCAAACATAGGATTAAAACGATAAAACTCACGTAAAGCACTTTTTAGTCGAATAGTATTCGCCTGTTTTATCATAACATCAAACGAAAATGCAGAATAATAATACATCTTAAGATAAGGTAGCATAATACTAACCAGTCGCTCTTTCGGGAAATCAGGGTCGATTTCAATCGGATGTTTCGCGTACTTCATCTTACTAAAGATTTTCAATATAGTAGAAACCGCTGCATTTGTATCTATATTTTTAATATACTGTTTAATATAAGCAGTCTGTATCAACGCCGGATTTTCATCTCGGAAACAACCAAGATGAAAATTACACATGAAATATTCATGAAAGAGGGCCGACATATGTATAATACGCGATTTCATAAAGAAATAAATATTATATAAATCCGATTTTTGAAAATGTAGATTATTATAGGGATTTTTTATAGGTAGCGGCTCATGAAAGAACCAAGGAGAATTCGACAACGCCATATCGATAATACGTTTCAAATCCGTAATAGTAAATAAGTAGAGTTGTCCATGTTGTAATATAGAAATGACATTTTTATGGTTACGGTCAATTGGATTCATAAACATATCCTCATTATTACGCGGCGGAGATAAACGGAATTTTATGGTTCTCGCGAATCTAGAAATAGTATGATAAATACGCTGTGCCTTGATAAACGCCAACATAAAATCAGCCTTCATTTTATCAGAAAGGAAAATATTCTTCATCACATGAGTCATATAAGCGAATTTACATTTTTCGTTTGGATAATGAGATAATAATATGTCTAATACTCGGTCCTCATGAGACTGTATAATATTATTACTATGTAACCCATCTAATATAGAATATGAAGAAAATTCATTGTAACACCGTTTTCCGTTATGACTCTGTTTATATAGAATGAATCCAAAGGTATTGCGATTTCGTTCGGATGAAACAGTCGATGTCAAATTCTGAAATGGAATGGAACACGCGGAAACAGCTAACGGTTTCGAAATCGTGGAATCAAATGGTTTTTCATAGACAAATGCCATCTTATAAGATATATTATATTGTTTTTATAATATATTTTGTTTATGTAATTTAATAGTTCAATTTTTCAGTCATTCGATTACCTATGGAAACATTTGTTGTATAAAATTGTTTATATAAATTGCTTCATTATTAGTACATAACTGATTGTATTTTTCATTATCAATAATATGGGGGGTTCTTGGTGTATGGTCGATAATATTATTATAATCACTATCACTTGGTATCACGTCTATAAATCGAATGAATTTACCATCTTTATCTATTTTAACATATTCATTAATATGTTTATTACCACGTTTTATATTGATTTCATCAATAATCGGAACAACGTTTCCTAATCTATCAATATCAATCTGATTATTCCATGTAGAAGAGAATGGTAATATATGTTCTAACCAGAATGTATTATTCAATAAATTTACAGGGACTTTGCTTTTATAGTAATATAAAAACAGTGTTTTTTCAAAAAATTTCCTGTCTCTTCTTTTATCTTTCTTTTTATTTCCATTTTCGAGTGTTCTATCGTATTCATGAACAGATTCATCACATAGCGTTGCGATAATAGATTTCATATTCTCTTCAGTGATAGTACAAATCAATTCAGGATTAGATATCATATGTTTTGCTACGCCATCTATATAAGCACCACCGGCAATATATCTTATTTTATCATGTATAGAATATTGTTCCCTTTTTATTTTATCATGAACATCGCTACAAAAAAAGTGATATAGTAACGTTTTTTCGATTATATTGATTATATAAGAATCTAGAATGCCTTTGTTTATAAACCCAATAATACTACTAAGAATAATATAGATATTATTTTTTTTTAATGTTGTTACTTTTTTTTCACAGGTTGCATTAAATAATTTACTATTTACTTGCTGAGAAAAAATTTTATCGATGATACGTTGGAGTAATATACAAGCATTATTCATATCATCAATAAAGCGATTAATATTATCAGTAGTAAATTTACCACCAAACCCATTATTCATAGTTTTATAGAGTTTAAAAAATAACGATAATCCTTTCGTATCTACCTTTTCGATAATGCTATATTTTCCAGCACAATAGTTTTGAAATCCAACCACAAAATCATGAGCATTAATGTCTTCATCATCGCCAAATTCGAAACAACTTAACGCTTCCCCTTTACTTTTATCAATATAATATTGTTGAATATTCTTTCTAATTTCCATTCGAATCGTAGAATCTAGAATGATAAAATCTTTAACATCATATAGACAAGAAGCCAGTAATTCGGTCTCAGTCAATGAACATTTATATTTATTCGTATCCGCAAACACTTTATTCAATTCTTCTTCGTTGTAACCCTCGAATAAATTGACGTTTATTTTTACAACTTCACTAAAATCTTTGCCATCAACCAATATACTATCTTTAATCTGTTGCATTTCATCATCTATAGCGTAACCATAACTCTGTAATTTTTTATCGTATAATTCAGATAGGCCCAAAGTAGCAAAAAAGTTGATGGCTCTTCTATAACAGATAATAGTCGTGTATGTAGTTTCTTGAATAGATTTAATAATGATATGAATTTCATCATGAGATAAAGTATTAATCGACTTAAAAAACAAAATAATATTATCTAATTTTTTTGGGAAAATATCAAAGGGGGTTTTCATATAGTGATGTAATGCATTCAATCTATTATTACCATCAATATTTGTATAATATACTTTATCAGAAACAATCCTTTTTCCGAATGTAATAGCATCTACACTATGTTTAATTTCATACAAGAATAAAATAAAATCGTGTTCATTAGGAGTAGAATCCTTAGGTTGTACTAACCACTTTTTCTTTCGTTGAAAATGTGGTTTCCTCATTTCATTAGAATCAATCTTATCAACAACGAACGATACTGACCATACAGCACTGGTTACTTGTTTGCCCGTCATGCTTTGCTATTTATAGATATATGACGGGCAAATTCTTTAAGTGGTTTTTTTATTATGTATTTCGCGTAAAATTATGCACCAACTTTTTATATAACGTTTTATAAACATTTTGTAATTTATCGAATTTCATATTAAATTTTCCATCCATGTATTTCGGTAAAATCTTCTCGACAACGGATTTATCTTGTAAAACAGTGGAACGCATCATATCAGTAGTGATATAATTACCTAAATAGTTGTACAAATCACATAGAAACGAATCCTTCAATGAATTCTTTCTCCAAAAATTACGATAGGTTTTCACGAAAAGTCGGCTATGTGTCTGATTAATAGGTAGAGCAAACGTAATTACCGTACTAATAAATTCACCGAACTTGACTCTTGCTACCGTAGTATGTGGTAATATGAATTCGTTTTCAATAGTAATATCGTTAAAATCGAAAACTCGTTTCGCTATAGATTGCTCGCCAGATTGATATTCATATACGGTCTTATAATGATAAGGATAATCCAAGACTAAATAGGGTGGTATTTCTTTCGTAGGACTAGGCTGTGCCCTATTACCAAATGTATGGACAAAGCCGATATGCATAACATCGAGCGAATTTTCACTTACTAATCTAGCATACGATTTGAAAGGAACATTCAAATAAATAGCAGAAAATAAGTCGGGTCGCCTAGCTTCTTCTTCTTCAAAGATACCATCGGAATAATTCGATATAACAATCCCGTTTTTCTCCAATAATGTATTACCGACTGTATTCATATATATCCAACCATTTTTTTCGATAACATTATAGGTATCCAAGTTATGACAAGGTGTATTTGTGAAATTCAAGCCGGGTACTACTGCTAAAGTACCATTACAGTCGAATTCGTAACCATGATAAGGACATACAACTCGACCACTATCTAAATGACCGTTTGAAAGCGAAGCACCACGATGGCTACAATGGTCATCCATTGCATGAAAAGTGCCGTTTTCCTTCCATACTACATAATCCTGGTTCCAAATCGTTACCTTTTTGAGCTTGTTTTTTCGAAACATGGTGGTTTCACCAATCACATACCAATGTAGATGGTAACGGCTGACTTCAGATGAGTCCGAATGCGTGATAACACTAGACATTTTGTTATTTATTGGTACGCGCATATGTTGGTGTCTACACCTTTGCACATTCAAAACGCCCACTTTGTGGGCAGTTATGAGTGAGCAAGGTGATGCTGATTGCACATTTGAAATGCGCAATGGTGTAAAACTTAGACTAAAAAGACCTTGCGCAGCTATCAATAAAAACAAGAAAAATACATTCATACTATATTATATACATATATAACGAAAACTTTATTATATTTCGTTATATATTATATTTTGCGATACGTCATACATTCTGCGGCATCATGCTAGTTTATTCGGTTTCCCTGAAAAAGCGGAATAACCCTTCAATAATGTAGAATATTTCGTGCCAATACGACTAGTACGTTGTACAGTATTATATGATGTGTCATTAGTAGGCTTCGCAGAGATAGCCGTGCGTACAACAGGCTGACGCTCATTTTCTATGAATTCCACTTCACAATCAGTATTAAATAAAGATACACAAGGCTTCGGAAAAACATCATGTATATATAAAAAAATATCGGTTGATTCATGTCGAATCTTGATAGTAGTATCTTTGGTCAAACATGTGAATTTCTTCAAAGCGATTTCCAGCGCGGATTTGATATCGTTACAACGGAATATGTCCTCTGTTTTGGGTAATATACATACTTTGGTCGCTTTGGTCAATTCTACTCGTTCAATAGTAACAAATGAACCTTCACTAAGACCTAATTCATGTAAAAGCCATAATGGCAATAATGCTATATTTTCATCAGCCGAGAATTCGAAAACACCCGAATGATATTGCTTACCAGAATCGGTGGTTATACGAAACGTAAGGGGGTCTCCAGATTCCATGAGATGAATGAATGCATATAAAAAATTCGATGGTAAAATGATTTTATCGCCTTCTTCATAATCGAACTTGTTCATAGAATACATGGAATAACAAATACAGTGGAACAGCATTATGGTCCTATATTATATTATAATAGATGTATATTATTATTGTATTTTAGTGGATAAATGTATTATCAACCGTTCCTTTCATTCTTTTTCAAAGCATATGGGTCAGAGGTCGATAATCTATGATTAGTCACTTGGCTAATAAATATTATCTACCGATAGACCTTATATGGATAATAACATACAAATTATTTCTGTTTTTTATTATCCTTATTATTATTTTTTTTGACTTCTTCTTGTAGTAATTTTATATTTCGTTCGAGCCCTTCGATTTGCCGACTCAAGTCTTCATGCCAAGGATATAATACTTTCATTTGAAAACGTAAAGCAACAGAACTCACTATAAGACCGGCCGCAGGTACCAAAGATGAAAAAGGAATTCGTCTGAACATACTATAGTATATATATATTATATCTTACGCTACAAGTTCAAATTACTCAATTCTTCGCCAGGAATAGTTTTACGCTTAATCAACACATCTTTGAATTTTTCGATATTCCAACGTTGTGAAACGATAATATCAATGGCTTCTTTGAATGCATCATTCACCAAAATCATGGCTTCTTTATCGATTTTTTGCTTTGTATATTCTGAATACTTAGAACCAGTAGCCAAACTTCTACCTAAAAACGGGTTTCGTTCTGACTCAATATTTTCATTATAAAACACTTCCAGGTCATTTCCCATACCATAATTTCCAATCATCTGTTGTGCAAGAGAATTCGCCTGTTTCAAATCTTGTACGGCACCGACAGAGACTTGATTTTCACCATAGAAAACACGTTCGGCCGCTTTCCCACCGAGAGCGATGACGATACGTTTTTTCAATAAATCTTTAGTATATAGCCCACCCTCCAAGATTTCGGGTAGCTCATTAAATAAAGTATATCCACCAGCACCATTATATGTGCTTTGTATTGTGACTTTTTTCAATACGAAGTGTTCCTTGAACTTGGCGGCGATGATAGCATGTCCGAGTTCATGTATGGCAACCCGTTCCAACGTTTCGTTAGACCGTGTATCCGTCTTCTTGATAATACCCACAATCAATTTCTCCAAAGCATCTTCCAAGTTTTTTTGTGTAATAACAGTTTCGCCGTTTCTCGCAGCATAAATAGCGGCTTCATTAATCAAGTTTTTAATCTGCGCACCGGAAAACCCACCTGTGATTTCCGCCAAGAAATCCACATTGATTCCATTTTCAACCTTTTTTTTCTGTAAATAAGATGTCAAAATCATTTTACGTGAAGGTCTATCTGGTAGTGGTACGTTGATAATACGGTCAAATCGTCCGGGTCGCAAAAGTGCAGAATCTAATACATCCCGACGATTTGTCGCTGCAATGACTAGAACGTTTTGATTTTGTGCGAAACCGTCCATTTCGGCAAGAAGTTGGTTCAGTGTTTGTTCTCTCTCATCATTACCTAGATTTACACCAGCACCACGCTGTCTTCCAATCGAATCGATTTCATCAATAAAGATGATAGATGGGGCGTTTTCTCGAGCTTTTTTGAACAATTCACGGATTCTTGCCGCACCCATACCGACAAATAATTCGATAAATTCACTGGCAGAAACAGCTAAAAAATTAGCATCAGTTTCGCTTGCAATGGCTTTGGCCAAAAGAGTTTTTCCTGTACCGGGTGGTCCCTCTAACAAAATACCTCTTGGGATTTCTGCACCGGCGGCCTGATATATTGTCGCATTTTTCAAATAGGATACGATTTCAGTACATTCTTCGAAGATTTCCGGACTCCCTGCCCAACTTGATAGGGAAATATTCGCTTTTATCATATTGATTTTTGCGTCACTTGAGCCAGAAAAACCACGTGAAAAAGGGTTTATTCCACCGCCTCCACCCATAAATGGATTACCGCCGCCGTTTTGCCTACGTACGCCGTTAATAATAATCATGATTATTGTATATAAAATAGTGGTTGTAATGAGTCCTTGTGTCAAATAATAAATATTCGTTAGTCCTTGTTCAAATAGACTAGATATAGAGGGTGGTGTGTCAAGAACATAGGAAGAAATATCCTTCTTATCGGACATAGTTAACACTCTATCAGTCATGGACGGTGTAGTTTCAACTAGTTTAAATTGACTACCATATGCTGGTTTGTTTTCCCTGAAATAAATATTCTTCATATCAGGAGTATAGTAATATTCGTTAATATTTCCGGATTCGATATCTTTCATGAGAGTAGTAAGAGATGTTTTATCGATAATAGTATCGAATTTATTATTGTCCGCGCCTGACATGTAAATACGACGAGGTCTTTGTATAGTCGATACACGCAATGGTGTAAAAGCGCTTACGCGAAGCAGTAATGATATAAAAAATGAATATAGTAGCGTAACCTTCATTATGTTATAGATAGTATAATATAATGTTATATGTTTATATTGTTTATTGTATGTGAAGTTAGTGAATAAATGTATTATGTAAGGGTTATCCGTGTCGATAATCGAAGATTATTGTGGATAGCCCTTAATCATTCTTTTTAATCATTCTTTTTAATCATTCTTTTTAGTCATTCTTTTTCGCGTCATCGATATTATCATTACTATTCGCTTGTTTCATGAGCAGCTCATTTCGTAACTGAGTAGATTCAGTCTCTTCTACGTCACGTTCGTCAAAATTGATGGTTTCTTTCACACCCACCAAATTTCCTTGCTCATCCATAGTCTGAGTGAGAACGTTTCCACTCTTCTTTGCCTTCTCGATATTCTCCATAATGGCCTTCTTCTTGGTTTCACGCACACGCTCCTCGAATTCCTTTTTAGCCATTTCCTCATTCTTCATCTTTTCTTTATGAAGCGCATTCAACTCATCTTCCAAATGTTCAACACGACCAGTCTTGTATGCATCAGGGTCCCATGGTACCCAAATACCAACAGGTCCAACATAAATATCATGATTTGGGTCTTGCTCACGCATCTTCTTACATCGTAGTTCGGCCTCTTCTTGAGTAGGATAGACACCACGAATCTTCAGGCCACGTACAGATGTTTGAAACGCATGTTCGCGAGAAAACTGTTCGTTCAATTTATCCTCTTGCTTATCCATGAAGTTCTTATAATCGTCTTCAATACCGCTCTTTCGTAGCTTATCAGTCTCTTCCCTGACGAATTCATTAAAATCATCAATGAGTCCAGAAACATTTAGGTTATATTTATAGGCGATAAAATGGACAAAATCAAAATATCGTTCCATAGATTTAGAAAATTCCCATTGTTTAATGAATTGCTCAAAAAGATAGACTTCACGCTTTTTTAGTATCTTTTCGGGAGAAACAAATGACATACATGCAAACTTTTGACCGGCAATAGGGGGGTCTTCGTCGCATAAATCAATATATTTAGGATTTTTCTCGCCATTGGGAAGGACCTTCTTTTCGAACTCAGACATGATTCACTAATATTATTATTTCGGGATTTATATTTAAGTGATTTGTTTATTATAATGTTTTTAGGAAAAATTTCCTGGGAAATAATTTGTTGGAATATTATATAACTCAAATGAGCTTTGATTTGAACGAACTAGTAAAGCGCGCAATCAAATATTTGTTGGAAGGTTTAGTAGTAGCCGTTGTTGCATTCACTATTCCTAAGAAGCAATTAAATGTAGAGGAGATTGTCATTATTGCATTGACAGCCGCTGCCACATTTAGTATCTTAGATGTATTCATTCCTGCAATGGGAGCTTCTGCTAGAGGTGGTGCAGGTTTCGGAATCGGTGCCAACTTGATTGGTGGTCTCAAGATGGTATCGTAAACCAATCATAATTTATATCGATAACCTTATAATATAACAAATAACACACTTTGTTATATTACGCGTAGAATTACCATTTAAAAAGTATAATCTAATATTAAAGATGTCACAGCAACAAACCGACGAAATAATTCAATTAAAAAATCGAATCGGCGAGTTGGAGAAATGTTTAGAAGAAACTAGTAAAAAGTTGGAAAAATATACAAATAATGACCGACATAAAAAGTATTATGAAAAGAACAAGACACGTATTAAGGCAAATGCGAAACGATACTTAGATAAACTAAAAGAAGAGAACCCAGATAAATTGAAGGAATATAGACATAATGCTTATATGAAAAGGAAGGAACGTGCATCGAATGAATAATGTATAGTGTCAATATATAAATGGCATCTCATTTACGTAGTTTTAGTAATTGGATAACTGGCAAAACAAAAGCTAGACGTGCGGAATGTCAAGCAGAATTAGAAAAAGAGAAAGAAGTAATAGTTACACCTGAAGAAAAAAAAAATAAGTTCGATAATTGTATGAATGAAAGTGATGAAGAAAGAAAAAAACGTAAAGATAAAGAAGATAAATTAGTTAAAGCTCGAGCTTTTTGTAAAGAAAAATATGGAATAGCTAATAGAAACCCAGAATTAGGCGAAATTCATGAAGACAAGTTTATGAACGACTGTGTAAATGAATTTGTGAAAGGTGGAAGACGTCGTAAATCAAGAAAATCACGCAAATCCACAAGAAAATCCCGCAAATCAAGACGCTAATTTGATATAATATCCAAGTAATATCATATCAAAAACCAAACCTAGACATCATAATATGGATTATCTTTAATTTGCATACCACAATATTCCTTAGGAGAATTCTTATAATCTACAGGGTCATGAATACCGGCATTCTTGGCATTTTCTAACAACCATTTGAAGTTCTCCCAGAAGTCACTTTTATGTCCAATAGACTCAGTCATAATATGAGAAAGCTCATGAATAGCAACAAACATAAGAGTATTCATATCGATTAAATCATCATTATTATTTTTGGAACGATTCAAACAAAATGCCACCTTTTCGCCCTTATTCTCGCTATATGCAGTATAAGAACTATTTGGTAATGTTTCCATAACCTTCTGTGGGTTGAATCCAGCGACCAATCGTTTTACGCGTTCGTCATCTGGATGCTTCTGATTCATATATTTTACCAATTCTTTGCATTTTTCAGTAACATTGGCAAGTAAATCCGCAGCTGCCGTCTCCTTCGCACGTTCTCTGATACAGTACTTGTTACCATCTACCGTCGATACGATACATTTGAGATTGAAACTATCGGAACTATCAAAGTACATATAGGCCGAGGCCGCGAGAACCAAAAAAATGACCACATATCCTAAAATATCGTATTTATTCATTATTTCTAACTATATGTCTTACTATATATTTATTATATATTGTTTGTTGTAACAATAAAACAATGGTTTGGGTCTAGCGAACACTACGACCTTCAATAATAGTAGTCGTGATATGACTAAAATAAATGATTAAGCCAAAGATGGTAGCATGAACCATGGCTATTGTATATTTATTGGATGTACGACTTGGCAAACATAATAAGATGCCAGGACAAAGTAAAAAGAATAGAAATGCACTAAAAATAGCAATGACAAGACTCATTGTTATATAATATATTTCGATAGTAGCGCTAAAGAATATCATAAGTTTTATTGAAAATGTATGATAGAGATGTGATTACAAAATTAGTATTGGATTATTGGGTTATTTTTTTTTGTTTCCTGAGCCTCCTTCAATAACTCCTTCAAGTCCCTCCATGCCAACAGACATCTTCCAGACCATCTTCTGTGTGAAATACAAAACTAAGCCAAAGATAGCGGCATGAACAGCGGTAACCATGAATTTGCTACCATTAGGAGGTAATCGAAGGAATACATTGGGCGAAAGAACAAAGAACAAGACAGCGCAATAGATAGCAACAATAAGATTCATTGTTATATAGTATCTTAATATTTTTTTCTAAACTTCAAGGAAAATCGCGAAACAACTTCTGGACGCGTTGTAAATCCGGTAGTTTTTCACTTAATAAACAAATCGACATATTTATACGCTTAAAATACTTACGGATTACTGCTAAAACGTCTTCCTTAGAAACATTTTTATAAAATGTATCATATAATTTCGAATAAGGCACAATGCGTTTCGAATCCATCAGTACTTCATTACCATTATATTCACATTGAACATCAATATTCTCTAAATCTTTTAAAAAAACGCCCTTATAATTCCCCTTGGCCGTTTTCAATTCTTCTTCGGTGATTCCATTTTTGATTAAATCCATCATCATTTTTACTAAAAGGGGGAGAACACCACTGTCCTTCATTAAAAAGTCAGACTCGGTCTGTGTAAATAGAAGAAAATCGCCCGTTTCTTCATGATAATCCGTTGTAATATGGGAAGAGTATGTGAGACCATATTGACCTCTTAAAATAGTAAATAATCGCCCACTCATAGTTCCAGCCAATACGCGTTTCAAAATCTCTAAAGAATGACGGTCACTATTATCTCGACCACATGTCCGAAACCCAATTGTTACCAAGGTATTATTCACACCCCGTTTTTTTATCAAAGAATATTGAATATCTTGTTGGGGTAATAATGTATGATGAATAGGAGAATCTGTAATAGGAGAATCTGTAATAGAGTTATCTTTGTCGCGAACACCAAAATAACTTGCTGAAACAATCTTTTGAATGTTTTGAACCGATAAATTCGAAACGATGCTGATAATCATACGACTATGTATGTAAAATGTTCGATACAATCTAACTACTTCTTTGTATGGAAGATGATTTGCTTGTTTATGATATTCTAATTGGTCGACAGGATATTCATATGAACTTCCCTTATATAAAAGCTGGTCAGAACGCAGTACGATTTCGTGTTGTGGAGAATTCTTATTATTCACACTTTCTTGTACAACAACCACGCGTTCTTTATCGTATTCGTGCTTTTTGAAAGTCGAATGAAATAACATATCGGATAAAATATCAATAGAATGCTCTACAAATTCATCCCCACATTTTACAGTAAATGCTGTGAAACGTTTGGTAGTATATGCATTAAACTCAGCACCGATTTTATCATATTCAATAGAAATATTTCTGGCTTTCGAAATATGGTCGGTCCCTTTGAAACACATATGTTCAATCATATGAGACGCACCACGACAATCGTCAGTTTCATATACGGAACCCATATTACATATGATATGGATACTAGTAATGGGTAATTTACTAAAGGGTTTTTCGTGTATTATTTGTAAGCCATTCTGTAACCTTACTCTGTGTAACATGATTAGTTATATTATAGTAATATTATAACTAATCTCTAATAGAGGATAAGGTAAGAGGTCGATAATATTTATTAGCCAAATGGCTAACCTTCGGTTATCGACCGATAGACCCTAATGACTTCAATAAATTTATACAATTACTTAGGTCCTTGTCCCAATTCTAAAGGAACACGCCCGTAATCGGGTTCGATGGTACTTTGGTTCCATGGTCCAACTTCGGACTTACTAATAATAGGGTCGGAACGCAACTGTAAATTAGGGTTACGAAGTGTCTGACCGATGGTATCGAGACCAATATGGTATCCGGCTTGTAGTAAATCAGGCATCAAAACATCACCTTGGTTCATGGTGGAAGGATTCAATGCAGCCCATTGGCTGTTTTGGTCCTTAGGTAACAAATCAGTAGGATTGGCAACAGGTTGCATGGCATATCCAGGTGCTGCGGCACTTGGACCAGCGCCGGCACTAGCACCGGCACTTGGACCAGCACTTGGACCAGCGCCAGTACCAGGTCCAGATGCTAAAGGAGAACCTGTTTGTCCATCATTCATACCATCTAAAAACGATAATTTAGAACCAGAATAAGAGAATAGTGCCCATGCTAATACTAGGAAAATAACCAATACTAAAACTCTTTCTTTTGTAAAAAACTTTGATGCTCCACTTAGAATCTGTTTAAACATTCTGTTTATATAAACGGCGGATAAAATTATTTATGTATTTTTATTTTTATTCTGATTCAATGTTGATTGTTCATTGTTCAATATAGTTTTCACTAAACTTCTATCTTTATTTTTTCGCTTGGTTCATATAATTCTTCAATATCGTCTTCTAAAATGTTTTCGTTTTCGATATTATCATTATCCAAACTACCATTATCACTATCACTATCACTATTTAAATCGGTGAGCATATAGGTATTTTTGATTTGTTTTGCTTCTAAATAAGCGGCAAGTGCTAAATCACGGGCTATTTTGGCCTTTTTACGGGCTTCACGATACATTTCATAGTATACTTCATTTCGTTGTTTTATTTGAACAGGCTCGGATTCTTTTAATTCTTCTAAATGGATTTCTATTTCTTCTAAATCATTGGACTTCTTTTTTGGTTGGACAACAGTTTCGCTAGAAGTATCTGTAACTAAGTTATCTAAGTCATTTTCTTCTGGAATTGTAACTGCGCTATCATTCGTTATATCCGAGTCAGTTTTATCAGTTTCAAAAGTTATTGGTAAAATACCTTTATCAACATCTTTTTCAAGTTGTGCATTTTCTATTGTTTCGGTCGTCACGCCAACACTGAGTTCTGGTTCTGGCACACCTATTTCTTTGGACTTTGTCTTAAATAAACATTTATCGAATATTATCTGTTGTTTCAAGGCCATCATTTGCTTTAATTCAATCTCAAATTGAAAACTCTTTGCAGAACATTTGATACCCTGTATTTCTAAAATAGTCATTACGTTTATCTTATCTGTAATGGAATCGAAGCTTATCTCTTCCTCATCTTCATTGTAAATTTTGATTGTAGGTTTTCCTAAAGTTGTTGAAATATGAATACGAGCAATATAGTATTTGCCGGATTTGAATAGTTTCAAGGGTGATGTAAAATAGGACTCAATATCATCTAGCTCGAGTTCATTATCAAACCATTGCTCACGATTTTTGAATATCGTTTGCTGACAATGGGCTTCTAATTTCTCCATCCAGTGAATGAAAGATTCATTTTCATTGGTAAACATAAGGTCCGTGTAAAATTTCTTACCACCACTTGCTTTGATAATTCCCTGTTTCGTATAACATTTAGGAGGCTGTATATAAAGTGGGCAATCATCTACTAAACATCGTATGAAATAATTCCCACCACTAACCAAAGTAGGTTTAATCAATTGTAATTTAGCAAAATCGAAAGAGTCGTATGCTATATTCGTATCGAGTATTGATTCCATAACGATATTCGCCTTTATTATAAATTTAGCTAAAATAGATTCGTTTCAAACGAAACATTATTCTGTGTGAAAAGTGTAGTTAGAATTGATATGAAAAACATACGTGATACATGTATAGAATTTTTCCAGAACGAAGACATCCGAAAGGATGTCCGTGAAATCATCAAACCAATTGTCCATATTATTTATAATGAAATCTATGTTTATATATGGTTTATTTGTATTTATAATGTTTTTTTGATATTTTTGGTTTTAGCGAATTTAATATTACTTATAAGATTGTTTACAAAATCATCGAAAACAGTATCCAATGATATAATTGAAACAATTTAGTACTATATTTTATGTAAAAAAAATCTCATGAATAACTATAGATAACTATAATGCCAAACAGAAGACATTCACGTAGAAGAATGAGTGGCGGTGGAGCATCGGAATATGGAACGGCTCTTTATGGTGCAACCCCCCAAGCTGGAGAAGGTAATTTAATAGCCATGAATAAAGGAGTAGCAATGAGTGGAGGCATGAAAAAGGGTGGAAATCCTTTTACAATGAGCCCAGAGACTAAATACGAGCTTGCAGTTAGTGCTTTTAAAATAAATAAGGATGCAGAGCATTTAAAAGCGGTAGAAGATGCATTGAATGAACTTCCCAAGGATAAAAAAATAGAAGCAGGAAAGGATGTTGGAGTATATAAAACAGAGGTAGTACGTGGAGGAAGAAAATCTAGAATGAATTTTATGATGATTCCCAAGATGTTTATGCGTATGGGTCGTTCCCGAAAACATAGACGCTCAACCAAGAGACATCATGGAAAGTCGAGAAAACACAGAAAATAAACACATAAAATAATATGTTTGAATAATATAAGATACTATTCAAATGAGTGATATAATACAGAAAATAGCGAGAATCGAAACAAGCATATCAACATATATTGGTTCTCCAACACGCGATAATTTAGCGAATTTAAAATCCAATCATAAAAAACTAAAGAGTTTACTTCGTCGTATTTCAGATGATGTCAAGAAATCCATTGTGAGAGACCAAGGAAATCCAAAGTATTTTGAAGAATTACTCGAACAGATGGATGATATGATTAGAACACATAATGGTTCTCGTTCATCTAGGTCTAGTTCTCGTTCATCTAGGTCTAGTTCTCGTTCCCGTTCATCTAGGTCTAGGTCTAGTTCTCGTTCATCTAGGTCTGGCTCCGTTGGTGGTAAAAAACTAGGATTTGGTTTTATGATTCCCAAAATATTTATGAGCTCGACTCGTTCCAGAAAGCCAAAGCGACATCACGGAAAATCGAGAAAACATAGAAAATAAAGATATAGTTGTCCTTACAATAATATCTTTAGCTATAATATAACATGTCAAACTGGACCGCTTATGTCACCAAATTCTACAAGGCCGAACACGCCAAAAACCCCAACTATAAATTTAAAAATGCGTTAAAAGACGCCGCCAAGTCTTACAAGTCGCAAGGAGCAGTAGAAGCACCAAAGAAGGGAAAAACCGGCAAGAGCAAGAGACGTACTGCTCGTAAAACACGTAAGCACCGAAAATGAACAGTATTCTCAAATCGTCAGAAAATCGTTATGAAAACATCATAATAATATACTATTATTATAATGAACAGAGAACATAATCAGCTTACAATAGACCGCGCAGAATTCATTGAAAATACAAAACAATGGGTCACTTTGGATAGCCAACTCAAAATCATAAACGAAAAAACCAAGAAAATACGTGATATGAAACGAGAACTTACCGAAAAAATCTGCGAATATAAAGATAAACATCCTATTCATAGCACCATCAAACTAAGCGATGGAGAACTGAAGTTCTATGAAAAGAAAGAACAAACCCCGTTATCTTTTGGTTATATTGAACATTGTTTAGAACAAATTTTACAAGACCAAACACAAATTGATTTCGTAATGGATTATATTAAAAGTAATCGTGAAGTAACCACTGTTACGGACATCAAGCGTATATACAGTAAAAACTAAAATATGTATATACTATAAGATAAAATACCAAACATGAACTTTTTACCATCTTATTTAAACCAAATAGTATTAAATGATGAAGAGGCAGAAGAAACGGGTATAGTAAAAGGTGGTTATCCAATGACAAATATTATAGAATTCGAGAACCTATCGAACCAGATGTTAGGCGGTGCAAAAAAAGTAGGGGGTAGCCGATTTGCCGAACTAGTCATTCCATTATCTTTAGATACTCATTATCGTGGTGGTAGCGAAGAATTCGCCATAAAAACAGGGAAAAAAAAAATACCTGAAATCATAGATGAAAATAGATTTAACCGAATATTTGACTCTATTATTCTTACTAAAAAACGAAGAGAAAATACAAGAAAAAATAACGATAAAAAGCACGATATACAAACAACACGTAAATCTAAAGAAAAAGAAAAATAATAATATAATAAATGAATGTACAACCACACAATGTATTTATAGGTATATTGATAGCCGCTGGACACTGGATATTATTCGCAGGATATTCAATTATATTTATTTTATCAAATGATATATCAATTTTAATTGTGATAACTATCCATTTATTCGGAATTCTATTATTGAATCTATTATTCCATGATTGTCCAATTACATTATTAGAAGACAAATTCTTGGGTACAACAATGGTAGATACCTATTCCGGACTTATTACGTGCGATTTTACGAATGATAATAGTGATGAAAATATCAAAAGATGTCGTAGTCAGACAACTTTACAAGTAATATTAATAGCACTATTATTAGTTTCTTTGAAAGTCACGTTATTGCTACTAAAACACGTATTCCATGAGTTTTTAGAAAGTAAATAATATGTAATGGTTATCACATATTATTGCAATGACGAATATTTGTTTGGTGGATAAATGTATTTATCCTTCGTTCCTTTCATTCTTTCCGTTCCTTTCATTCTTTTTCAAAGCATATGGGTCTCCTGTCAATAACCGAAGATTAGCCAAATGGCTACGAATCTACGGATAGACCTTAATTTCCCGATACTTCTGACCATTTTTTCGTATTAAAAGAATTAATTTGTAATAAACTCGAAGCATTTTGTTTCCAATAATCGACCTTGGCTTGTAATGCTTTGTCTGCATCAGATAAGGGATAAACTTGATTCTGTTTGGCTGTCATTCTATTTAATTCATCCGTCGTTGCAGTCGGTTTTTTTCCATAACAATTGACGCCGAATTTCAAGTAGGGGTTCGCAATATAACCACCATTTATTCCAGGTCTTCCGCAATCATTCTTATGTTCGGGTTTGTCTTGGAGTTTTTGCCACGTAGCCTTCTGTGTAGGAAATAAAATCATCTGCCCATCGGACCAGCCGTAGTTACACCATTCGCCGCCCTGATTATAAGCGTGTTCAACTTGGTCATAGGTAGCAACTTTTGCTCCATATGCAGTACAGATGGCTTGTGCATCGTCGTAAGTATATAAATTATTTGATATGTTGAATACCTCATTGACGGTTACAGGCACAGTATTTGCACTAACATCAACAACATGTTTAGTAGTATCATTCGGTGTATTCCATAACTGAAAAGAAGAAAATAAACTATATAAATCAATATGAAGAATATATTTGAAAAAATCGTTGATGCCTATAATGACGAATAATATCCAAGAGCAGTTCTCCACCAAGGATATAGCCATGGGTTTCCCCTCACTCGTCATTGGTATTCGGAGCAAATAGACTATCAAATAAAAAGAAACGATGAATATAGTGATATTAAAAATCGATGTTGGTGTATTAATGTATTTAATGGCAGATTGATAACCATTATTAAAGAAATTCGCCTGTTGGTCTGGTGTAGAAGAGAAATAATAAGAAATAATAAAAAGTAATAGTCCTCCTACGAAAAATATGTCCAACATTTGACTGAGTGAATTGGTTGGATTTGAACCTTGTCCCGGAGTATTAAAAACAGAGCCTAATAAAAAATAGGCAATACAGTATATTACTAAAAACCATATCAGTATAACGGTCGTTGATGTACTAAATATTGTGGAAAATATACTAGAACCAGATGTAGAACTGGTAGATGCGGCTGACCCTACAGATGGTGTATTCGCACCATTGTTTGTATTCGCACCAATGTTTGTATTCGCACCATTACTTGTATTCACAACATTGTTCGTATTCAAACTACCTACACTAAAACTAGCATCGTATATATTACTCAAATCAACTGGATTATATTTGTTTTTACTATTCGAACCAGATTTACCTTTAGAACCAGAACTTGTATTACCACTAGGGTCATTTTGTTGTCCTTGTGCCCAATTCGTCGCCTTATCACTATAATTTTCCAACATAATACAATATATTATACCAAGTTATTTTTTTTACGATAAAACAAACAATATGCCGAACTAGAAATCATAACTTGCGGATTTGCTACACCTTCTATATTCCGGTCATCAAAATGATGCCATTGGTCCTGAGCATTTTTAACAAAAGCAGTATAATGTCCGCCACCCGTACTTCCCATATGATTACAAATACCGAATAAATCATATTTAAACGTGGATTGATTATATCCACGAACGTACTTTGCTAGGTCTAAATCAGTCAAGGGAAAATCGATATGACAATCGTTTTTATGCTGACCATCCGGCGTAAATCGCTTCAATGCGATGACCAATATTTTGGGAAAATTCCAGAATATCATTTGCTTACTAATATCTTCTTTTTGATTCGTTTTTTCATTGAACCATGCGTTATCGCCTTCCAAATATTCGGGCTTGATAAATAGGTCCATACAGTCATAAAGTGTAGATGCATTACCGTTTTCACTGGCTAACGGTAAATCAAGCATAAAATAATGTTCGGGTTTGATAGAATGTCTGACACTACCATCTTTTGACGTAATTTCGCTTACATAGACACCATAAAACATGTCCATGATTTCAGAATATTCTTTTTTATAGGTGTCTTTTAACATAGTATAACAGGTCACTGCCAATTCATCTAAATTGTTTTCGACATTACCGCTGATTTTCATATTCACACATCTTTTAATACTATTATGCATACAATCCATCATGAATAATAAAAATTCGGGTAAATCATTTTGTGCGTAGCCGGTGAAAAGTTCTCGGTCTTTCGTCGCAGCAATACGTTTTACATTAATAATAAATTTTCTGGGTGTTACAATACCATTACCTGACCACATGACTTTACGAAGGTCATCCCATTCATTCAGAATAGAGACATCATCGGAAGAGCCCTTTGTTAGTTTTTTGTATTTTTCGGAATCTAAAAATTCGTTTAGTTCATAGACATGATTGAGAACCTGTATCGATGCATTCAAAAAACAGGTATTACCTAGGTTCTCTATACCAACTAATCCCTTGTTATGGTATTTCGTGAGATTCATTGTAAAAGTTTATATTAAGATAACTATATATAGAGAAATCTCTTTATACGTTTAATTACTATGAATAGAAATAACGGAAGATTTAATTTAAGAACATTAGAAGAAAATCTTCAAAATATGTTAGAAAATGTATTACAAAATTATTTAAATCCTAGTGAAAATAGCGGTAGAGTACAAGTGCCTGTACAAGTGCCTACACAAGTACCAATTATACCTAATCCTAGTCCAAGTTCAGGTCAAGGACCTACTTCTGGTCCTGTACCTTTACCGAATACGAATAATAGAAACCAACAATATGCCGAGCAAATGGCAATATTACATACATTACGCGAAATATTAAATTCTTACAATTCGAATATGCGAGAATATAATACAAACGTACGTGATTATAATAGTAATATTCAATCGTCGCTACAACTATTGAATACATTTTATAGACAAACGACGAATGTAGATATAACAATGCCGAGAGAACCAGCCCGAAATGAAACGAGTACGAATACAAGAGGAGAATCGACGGCTAGAACAGGTTCTCGAGATATACCCATTATATCAACGAATGATAGACCTATTCTGTCATATACTATTTTTCCTTGGAATAGGAATAGAAATACAAATTCATTATTTCAGAATGTTGTAGTAAGACCCACACAAGAGCAAATCGAACAAGCCACAGAACGATTCATTTTTTCGAATGAAAGTATAGTGTCGAATACTCAGTGTCCTATTACAATGGAAGAATTTGCGGAAGGCGATGAAATAATGCGTATCCGGCATTGTGGTCATGCATTTCGAGAATCATCAATAACAAATTGGTTTAATACAAATGTACGCTGTCCAGTATGCAGACATGACATACGCGAAGTAGTTACTATTACATCCGAGACTAGGACAAGTTCTCCAGAAATCAATGATGTAAGTGAAAACCGTACTTTATCTGAGTATGCAAATTCTCTTATTCATGCGTATTTAGATAATAGTAGTAATCATTTGAATGTAAATAATCCTTTAGTTACTGAAAATCATTTGGATACGGATGATAGTGATGATGAAGGTCTCGATGTTGTTGTTGATGAAATCGTTTATACATATGATTATAATTTACATGATTAGGGTCTATCGGTGGATTTGTAGCCATTTGGCTAATAAATATTACCCACCGATAGACCTTAAACCTAAAATGTGTGAATGTTTAGAATTATGACCTACCACTGCGACTTCGGCTACGACGATTTGAGCCTCGACCGCGACTTGAGCTTCGACTACGGCTTCTTGCTAGACGAGCATTACTTGTGCTACGACCAAGGCTCGAACTACGACCGCGACTGCGACTATGGCTTCGACTACGGCTTCGACTTCGACAATTTACTTCGATGAAACATGTATTTCCTTCATAAGAGTATTCTACTGGAGTTTCTCTACCATTATTGTCAAAATAATTAATTACTGTAGAAGAATCGCCAAATCCACTTCTTTCTGTTCGTACTAATCTACCTACATAGGTTGGCGTATTCGTAGTATAATATACAGTATCTCCATTATTATCTATCATAGTTCGAGTAGCTTCTGCGTGCATATAGCACTTTCCAACTTTTGGAGTTATTCTAAATACTTCGATTTCGTTAGACATAATGCTATATATAGTAAAAATATAATATTTATTGATTCTAAAAATATAATATTTATTTATTGTATAGAAAAGAAATGTCTTTTCGACGTGATTTACAACGTTTTAATGATAACCCACAAAGAGATTTTACGTATGGTAGTAATCCAAGTGCAGAAACCCCCAAACGACAAAAAACATTGAATGAAGTAGTACAATCAAAGGCAACACGCGCAAAAGCAAACAGGCTTAGAGAGCAAGACCGAGCAGCTTTAGAAGAGATAAAACGATTAGAAGATGAAGAATATAGACGAAAACACGAAGAAGCTTTAAAAGCTTTAGAAGCAAGTAAAGATAAAAAAGGCAGTAAAGGCAGTAAGAGTAAAAAGAACAGTAAGAATAAAGGAATTAGTAGTAAAGAAGTTAAAAAATTACTAGAAGGTAAATCAGCAGCACTTGGCGGAAAAAGACACTCCAGAAAAACTAGAAAATATAGAAAGTAACATAAAATCTATCGGCAGGTAATCGACCTCTGACCTATATGCTATGAAAGGAACGGAAAGAATGAAAGGAACGGTGAATAAATATATTTATTGTCTTTTGGCGGATAAATATATTTATCCACCAAAAGCATATGGGTCTCCTGTCGATTTGTAGCCAAATGGATAACCTTCGGTTATCCACCGATAGACCTTATCCACCAAAAAACAATAATAATAGTAATAATATAACTATTATTATGAGAACCAAGCTAAATATTACTATGCTTTACAAAAGAAGCTACTAATAGATTGCATACCATTTTTATCATTGTTAATACGCGTCAAAATCTTATCGAATAAAAGCGCCTTTACCTTTTTACTACAATATTTCTCTTTCAATTTCATGAATTCTTCTAAATCAGGAGTTTCACTAGACAATTTCTCCATGTCCTTCAAATAGTTCTTCACCACAGATTTAGGCTTACTCTGATAATCCCAAATTTGAACCAATGCCAAACCAAAGAGCTGCTGTAAAGGTTTCATCAATTGATTCGTAATATAATGATTATAATCCACTTGTAATTTATTCTCTATGATAAATTCGGGTGTCTCAATCTTATCGCCCATAAGTGCCTTTGGATTTGGATTTACAATAAATACGAATTTCATACGGTCACCTGCCTTAGGTTTATTACCGGGGTCACGCTTACCTATTCTATTTGCTAATACATTATGACCAATTGTATTCGGATTTTTATAATAGCCACGAAGTGCCTTTGTAATCATAAGTTTATCCATTGGAATTCGACCCTCGACCAAATCTAACATAGATTGGTTTAAGAAATCAATGGCTGATTTTATCGAATTGGACGAAGTAGTATCCATGAGCATATTTAATATACCTCCATATACATCTTTCAAATAATCACATGAATCGCGACGTTTAATAGATAGACCCATAAATTTCAGTTTCCCCTTATTCGGATTGGTTTCATAAAGCATACCTACATATCGTTTTTTAGACAGTAGAATAAATGGCATAAGCGTTTTTTCATACGAAAGTTCCATGGGATGCTTTAGCCATTGACTACATAATTTGGCGGCTTCTTGTGCGAGTTCAATGGTCATTTCTAGGGCTGGTTTGCCGACGATTTTTTCTCCAGTTTCGGGATTTTCTAGATTAAATGTAAAGAATACAGAGTCAGTGTTATGCACAATCATATTACCAATACCAGCTGCAAAATGATGATTTTCTGTCGTCAAATCATATACGTATCCTTGATATGGAATTTCTTCAATCGATATTATTTTATTTCTATTCTCGATAAACGTTTCTTCTCTTCTAGTTGTTTTTAGAATAGATTGCTTTCTTTCTTCTGGTGTTGGTATAGTTTTACCGTTTGCTCTTAGTTTAGCAGCAAATATTTCAGGAAAAGGCTCGTTCCAAGGTTTTGTTTTTTCCAAATTTGTCATATTCGCATTCTTCGGAATCATTCGAATGCATATACTAATCTTATTAGTTGAAGCACTTTTGTCGTCGTCATCATCGTCATCATCGTCATCATCGTCATCGTCATCATCGTCATCATCGTCATTGTCGTATGAAATAGTGTATAGGTTATATGAATTGTATGATGTTAAATAGTAATAACAAATGGCAGCATCCAACATGTTATCGAAATAATAACGAGTTCGGTCAGATGATATCTTTTTTTCGGAATATTTTTCAAAATATATGTTTGGTAAGCTATGATGCAAAAGCTCTGTTCCGACAACAACCTCCTTTGGTGAGATTTCTTGACCATTAGATAGAATCAATGAGTGGTCGTCAGTAACATCAACCAAGCCTGTATGAGTAAGAACACGAACCATTTTTTTATGACTTGCTAATTGGTGGCGGATTACACGATAAAGCTTTGTCCATCCTTTTTCTGTCCATGTTTCAACGTCAGATAATTCACATATTTCTTTATCTTGTTTTCCTTGTTCTGAGCAGACAGTCCAATTACAGTTTCCATAACGATTCGCTAAATCCTCAATAGTACAAATATCGAAAACATCGCCGACCTTTACGTATATAGGAGTATAACTCGCTACACTATCGCCATATATGTATTCGGCTTTTGTTCGGATAGATTCGCCGCACTGTAACTGATGGACTCTATCCTTATAGACTTCTTCAATCATCGTTTTCGCATAAATAATCATTTGCCTACCCGTTGCAGTGGTTGCTGCAGCAACATCTTTTTCATAAAAAGTCGATGTTCTAGAACCACATTGACCATACAGAGAATTCGCAGTTACCTTATAACCAAGCTGTCGTTTATCCAAAATATTTTGCATAAAGGGGTCACTCTCAGTCTTAATCATTTTTCGAGTATCCGACCGAGCCTTCAATAGCTCTTCCAAGATAGCTGGCATAATACCTTTTTTATTATCGGGAAATTGTGCCCATCTACATACTAGAGTCCCCACCTTCGTTTTCTCGGCTCTCGATGTAGGTGTTTTACGAATATATTTGAATGTATCGAATTCCATATTAATATAATGGTATCCAGGTAAATTATCATAAATAAATACACCGGCTTTATTACGCTCGCCCGTTACTGAAACCAAATTTCCTGATAAATCATACTCTTTCGTCCAGACTTTACTATCGTGGGAATAATTTTGACTAATCATGGACGATGGATACAAAGACGAATAATCGACACATGCAACCGGATTATCCATATACATACCACATTTAGGTGGTAGGACAATCGCGCCTTCATAACCATCAGCATCCCCCGTCTTCTCAATATCTGGCATGAGCGTATTTTTTTCCATACACTTTTTCGCGACGAAACTCGTAAGTTTAATACCCTGCCCACGAAATACCAAGAAACTTATCGGGACACTACAAATATTCGACATCTCAATATAGCCGGTCAAAACATCGATTTTATTCATAAGATGATGTACAAGGTTACAATCCTGAATACAATATTTTGCGACAATGGCTCGACCACTCGCATCACGGTCTGCCAATCGAAAGATATCCTGTGGTGTAATATCGTCTTTCGCCATAGTCCATTTTACGGGCTTTGATGTACTAATTTGTTCATGACCAGCGATAGTAATAATATTCAGACCATTCGTCGATTCATCTCCTTTGTCAATGGTCAAAACACGGAATTTCTGTCCATTTTTATAATAATTCGACGTAAAACTACTAATTTCAATATGGATAAAGTCACCAACACCTAATCCCATGAGATTCTTACTATGTAGTTGTGTAACTGCGCCATGCTCTGGATGTTCTGTACAAACAATCGCCTTCACATCATCACTGATGAATTCACCTGCAACATCATCCAATTTATATGAGGATAGATTGAAATCCCTGCGAAAGTATGCATACATATCAATTTGTAATCGACCCATCATTTTACAATAACGAAGGTCATATTCACCTGATGCAATCGCTAGCTTACTACATTCAATCGCAGATACCGTTTTATTTGTTACGGGGTCTTTCGTTTCATTGATACATACATCACCCATTTTTCTAGATAGTAAAAGAAACTCTCGCTCACACGCTAGTTCTTGGGAACGCCGAAACATAAATTCGTAATCAAAACCGAAAATATTATATCCGATAATGATATCCGGATTCTCTCTTTGTATTAATTCGGTCCATCCTAATAATAGCTCTTTTTCGGTTTCGACGCTTTGGATTTCTACATTATCGACTGGGTCACACGTACCGAGTACTAGGCAATGATTGAAATATGGTAGTATCTCCCCATATCTCAAGAACGTTGAACCAATAACAGTTACTTTATCACCTTCTAACTGTGGGAATAAAAGCGTCAAAACGTCATTCAATATTTGGATTTTTTCGTCGCGTTCATAGGAAACATTCAACAAAATATCGAGAATCGTAGATTTGGTTTGGTTTATTTTTACGGTTTTTTTACCACGACCAAAGGAGGCACTCGATGACAATGTTGAATCGCCTGTATCCTCAGTTGCATCGTCGCCTTCACCAGAACCTTGAACAGCTACTGGATTTTCACTTTTGATTTTATCAAAGAGAGCATCAATCGTAAGAAGGTGTGAATTATCTTCGGAATTTACTTTCTTCGCATCATGAATCGATTTCTCGTGAAGAATCTGTATAAGCTCTAAAATACGTTCTTTTGACAACATCTGTTTAGGATATACAAGGTCGATGTCATCAAAATCGTCATACTTGAATGCAGTCAGAATGGAACGTTTCAGTAAAATTCTTGCTTTATCCGCGTCTAAAAACTGAGCTTGTTTCAAAAATACATCGACGATATTTTTCGCCAAATTTTTGTATGTTTTAATAGGAAGCGGGAAATCACCATGACTACTACTCGCTTCTATATCAAAACTACATATCTTATAGGGTACTCTCGTTTCTTTTTGGGGCTGTGGTACTAACTCTTTCAACGAACAAATATATTCATACGTACATGTGGTTTGCTTAGGGTCGGATTTAATCACGTGTCCGACCTTGAACGATACCCAGCCCGATGGACTGATTTTGTTGATATGGAAATATCGAAGAAGGGGTGGTATATTACTCTCGTATAATTCAACGAACGTTCCATTATGCTTCACTTTTTTAAGTTTTTTATTGGTGCGAGACTCTGTACCATCACTCGACATTTCTTCCACATAATTATACCATAAATTCTTATACTTACGCATACTCGCTTGATTTTGGAAGACGATTTTAATGAATTTACTCGTTTTAGAACCAGTGAAACCATATAATTTATGTCGGTCGATGAGTTCATGGCAAACGATATTTTTTCTGAATTGACTAGATACTTTTGTTTTCATATCTTCTACGAATTGACTTGCATCGAGCGAAGACCATTTATCGCCGACTTTTACGTAGAAGAAGGGTAGATAATCATTCACGTAGAGCGAGCAGGTTTCACCCTTTTCATTCACGCCAAACATTTGTATGATGAATTGTTGGGTTTCTTGATGTGAATTTTCATCTGAACCAGACATGTCGGCAGATTCATCCAAATTCCCATCATAGACGTGAAAATCGAATATACGAAATGATTTTGTAATTGCTATTTTCCGTTTCGTTGTAGCCATGGTTATAGTATTATAGAAAATAGTATTTAGGTTTCTTTTTGATTGTAATAATATCAAAAAGAAAAGTTCAATTTTTTGATTATCCTCTACGATTCGTTTTTTTTGTTCTGTTTCGAGAATGCGGACTTGGACGCAAAATATATCCACCACTCTGGTTATTATTACCGCTCTGATTATTATTTTCATTCGCCCATTGAACTAGAGCATTGGTTTCGCGTTCTCCGCCATAATATTGAATAGCACCACCCTTCTTCTTAAATATAGTAGGGTATCCGTTCGCGACTAATTTTTCGCCCTTTACATCCGAATTTATTTGAGAAATCTTCATATCCTTTGCTTTATCCGAGTCTTCGATTTCTATAATTTTATGTCCATTTTTTCTAAAGGAAGGATGCTTAGCTAAATGTTTTTTCATATTATGCCAATGTGGTTTCAATGCCTGGCAATGGCCACACCAGTTCGCAAAAATAAGACCAATAATAACACCGTGTTTTCGATTAGTTCTATGATTATTATTTGTATGGTGTTTTCGTGTATGGCGCATTCTATATATTATATATTATATAATAATATACTATAATAAATATACTATAAATATATATTAGATGAATAGAATCCAGACATTTGTAACTTTGTTTTTTATAACAGCTTTTATAGCAGGAATTTATGTGACATTGAATGGTGGATTTAGTGAAGGATTTGAACAAGGACATGGACCAGAAGCATCCAGTAGTTGTCCAAATCTATTGATACAAAAAGGTAATGTACTTTTACTCTATAACACGAACGCACCCATAGTAGATGGGGTAAATCCAATACCATTTTTTAATTTAGACGAATATATCAATTATGTGGATGTACAAAGAAAACAGGGAAAAACATGTCCAGTTCTCTTTTTACAACAAGAGAACAATGCTCAAGGCCAAGATGTTTTAAGAATGAGACCTAGTCCGTTTGATTTACAAGGCGGACTTCAAGCGATGAATCCACTAGACCAAATGAGTCATCCAGTACCGGTATTAGATGCTAGTCGAGAGAATAAACCATATAACGAGAACAATTACGCAGGATTCGACCCACAAGGTCAATATGTCGGAATATATACTAATTTGGACCAAATACATAATTCTACGAAACAAAATTCGATTAGTGATAATCCAATGGACCCTAATTGGGCCGGTATTGGTTATACTCAACAAATGATAGATTCTGGAAAATATGCGGATAATAATATTACTCGCCCAGTCGTAGGAAAGTCGGCAAATACGGCTTTTTACCCTGGATTACCAGCGCCGACAAAAGGTCCTATTGATATATTATAATCGAAAAGACATTTGGTACAATTGTAATTACAATATTATATGTTGTAATTACACTGCATAACGGTAAGAATATTTGATATAATTATTTAGTAAATATAGTATATATGGATTTCCATAACAAACCGCGTTCTCTAGTACTTTATCATTCCGAAGTTCATTCGCGATTCATCACTTTTACTGATGTTTCTGCAACGAGTACAACATTTACTACCAATGATGTAACTTTACCACAACTTATAGATGGAGAATATACACGGATTCTCAATGATAGTAATACAGTTCTCCATTCTGTAGGGTACATCAAAATGTCATTATATACTGATGCTAGTGGTACAGTATTCGCACAAGATTCCAGTGGAAATCCTATAGATAATAAATTAGTGACAACAACCTTATATACATATCCTTATACAGATATTTGTGGTAATTTATGGGATGGATATTTAACCACCTATTTCAGTGATGGTACGTATTTTGGAAACAATGATACAAATGATTCTGCTTACTGGTATACATTCGAAGGATTGAATCAACCACCGGTCCAATATACATAATATATGTATATAGACGCCAATATACATAGGCTTGTTCCAATAAATTATGACTCGGTAGGTGTAGCCAATAAAAAACGCCGAATATTATCTAATGCGGATTTACTAATTTTACGCGAATTACCACCCGTTTCGATAACCAAGTTCTCGAAACATAGAGGATTCGTGTTTAACTCTACAATCAAATTAGGGAATGTTTTAAATCTCTGCATAATAGCTATTGCAGTTACTGAACTAATACCGGGTATTTGACATAATATAATTTCGCCAATGTTCTCGGGAGAAACATTATCTTTCTTTACCTTTTTGACAACTTTACAATAATCCGCTTGTGTAATATTCGTATTATCAATAGTATTTGTAGTCGCAATATCTATTTCAGTCGCCTTTTTATAATAAAACTGTTTTCCCTTACTGATTTCTTTATCTATTTTCTCAGCAAGCTGTAAAATCCATTCCGCGGTTTCGCTCACTGTTCCGGTACGATGCGTACTAAACCCCTTATAAACTTGTAAAGATGTCATGGCCGAATAAATGACTTTTTTATCTAAAGGTGTTCTGATTTGAGATAGCAATCCTTCAATCAAATAAATGATAGAATGTGGATGTATTATATCCGAATTGGAAAGTCGATAGGATTGTTCTTCATATCGTCCATCTTTGACCGATGCCAATAAATCGTTGAAGGTTTTACGTTCAATCAATAATAAAAGCTCGTTTGTTTGAGATGACCTGAGTAAAATATCACCTAAAGAGAGAACTTCCTTAAATAATTCGATAGACGTGTTTTTACTTTGTTGTAAGAATTCGTTGCATTTTTCAAAGAGCCCACGTTCGCGTTCGTCGATAATAACACGCATAACAATATAATGATGATTATGAAATCATTATATTGTTTTTGTATAATGTTAAATTTACTAGTTTTCGCTAGTTACTTAAGGTCTATCGGCTGATAAATATTATCCACCGAAAGACCTTAATGTCCAGTTCCAGGAATGCTCCAATAACCATAGTTACTATTGTAGCTAGACCCGATGTTTCGTGATTGACGTACCTTAGGGTTAGCAGTATACTGAAGGCATTTCAAAGAGCAAACACAGTGTTTGTTCTGAACACCGGTCTGAATGCCCATTACAACATTGGTATAAGACTCGCGTCCGACTTGTGGCCAGAGACCAGCTTTCTTCGACCCACCACCCTGATTCTGATTTACTAAACTAGACCTGTAAGTAGTCTTTTTTGTGCCGCTTAAAACCATTTTATCTAGGTTATATATTGGCTAAACATTTTATTTTATAAAAAATTGATTTATCTTTTTATAAAAATAATATAAATGAAATCACGGTTACATATTCAGGACGGATTCATATTATTTCTAAAAAATAAAATGAATATCGACGATGACATACGCATTGAAAAGAATCAATTAGGGCAGGAAGTATATATCTTCGACCCCTATAATCCGCTAAACAAGCAAATCACCGACCAAGAAGTAGAAGGGATTTTAAAGACATATGGAATTCATGTACCTGTACATAATATTCTTTTGTACAAACGCGCATTTATTCATCGGTCATACATGAAACGAACCATGGGCGAAAACGAACAAAATAATATTACTATCGTTCCACAACCCGAAAACTGTCTTCCACTTTATACTAAATCGAATGAACGACTAGAATTCGTAGGAGACGGAGTTTTGGATTGTATCACGAAATATTTGTTGTATCGTCGATTTCCTAAAGAAAACGAAGGATTCATGACCGAAAAGAAAATAGCATTAGTAAAAAACGAAGCTATTGGTAAAATGGCATATGAAATGGGACTACATAAATGGTTTGTTATGTCGAAACATGCCGAAACAAAACAGATACGTACTAATTTGAAAAAATTGGGATGTTTGTTTGAAGCCTTTATTGGTGCGTTATTTCTAGATTTTAATAAAATCCAGATTCATGATGATGGTAAATGGTTTGATAACCTATTTATCACAGGACCGGGGTTTCAAATGGCGCAGATTTTCATTGAAAATGTATTTGAAAAACATGTGGATTGGATAAATCTTATACGAAACGATGATAACTATAAGAATATTTTACAAGTGAAAATTCAGAAGGAATTCAAGGTAACACCTGACTATCTGGAAATCGAAGAACATAGCGCGGAAAATGGTTATGCGATGGGTGTTTATTTATGCTTAGGTCAGCCAATTCATAATATGAAACCCGAACACGCTATTCCAATTGATTATTTTCATTCTTATATGGAAATGCATCAGTATATGTCGGCGCATAATAAAATGTTTGTGTTTTTAGGCGGTGGTAAATATAAAATTAAGAAGAAGGCTGAACAAATGGCATGCGAAGATGCTATACGTAAATTGAATATTATAGAAAAGATGTGATTGATTTTGATAGAAAAGAATGGATACTTTGATGAATCTGAGATATGATAGAAAAGATGAGATTGATTTTGATAATGATGATAGAAAAGAATGGATACTTTGATGAATCTGTGATATGATATAAAAACCCCCCTATTCGTAAATACAAAATTACACTTCTAAATTACAAACATACTTGATATATGCAGCCGTTTTTAGTAAAATAGCCAATAAATATAAACGACATTCATGAAAGTCAGGACGCAATTTACCGTTATTTTTTTATTACTAATAGTATCATTTTTATTATACTATAGCTCCTATTCAAATGAAGTATATAAATTCGTTTCAATGCGTGAGCAATACCCCACTTTGGAAAATACAGGTTATGTATGTCATAAAAATGTTTTTTCACCAGATGAAGTCAATCATCTTCTTAAACATTGTGAAGCCGATGATTATGTGAATGTAAAAAAATCGTTATCATCAAGTAATAAATTGAAAAACTTAATTTCAAATACAACACAGTCAATCGACTATATTTTACAAGATTATATATTTATTATAAAACGTTCCATGGTACATACGTGTCATCGTGATTACAATGGCGATTTTTTCAATCCCGGTCAAAAACATCCATCTTATACAATGTTAATTTATTTGGAAAAGATGGAGAAATGTTTGAGTGTATTACCAGTGAGCCATAAAAATCCGAATTCCTATTTTTTTAATTTTACAAAACCACTTACGGATATCAAATGTGGTCCTGGTGATATCATTTTATTTAATGCAAATTTGATTCATGTCGGTTCATTCAATGAAAAAGACGATAACATACGTATTCAAATGAAGGTATCTCATAAAGATGATATACCGGTTCTTTCCTACTATCAAAATTATAACAAGGTATTAAATCAAGCAAATTCTTTACCAGGATTTATCAGAAGGGCGCAACAATCATTATCATGTACGTTTCCTGGTATAGCGAATTTGACGCAAACAGAGAATATTAGGTCGAGTCGCGATAGTGATATGAGTTGGTTTCAACGTGTGTTTTCCTATTTATTTTATGGAAAAGGTGATTTTTACGATTTACCGGATGCTTTATCTCCGCAAAACTGAACCGATTCTTCTCGGATGTCCATATCAAACAACCATATGAATAGGTTTAGTAGAACAAAAAAAATACTATTATAATATAAGTGAATATGAATATTTCTTTAGATTTACTAGAAAGAAAAGTTTTACCTAATAAACAAGAAGAAATTAGAATAAATTTTGCGCCCTTACAGAATGTGGCGAAAGAACAAGATGACGTACCTACTATGGAAAATACACCTGTCAGAAAACGTCAGGCTATCTCCATATTAGACAAACGGAAACAATCGACCGTTGATAGAGCAGAGATATTAAAGAAACTACAAGAGAATAAAATGATGACTACAAGGTCAGACTTAGTTACTACAAGTAATGTTCCTACTACACAAGAAGAAGAACCAGAATTATCTATGGCTAAACCATCCGCTGTTCCTATTCCTACAAAAAGAAAACTAGTCATTCGCGAAGCTAAGGCTGAAGCTGAAACAACGGGTGAAAATTTAGACGAGGACCAAGATTATAAGGATTTACTTGAATTGGTAAAAAAACAAGAACCAGTAGAAGATGTTTTAGAAGAACCTGAGAAGGAAGCCCTACCCGAGGAGCCAATCAAAATAAAAATCAAGCGACCTAGGAAAAAAGCGGCTGAAGTAGAAACCGAAGGTCCGGTCGATATTACGACCGCAGTGATACGTACTCAAAAAGTCGTAGATAGATTACCAAAAGAACGAGAAAAGGTGATTATCAAGGCTTCGGAATATTATATGAACAACCGCAAATTTTTTATACAGAAATTGACTTCCTTATTCAACCCATATTCCCGTGATATCATTGCTGATTCTACAACAGCATCATGTGATAGTCGTAGTCAATCATCCGAATTTGACCTATTAACGCATCAAAAAATCGTCCGTGATTATTTGAATTTATATACGCCATATAGAGGTTTATTATTATATCATGGTTTAGGTTCAGGTAAAACATGTACATCAATAGCCATTGCCGAAGGTATGAAATCGAATAAACGTGTATTTGTTCTTACCCCCGCGTCTCTTAAAATGAATTTTTTCAGTGAAATGAAGAAATGCGGTGATTCGTTATATAAAAAAAATCAATTCTGGGAATTCGTTGAAATTGATGGAAATCCGGAATATGTTGGTATTTTATCGAGAGCGCTTTCACTTTCAACTGAATATATACGAAAACATAAGGGTGCATGGTTAGTGAATGTAAATAAGAAGGCGAATTACACGGAATTAACATCGATACAACAGACTGCACTAGATAAACAGCTGGACGAAATGATACGTACCAAATATACGGATATTAATTATAATGGTTTAAATCGTCGAAAAATCGACGCATTGACCGGTTCAGGAACCATGAATCCGTTTGATAATTCCGTTGTTATTATTGACGAAGCACATAATTTAGTGAGTCGTATTGTGAATAAAATAAATAAACCTGATTCGATATCGTATATTTTATATGATTGTTTGATGAAGGCGACCAATGCAAAGGTTGTATTATTGACAGGAACACCTATTATTAACTATCCGAATGAAATAGGTATTTTGTATAATATTTTAAGGGGTTATATAAAAACATGGTCTATGACGATAAATGTGAAAACAACGGAAACAATAAACACGGATACGATTACTAGTATGTTGGCGGATGCTGGTCTAAAAACCTATGATTTTATTGAATATACTGGTAATGTTCTCACCATTACGCGAAATCCTTTTGGCTTTATTAATACGAATATAAAAACGCGAAAAAAGGCTGTAGAAATATCAAATAGTGGTAGCCAAATGACTAATCCCGTCAAACAAGGTAAAGTTACATTGAAATTGAAGGAACCTTTGATAAAAAAAAAGGGTGGTACTAAGAAAAATAGAGAACATTTACCTTTTTTTAATCGATTAGTGGAAAGAATTATGGGGCCGAACAATCAAGATATAAATGAAGAAGATATAAATGAAGAAGATGATGTAGCTTATAAGAATGCAAGAATAGGAGCGAATTTTGATAATAACCCGTATAAAGGAGGCGGACATGTTCAGCCGACGGTAATAGGAGGCAAGCGTAGTGAGCCGACGGTAATAGGAGGCAAACGTATTGAGCCGACGGTAATAGGAGGCAACCGTAGTGAGGCGACGGTAATAGGAGGCGGAAAAGCATTCGACGAATATACCGGCGTAACATTAGACGAAACCGGTAATATGTCTGACCAAACATTTATCGGCACAGTAGTCAATATTTTACGTAAAAATAACTTAGATGTTCCGCAAGCGACAATCGAAGTGAATTATTTCAAAGCATTACCCGATAATTCCGACCAATTCTTCGCATCCTTCGTCAATACCGAAACAGACGAAGCCCAAAACTTGAATTTATTTCAACGCCGTATTTTAGGTTTGACATCTTATTTCCGTAGTGCGCAAGAACAACTACTACCATCTTACGTAAAAACTAGCGAAAACGATATATATCATGTGGTTCGTTGCCCAATGAGCGACCATCAATTCGGAATCTATTCCAAGATTCGTAAAGAAGAAGCCGACCGCGAAAAAGCCAATAAAAAACGCAGATTAAAACAGACGGCTGATGACCTATATACAATTTCATCAACATATCGTATTTTTTCGAGAGCCGCCTGTAATTTTACGTTTCCGAATGGTATAGAAAGACCTATTCCAAATGTAAAGGAGAACGAAGATTTATCTGAAACGACATTTGATGTAGTGCCCGTGAGAGAACGAGTCGAGGTAGATGAATTCGGCGGAATTGGCGAGGAAGAAGAAGCCGAAATGGCAAAAGAAGAAATGACAGAGGCCGATACAAAAACCTATATAAAACGCATCGAAAAGGCGATGGAAGATATCAATGTTCTCGAAGATGGTACGAGTACAAGTAAATATTTATCGATAGAATCATTACAAACGCTCAGTCCGAAATTCGCATCTATCATGGAGAACATTTTGAGCGAAGAGAACGAAGGATTACATTTACTTTATAGTCATTTCCGAACAATCGAAGGAATTGGTGTTTTACGGTTGATTTTATTGGCAAATGGATTCGCAGAATTTAAACTAACGAATGGTGCCAATGGTTGGGAAATCGTTGAAAACGAAGAAGACAGCGGTAAGCCGAGATTCGCATTATATACGGGAACCGAAAACGTGGAAGAAAAAGAAATCATTCGTAATGTGTTTAACGGTGCATGGGATTTTATCCCTACCGCTATTGCTACTAAATTACGAGAGACATCCACGAATAATATGTACGGTGAAGCTATTAAATTACTCATGATTACGTCATCTGGCGCAGAAGGTATTAATCTGAAAAATACGCGATTCGTACATATTGTAGAACCCTATTGGCATATGGTACGCGTTGAACAAGTAGTTGGACGTGCCAGACGTATTTGCTCACATCAGGATTTACCGGAAGATATGAGAACAGTAAAAGTGTTTTTATATATTTCGGTATTATCAGAAGAACAGAAAGTGGATGAAAAAAATATTGGATTACGTGTGCGAGATGTGAGTCGTGTAGATAAGAAAACACCAGTAACTACAGACGAGACTTTATATGAAATCGCTAGTTTGAAACAGCGTATCAATAATCAGATATTACAAGCGGTCAAAGAATCAGCGATTGACTGTAATTTATATACTAGTACTAGGTCAAGTGAAGAGCCACTAGTTTGCTATGGATTTGGTAAAGTTTCGACGAATGCATTTGCTACGCATCCTATATTCGAAAAGGACCGTGATTCAGTAGTGGAAGGTCTAGATATGAAAACCGTGAAAATGCGAGCAGTCAGAATCAAGATTGGCGATGAGAACTACGCTCTGAATGAGGCGACGATGGAAGTATATGATTTGGAGAGCTATAATCGAGCCAAGGTTTCTGGAACAGAACCCATATTGGTCGGCCGCTTGGAAAATGATAAGGGGCAATATAGATTAGTAAAATTATAGTAAGTCGTTGTATTGATTGCTAATGTCTTTTAGTGGATAAATACATTTATCCTTCGTTCCTTTCATTCTTTTTCATAGCATATGGGTCAGAGGTCGATAACCGAAGGTTAGCCATTTGGCTACGAATCTACCGATAGACCCTAAATAATTATAATAATTGCTAAATAATTATTATAATATGCCCTAAAATAAGTTGCTATTTATTGATTTTGGTAAGCCATGGCCAAATAGAATCATGTATATTAACGCTAAAGCGGCCAATAGAATACTTCGGTTCTCAGCGACAACCTGTCGTTGTCCGAGAATAAAAATCATAAAAAGGTATAGCAAAATGCCGATTATGGCAGAATGCACAATCATCATTCGTCCGCACTCCATCTTTTTATATAATAATGTTTATAAAAATATCTGGAGAATAGCCTAAATCGATAATAATATAGAATTTGGTGGGTCTATATTATTGAATAATGTCTTTTCTCGATAATCGAATATTAGCCAAATGGATAACCGAAGGTTATCCACCGATAGACCTTAATGTTTGCGAGAGCGAGTTATGCGCTTTTTATGGGATTTACGTTTCTTGTTGGATTTTCGATTTTTATTGGATTTTCGTTTTCCGCCGGTAATACCAGCTCCATCCCCGTTCATCCTTCTATTCACATCACCAATTGCGTCAGCTTCTTTAATACATCCGTTTTTTGCATAAATATTGCTCCCTTGTTTATCCATACACTTTTGGTAGGCAGCTTTAGCTGTATTAAGTTGTTTTTCTAATGTATTACTTCCAAACCAATCAGATAATGGCATATTTATCTCTTATCTATACATAAACGCCACAAAAAAAATCATACGCAAATATCAAATATAATATTACATCAAATATTATATTTTATCAAATATCAAACAAAACAACGCCTAAAAAGACAATGTCTTAATAGTTCCGGTTGATAAAGTATACCAAAATTCGTGCTCGTTATCAACTGTCTTGAAAATTTCAGTGAATGTAGAGCCATCCAAAAAGAAAATCTCTAAATAGGGAGATGTAGGGGTTCCATCGGCACCTAGATAAGACTTGGTGTAACTAACAGACATGGCTTGTCTATCTTTAATAGGTCCATGTGAATCAGTTACTACATTGTTTCCATCAGCATCAGAATAAATGGTAATCAAAGCGGTTTGAGCATAAGTCTTCAAAATAGCTTGAATTTGACTGTTCAAAAGGTCATAAGTAGAAGTGTTCAATGCAGTGGCCATTGTATATATGTGATATATATATACTTCCTATCTATATTTTTTTCTAACAAAAATATAATATGAATAAAATTCCTAAACGTTATATTCCAAGAACATTATCTAGAAAAGACCGTATAAAACAACGAAATAATATTATGAAGTCTAGACGATTATATAAACGTCATACCTATTACACAAGACCCAAAGTAAAATCGTTCAAATCAAGACCATCGGGACACGTCGCTACTGCCAAAAGACTATATAACATCGATTCTATGAAACCTTCCCCCCTTCTCGCTAAACGAACAAGATGTTCTCTAAAATCTCTCAAAAAAATCGTAAATAAGGGAGAAGGAGCGTACTATTCGTCCGGTTCTAGACCTAATCAAACAGCCGAATCCTGGGGTATTGCGCGTTTAGCCAGTGCGATTTCCGGTGGTCCGTCAAGCAAAATAGATTACGATATTCTGAAAGAAGGTTGTTCAGGTTCTAGTAAAGCATTACGATTAGCAATAAAAAAGTAAAATATATATTTTGTCTAAATAAAACATAAAAACAAACGCATATGATGAATATATCTATTGACTATGAACGAAGAAAACAATGTACTTACTATAAAAACCGTCCAAATTCAACCCATCCGTAATATGATTACAGCCATTAAAGATATACTTACAGATGCCACAATTACTTTTACTAAAGATGGTTTGAAAATTATTAACTTTGATAAAACGCATACTATTTTAGTAAATGTTCTCCTACATTCGCATAAGTTCGAGCAATATAACTGCGAACCGGAAAAAATCATCGTTTGTGCTAATACGATTCATTTGTTTAAAGTCATTTCGACGATGTCGAATGATGATACGTTATCTATGTATATCGATAAGGCGGATTATCATGACGGAATCGTCTCACATCTAGGTCTCCAATATGATAATGGTGATATTAAGCAGTGTTATAGTCAGAAGTTACGTTTGATTGAACCGGATACTGAAGAGCTAGTTGTGCCCGATGTTGAATATTCGACGGTGATTAATTTGCCTACTTGTGATTTCCAGAAGATTATACGTGATTTAAATGGTATTTCTGACCGTATTGAAATCAAGTCGGTAGGGAACGATTTAATTTTTTCGTGTGAAGGAAATTTCGCTAGTTCTCGAATCTTTAGGTCGGAGTCTGATGGTAATATGGAGTTTTTGCAAAAATCAGATGCGTCTGTCATTATTCAAGGAGAGTTTTCATTGAAGAGTTTATCACATTTTATTAAATGTACTCCATTATGTAGTCATTTGGAAATGTATCTAGGTAATGATTTGCCACTTATTGTGAAGTATGATGTCGCATCCTTAGGAGAAATTAAGTTATGTTTGGCGCCATTACCGCCATCGTAAGCGGTAACGCGACAGAAAGCAGTAACGCGACAGAAAGCGGTAATGCGACTGTAAGCAGTAATGCGACATAAAGCAGATGTACGTTTCATAAGATAACCATATTATATTATGAACACTCAATATTATCTATCAATAGTATAGTATGAACCGTAAATATCTTATTTTTATTTTAATCTTATTTATACTATTTTTAGTAGTAATATTATATCGAAATTATGCAATAGAATCATTTGAAGATTCGACTGAATATACAGATGACATCAAAATAGATATTGTATATACATGGGTAGATGGTAATGACCCGAAATGGAAGCAAAAGAAGGCCGAATCTACCTCTAATATCACACCACAAGTCTATGAAGATGCCCGATATCAAAATATGGATGAATTGAAATACTCATTAAGGTCTGTATTTAAATACGCCAATTGGGTAAATAAGATTTATATAGTAGTAGATGATATTCAAAGTCCTATGTTTGTAAATATAGAGAACCCGAAAATACAAATTGTGAAACATTCTGAAATCATGTCGCATGAATATTTACCAGTATTCAATAGTGTTGCCATTGAAGCAAACATTCATCATATTCCCAATTTATCGGAGAACTTTCTTTATTTAAATGACGATGTGTTTTTCGGTAATTTTGTGTCAAAAAGGGATGTATATAATATTTGTTATTATGAAGAAAATCCGTTTTTTGATTCGACTGAAATAAGCGAAAAAGACGATGAATGGATATGTAATATAAAAAATGGCTATCAATTGATAAAAACGAAATATCCCAATGCAAAATTATATATTCCCACACATGATTCTCATTTTTGTAAGCGCTCACTCATGTATGAAATTGAGAATACATGGACAGATGTTTATAAAAATACACTGAAACAGAAATTGCGAAAAACGAATACCGACGTAAAATGTAATAGTATTTGCTTACCCAAAATGCAGTATATCCTTGGGATATGTAAGGGGATTTATAAACCGATATTGGCAAATACGGATGAACATCTTTATTTTGATATGTTTAATCAAAATGATATTGGAGAACTTCGGAATATCGGAACTACGAAACCCAAGTTTTTTTGTGTAAATAATAATAATTCTTATTCCGAAGAATTGTATAATATAATGAATCGCTTTTTTGATTTTAAATCGCCATACGAGATATGATTATGGAGAACCGTAGTTGATACACCATTCGAATGTGAAATCATCTGGGTCATCTGGTTTTTTTGCATTTGGATTTAATACAGCCTTTATTACTATTTTATCGCTCGGGTTTATTATAAATGACGTCGTATCAGTTCCAGATTGTGGAGTTACCGAGCCATTCAAAATAATGGTTGATTTAACTACACCGTTTATCAAAAAATAATATGTGTATCCTACTGCATCGGCAATTGCTGGTTCTCCATTTAATGTAGCAACAACATTGAAATTCGAAAGGATGAGTGATGTTGTTCCACTATATGTGTATTCTGCGGTGGCTTGTTTAAAACTATTTATTGCTGGAGTGACTGTATAATTACTTGGATTTGGAATATTGACGCCGACATAATAGGAATTGCCGGTTTTATTAGCACCTTCTATTGCTTCTATACCATCCCAATCTAGTCCATTTCCGCAAATCTCTGGCTGCGCTGGGGGGAAAAATGATATTGTTCCGGAACAATCACAAGTACCGGTAGGTCCTTGCAATCCTTGGGGTCCGATTTGACCGGTAGGCCCAGTAGGTCCTTGCTTTCCTTCTGGTCCGATAGGTCCTTGCTTTCCTTCTAGTCCGTTTTGACCGGTAGGTCCAGTAGGTCCTTGTAATCCTTCTAGTCCGTTTTGACCGGTAGGTCCAGTAGGTCCTTGTAATCCTTCCGGTCCCTGCTTTCCTTCTGGTCCCTGCTTTCCTTCTGGTCCAGTAGGTCCTTGTAATCCTTCCGGTCCCTGCTTTCCTTCCGGTCCCTGCTTTCCTTCCGGTCCCTGTTTTCCTTCTGGTCCAGTAGGTCCTTGTAATCCTTCTGGTCCGATTTTACCAGTAGGTCCAATAAGACCTTGCTTTCCTTCTGGTCCAGTAGGACCGGTTGGCCCTTTTTCGCCCGGACGTCCCTTTTCTCCTCTTTCGCCTGGACAACCTTTTTCTCCTCTTTCACCTTGACAACCCTTTTCTCCTGGACACCCATCTTCACCATCACACCCATCTTTTCCATCTTTGCCATCCTTTCCGTCCCTACCATCTTCACCATCTTCACCATCTTCACCATCCTTACCATCTTTGCCATCTTCACCATCCTTACCATCTCTACCATCCTTTCCATTTCTACCATCACGTCCATCTTCGCCATCCTTACCATCTTGGCCATTTTCTCCATCTTGGCCATCTTTTCCATCACGTCCATCGCGTCCATCTTCGCCGTCCTCGCCATCCTTACCATCCTTGCCATCACGCCCGTCTTTTCCATCACGACCACATTTACCATCTTTACCGTTTTCACCGTCTTTTCCGTCTCGTCCATCTAATCCTGGCTTTCCGTCTTTGCCATCTTTTCCATCACGACATTTCGAATTATTATGTTTATAACATTTGTCAGATTTACACTTAGACCGACAATTTTTATTTTTTTTAGGATTACAGTTTTTTTCTGAATTACAGTGATTTATTTTATTATCACAGTTACGAGAACACTTGTTTGAATCGGATTCATAATCAGAACAATCGGACATGGGGAATATATAATGATATTATATATATATTGTTATTGTTAAAAAATATTTTAACAATAATATTATTTGGCTAGATATATGCAGCCAAGGGTTAGCAACACAACTTGTATTTACAACGGTACAAGTTCAATTTATAGTTATAACAATGCATTTACCATGAGTATTCTTAGTATCATTATCGTTACATTTTTCGCATCGTGTTTTTTCGTGCTTTGATTTTTCGCATTTTGGTTTTTCATATCTTGTTTTACATGATTTACATTTCTTGGAACAATCGTATTTTACATATTCATTTCTTTCGCATTTTTTACAGACATTCGTCCTATTACAGAGATTCGTCCTATTACAGTCATTCGTCCTATTACAGACATTCGTCTTATTACAGACATTCGTCCTATTACAGACATTCGTCTTATTACAGTCATTCGTCCTATTACAAAAATCATGTCTATCATTACAATATTGTGATTCGTCACTCGAATAATCTTCTTCACATGAACGACAAGGCATATATTAAAATAATATATAGAATAGTGAAAGATATGAATATTCTAAAATATTATTGTATATGCAGTAGAAAAAACAGAATTTTATTTCATTTTCCACACTGACTTTACAAAAAATACAATTGTAACTTTGTACTACACAAAACTCATCACAAAGCATATATGCAGCGGAGTCACGTATATTTAGCATTAAAAAATTTGCAATATTATTATATATGCCTCGTCATAACCAAAACGCCTTCATTTCTTACCAGCATCTTCAATATGAAAATCAATGTCTCTGTAATAAGTGTGATGAGCTTATGACTATGATTCAATCATTACAAAATGATATGGAATGTTTGAACTCGTTTATCATGTCGAAATATGATATGTCTGGGTCGAATATGACATGTGTAATGACAGATGCGTCTGGTAATTTCATTCCATGTGTTCATACAGATGCTTCTGGTAATATCATACCTTGTGTATTAACACCACCAATTACTAATCGTTGCGATGTTTCAGGTCGATATTTCCCTTATTATCCTTATTATGGTCCTTATTATCCTTATTATTATCCATATTATGACCCTTATTTAGATAATGATTATTTATATGACGATTATGATGTAAGAGAAGAACAAAACAGAAGTGTTCCAGCACCCCATTTTCCAGTCCCCCCAGTACATCCTACATATCCATCAAAATACCCTCATAGCTCAACGAGTCATCTACGTCCGCCAACTGATGTTTCTGGTCGTTGTTTCCCATATTATCCTTATTATTATCCATATTATGACCCTTATTATCCTTATCTGGATTATGATTTATCAGAAGAACAAAACAGAACTGTCCCAGAACCGCATTTTCCGGTCCCCCCAGTACATCCTATATATCCATCAAAATATCCTCATAGCTCAACAAGTCATCTACGTCCGCCAACTGGGCGTGGCATTGTTATACAGCAACCACCTATGCCACAACCACCTATGCCACACCCTCTAATGCCACCACAACCAAGAGATATAGAATCGCGTAGATACCATCGTCATCGTCATCATCATCGTCATCATCCATGGCATTGGTACTAAAAAAATAAAAACAAATCTCTTAGTTAAAATACAGAATTTACAATAAAACAAATCTCTTAGTTAAAATACAGAATTTACAATAAAACAAATCAAGGTATCTATAAATATCTATAATGATTTCTATACACATTTGGTCTTCTATCAATCGTCCATGATACACGAACTTCTTCTTCATCCTCTTCTTCGACAGCTTCGTCATTGTTTTCTTGCTCTTGTTCTTCTTCTTCATCATCACCCAATTCTTTGTTGATTAATTGTGTTCTACATAAAGGACAATTCTCATTCTTGACTATTGCTTCGAACATACACGAAGCATGAAATACATGCCCACAACGAGTTACAGTCATATTGACCGTTTTTATATCTTCGAAACAAATAGCACACGGGTCAAATGTTTTGGCTACTTCGAAACATGGTTCAGCTACGATTTCGTGACAGTTACATGGCTCAATAAATGTTTCTTCGTCATCCTCTTCTTCTTCCGAATCATAATCCGTCCAAACTGTGTCATCGTTCTCGTTATTGTCAGTCTTTTTTTCTGATTCGAAATCTAATTCTATTTCTAAGTCTCTATGAATTTCTTCGTTCATAATATCTGAATAAGCATTTTGGAAAGCAACGTCGCACATTATCTATATCTTTGATTTATTTTATGTTGAAGAAATAATTTATAAAAAAAGTTTTCAATTTTTTATAAATATTAAATGATAACTATCTTCGTATTCGTTGTTATAACTTGACCCACTTTTTCAGTTGGACATACATTACTCACTTTCGTATATACGATAGGAACATCTTTTGCAGATTTAAATTTAGAAAACTGCTTACATAATACGGCACCATGCTTGATAATATGCCCCAACTGTTTTTTGTTTGATGTTACGATATCATTCATTTTTGCAATCACGTGACAGGATGCTTCGCCATCAATATGAAACCAAATATCATTATCATGTGAAGCATGTAAAATATCAATATTATCTCTTGCATTTTGACCAACATGGTATTCGATATCTAATTTGAGTGAATCGATATATCTTTGAATAATACGTGGCATCTTTTATGAAATAGAAGTAATGATGTGTAAATAGTATCAATTTTTTATTATATAATTATATATATAATGTCAGGATTACATGGACTATTAGAAGGTTTTATAGAAAAAATGACGAAAGAATCGCCATATAAACCCGACCCATTAAAAAGACAACCTAGTTTATTAGAAGAAACGAGTGAGCTAATAGAAGAAGATAAACGTATTACTATTCTCGTAAATTGCCATGGTAAAGAGATGATTGACCAACCATTACTAGACCTAGATGTAAAAGTACGGGTTTTTAGTCAAGCTGGTAAATTAGGTGTTTGTTCGTGTGTAGTGCGAAAGGATATAAACGACTTTTCAAATATATTGAAAGAGAATTTCGATGATGTTTTACATGAAGAATATGAGAATTCTACGTATAAAATGTTGAAGGATATATTATCAAGTCAAATCAAAAACTATGGCATTTTGGTGGATGGACATTTACGTAATTTGGCTAGTAAAATGAGAGAAGAGATAAAAGAAGATTCTGCGTCGGCTAGTCATAGTAAAGAAAAACTACTATCTATCCAAAAAATAAGAAAAGATATGTTAGATACCAAGAAAGCACAGGCGAGTATCAGATGTGAAAAACATATTCGCACATATGTACCCGTCGTAGAAAAGGCATATGATTTCAGTGAAAACTATTCTGCTTCTGAAACGGACCCAGAACATAGAATATGTGTTATACATCATGACCCTTTGACCAAATCCAGTATGAAAAAATACAAGGATAAATTATCAGAATTAAATTCTCATATTCATAATTTAGATTTTACAAGTCCGAATGATGTAAAACGATTATTTGGTGAAAGAGTGGCTAAGCAATTTAGCGAAGGTATAATACATTTAAATGAAATATTGATGTTATTAAAATCGCTTGGATTTAATATAATAAATATAGTTGATTATAGCTGTAGAACTGTGGAAGGAGATGAGAGACGTATAGACGAAATCGAAGAAATGGAACGTAGTGTTCCTATTGCAAAGAACTATGGCTAATGTCTTTTAGTGGATAAATGTATTTATCCTTCGTTCCTTTCATTCTTTTTCAAAGCATATGGGTCTATCGGTAGGCTCTAGCATTCATCTTGCTCTACTATAAAATATTTGAATCCATATTGGTTTAATAGTTTCACAACATCGTCGTCATATTTCGAAAAGAATATTTCTACATTTCTTGCTAATACCCATAATGAAGAACCAAATGGCACTGAAATAATAGACCATGCATATTCATTATTTGATACTGGTCCTAAGTTGAGTACCCAATAAGGTGCGATAAAAGGTGCTCCTTCCAAATAAACCGACAACTGACCTGGCTCAGATAAATTTTTATAAAATGCATATCCAGATATAGATTCAGGAGAACCAGTTTGTAAATTTTCTTGATAATTATATACAGAAACATTATTGTTTCCTATAATTCCATAATCAGCGGTAATACATTTACCTGGTCCTTGAAATGTGAAATCGACAGGCGCCGCATATACTTGATACCAGTGTCCTGTATATTGTGAAACATTTAATTCTGTTACGGTTGTAAAATTATTTGGGTTTGGCTCGTTCAATGATAATCCTAATCCTGAACAAAAGAATGAGACGCAAAAAAGTGCTATAGTGAAATAAGAGTACATGTCTTATAATAGATGATATCGCTGAATATTTTTATATGGGTTTTCATTTCAACATTTGAAGTATCGATATTTTCAAGAATAAATGTATTTATCCTCCAAAAGAGATTAAATATAACACGATTGTTATATATTATGAAGTATATAACAACATTTATCACAAAGTTAATTTCAAAAGATTTGCCTAAGCCAGTCGGAAGGTGGAGAATAGAAAACTGTAATAAACAAATGAACAATAAAATAGATTTATCGAATGAAGACCATTGTGGTCCATGTGGTCAATATGTATTAGAAAAAAGGGAATTGAACAATACCAAAACTCCTTCCGTCGTCAAAACTCCTTCCGTCGTCAAAACTCCTTCCGTCGTCAAAACTCCTTCCGTCGTCAAAACTCCTTCCGTCGTCAAAACTCCTTCCGTCGTCAAAACTCCTTCCGTCGTCAAAACTCCGGTTCGTGTTTCTTAAACAAGCATCCCTGTTTCAGCAAATTCGGTATTTGAACAATCATATTCGGGTCTTGGTACGCCGACGTATCCAACCATATTTTAATAATACAAAAATTCTTCTTAGGAGAAATGGTAATACCATTAATATGTTTACTATGTTGCGAATCTACACAAAGTGATTCACCACATAAACAATAAAACAAGTTCCGCCACACTTCCGGAACACATTTATTAATGATTTTATAGGAAAAACACCCACCGTTTCTATTTCGTGGGTCTTCCCACATGGGCGTAATCCCATCCCGCATAACAAATAACATACAATTTTTAATAATGTTTTCATGTATCTTATCGTTTAGTGCAATAACTTGCTCTACCGAATCGATAGAACCCATTATAATTGTATAACTGGCTAGTTCCCAGTTCTTATCGTGTGGTAAATGGTAATACAAATTCCATTTATCATTCAGGTTATGTTGTGGGGAAGGAATACTCAGTGCATCCATTTTGTTTTTCTGAGATTACGCCCCCGTACTTTATAGGTCGAGTTGTTTTTAATCTCTTTCCATAAATAAATATATTTATCCCCCACAAAAAATTTATCATATAATTTCATATCCACCACCTTCTCCTAAAACGATTCCTTGCCCCCATCTCAATAAAACAACATTCACATCCCCATCCAAAATAGTAACACAATAGCGTTCATCAAATTTATAGGGTAACATTTGATATTCTAGCCATCGTTTAATAAATACATTCGATAAAATATGATTCCCCTCTACCCAGTATCCTTTATCCAATTGAATAACAATGCCCTGACTCATGTCTGGATGAGTATATTCAATATTCAAGAATTTTCCTAACAACACTGGCTTACAAACTTGCAACTGAAATGTTTCAGGTTCATGATTCAACTTAGCCGAATCATAATGCCTGCAGTAATATTTATCTTCTACTTTCATAGTTATCAAACTATTATTAAATTTCGCATTATATTGAACAGTGGATTTTATGGAATCACAATTGTTTAAAAATTCTTCTTCTACTAACTTATTTTCGTCCAAATACTCATATATTTCTAGGTTATTCTTATCTAATGTGGCATGTTCCTTTAAAATGGTCATACATATCCACCCACTATTCATAGGCTGAATACGCTGTCCAATGATGGAACATTTTGCATATTGTAAGCAATATACACATTCATCGAATAAACCTTTTACAAAAGGAATATTATAAACAGTACGAATCCCGTACTTGCATCGTTCGACTGTTTCGCTATACCAAGTTAGAATAGTCAAACCAGCTTTCTGATAATCGAAGTGTCGAATGGCATAAATGATAGTTTTCAGTCCCATATTTATGAATGCGTGCATAAACATAAAAAAATTCCCCGTTTGTATTGAGTAATCCATGTTATAAACGTAATAATACTATATTATTATGTTTATGGTTTATATTATTTTTTATGTTTATTTTATGTTTATTTATTCTATTTACTAATTGCAGCGTCAAATGCTGCAGTCGGATTTACAGTAACATTGGGCGGTGCATTTGATAATCCATTGATTAACACTGTTATCAAAGCATTAATGTCTGTCAATAATTTAACAAGTGTGTCCTTATTCATATTATTGGTATAATTATTTAGAGTGCTTGTAAATGTAGAAATCGCTCCATTGACTATGGTAGGATTCAAGTTCCCGGCACTATCAAAATTAGCCAATAATAAAGTAGGATTAGCAGCCAATTGTGTTTTTAGATTGTCTGTCATACTACTTATTGTATTGGTCGATGATGGTGGAGTATCGAAACCTTCTTTTGTTTTAATGTCTTTTGGTGGATAAATGTATTTATCCACCAAAAGCATATGGGTCTCCTGTCGATTTGTAGCCATTTGGCTACAAATCCACCGATAGACCTTAATAAAATATAAACATCCAAATAAGACCAAAATGAATAAAATAAGTAAGCAAACAGAGGTTTTCATATATATATATTATTCCAGTTTTTATTTCGAATTCTAATGTCTTTTGGCTAATAAATATTATCTACCGATAGACCCTAAATATCTAATGAAATTGTATTCTTATCTGACTTATTCTTACGACGCCTACTACTCTTGGGCATATTTCCGTTCTGCATATCTTTGAGAGAACTAATTGAAATCATAGAATCATTATCCATATTGGTCGATTGTGGTTCTTCGTGAATATTTACATTACGTGTCTTCAATCCTGATAAAATATTATCTATATCCGTATTAGCAGGGCCACGCATCTCCTGTCGCTGAATAGGCGGCTCTTGCTGCATCATCGGTGGTCGCATACTACGCTCTTGTTGCATTGATGGAACAGACATCGGTATTGTCTGCGGTTGTTGATATACATTCACGTTTTCGAAACCACCATTTACAGAAACTCCTTGTTCTCGGAACATCGCACCGCGTCCAGCATTAATATCGGGCCGATTTGACTGTTGGGACTGTTCATTTGTAAATACCATGCTAGGCTTTTGTGCAGGACCCATATTCTTGGTCTCTACTGGTGCCGGTGGTGGTGGCCCACGGGGTCTATTTTGCTGTTCCTGTACAAATTGATTTGCCATATTGAATCCCGGAGAACTTTGACTCATACTATTTACGGTTGCATTTGTAAACATTCGCATGAGTTCAGGACTCTGTTTAATGACATCATTGAATGCTGGCGTAGCACTCGAAAGTGCCTTGTTGGAAAAATTCAAAACGGCCGCACTAAATCCAACACGTAACAACAAAGATATTTCAGGTGCCAATTTACCACCCTTGTATTTATCGTGTAATTCCGAAAAAATCTCCTCATAACTATCTAAATCTTCGCTAATTTGTTCTCCCCATCCATCCAGATTCAAATCAAAAGGATTGAATACGGTATTCGCATATTCCAAAGAATTAATAAATGTCATGAACCACCATCCCTGTAACTTAATACTATCTTTTTTTCGTTTATCTTCCAATGCGGTTTCATATTCATCTTCGATTTCTTCATATTCAGAATCCATATTAAAATGGGAATTTTGTTTAATAGAACCTTTTTCATACCATTCTTCCAATTTCTTAATCATCATACGTTTCTTTTGGCGTCGCTCTCGCTCCGTCATTTTCGTAGAAGACCCACCGGATAAAGGAATTTCACCCATCTTCGAGAACCCGTCCCATGTTTTTGTATTACCAGCACTTTCTCTAGTGGCATGACCAATATTTGAATCAGTCGCTTCATTTACATTAGGGTTTGGTGCCGACTTTGTTTCAGAAGCCGATACAAAACCTCCTAAATTGAATAAATTGGAAGCAAACCCGCTCAATGTTTTTGTATCACCGGAACTAGACGATGTTGGTTGTCCTAAACCCTTGTTAATTTCGTTCTCTAAATTATCCAGTTCCCCGAGATTCAAATTCGAACTAGAATTAGAGCGTTTTTTATCATTCATTAAAAGTTCTATTCCACCGCCGAAACTCGAACTACCGACACTCGATTTTGGTTCATCAAAACTAAGCGAAATAGGTTCTAAATCATTCAATGCGCCTAAATCGATTACTTCCATTGTATTATGATAATCATACAATATTTATTTTTAAATCATCCGCATAAATTATTATATTTTTTTGTTTTAAGTACCAAAGGCCTTGTAAAAAACAATCCGCTAAATCGTCCTTCTTTTTTGATGGAGATTCAGCGAATAATTGAGAACCTATAAGGCCTGTGTTTTTCTCTAGTAATTTTGTGCAATAATGAATGCCGTCTTTTTTGTGTTCTTTATAAGAGTTTGTAACAATCGTGTTCTCTAAAACCGGTTTCTCTAATCCGACAAACTGTTTTAATTTATGAGATGAAGATACAAAATCAATATGACATCTAGGAACCTTCATAATAAAATATTGCGCTAACATACCTTGTATTGTTTTCATACGAGTGGCGATGGGAGAAATCTGGTTCTCGATGACAACATAATCTATTGTTTCTATAACGTCGATTTTATCGAGTTGTTCTTTCATATTACGACCAATTTGTATCAAGTCGGTTTCACCGGCAGTTTTTGATTTGGCGATTGTAATATTTTCGTAACAACGGTTTTCAAAAAAATTCACCATGATTTCAATCAATTTATCCTTTTTTTGTTCAGCTAGGTTCTCTAGGCCGTGTTTTTTTCCTAGATGGATAAGTTCTTGTACTTTTTGTTTTTTGAGATTTGTAGATAAATATTGTTTGGCTGGTAACATAAATTGTGTATCCGATTTTGCATGTTTATCACAATAAAATTTTTCGTTTTTTTTGTACTTGGCCAATTTAGTACAAAGTTTCGTTACGAGATTCTTTTTCGATTTATTCGATATGGTACAGCTACAGACATGCTTCGGTATCTCTGCTTCCATAAGATTCAATATAGTCCAATCTCTGATGACAAGATGACTCGAAATATCCAGAATACAATAAGCCATATTTTTGATTCCTATGTCAAAACTAATGACACGCATAATAGTATTATGTTATTTCTACATAATATTATATCAAAAGTTAAACGTGAGCTCGATTATTGCATTTTCAATAGTTGTTCCTGTGTAATAACAGGTGAAATCTTACGTGCGCTCAATTGTTCTCTCGTCAAATAAGTATCCTTCAAATCGGATGTAGAATACCCGATGGGTTTTGTACTATCTAAAATAGAATTATATGTATAAGGTGTGTGATTCATATCAGAAACTAAGTTGGACTGGATGTCGAGAACATCCAAAGGTCGTTTATAGTAACCAATATCATTGGAAGATTCGCGAAAATTATACTGCATGATTTCTGTTGCATTCTTTGTTAAATAACGGCGATATTGCCAGTTGGATTGGATATCATTCGAGCGTATTAAATCGGCGTTGATAGTAGATTCAGGCTGCCAAGTAGCAGTTATCGAACGACCATCGTTCATCAGTGGTGGGAAACCGTCATATTTATTATTAGCATGGTATCCTAAAGAAGATTGTGGAACGGTTTCTTTTATAACAGGATAAGCACATTCTAAAGAAGCTGCATTGTTAGAGAACATAATAATATATATAATCCAATATAATATATATTATTCTATGATTCGAATTTCGGGTGATTAGATGGTTTCACCTAATATTTTTAATAATTCGTGTTTCTTCAATTTATTAGCATTTGTTACTAAACCTTTTGCAACAACCAGCGATTTTAGTGTCTGAGTATTCATATTTTTATAGTCAGTAGATTCAATCGGTTCTTGTGAATTTTCTGTAGAAAAATCTTCGGATTCGATTTGTTCGATAATATCACTAACATTTTGTTGAACAATTTCTTCTAAAGATACGTCAGGTTCTATAATCATTTCTTCTAAAACAATATCGTCTTTGATGGTCATTGCTTTGACGACTTCATTATCATCGTCTTCATCGTCTTCATCGTCTTCATCGTCTTCATCATCGTCTTCATCATCGTCTTCATCGTCTTCATCTTCATCATCGTCTTCTTCTTGTTCGATAGATTCGACCTTTTCCTGAACATATGACATGACAGGTTGCATAGTTACGTTAGGTATTTCTTGCATAATACGATTTGTCGCTCCACGAACAATAGTAATCTCTTGAACTACGTTATTAATAATTTCAAACATCGTATCACATTTATTTTCTAAAGAAGAAAGACGCTGTTTAAAATGATATACCAATAACAATATTAATACGAACGTTATTCCTAAACTAATGAAAAAAAATGTCTCGATAAAGTTAAAAAGTCCCATAATTATTATATAGATACAAATAAATGTTTAAAAGCAAACGAACCAGATTTGTTTATTTATAAGAACGGCAATAAGAAAATATCTAGAATATTATATACATCTTTATTAACATAATATGGAGAATAACTACGGACCAGCTGTATCTTCATCCAAACCTTCTTTTTCTTCAAGTAGTTTTTCGAATTCGATTGGCTCAATTGGTGAAAATATATTTAGCACAAAGAACTTTTTGATAGTCGTATTAGTAATATTACTTATATTTTCTCTTTTAGGAATAAATATTTTAGGAATTGTCGGAAACTTTTTCACATCTTTGGTACTATTACTCAAACCACTCGTTTTACAAATTCTTTCTATATTTGGATATGTTACCGGAACTGTAATCGATAAATCAGCTGATATTTTGCATACAGGCGGCGATTTATTGGTAAATGCGAGTGCCCCGAATTTAAACAACCAGGGCGCAATAATAAATAATCAGCCAATGCCCGATAGTACAACTAATCCAATTCAAAATCCGATTGCATCTTCGAAAACAAATTGGTGTTTAGTAGGTGAATATGAAGGAAGACGCGGTTGTATAGCCATTACTGACCAAGATAAGTGCTTATCCGGTCAAGTATTCCCGAATCAACAAATGTGTTTGAATCCCACATTAAACACTCCAACAAGCCCATTAAAGAGCATACCAGAATAAAATAATAATCATTTACGGAAATACAATAAAGATTTCATTATAATACAATATAATGAAATTTACTTGGATACTATTATTGTTCTATTTCCTAACACCATTCAACGTTACAGCATTATGTAATATGAAACCAAAAACCGTATTATATATGAATTCGAGTTCTCGAAACAATATGAAACCTAAATCACAATCTATATTGAATCTCATTCGTTATAAGAATATAGCTCCAACCGCACTACTTACTTTCTCCGGCGCATGGATAACAAATCCATCGATGCAATCAATGCTAACATCACCTATGTTTTTAACAGCACTAACTAGTACAATATGTATTATGTCAGCTAGTATGGCTATCAATGATATATACGATATAGATATCGACAAAACGAATAATCCATTAAGACCACTAGTAACTGGTGAGCTTACTATAAAGGAAGCTAAAATAGTAACGGCTGTATTATTAGGCGTCACTGAATATATATCCTGCGTCTATTTACCTGAACATTTACGTCATATCGTCCATATCGCCATATTAGATATAGTATTTTATACAAAGTACTTGAAACCCGTATTGTTTCTTAAAAACGTTTCATGTGCGTCCATAGTAGCATTCGCAGTCTATTTCGGAGGACTATCTAATATGATGATATCGAATCCGATAAATATGGCATTATTACAAATGGCTACGCAGATGGTTTTTTTCGGTTCTCTACATAATGAATTATTATTAGATATATATGATGAAACCGGTGATAGATTGAATCAAATCAATACAGTTCCTGTAGTGTATGGAATACAAAATACATGGACCATCGTATATATCTTTACGAATTTAAATATTTTACTGAATATGTATCAAATGACACAACTCTTCGATTTATCAAAAGGGGTTTTTTTATTCATAGTCTATATTCCCTTTTTATATAATTTGATAAATGTCAAACGATATAACTACTCAAAAGAAATGGCAAAATATGCAGTAAATGAAAGCACTAAACCCATGTTATTTATATTATTATATTTATGTTGGCTCACAACAATATAATTGTTACAAACATACATAAAAATATATGACTATCTAATAATAATAAAATCATGTCATACATGAAACATTTATACGTTTTATTTTTAGAAAATGAGAAATGGATATTACATCCATCTACTACTAGCGACCCATATTATATCTTCATGGAATGTTATTTTATGTACGATTTCGTGAAAGCAAATTGCCCCTTACGTATATTTGAGACTATACCGATTGCCGATGACTTGGAAATTGATATGTATGTTAAAAAATACATGCGATGCTATGGTATTGAAAATGTAAGAGGTGGTAACTATTCTGATGTGTTTTTGCCATCAACTATAATAACTATGTTGGAATCTGAAATACAAAAGGACTATTACGAGATGCCCTTGTTTATTGAACAGATTTGTAGAAAATACGAATCCATACAAAATTGGACTTCACATGATATCAAAGTATGGAGAACATGGCGCCGTGAATATGAGTTTATCGATGAACCTGCCAGTATAAAACATGCGATGGAACTAGAAAAAAGTTATTTAAAAAAAGAATGGACACAATACGAGGATACAAAATACTTGTATGATGCGCTTGGACAAAACTTCTATGACTGCTCTATTGACTTGGAGTGGTTAAAAATGCAGATTATAGATACAAATGATATGGAAGAAGTATGGGTGAATAAAAAAGACCGAATGAACCGATACGCCATGCTATTATCATTATTTGAAACAGCAAAAGCACGTTTTGAATTAATTAGCGAAGATTTACCGAGATGCTCTTGTGATGTAGCACGAGAAAAATATAGTGTTTTTTATAAAAACCCTCGATTAATATTTGATACTTTCATTTATCATAAACAAAATGCTTTATCTAAGCAAACTATTTCCGAGAAATATAAGACTATAGCCATTGAAGTTTTCGAAATATTTGAATATATGATAAATTGTATTATAAATAAGATAGAAGATTACCGATTTTCATTGAAACAGTATCCGGAAGATTTTGAAAGGAGAATTCGTTATTCCTTAGAATATATAGATTATACGTATTTTACTGATATTATGTAAACCGAATCAAAAAATTGAAAAAAGTTTTTGAAAGTATAATATGTGGTAAAAATACTATATATTATGCCTGCCAAGAAATCAAGAATAGAACGTGGCAAAGATGCTATTATGGAGATGGTCAAACAAGAATTTCCCGAAATGATAGAACCAGAAGTAATGCTAACTCATGGTACAAACCGCAATTGTACCCTGCGTTATATACTGGTCATGTCGGATGCTAATGTCATTGTATTTGAGGAGTTCTTAAGAAAAGTAACCGATTATTTCGCGCCATATCAGTGTATCGTAGGGCGTAATCGCATGGTGTCTTATGTTCTATGTGAATCCATTTATCGAAACGATACTACTATAAGTGAAGTTGACCCGTCAGTTCCTTATATTGTAGCCGAATTTGAAGTCAAGTATCATAAGACACATGTCCCTTTTCCTACTATGGAATTTGTTATAAACCCAGACCAAAGATTAATATTACAATTAAACTCTAGGATTGCTAAAATCGAAGAAGACAACAAAAAACTTACAACGCGATTTAAAGAAGTAAAAACCAATAATAATAGATTAATCAAGAAAAACAATATGCTTATAGGCAAAACGAAGAATTATATGGCTAATATGAAGAAAGTGATTAACAAAATCTACGAAGCATGTTCTACAAAAGAAAACTGCCCAACATGTTGGGAAGACATATGTGTCGAAAAGTTGTATGTAACCGGATGTGGCCATTTTATTTGCACGGATTGTAAAGATAAGCTCAGTAAGCCCGAGTGCCCTATGTGTCGTGAATCACTGAACACTGCAATTGTAGTATAAATTCATATACCCTTACACCCTTGAACATTTATAATGGGACGCTAAAAAGCGTCCCACAAGATGTTCAAGGGAAACGTTGCCTATGCTTCGCAACAAATCAATTGAAAGGCAAACCGCCATAGGCGGTTTGTCCCATTTCAAATGTTCATCGGTGTAAAAGAGAAACTCGTCAATGTAGAAACAGGACTCGATTTTAACGTACAATTATTAAATACATTACTCCCACTAAAGTTACAAATAACACCATATTTTTCATTAGAAATAGTATATTTACCTATAAGAGATGCATTATTTACTATATTCATAATACAATTGATTTGTATATCATAAATAAATCCTGGACTTGTAAATAAATGTAAATTTTGTATGGATAAATTACCAATGTAGTTAGAAATAGATACTACAGTGCTGTCAGTTCCTAGAGGACTATATGAAATATCAAATATCATGTTATTATTAGAAAATATACATATAGGACTAACATATTGAACTAGCTGCCCACTATAATATACTTGTACCGTTGCGCTCGAAACAGATAATGTAATATTTGTAATATCGATGGGTCCGCTATTTGACACATTGGAAACGATAGCACTATACGATAATCCGATAGGCGTGGTATATGTAAAATTATAGGATGGTTTATCGATAGGGTTAAGTATTCCAACCGAAGATATGGTTGCATTTATACCATTCAAACATAGTTGATTTTGTTTGTTAAGAGTTCTCCACATGTCTGTTTCTGATACTGGTTCAGATGAATAAGACCTTTCATTTGTCGCATAATTATAGAGAGGGATTGTTCTGTCATAGTATAAATATTTGATAGGTCCAGGAACATTGGATGATGACGTTGGCGTAGGAATGTCTATTTTTGGACATGTTTTAGCCTTTGCTTTTACTATAACCCGATTAAACGTTACGAGAGATACATCGGATGTTCCATAAAATAAATTTCCAGCAATAAAGTGCTCAGACGATACTGTTTGGACTAATGTAGGGTAGGACGTTGTTTGGTTTCTTCCACTAATAAATAATGCGTATTTTTCAGCTTTCGTATAATTATTTGTTTTTGTATTCGATTTTGTCGCACTGTAACTTAGTACTTCTGCTTTACGACGCATATCCAATTGTGATTGAGTATATTGTGGATAAGGAGATATCGGCGTAAATCGCTGTGGTGGAACTGTAAATAACATTTGTCTTATTCGTTGATTACAAATCGTGGATAAGGATAAATCAGTCATTCTGTTATATAATATAATACAAACAATAATATATTATATTTTCTTTATTTTTATTTTGTTATAATCACAAGGTATATCGATAGATAGGCCATGCTTAGGGTCTATCGGTAGATAATATTTATTAGCCAAATGGCTAACCTTCGGTTATCGACCTCTGACCCATATGCTTTGAAAAAGAATGAAAGGAACGGAAAGAATGAAAGGAATGGAAAGAATGAAAGGAACGGAAAGAATGAAAGGAACGGTGGATAAATATATTTATCCACAAAAAACCCTTACATTTGTTGTATAGAATACCAATTTCTAGATAAATAACTAGCACCAGAACTAGTTTTCGTAGTATTAATCAATGTTGTATTTGGACCACTTAGAACAACTGCATTTATTTCAAAAATATTCAATGCTCTACTATAATACCTTAAATTAGATATTTTTCCAGAAAACCCTGTATTGGGTGCGATAAGTACATCATTATAGTTCTGTTTTGGTAAATTACTGAGTGTTAATCTTGTGGCTATTGTGCCATTTACATAAGCATCTATAGTCGTCTGCTCACAACGTATAGTAATATGCACCCAATTGCGTAAAGGAATATTTTTTATATCAATTGTATTGTTGGCATCATTCGACACAACAGTATCCATCTTTATATGTAATACACCATTACTCAAATCGGGTCCTAAATAAACCCCTGGTCCGTTATTTACTGTTCCATCTCCTTTACAGAAAATGGTTTGTAATCCAGTTACCTTATCGGGTAAATTATCTATGTATAACCAAAATGACCATGTGAACTCTAGACCATATGATTGATTATTCGATTTAAGAACAGGTATGGAATTAGAAGCATTCGGGTCTTGTGGTATTGTCATAGGATTCGCACCGCTAACCATTCCACTAATTATGTATGGGTCTTTTGCAGGACCAGTAAAGTATGATAACATCATTATTCCTAAAATGAGTAGTATTAAAAACATAATGACTACGAAGATTAAGAATCCGAGTTTTGCAACAATAGTATTCGATTGTAAAAATTGTTGGGATGCACCAATTCCTGCAGTAGTTCCCTGAGAAAACTTACCAAACATATTAGAAACACTATTCTTCGCATTAGACATTGCGTTTGTAACTCCACTTGTTATATTTGTTACCCCACTTGTTATATTTGCTACAGGTGCTTGAACATTCATTTTGTATATATATTTCTACTATAATATATACAAAATAATATCATATCATAATATCATAATTATCTTTGGAAAGAATAATCGTTCATAATTACCATAATGTTATGGTTGAATAAGTGGAAGCATTTTTCAATATGTCTAAATTGACATTGATTCCAGAAAAGGGATTCCAACTACTACTTCCATTTCCGGCCATATAAGTTGACCATGCTGTTTGTGGGTCAATAGGATTCGTATATCTTTGGAAACTTGCAACAACCGCATCCATACCAGATGCAGGAGAATTTCCTAAATACATAGGAACGGTTGCATCTCCAGGAACAGCAGGCCCTACACCACTAGTAGCACCGCCAGTATACATTCTCTGTGATTTCACGAGTTTTCCATCCATATAAACATCGAAATATTGTCCGTCTGCACTGACCGCTAAAAATACCCATCTCTGAATAGGGAAATTTGTGGTGACAACGGCGGTTTGCGTAGTTCCATCCGACATGGTAACATCGAGCTTTAATGTGGGAGCAGTTTGGTCTAAATATAGTTTCAAATTTTTAGCGCGATTAAAAATAGTTTTTATTGTTGAAGAATCCCAGTTGTTTACGTAAATCCAAATACTATATCCATAACTAGTGTTCGCCGGACTCGCTAACGATGTAATGGCTGCTTGAGCACCATTTAAATTAGCGGTTGATGACAAACTACTTGAGCTTGCATAGAAATATTGATATAGAATATATACCAAAAATACGATGATAATTCCTAAAATAATTAATACCAAATTCATTTTATAAGTAATCTATATATTTTATCGGGACAAATTATTTTGTATTTTTTCTTATTCAAAATGCTAAATGATGGAATATGCACCGATAAGGTCTATAGGTAGATGGACACATATGCTTTGAAAAAGAATGAAAGGAACGGAAAGAATGAAAGGAACGGAAAGAATGAAAGGAACTGTGGATAAATATATTTAACCACCAAAAGACAATAAATATAATCATGCAACTACGCTATCAACGCAAAAACAATAGTAATATTATTTTTATAAACTTTCGACAGGTGGATTTGAATTTACTAATAAATTGTAATTATTTACGATTTGTGCCTTCGTTTGCGGTTTATTTATATATTTTACATTACAAATAGCTCCATCAACACCTTGTTTAGAACCGACGAATACTCTATCATATACGTCATAATCAGGTTCATTCGTGTCAAATAAAAATGATTTTACTAAATTACCGTTTATAAATAAATCGGATTTACTAGACCCATAATTGAAAACGATATTTGTCCATTTTTGTTTTTCTATCGTATGTTCGTAAGTAGATGGTTTCGAAGTAGAATCGGTGAAATAGATAATTAATTTATCTGGGTCTGAATTATTATTAAAATACGTTATTTTAGGTTTTCCTGTTCCATTCGTAGAATTATTAGATGTTCCATAACAGAAAACCGGAACTTCTTTCGCATAAGATGCATAGTTGGATGGCTGTGAATTTAAATATACCCACATTGATATACTATATTCACGACGATACATTGTACCTGTTGCATTTATCCCTAATTTCTTTTTTTCTTCATCCGTCATTCTAAAAGGCTCACTATTTGATATAATTTGTTCATTATCTAAAAATACAGAACCAGGCAATAATGCAGCTCCATTTACTTTAAATATGTAACCGACTATTTGTGGTAAATAGATATATAGTAATATTAAACTGATTTCTAATACAAAAAGAACAAACACGACATTTGTCGTCATTCTAAATTCATTGATAATAAATTTTGTAAAATCGATAAAAAGACATGGAATATAAAATATCAAATAAATCAGAATGCCTAGAAATCCATCCGATGATTTTAAATAATTACTGAACAAATAAAAGAATATAGCTAAACCAGCTATTGTACCTATTACCATAATCGTATTCAATAAATATCCAAGAAAAATAGTAGTAGGCGAAGTTGCTTTACTATAAAAATAGATGACACAGGCGATTATGGTAATTACTGCGCCAATAATAAGCGGTTTTACAAGAGGCCCAGAATCTGCAAATGGAACAACAAATGCAAAAAGTGCGATAAGAGGTATTATAATAGCTAGTGAATAGATGTATGATTTAGACATAAATATCGATGGGTCATTCGAAGCATAATACAGTGCAACACTCATGAAAATAATGAAACTGAGAAATCCACCGTACTTTATTACACAATTTTTATATTCAGGTTCGGTAGCCATTTTTGTAGCCATACCAGAAAAAATCCCATATAAAATGATAAAAGGTGTGCTAATGAGCCATTTTACTATATCATAATTATGTTTGAAGAAATCACCTATGAAAAAATATTCGGCTGTATTTGTTACGGTTAAAAATAGTGCATATAATACTATCAAACATGCGGCGATTATCAATATGATATAAAACGTGTTGTGGCTTACGAATGTGTCAATAAACCAATCTGAAACCCCATTTTTATCAGGATTCAAATCATCTGCTAATTTTTCTGCACCTTGTTTTGACATATTATTTCTCTTTATTATATCATATTATAATAAAAGAATAGAGCTTTCGTAAATATTTGATTATCTATCGATAGACGTTATAAATTCTCTATAGTAGTTTTTTTACCATGACAATCTCTACACAAAGCTACTAAATTATCTATATGATTGCTACCGCCATATTCTAATCGTATTTTATGGTCTACTTCAAACCATGCATTCAATTGGTCTTGACAGTCGCCACATTTCCAATTTTGTCTTGCTGCCACAAATTTCTTTTTCGTTTCACTTACCGACCTTTTATTGGACTTCTTTCCTGAGTTCATGATTTTTGCTTCAGACGCTAATTGATTATTGTCAGGCATTGCTAAAACAGGATAATTGAACGATGTTGATGAACCGCCATCTAAGCTCGAAATATGATTTGGTATAAAGTTATGTTTTGACGTGAAATCTAAAATGGGGGATATCATCGCAGATGTTGCACCGTCTATTGGTAAGTATTTTACATATTCATTTGAAGTTGCCATTATTTCTTGTGCTCGTGCAGGATTTCTTTTGATTAATATATATAACATAAGTGCTCCAAATGCAACACCGGCCATTTGATAGTACTTTTTATAGGAAAAAAGCATTTTTATATACTTGCCGTCAGAGTAAATATTTGCTATAATAAATCCAGCAACTATAAATAGTAAAATTTCTATTCTCATTTGATGTAATATATAGCTATATTTTTTTTGAAACAAAATATATAATATATTGAAAAATAATATAAAGAATAATCTCAATATAATAATGGGGGGAGGGTAATGTGTCGTTACATAAGTTTATGTAATATATATGTATTTGTAGTAAGAACAAAAAAAACACATATACCCGGTTAGCTCAGTCGGTAGAGCGCTAGCCTTTTAAGCTAGTGGTCGTGGGTTCGAGTCCCACATTGGGTGGAATATTTTTTGATTTCATTCAAGGGTTATTTACATTTTTTCTGCTTTGTTAGCTCAGTAGGTAGAGCATACGGCTAATTTACTTACCGTTAGGTCAAAGGTTCGTTCATATTATTTTTCTGCTTTGTTAGCTCAGTAGGTAGAGCATACGGCTAATTCACTTACCGTTAGGTCAAGGTAAAAACATATTATTTATTTTCTGCTTTGTTAGCTCAGTAGGTAGAGCATACGGCTAATTCACTTACCGTTAGGTCAAGGTAAAAACATATTATTTATTTTCTGCTTTGTTAGCTCAGTAGGTAGAGCATACGGCTGTTAACCGTGAGGTCAGAGGTTCAATCCCTCTACAAAGCGTTTTTCATTTTTTATTATATAAATAATGAATAACTTTTTTGATACATCAGATAATTAGTTAGAGCATAACTTTTTATGTATATCCCTCAAATAGTCGCCCTTCGTGTTCGTTTCTTATCTAAGGAACGTAGGCGTTTGTCTAATGATTTTCCTCGTCTTCTTTTGAAAGATACCTTTTTACTACGTTTTGGATATTTATACACCATTTCATAGACTTCGTAATCATGTTTTCGTTTTGGCACTCTTCTCGGCATACAGAATGATGAAAAAACAGAAGATGTAACCCTACTAACAAAATTAGAACGGGGACGAGTTGTAACTGATTTTTTGTTATATTCTATTTCACTGTCAGGAATCAAATGAAACCCCATATGTTTATAAAATGATACAGCTGGTGGCGTAGACAATAGTTTTATTTGTTTTGCTCTAGCTCTTTTGCCTATCTCTTGACATATTTGCATTAATATTTTACCAAACCCACCTGCAAATGGAGTACATAGATAATGTATATAAATAAAATCATTACTGTTTGTCCATTTACCACTTTCATCATAGTAATCGAATGTAAATATCATGATACCAGAGATTCGGTCAGAACCATCTTTGATGTACAAAATGATTTTTTCACCGCATGTATCTTCTGATTCTTCTATCATAGAAGTAATTGTTTCTATATCGATTAAGCCCCTACAAAAAGGGGTTATATTATCTATTTGTCGAAGTTCTTCTGTAACGTGTTTTTTTTCACTCACATCCGATTTTGTTAATTGAATTTCTCTTCCTTGGACAGAGTAATATTCATCTAAAATAGAATCCAATATAGATTTTCTATTGGAGTCTTGTCCTTCATAAAAATAATATACATTCATATATATATATAATTACATAACTTTTGTACGATAAAAAATTTTTATAGTTTTTACGTTTTTTGATAGTTTTTATTGGGTTTCGTGTTTTATGATTTTTATATTTTTTATGGAATTTCTACTTTGTTACAATCTTGATTCTCTTTCTTCTTGCAGGTGGTTTATCTAAGAATGAAGCATTTGAATAATCTAATAAAACTCCGGCTTCTTCTTGTGGTGCATCGACATCTTCAATATAACTATGACCACTCAACGTGCTCACTACATCTTCGTTCTCGTCTTCGCAATCATAATGCTGCGGTGAAGATTGAGTATCTTCTTGTAGTGTCACCATAGACGGCGGTGGCGATGTACTTGGGCTAGGTGGTCGTTCTAGTATCGATAAATTACTCAATAGTGTTGTAGCGGATTCGATAGCTGCTTGTTTGCAGAGAGATTGGTTGTAAGTTGGCTTGTATGTATAAGCCTTTCGAAAACGTGTTCCATCTTGATTCCAAATCTTGATAAATTTTCCTGTAGAGAGTAAATTCATCAAATAAGGGTTGAAACCAGAAACGGGTTCATAAACCGTAACGATAGCATAGCCATTCTTGCTACCCGGTTTAATCGAGACATGTCCAACATTTCCAATTTTGGTCGCATATACTTCATTCGCAATGACTTGCCATCGCGTACTCGCGTGAACGGGTGTTACAAACAAAACAATACTCGACATGTTACAGTTTTACTGTTCCTTGCTTTTAAATATACTTTCGTGGCTTTTGCCGTGCCGTATCATATTTTCATAAAAAAGTTTTTCAATTTTTTATAGAAATGGTTATAAAATCATTATCACATTTCAAACGTCCTACGAAGCTTTGATTTCGTTAAAACCCCGCCTCCCCTTTTCATTTTTAATTTTTTTAAAAGACGCCATACAAACTCTCAAAAGTAACACCTTTATCTTTATATTCTCCTACCGACTCTACTGTAAAGTTGTTTTCATCTCGGTCTATCCCCCGCTTATTAATTTCCTCCAATACCTTGCTCATACTAAACTTATAATTCTTTACTTTGAATAAGGGAAGGTTGAATTTGTCGAGTGTATAAATCCCTCGCCTTCTATACAATATGTCTCGACGAATTTTCTTAAAGTATTCAAAACCACATTTTTTCCAAATTTCTTCAATATTTCTAGTTTCATAATCACTTGCTTCCAACCATATATCCCAATCTTTTGGAATTTTATTCATCATATTTTTTAATATACCCTTTTTTCTATATTTAGGTCTTACACACGCAAATACTAGTTCGTGCGTTCCTAAATCGCTATCTAAATCACAAGTCTTTATCAGTATAAATCCGGGAACTTCATCTTTAATCTTCTCCGGTATAATCCATATACTTTTTTTGTAACACTTTGTATCGTGTTTTACTTGTAAATCGTATAAAGCAATTTGTGTAAAATCATGCGATAAAAACCATTCATTATTAGTTTCAACACAAATTTGCTTGATTTGTCTTACAGTTTCCATTTTATTGTTTTATTATAAAAACTAATATTTATTACTTTTCAATTTTTATGAAATCTTTATCATCAATAATACCAATATATCAGAAAGCAAAGTATCAATATAAACGAAATATAAAGATAGTGCCGACGCATACGTATCGTTTCGCTTAAATAAATAGGTTTTGGTTTATATTCAGCACGGTATGTATCCAATGCCTTAGCCAAAGACATCTCTTTCTTTCCTAACATCACATTAAATTTATTATGAATAAAATGAACCCATCGAACAAATGATTCCCTACAATCTAAATAGGGCGTAACCGGATATTTATCTAACATTTCAGCGAATGTATCTCCCATATCTGGCACTGGAATAAATAATGGCATATTCTGTATTAAATCATAATATTTCCTCTTAGTAACAACATTAGGATGATTGGGATATGATTCCGCAACCGTATTCAAGAAAAACCAATAATGTGGTCCCCATATAGTTTGGTCAAATTTGACATCGGACATTATATACAAGAAAAATAAATATATAAAAACATTTTATTTTATTCAACTAGCATAATCGCATAATTATAAAAAAATATGGCTGAAGGATATTGTAATAATTGTGGGAAACCGGGGCATTTGTATCATCAGTGTAAAATGCCTATTACTAGTATTGGCTTAATCGTATATCGAATTATACCAACAACCAAAATCGTACAATATTTAATGATATGTAGAAAAGATACGTTAGGATATATAGATTTTATGCGTGGAAAGTATTCAGTATATAATAAATATTATTTAATGAATATGCTAAAACAAATGACACAATCCGAGAAAGAACGTATTAAATGTCTTACCTTTGATGAGTTATGGACAGATATTTGGGGGAATGAAGAGATTTCATTACAATATAAATCTGAAGAATCAGTTTCTAGAGATAAATTCAATATATTAAAAAACGGAATTATGGTAAAGAATGATTATTATAGTCTGGAAACAATGATTGGCGAAAGTAATAATGAAATGGTATGGCAAGAACCCGAATGGGGATTTCCGAAAGGGCGGCGTAATTATCAAGAAAAAGATTATGTATGTGCAATTCGGGAATTCACTGAAGAGACTGGGTATCGTGGAAATCAAATACATAATATTAAAAATCTCCTTCCATTCGAAGAAATATTTATTGGCTCGAATTATAAGTCATATAAACATAAATATTATTTGACATATATGAATTATGAGAATTCTTTTATTACAAAACCGTTTGAACGCTCAGAAGTGAGCAAAATGGAATGGAAAACATATGATGAATGTATAGAAGTGATAAGACCATATAATTTAGAAAAAAAACGATTACTTACGAATATACATAATACAATTACACAGTTTTCTATCATTGGTAACATTGTTTAGGGTGTATCGGGGAATTCTGATATGAGAAAATTACACCCTTGAAGATTTAAAAAGGGACGCTTTTAGAGCGTCCCACTAGAGGTTCAAGGGCAACGATGCCTATGCTTCGCAACAAATCAATTAAGGTCTATTGGTAGATAATATTTATTAGCCAAATGGCTAATCTTCGATTATCGACCTCTGAACCATATGCTTTTAGTGGATAAATACATTTATCCACTAAAAGACATTAAAAGGAAAACTTCCTATGGAGGTTTGTCCCATTTTAAATGTTCATCTGTGTATAAGTAAAATATGTATAACAAATATATATACTTATTTTAAATCATGGAAAATAAAACTGGTCAGACTAAACATAATATTACGAAAAAAAATAGCGCGACTGGTGAAAGAAAAAATAGAACAAAGCGAGATAGAGGTGATATTGCTGATACTATTTTACAAAGCGACGAATATTGTAAATTATCAGAGTCTGATATTCCAAGAATACAAGAGTTAAACAGTATGTCTGGTTCCGAACTCAGAAATATGATAGCAAAACTACTGGGAGATCCTTCTCTAGAGAAAGGGACAAAACATATTGGTGCTGGACTAAAGTATCAATTAATTCATGCAATTATATGTGCTGAAAAAGGTAAAATATCATTAAAAAATGGTAAAGTAGTTGTTTCTGAAAAAAAAGCACTAGTCGTAGAAACAAAGAAAAAACCAAAATTACGCATAGTCGAGCCATTTCAAAACGTCGTTGGTAAAATAGAAGAAAGTTTCGATGCTCTAGGACAAACACAACCAATTGAAACCGTGACTGAGACACCAACCTTATTAGATATGTTATCTGAAGGTGCCAAACAGATTATTCCCAAAAAGACTGGTAGAAAGACTGTATTAGGTTGTACTAGTTCTTATCAACCAGTCGAAGAAGATGCTGAAAGATTAGAGGTTTTGAAAACAATGAGCGGACGTCAGTTACAAGAAATATATTGGCAAATAAAAGGTAAGCCATGGCGACCATATACTCCTGGTGCTAAAAGCAATGTTGAATTGATTCAATTTATATTATGTAGTGAAAATGAGAAACGTAATCTAGGACAACAACCTGATTTAGAGCAAAAAGTAAATGCACAAGAACCTGTACAAGAACTTGTACAAGAACCTGCACAAGAACCTGCACAAGAACCTGTACAAGAACCTGCACAAGAACCTGCACAAGAACCTGTACAAGAATCGAATCAACTTATTATGGGTCCAACATTAGAAGAAAATATTATTCCACCGTTATCTGAACTATTATTGCCAACTACGAATACACAAGCACATGGTGAAATGATTTCAATACCAGAAATAAATATAGATATTACCAGCACAGAACAACAATTTCAAGATAAACTAGGTGTTCCAAGTAACAATGATATAGATTCATCAGAATATAACGATTTTTTATTCAACAGTGAAAAAATAGGAAACGAGAACGCAGAAGTAGATGATTCTTACGATTTTTTATATCCCGAATTAAATGACCCTAAGTTCAATATTAAAATTGCACAGCGAAAAGAATTTAATGATACGAAGTATGATGGTAAAATAAGACCTATTAAACAACATGCTGATTTATTATGTAAAGCCGATTTTGAATTACTACCACATCAACTTTTTGTGAAAAATTTTTTATCAGCACAAACACCATACAATGCATTACTTTTATATCACGGATTAGGTACAGGTAAGACATGTAGTGCTATTGGTATAGCAGAAGAAATGAGAACCTATATTAAACAAATAGGATTACATCAGCAAACAAGTGATGCATCTGGACAACGTATATTAATAGTAGCTTCACCTAATGTACAACAAAATTTTCGATTACAATTGTTCGATGAACGAAAACTTAAATTAGATGGAGAACAGTGGAATCTAGATACATGTATTGGTGCGAGTTTATTAAAAGATATTAACCCTACAAATATGGTTGGACTAACAAAAGAAAATGTTATCAAACAAATCAATGCTCTTATTAATCAATATTATTTGTTTTTGGGTTATTTTGAGTTTGCTAACTATATCAAACGTAAAACAATTGTATCTGGCGAGGGGCTCGATGAAGAGACCAAGAAACAAGTACGTATAAAAAAACTAAAAACGATTTTTAATAATAGACTGATTATCATTGATGAGATACATAATATTCGCATAGCAGATGATAATAAAAAAAATCAGCGAACAGCCACGTTATTAATGGAGGTTGTAAAATATGCAGAAAATATGCGATTATTACTATTATCGGCCACACCGATGTACAATAGCTATAAAGAAATAATATGGCTAACCAATCTATTAAATTTAGTAGATAAACGTAGCACGATTAAAGAAGTCGATGTATTCGATAAAAATGGTAATTATATAAAACCGCGTCAGGGTAAGGATGGTAGGCAAATCGAAGGTGGAAAAGAACTTTTAATGCGGAAATTAACAGGATACGTATCATACGTTCGTGGAGAAAACCCTTATACGTTTCCTTATCGTATTTATCCCGATGTATTTTCTCCAGAGAATACCATAAGTAAGTTTGAATATCCTACGTTACAATTGAACGGACAAGAAATCGAGAACCCAATGCAGCATATACCAGTTTTCTTGAGTGAAATTGGCGAATATCAGAAAAAGGGGTATGAATATATTATTAAACAAATGAAAGCTGACGGTGGAGAACTCGCGGACTATGATGATATGGAGACGTTCGGTTTTATTCGCTTACAGCGACCATTAGAGGCATTAGATATGGTTTATCCTAGTGAAGAATTAGACGGGGTTGCTATGACTTCTCCAGAAAACTCGTATGACAGTACAAGTAAGAATGAATTAATTAAAAACACTGTCGGAAAACACGGACTTTCTCGCGTTGTTTCTTTTAAAACAATGCAATCCCCATATTTTTTGAGACACGAGTTTGAATATAAACCTGACATATTATCGAAATATGGGCGTATTTTCAGTAAAGACGAAATACCCAAATATAGTAACAAAATATCTTCTATTTGTAATTCTATTATGTCGAGTCGCGGTATTGTTATTGTATTTTCTCAATATGTAGATGGTGGTGTTGTTCCACTTGCACTATGCTTAGAAGAACTTGGTTTTACACGAGCCGGCGCAGCATCACATACGAAGTCTTTATTTAAAACTCCACCTGTTCCTGCAATTGGTGCGCTCACAATGAAACCAAAGACAGCCGAAGATAAATCGTTTAAACCTGCGAAATATATTATGATTACTGGTGACCCCACATTTTCGCCCGATAATTTGGCTGATATGAAATTAGTAACAAATCCAAATAATAAAAATGGCGAAATGGTGAAGGTAATTCTTATTACCAAAGCTGCTGCGGAAGGGCTTGATTTCAAGAATATTCGACAGGTACATATTATGGACCCATGGTATAATATGAATAGAATTGAACAGATTATTGGTCGTGGAGTTCGAAATCTTAGTCACTGCCAGTTACCATTTGAAGATAGAAATGTTGAAATATATTTACATGCGACAAAACCGAAAGTAAATATTATTAGTACAGGGTTTTTCAGTGGTGGTGCTAATGAAAACGAGAACATGAATAAACCAATTGAAAAATCTGTTGATGAATCGTCATCTTCTGAACCGTCATTAGAGGCATCAGTAGAGCCAACTGCTCAACCATCTTCTGTAGAACAACCATCTTCTGAACAACCATCTTCTGTAGAACAACCATCTTCTGAACAACCATCTTCTGTAGAACAACCATCTTCTGTAGAACAACCATCTTCTGAAGAACAACCGTCTTCTGAAGAACAACCATCTTCTGTAGAACAACCATCTTCTGTAGAACAACCATCTTCTGAACAACCATCTTCTGTAGAACAACCATCTTCTGTAGAACAACCGTCTTCTGAACAACCATCTTCTGAACAACCATCTGTAGAACAACCATCTTCTGAACCATCTCTAGAACAACCATCTTCTGAACCATCTCTAGAACAACCATCTTCTGAACAACCATCTGTAGAACAACCATCTTCTGAACAACCATCTGTAGAACAACCATCTTCTGAACAACCATCACAAGAAGTACCATCACAAGAAGAATCATCACTTGACTCTGTTGAATCTGCCGATTTATATGTATATCGATACGCCGAAGCAAAAGCTATTCAAATAGGAAAAGTGACTCGTCTATTAAAAGAGATTGCAGTAGATTGTATATTGAATGTAGAACAAACTAATTTTACAGTTGATAAATTACTAAGCATAGCACAAAATCAGAATATCAAGCAGAACTTATCAACAAATAATCAACAAATCGATTTTAAAGTAGGTGACAAACCCTACAGTGATATATGTGATTATATGGATAATTGTAATTTTACATGTTCTCCAATGACTGAAATAAGAGACGAAGATATTAAGAAAACTACTTATTCTGAAGAATACACTAAAATGAATTATTCTATGATTGTAAAACGCATTCGCGACCTATTCAAAGAACATACTATGTATGATAGAGAGAACCTGATTCATTCAATCAATAACATTAAATCATACCCAATAGAACAAATCGACTATGTTTTAACAAGATTTATCGACCATGATAATGAATATATAACAGACAAATATGGAAGAACAGGAAGGCTCATAAATAAAGATAAATATTATGTATTTCAACCTATCGAAATAACAGATGAACATATATCTTTATATGAAAGAACTACTCCGGTCGAATTTAAACCACAAACCTTGGAATTAGAATTGCCCAAAAAGGTAAGAGAACCTGTATATAATTTGGACGAATTAAATACCACTGGAGAACCATCAGATGAACAAACTACGAATGGACTCGGTGATAAATATAATGAGATTATGGAACAAATAAAAACGAATATGAGTAATGCTCTTTTAACGGAGGATAAAGTAATCGCTTCTGGAGAAACCGACTGGTATAAAAACATGGGTAATGTATTTCAAACTATCATAAAAAACCATAGAATACCACAAGAATCTCTTACAAAATATATGATTTACCATAACCTAGATACGTTAGTATTCGAAGAACGTATGGTTCTCATAAAAACAATATATAGTAGGCCCCCAGAAACTCAGCTGAACCAGTTAGAGCAAATTATAAAAGTATATTTCGATAACAAAATAGTAATGGGTTCAGATGGAAGTAGAGCAATCGTACTAGTCATGGAGTATCTAGGTGATACTGAAACGAAATGGAAAATCTTTGTACAAAACAAAGAGAACTTATCTATATGGAAAGAGATAGATGAATTGGATTATACAAAGTACAGAAGAGATATACCCAAATTTATTATAAAAAAATCAACCAATAGTTTGATAGGATTTATGCACGTTTTCAGGAATGGAGAAACCGTATTTAAAACGAAGATTTTACCCGGAAGATGGGGAAATAAAGGTGTGTATTGTAATATTCTTGGTAAAAAAGATGTTTTGGATAGAATTAACTCTTTGATAGAGGGACAACAACCAATGTATACGAATGAGAATATTCGAAAGTTTTATGACCAAGTAGCAGTAAAGGACGGATTAAGGGTTAAAAAACGTGTAGAAAATGGAATATATCGAAATGGACTCTGTGTTATATTAGAAATATTATTAAGATATTATAATGATATTGGATATAAAGGGAAAGAATGGTTTTTCGACGTTGAAAAGACGATTATTAATAATATCGTAAATTTGAAAGAATTGATTGTTCGTTGAAAAATTGAATCTGTATTATAAAATAATAAGATGTAAATAACATAAAACTTATTTTATAATACTATAGTAACTATTATGGCAGAAGCGCGAAAACTACGAATCAAGAACCCAAATCAGCAAAAGATTCATGATGTGTATATTAATTCTACACTTACTATGAAAATTCCACTCACTATAAATGAAGTAGGGAGAAACATAAAACAAAATTTAGAAAGAATGATTAGTAAGAATATTGAAGGTAGATGTGTTGCTGAAGGTTTTATTAAACCAGGTACGATAAATGTAGTAAGTTATTCTGCAGGAACTATAAATAATAATAAAGTAGAGTTTCAAACTGTATTCGAATGTAAAATTTGCCATCCAGTAGAAGGAATGTGGATTGAGTGTATGTCAAAAACTATTACAAAGGCAGGAATTCATGCCGAAGTAATCGATAAAGAAGGAAATATACCTATTACCGTTTTTATAGCTCGTGACCATCATTATACAGATAAACAGTTTTCTGAAATAAAAGAAAATATGAAAATAGTGGTGAGAGTGATTGGTGTTCGATTTGAATTAAATGACCCATATATTTGTGTAATAGGAAAGCTAATGAACCCAGAGAATACACAGAATGAACGACAACAAAATTTCAGAAAACCTCCCATTTCTATTTTGGGTGGAGAAGTGGTTAATTATTTAGATGAAGAAGATGATGAATGAAAACGATATAAAATATAAATGTTAGTAACCTATATTATATAATGACGACCATAAATTTGGAAACGCCAGATGTTCTAGAACATATAAAAAATCGTATCGAAAATTTGGACAAATATCATCAAATAGAGATTTTAAAAATTTTGAATAAAAATGCATGTAAATTAAATGAAAATAAAAGTGGTGTATATGTGAATTTATCTTTTTTATCATCCCAAACAGTTAATGAATTGAAAAAATACATAGATTACACGAATGACCAAGAAGAATCGTTAGTTACTATGGAATATCAAAAAGAAGAATTCAAAAACGCTTTCTTTATTGAAAAAGAAGATAAAGATAATTTGACAGTATCATATAGCTCAGTAAATAACGTCGCGAAATAAATGTCAGCTTACTGTAATTCCGTTTTTTTTGGAAGTCGGCCAGTTAGTATTGATGAACTATTACCTTATATGCTAATTGTTTCCAATAAGGAAAAGGAAATGTATAACAAAGTTGAAATAGATACTCATGAAATCATAGACGAAACCATTGAACCTACTAAAAATAAAGAAGTTATTATAGAAACCACTCAATCCGAAACTGTGCAAACTGAACCTATACTAGACATCATTGTACCTAAGCAACAAGACACATTATTTTGGTGTATTTATATTGCAGTTTTCGGTTATAATGACTATTTAGAGGTCTCGCGTAATTATGGTGTGAAAGAGCTTGATATCAAGAAACAAATTGCCGATTTTATACAAAAAACGCCGACAGCATTTAAAAATTCAAATATCAAAGTAACGAAAGTAGCAATCCAAGAAATATTATCCGAATTATTAACAAGTCAAAAAGAAACATCCATAATGTGTTTATTAGCAATGATTATAAAATATCATATTCATATTCTACTTACTGACCCCACTGACAGATTCTACTTGGAATATTATTATGATAAAGATATGGATGAAAGTCCGACTTATATCATTCAAAAAGACACATTTGGAAAATACAAGGTACAATTAGAACCATTATCGAAAGAAGCGTTAGCACAATGGAAAAGTAGCCGTTTTGCTTTAGAGAGTTATCTAAAGCCACTACAAGCTATTTCATTATATAAAGTATCTGAACTAGAAGATATCGCACGAAGATTTGAGTTGTATAATGAGACGAAAAAATATAAAAAGGCCGACTTGTATAATGATATCTGTGAAGCAATTCGATGGCGATAAGTGTAACTAAAAAATTGAAACAATATAGAAATAATATATGGTTTTACTATATAAACTATATATTATGAATAAAGAACGAAAGGAATATGGTAAAAACAGGAATATTGAGACTAAGACTATCAGACAAAAAAAAGAAGAATTTGAAACGATAGTTCGTCATTATTTAGAAAGTAACCCGTATATTCAAACCAATCGTAAATCGAGTGAATTGGAGATACGTTTTGGTACGAATACACGATTGTCTAGGCCCATTAGTAAAATTAATTATGATAATGTAATAAAACAATTATACTCATGTGGTTTTAAAATAAACAACCAGGATGGCTTACAAATCTTACGTATTAATACTGAATATACGGATAGTCGTACTGGACAAACAAAAATATCAAATATTCGTGCTGAGATTATGGGGAGCGATTTGATACAAGAATATTGTAGAACAAATAGTATTGAACATCTCATGAACTTACCATCGAATACACATAATAAATTGAAATTTACGCAGAAAACGACGGCTCAGGATAAATCCGGTGTCAATATTCAGCGTCTAGATATGGATGATTTTAATTTTCGTGTATCTTATCAAACCGAGCAAGATTATAATATGAAGGCACCTTTTGTACAAAACATCATATCGAAATGGAATGATTCCAAGAAATTGTTTCGTTGTATGAATCGTGTGCGATTTTATCATCCGGATTTACCAATATTCGCGGATTTAAGTATTGTAAAGAGTTCTCGAAAATCGAATTATGTCGCTATTCCACAATATACGATTCAAGATGCAGGAGTATTTGATAATGTAGAACAATATGAGATTGAGTTAGAAGTTGATAATAAACGCGTAGGACCGACGGCTACCGTGTTTAATACGGTTGAATCTGTTATGGTCGCATTAAGAAAAAGTATTCGTACTGTATTAAGTGGGTTACAAGAAACCAAATATCCTATTGCTTATTCAGAACGCGAAATAATTCTACAATCTTACATGCGATTAATTCATATGAAAAATGAAGACGAAGATTCGGATGATGAAGAAGAAAAGCCAGAAGAAGATAAAGAGAAAGAGAAAGAAGATAAAGAATCAAAAAATAAATACCGTCGTATTTTACCAAAAGATTTTATAGGTCCGGCATCATTTACACTTCAACTTGAAAATATTGTCGAAGTAGATGAAACCACCAGTACGAATGTTCCGAATATTCGCCGAAATTATGCAGTCACTGAAAAGGCAGATGGAGAACGTAAATTATTATATATTTCAGAAACGGGAAAAATATATTTAATCGATACCAATATGAATGTTCAATTCACTGGTGCTAGAACTAGCGAAAAAACCATCTTTCAAAGTCTGTTAGATGGCGAATATATTAAGCTCAATAAAGAAGGACAATATATGCACCGATATATGGCATTTGATATTTATTATGTAAATAAGAAATCTGTTCGCGAATTCATCTTCTTATCGAATGATGAAGATGTTCCTGTATCAAAACAACGCCTTCATCTTTTACAAGAATTTACTTCTTTCATCAAACCCATTTCCGTACTAGAAGAAAAGGGCGAAGTGGAATCAAAACAACCAAAACATTTAACCGAATTCAAAGTACAATGTAAAAACTTTTATTTTGAGCCTTCTATATTTCAATCTTGTGCAAGAGTATTATCTTATACGAAAGATTCAGTATATGAATATAATATTGATGGACTCATTTTCACACCTACAAATCTAGCAGTAGGAGCTATCAAAGTAGGAGACAAGGCTGGTCCGTTATATAAATCTACATGGGCTGCGTCATTCAAATGGAAGCCGCCTTCATATAATACTATCGATTTCCTAGTTTCCGTGAAAAAAGATAAAAACGGTAAAGACGAAATACATCATATTTTCCAAGAAAGTCGTAACATGGATGGGCAGCAAGACGTCGAGCAATATAAAACGCTGATATTAATGTGTGGTTTCGATGAAAGGAAACATGGGTTTATTAACCCCTTTCAAGATATATTGAATGATAAATTACCCGAACCATCCGATTTGGATAATGACCAAACCTATAAACCGGTTCCTTTTCAGCCAACTGAACCAAGTGATTCTAATGCATGTTTCTGTAATATTAGGTTACAAGGCCCAAAATTGGCCATGATGACAGAAGAAGAACAATATTTCGAAGAAGATATGATTGTCGAATTTAGTTATGACCCCCTTAAAGAAGAAGGTTGGAAATGGACGCCATTACGTGTTCGTTATGATAAAACCGCGGAATTAATTGCGGGACTACATAATTATGGTAATGCTTATCATGTCGCAAATAATAATTGGCAATCTATACATAAACCTATTACCGAAGACATGTTGAAGACGGGCGAAGGTATTCCAACCGATATTGTTGGCGATAATGGCGATAGTGAAGTTTATTATATTCGTTCAAATGAAACGAATACGAGAGGCTTACGTGACTTTCATAATTTATATGTGAAAAAGAATCTCATCATGGCTGTAAGTCGCCGTAATGATACATTGATTGATTATGCAGTTGGAAAGGGCGGCGATTTGAGTAAATGGATAGCTGGAAAACTAAGTTTCGTATTTGGTATTGATGTTTCCAAAGATAACATTCATAATCAAGTCGATGGTGCATGTACTCGATTTTTGAAAGCACGTAGAAAATTTCCCGATATGCCCAGAGCATTATTCGTTGTAGGAAATAGCGGTTTAAATATTAGAACTGGTCAGGCATTGGCGACAGAAAAAGACAAAGATGTAACTCAAGCGGTTTTTGGTCAAGGACCGAAAGACGCAACACGATTAGGGGCTGGGGTATATAAACAATATGGAGTCGCGGAAAATGGATTCCAAATCAGCTCTTGTCAATTTGCTATGCATTATTTCTTTGAGAATTCTACAACGCTACATCAATTTCTACGAAATTTAACGGAATGTACCCGGATAAATGGATATTTTATAGCAACTTGTTATGACGGTCAAACAGTATTCAATGTTTTAAATGATAAAGAAAAAGGTGATAGTCTCACAATAATGAAGGATGGACGTAAAATGTATGAAATCACTAAATCATACGACCAAACAGGATTCCCACAAGATGAGATGAGTTTGGGATATGCTATCGATGTATATCAGGAAAGTATTGGAAAGGTATTTCGCGAATATTTGGTGAATTTCGAATATTTCAAGAAAATAATGTTTGATTATGGATTTGTCCCTGTTTCAAAAGAAGAAGCTAGACATATGAATATGCCTGATGGAACAGGATTATTCGGTGAGCTATATACATTTATGTTAAATGAGCTGAAACGCAATCCTAAGAAACGAGAAGATTATGGGACTGCAATGAATATGTCAGACGAAGAACGCAGAATCTCCTTTATGAATCGATATTTTATTTTCAAGAAAATGAGAGAGGTTGATGCCAAACGCCTAGATGAAATTATAGGTAAGCGCGTTGAGTTAGTAGATAAAGTCGGTCAAGAAGCCCTTGAATCAGAAGCGAAAGTTACTGAACAAACTGTGGTTCCTACTAAAAAACCAAAACTAAAACTGAAAGTGGTAGCGAAAGAAGAACAGCCTGCACAAGAAGTAGCGGAAACTGTCGAAGTAATAACAGCTCCTAAAAAAATCAAACGAAAGTTGAAGCTAGTACAGTTTGATGCTCCATCCGAAACCGAATAAGTTGGAAATATATTTTATCCACGAAGAGACAATAATATCATCAATCATCAATATATTTTTTATGATAGTTTATTTTTTTGATATCTAAAAAAGAAACTATATAAATGCTTTGACATATACTTATTAACCATGTCTTTTTTCTTATTACAGAGAACATCGATATTAACTTATAGAAACATAGATTGTATAGAAACGCAAGACGCACCATGTCCAGTCATTTCTAACTCACTTTCTCATTATTTATACGACATCAAGGAAAAAATAGATAAACATGAGCGGGAATGGGATATATATAAAAAATATACCAATCCATATGAATATATACATACAATGGTTCCTATGAAAAAAAAATGCGTAGCAACACATAAACCATTATCAAGGTCCTATTTCAAAATGATAGAAATCATGAATATTTTTAATTTGAAAGGCGATTCGCGACCCATTCGGTCTTTCCATTTAGCCGAAGGACCCGGTGGATTTATCGAAGCATTAGCTCATATTCGTAATTGCCCACATGATACATACGTAGGAATGACGATATTAGACGAACATAATGACCCGAATATTCCTGGGTGGAAAAAAACTGCACAATTTTTAAAAGAAAACCCAAATGTATATATAGAAGCTGGGTACGATGGCACAGGAAATATTCTATCTATGTCAAATCTGATTGGAATAAAAGAGAAATATGGGTCGGCAATGGATTTAATTACGGCTGATGGTGGCTTCGATTTTTCTCTCGATTTTAATAGTCAAGAAATCAATATCACTAAATTACTGTTCGCACAAATATGCTTTGCAATTACGATGCAAAAACGTGGTGGTAGTTTTATTTTAAAAATATTTGATTGTTTTATGCAACATACTATTGATTTATTATATATTCTTTCATCATTCTATGAAAGGGTATATATTATGAAACCATATACCAGTCGATATGCCAATTCTGAAAAATATATTATATGTAAAGGATTTTTACATACTTCTCCTATCGCATTTTTACCCCATATATTTCATATCTTCGAAAAAGCCATGAATGCCGAGAACCCTATTTCACGGTTTTTAAATATACCTATTTCGCATTGTTTTATTTCGAAATTAGAAGAATATAATGCTATTTTCGGACAACAACAAGTTGAAAACATTTTTTTTACTATTTCTCTTATTGAGAACAAATATAAACAAGAAAAGGTTCTCCATCTTATAAAAACCAATGTACAAAAATGCATAGCATGGTGTACCAAATATAATATTGCATTCAATCATTTACCTATTGCGGTATCAAATATATTTTTAGATACAAAAGATGTAATTGCAACCTTCGATACGAAAGAAGATGTGGAAATTGCGAATATTATATTTGATGAGTAAATTTCGTCAATCCACACTTTCTATACTGTCCAGTAGCTGTAACCATAGGTGTCTGTTTGGTTGGATATCCTAATTTATCTTTTATGGTATATCCATTTTCCGATACACCATAGGCTAAGGCATTCGCCACCTGTAAGCCATATGCTGCTCTATATAAAACAGAAGAATGTGTAATAGAATCATATTTTCTACGCGTAATATGAGAACTTGATGATACTGCGCCTTGTTGAGCAAATTGAGGATTGTTTGGTTTATAGTAAACGGAAGAATAGGTTGGACCAACCAATGGTTTATTAGGTGATAATATATCTTGATTCGATGAGTAATTTGATGATGATGAAGAAACGGCTGTAGTAGGGTAAGATGTTGATGCGACAAAACCTAGTAGATTTGCTGCTTTGGAACTATTAAAAACAATACGTGGCACTGTAGCGTTTGTGGGTGTTGTCCATGATATTTGAGAACCAGTTCCAACATTATACGTCGATGACGGAAATGTACTTGAACTCGCAACGCTTGATAACAGCTCGACTTTATTATAAAAATTATTATAAGATAAATTTAACAACGTAGTTTTTGTACCATAGTTTTTGTGTAAATAATAATGACCATTGTATAACATGGTTGTTTGTAATATATTATTAATAGCGGCTGTGTCATAATAACTACCACCAGATATATCAACTTTGTAGTTGTTACCATTTAACCATTGATATTGGAAACTACAATCACTAACCACATAATACTTTGGACATAATACTTCTCCGTTGGGAGAGTATATGTTAGAAACAGATAAACTATCACCTGGTTTTGCAGTAGGAACTCCTTGTCTAATAAAATAATATTGATTCTGATGAAAGGTTTTATTTCGACTAATTAGGTATTGCTTATTATCTGTATAATATGTCGATGTATTATTTGCGGGGTTAAATGCTCGTTTTACATTACCGCTACTTCTTACGCGGCGTCTTGCGTTCTGTGCATCATCCACGCCAACCGTACAATTCGATGTTGCGAAAGTTGTACTAGGTCTCTGAGACGCATTTACAGTCAAATTGATGTGTTCTGTGCTTACTAAACCTTTTCTAGATGAAGGAGCTAGACCGGTCTTATTAGTTGCATAAATTATCGAACCACCTGGTCTATCAAATTCGTCGATTTTTAGAGAAGTTCTCGTATTACAATGACTATTATCATATTGAGAAGCTATTTCACGTCTATATATTTTCAAAGGAGGAGGTATAAAAAAAAGTCCTTTATTCAATGATTTACTAGTTAAGATTTTTCCATTTTTTTGAATTGAACTAGTAATTTGCGCAAATGTCTGTCCTTTCCATTGAACAATAGGTACATCATTAATCGTGGATGTAATTTTAGTCATATTCACCAAATTTGCCATGGTAATTATATCGCTATAATTATATTACTATAATATATATATTATTATAATATTATGGATTTTCCAACTAATACTCGTTGTATAGTAATGTGGTCACTTTTGGCATTTTATCTGTTTTTTATTGTTTTTTATTATTTTTCTAAATTCAGTGAAGGAGTCACTGGTATGAATCTTTCGAATGTAGAATCCAATAATGTATCCGCTATATACCATTAAGGGCTATCCGTGTTTTTGTAGCCATTTGGATAACCTTCGGTTATCGACATCTGACCCATATGCTTTGAAAAAGATTGAAGGAACGAAGGATAAATACATTTATCTATGTAAATGTAATAAATACACAACCATATTGTATCTAGTATGAATTTGTTATTAGATATTAACAAAGTTTCTATAAAAAATTTTTATTATTTAGATACAAAGAAAAATGTAATCATAGATGGAAATTTTACGAAAATGATTTATTCTAATGAGAACTTTTCTATGAACGGTTCTTATTTTGAATTTCCGATAGAAATCAATCATTTAGAGAAATACGGGAACAAAACAACTATTCTATTTAACCCACAATCGAAAACGAATTCACATATTATTCAAAACTTCTCTAAATTAGAGGCAGCTATTATAGACTATTATAGACAAAACCATCAATCTAATAGTAAAATAGTTCATACGTTAGCAAAGCAATTGAATAGTGGTAGTATAAAAATTTATAAAGAATATAATTATTCGAACATTGAACATGTGGAAAATGAGGCGATTGATATAAGCAACATAACTTGTATATTAAAAATATCGGGAATATGGGAAACTGTGAATGAAATAGGGCTCACTTTTAAATTATTTCGTGTATAAGGTCTATCGGTAGATTCGTAGCCAAATGGCTAACCTTCGGTTATCTACCTCTGACCCATATGCTTTTAGTGGATAAATGTATTTATCCACTAAAAGACAATAAGGTCTATCGGTAGTCTTATTCGTATATTACGCATTACTATTTTGTTTTGTTATCATATAATACAGATATGATACCTAAAATCTTACATCAAATATGGATTGGTCCAATGCCTGCACCGCTACATATGATGGATACTTGGAAAAAAAAGCATCCTGACTTCGAATATATTTTCTGGAACGAAGAAGAAATTAAAAAACGTGGAATAAAATTTCAATGTCAGCAACAAATTGACGATATGCCTGAATATAATGGTAAGGCAGATATAATGAGATGGGAACTCCTGAATAAATATGGAGGATATTTTGTAGATGCGGATTCTATTTGTATAGAACCATTTGACCTTTATTTTATAAATAAATTAGGTTTTGCTACATTTGAAAACGAATCCGTTCGGGACAAATTAGTTGCCACCGGAACAATGGGTTTCATACCAAATCATCACCTATTAGTCGATATTATTGAATGGATACAAGGCAATGAAGCAGCCGAAATGTTTAAACAAATAAGAGCATGGGGGTCAGTCGGACCAGGCTTACTTACACGATTTTTAGCAACAGGTAAATATCCGGATTTTACTGTTTATCCTAGTTATTGTTTTTTACCAATTCATTTTACTGGCCAAACATACAAGGGACATAAAAAGGTATATGGATATCAAGCATGGGGGACTGCAAATGATAGTTATGATAAAATGAATGAAATAACCTTACCGAAACAATTATGCGAACCGCAGTTCTGGGTTTCTATATTAGTTCCGAGTTATAATACGAAAAAACAGTATTTAAAGGAATGCATGGATTCGATACGTTCTCAAAACGGACATTTTGGTATAGAATTAGTATGGATAAACGACGGTTCATCTTCTGAATATACATCCTATTTGGAAGAAGAACTAAACCGATTTGCATGTCAAAGTCGCTTCTGTAAAGTAACGTATCATAAAATGGATGAGAACTCTGGCGTTGCAAAAGCTCTCGCCAAAGGTGTAGAATTATGTAGCCATGAACTCATTTTTCGCATGGATTCGGATGACGTAATGTTACCCGACCGTGTTATAAAACAAATAAATTTTATGAAACATCATCAAGATTGTGTTGTTTGTGGAACAAATATGCAAATGTTCTCTATGAGTGATAAGGGAAGGCGAATTCCTGGCGAAGAAACGCATCATACGGATAAAATAACATGGCAAGAATTTTATTCTCAAAAACAACGCCCTAGTTGGATAATGAATCATCCAACATTATGTTTTCGTAAAAGTGCTGTTCTCGCTATCGGTAATTATAGACATCATGGTAAGGGTCATGAATTCAATATGGAAGATTATGAATTAGAACTAAGACTTATGCATAAATTTGGTGCTGTTTATAATTTACAAGAAATTCTATTATATTATCGAATACATCCTGAACAAGTTACGTTTGTTAAACATGACCCTTATGTTGATGCTGAAACGAGAGAACACATTATAAAAGACGTTACAAAAAGATATGTTCCACCGAATGCATCACGAGAGTGTCATTTTGATGATTTTGATACATGGTAACTTATTGTCTTTTTGTGGATAAAATATATTTACCCACAAAAATCATATTACATCATCATCCGCATAGTAGGTCGTCGTTTCGCGCGTCCTTTTAATTGTATCAGTTGCTGATGTGGTGGTTGAAATGGTTTATTACCATTTCGTAAATCATGTACTACATTCTCATTGGGTTTATCGTCGAAAGCGGTCGTAAAATTGGTAACGTCGATAAATCCGGTTTCTTCATTAATATTATATTGAATATTTGTAATAGAGGAGAACCCTTCAGTAGTATCACTCAAAAAACGGTCAAATTCGCTACGTTTTACAATACGTTCTAGCCCATCCTTCATTTGAAACATATTTTTATCCATAAGAGGATAATATTGAGAACGGTCAATGTTCAACTTTGCGTCTAAGACACGCACTTGTAGTAAATTATCTTCATATCCCCATGACCAAAAATTAGGATAACCACCCACTGTTTCGAAATCACTACCCTTTATGGAAACGATTCCACCCAAAGCAAACGTGAATCCGTAAAAATGTTTTACGCTGCCATGCACAGTTTCATAATTCAAAAAATTCTTCGTAAATGGCATTGTATCTACATCATTAAAAACAAAAGTAATATCTTTATAATCATTCGGATATTTCGCTTTCATTGCTAAAAAACCGATATTTCGCATAGCACCACGATTGAAATTGCGACTATCTTGTTGATGTACATAATATATTTTATAGTCGGTTTTTGCCATATCTTCTAATATAACCTTCATATGAGATGCGAAGAAATACTGTTGTTGAACACGGTCTCTATAAGGTACAATAAAAATGAGCTTAGGTACGGAATTTTCGGGTTCCGGTATAATATCAATAATGTTTTTTTCTGTGTCCTTTTCTTCTTCTGGTTCTAGAATTATATTTTCGGAAAAATCTCCCATGTGATATTATATATAATATAGTATCATATTATTAGTTACTGTTTTACGGTTTTATTTCTAAATACACAAACTTTTCCTACGATGAATATTTATGTAATATTGCGGTTGGAATCAGATTATCACGTATTGCTTCTAATTTTTTAAAGCATTTATTGATGGTCACTTCGCTCACACCAGTAACAGCCTTAATATCCTGTTTCAAAATATTCAATTGACAGTTTTGTGCTATAAAATATACAATACCTGCTGCAATTGCATGTGGAATATTATCTGTTATTATATTATTTTGTTCCACTTTTATTGCGATAAATTTGGATAACATAGTGAGCTCTTGGTTCATATTTAATCGTGAGCAATAACGCTCGATAAATGAGCTAGGTAGTGTAATACATAGGTCTGCCTGTTGAGAGGGCTCTATATTTCGTTCTATGTTATGTAAGATATTTACAGCCATGGAACAACCTGTAGTGGCGCTCGTTTTGTCTAAATGAAATATTTCGGCGATTTCATGTGCTGTCCTAGGACAGCCATTTAATCGACAAGAAATATAAATCGATGCGGATTTGATGCCATCTCTATTCATACCTCTAAACATCTTTTGTTCGGAAATTTCTTTATGGATAGCCATTGCGTCATCGATAAATATCTTTGGAATACTCGCGTTTTGCGCCATGATTGTAATAAACTGAAATTCGTCATAAAGCGATTTTTCTCTATGTGGCATCGATTGCCATTCTGTCCATTTTCGGATTTTCTTCATTTCATAGGATGATTTAGTATTACATAGAACTTTGCACCCAAAAGATGATTCTTGGAGGAGTGGGTTGATTGGGTTACCACATCTAGTTGGGTCATTCGCATTCTTATCATCCGCTCCATAAAATCGCCATTCAGGTGAATAGTCTAAAATATCTTTATACATCACGCCACACTCTTTATTAGTACATGTAGGAAAACCGTCTTCCATAATCATTAGATAAGAATTACATAAATTACATGTTTCTTGTTGTTTTTCATAAACACATTCTAATGGCGCGGAGTCTGTTGAAAGTTCTTGTTTATCTGTATCGAAAATAGCCCATAGTTTGGATTTATCAATGGTGGATAATTCCGTTTTCTTTTTTTTCGTTTTTTGATTCGTAGATGTAATCGATTTAGATGATGCTATGACAATTGACTGTTTTTCGGATTCCATTGATATTACATTGTTTGTCGATATATTTTGGGGTCGTTTTACCTTAATTCTAATTTTTATTGATTCTGTCATAGAATAGTATATGTGGTTTATTATTTTTAGGGGGTGGAGTTCAATTTTTTTATAGTGATAATATAAGTTGAATCATTAATATAGAAAGAAAATGGAAGCTTTAGCAGGTGTAGTTGCAAATACTGTCGGAAAAGCGGCGGATGGGTTAGGCAGCCCAGAAGACAAAGCTGAAAAAAAAGAAGAGAAAGAAAATCAAGCAAAGGTAATAGCAGACGCAGCAGCAGCAGAAGTATGTGTACAACTCCGAAATAATATAGAAAATATATGGATGCCACTAAAAGATTCCATTATTAAACATGTAAGTCAACAACCTATTATGGAAGAATTTTCTAAATCTTTAAGTGAAGGTATTGTCAAAGAAATGTCAAAAAATCCTGAGGTAGCTGCAACCATGGTGGTAGAGATTTTAAGTTCTATTAACGAAATGGATTTAAATAAAATGAATGAACTACTTAAAAAAGCAAAAGTCAATATGGACCAGAGATATTTAATACAAAAAAATAAGAATGTAAGAGAGACACCTAAAGATTGGGTTCCACTTTCACCTGTTCCGAACAATGTAGTTGAACCGACAATAACACAAGGAAATGCAGAAAACCCAGGTGTGCAGGCACCTGAACAACCACCTTCGCCGGCACCTATACAACCACCTTTGCCGGAACTAGAACAAAATAAACCAACAACAAAATCAACAGGCTGGCCGTGGTGGAATGGCGGTGCAAATTATTCATTCGAACCTGAACTCTCATTTATTCACTCCACTACACGTAAAACGAGAACCCGAAAACCAAAACAAAAAAAACAGCCCATCAACAAAAAAAAACAGTCTATGAAAAAACGCAAATCAAGAAAATCAAGAAAATGAAACCTTTTTCTCAATACCTTCAAACATTTCCGGATTATACACCAAATTTCCGGTTGGTTTATATTGACCAATTGGTGTGAATGTTTTACCGTTTCCTTTTTTCTCGCTCGTCTTCTTTTCTTCTTCCTCCTTTTTCTCTTCTTCCGTTTTTTCTATAATATTTCCCTTTTCGTCTAATATTATACCGGTCTTCTTCTTAATCTCATTTCTAACATAGGATGGTACCCAATTCTTCCATGAAACGAACAAGGTATTCGGATGCATATATCGAACATGAAACCCGTTTTCTTCTAGTTTCGCTACTAAATAACCTGTGCAGTCTCCCTTATCATAAATAGGTTCTCCAAATATATATTCAGGGATAGTGAACCAAATATGTGTTTCATTATTTTTACTACGACTAGTTACTGTAATCCGCTTTTGAACTCGAGCAAGAATTTTATTAAATATAGATAATTGTCTAATATCACGCCGTTGCTGTTTTTCGTATAAATCATCTATATTTATCTTCGTATTAGACTCTTCGTCTGTATTAAATAAAAAACAGGACATAATATAAAATATTAGAGAAAAAACATAGAAATTATAACCGTATAAAAATATGGAAGATTTAGATAAGACTAAAAAAATAAGACATATTGTGTGTTCTGGTGGGGGTATTACAGGATTCGCTTTTTACGGAATTTTACGCGAAGCAAACAAAGCAGGAATATGGAACCTCGATGATATAGAGACGTTCTATGGAACTTCGGTCGGTTCTGTTCTATCGGTAATGTTATCGCTAAATTACGATTGGGAAACAATGGACGATTTTTTAATAAAACGACCATGGAATAACGTATTCTCCTTCAATATGTATTCTGTTGTTGAAGCAATGAATAGGCGTGGAATATTTACTATTAAAAACATAGAAGATACATTTTTACCGTTATTTAATGGTAAAGATATTTCGATAAATATTACAATGAAGGAATTTTATGAACTTAACAAAAAAGAAATTCATATCTTCACTACGGAAATCAATAGTATGGAGATTATCGATATTTCATATAAAACTCATCCAGATTGGCGATTAATGGATGCGGTTTATGCATCATCTGCATTACCATTTATCTTTACTCCTTTATTACGAGATGAGTATTGTTTTTGTGATGGAGGATTCTTATTAAATTATCCTTTACGTGTATGTTTTGAACATGGTCACGACCCAGATGAAATAATAGGCGTAAATAGAACATCGACATTTAATAGTGAAACGGATGGCTCGTTAAATACTGTTCCTAAAAATAGTATTACTGAATCATCTACATTATTGGATTATATTATGGTTATTTTTAGAAAAATTATGAAAATGGTTCTCACACAAGAATTGCTGAAAATAAAACATGAATATACCGTATATTCGTTGCCACTATCACTTTATAGTATGTATCATACTTCGATAAGTATAGAAGAACGCATCAGATTAGTAAAAATGGGTAGTGATATAATCATACACCCTTGAATATTTATAATGGGACGCTAAAAGCGTCCCACAAGATGTTCAAGGGAAACGTTGCCTATGCTTCGCAACAAATCAATTGAAAGGCAAACCGCCATAGGCGGTTTGTCCCATTTCAAATGTTCATCGGTGTAAATAGACATAACGGTAATGATGATATAATCGATTCCAGTAATAGTCTAATTATTTAACATGGTATTTACGAATTGGTCAAGTGTATTCTGATTAATTCTAGCATCAAATTCAATTGTTTTTTCGTCCTTTACCATTTTAACAGTAGGATAAGATTCAATCTTGAATTGATTTATAGCACGTGTAACATCACTTGTTTCCTGCGTACAATCCACGTCCTGACATTTTATAGTATATCCATTCATTTCTTTACCATTATATTGGTCGGCGAATTTATTCCACTCGGGTTGGGCTTTTTTACAGTGTGGGCACCAATCTACGTGAAAGAAATATATGATAACCGGATTTCGTCTATTCGAATTTGCAACATCATTAAACTGTCTATTCTGATTAGGCTTCAAATAATACTCGTTATATGCGTAATATCCGACGTAAGTAAAAATTGCAAAAACGACAACCGCTATTATGTACTTATAATAGGGTGAAATAATTCTACGTAATATTTCAACGACATTAGCCATGTTTTATTTACTATATATATTACTTCATAAAAAATAAAATGAAAACAAACTAATTTTTTATGATAATAATATAATATGAATATATAGTAAGAATGGGAACAGGGAAAAGAAAAACACAGAAAAATACACTAAAACATAAAATATATACTGATGCGGATTATCAAAGCAATGACGGAATGTTAACAACTGTATGGGGCCCCGGTATGTGGCATTATTTACATACAATGAGTTTTAATTATCCGGTTAAACCGACATGTCAGGATAAAACCCGTTATTCTGACTTTATATATAGTCTTCGATATGTTTTGCCTTGTGGCAAATGTCGTAAAAACTTGTGCAAAAACCTGAAGCGCCTACCATTAAAGATATCTAATATGGAATCACGTGCAACATTCTCTAAATATGTCTATGACCTTCATGAATTAATAAATACTATGTTGGGGAAAAAATCGGGTTTGTCATATGAAGAAGTTCGAGAACGATATGAACATTTTAGGGCAAGATGCGCGAAAACGAAGAAAAATGCTACCAAGAAGAAATTAGAAAAAGGATGTACTGTACCACTATATGGTGAGAAGGCGAAATGTATATTGAAAATTGTACCACAAGATACAAAATGCGATACACTGGAAATAGATGATAAATGTGTGAAGAAGCCGTTATATGATGTTGGAAATGTAAAAGCGTAAAATATTATATCAAAATATTGGTTGATATAATTATTAGAATCTTTATTGTCTTTTGGCGAATAAATATATTTATCCGCCGATGACCTTATACGCCGATAAATCAATTATTTTCTAGTTCGTCTTCTTTTATTTCTTGTTCGTCTTAGTTTCATTTTTCGGCGTCGAGTCCTTTTATATATTGGTTTCTTATTGCCACCACCTGTAATATATTTATTCATATAGTCTAATGCGTTTGTATATCGTTCAACATACTTATCTCTTTTTTTTTTACATTTACCCTCATTATAATGACCAATTATTTTAAAACCACTATCTTTTTCACAGTAAGTCAAATAAAACCTATATATATAACCCATTTGCTCCAACATACTCAAAATATATCCATATTTTCCTATAGAACAGAAAGGGTCTAAATGTTGTATTTCACCTATGCAATATTCCTTAGGTTTTAATGAAATATATTTATCTTTTTTATCTTTTGATGCTTGTAGTATTCGAACAACATGAACAACAGTAGGAGAACATGTATAGCTTTCCATGCGATATGTTAATGCATCGCCAATTAAAACCATCATTTCGCATATATCATCAGATGTTAAATACACTGGTTCTTTGGTTTTTTCGAATTTAACAACTTCCGCCTTCTCTACTTTCTCGTAATATGCTTTTCTTTGTTCTTCATATTTCATATTCAAAAATTTACTTACATCGTCTTTTGCTTCTTCAAACCATGTTGATTCATTCAATAAACCCATTATTTCAATTCCTAGTGATTCATCAATGCTAGGTAACTTTATTTCATTTAATTTTTGTTTAATAGAGTCGAATGTAATATTGGCTAAATCTTCTATTTTTTTATCAATATCTTTATATGCTAGTAAAACGTTTCTTACTATACTTTTACCAGCACAAGCTAACATACTTTTAAAGTTTTCTTCTGTAAATATACTAGAATCCAAATAAAAATAATCAGGATATTTTTCCTTATCTTCACCTGGATTAGGCAATGTCATCATATCTGCATATGTTTCAATATCATAAGCCAAACTACCTGTTTCTTTACCAGTAAGCGAAACAAACAAGTTTTCGAATCTAGATACAATATATGAGAGACCTGGTTTTTCCAATCCATTACCTGAGTATTGTACTCCAATGTCTATATCAGATGTTGGTGTAATACTACCAAAAATCCCCATTTTAAAATCATGCAATTGAACGCTTATATCTTTTCTGAATGGATAAGCATCAGTGTCCGAAAATTCTACTTTGTATAGTTCTTCATTTTCAAGTATTATTGTAACACAAATTAATAATAAATAAAATAGATATGTTCTTAATATCCACAAATGGTTTTGTACTTTAACTCCTTTGTGTGATATTTCATCAACATAATTTTTTTCTTCTAAAGTATCATTTATTTCTGTAACTATTTTGGAAATTGTATTTTTTAATATTGCCATACTAGTTAATGCTGTTTCAAATCTTATTCCAGCTGTATTGGTTGTACCGTTTTCTCTACAAAATGTAGTAATGTCATATTTACATCTTTGCTTTATATCATTTATTACAAAACGTGGTTGAATTATTTGCAATGGTCCAATAAATCCATATTCAGATTCCATTATAATTACTATATACTTATTAGATATTTTCTATACTTTTCTTTAGTAAAAAATCAAAGAAATATATTAGCATGAATATATATAGTAATAGTAATGAGTCAGAGTGTGCAATTTGACCTTTCGAATATAGAAATAAAATCTACATACAACAAGAATAATAAAGAGTCTAAACCAGCAATTCCTTTCTGGTCAATTGACCCTAATATTCTATTTCAACAGCAATATTTATTCGAATTTTTTCCGGTAGAATCTATGAGTTATGAACAAAAGTTAAATGCAATATCAAGGTCAGTATTATTGATGACTATGGTTTTATTCATTATTAGCCGGAGTGTTCGATTACTTATCATTGGAGCCATAACTTTAGGTGCAATATTTCTTGTTTATTATTATCATACTAAAGAAAAAGAGAAAAACGAATCAAAAAAAATAGTAGAAACCATAAAAGAGAGTTTTGAATCGAGTCCTGCTATAGCTTATTTACAGCAGCAAAACATTCCTATTCCCGATGATGTATTCGATAAACCTAGTTCTAGTAACCCTTTCGATAATGTTCTCGTAACAGACTATGATTATAATCCCAATAAAAAACCAGCTCCGCCTGCATTTAACACAAACATAAACAACGAAATTTTAAAACAAGCAAAACAATTAGTAAGTGAAGCAAATCCTGACCAGCCAGATATTGCCGATAAACTATTCAAAGGTTTAGGCGATCAATTGGTTTTTGAACAATCTCTTCGACCATTCCATTCTAATCCTGCCACCACAATACCCAATGACCAGAAAGCCTTTGCTGATTTTTGTTATGGTGGTATGATTAGTAATAAAGAGGGTAATGCATTCGCTGCTGCACGTAATATGAGTCATTACACGTTGTATTAGAGGTATTCTCGATGTTGAGTGTATTTATTCCATGAAAATATAATAATAATATTGTTTTATAATAATTATAATTTATCTTACTATAGTATAATTATAAACGATGGCAACTATCAGTTCTTTTATGTTTAATAATATGGATAGAATCGGTAACGATGTAACCGACCGTTCTCAAACAAACGTATACAATACACGTTTTGCTAACTATACTCTTTCAAATTACTTTAGTGATAATCTTTCGACTAGCCATGTTCGATTCGCTTTAGAGCAACCTACAATGACATTTAAAGATGTTGTACATGGACATGGCTTGAATGGTCAGGCAGTTGATGTTGATTCAGCGCTATTAATTAAAGTTGGTCAAGAGCGACCTATCGAAAAACTCCAGCTCATGGAACGCCCTTTTAGAACAGTTCCTTATCTTGGACGTGGTAGCTGCGACCCTACACTAGAATCTCAGATTCTACAAGGCGAAAACGTAAGTGATAAGAAGAGCGTAAGTACTATTATGGAAAAATCATTCGCACCCTATTCACTTTATCCTACCGATAGTAAGATGGAAGAACGCGCTAATAATGCATCATCTGTCGTACAAGAAGCGGCTTTGGATGGTTGGTTACGAGGTGGAATGACAACACGCGATATGTCTATGGACCCTAAGATGAAACAGAATAATAGACCTAATGGATTTTTTTAAGGGCTATCCGTGTTTTTGTAGCCAAATGGCTAACCTTCGGTTATCGACCTCTGACCCATATGCTTTTAGTGGATAAATGTATTTATCCACTAAAAGACATTAAGGGCTATCCGTGTTTTTGTATCCATTTGGCTACAAAAAGGTGGATTTCTCTATATGTCTTCGGTAGATAAATGTATTTATCTACCGATAGACATTAAATATAAATTATCAAACGTTGTGTATAATATTTTATGCATTATTATATATATAATTTAAATTATATAACAATATATGTCAGGTAAAGTTTTTTGTAAAACCCGCAGCGGTTTTGGTAATGATTTAGGGGTTAATTTATATAAAGAAGGAGATTGGTTTGGGAAAACTAGACCGGTTATAGTAAATAATGAAATACAAAATTATAAATTGAAAGATTTGCCGGATGATTATGCAAGTGAATACAATAGCATTATAAAGATAGCATCAAAGAAAGTAAATGAAAATAATATTGAAGTAAAAATAGACCCTAGCGAAGGAAAACAAAAAGTTATCGAATATTGTGCTGAAAAAAAGACAAATCGTGGTGGGTCTATTAGAAAAAACAAATGCTCTAGAAAAAACAAATGCTCTAGAAAAAACAAATGCTCTAGAAAAAACAAATGCTCTAGAAAAAACAAATGCTCTAGAAAAAATAAACGCATCAGAAAGAATGCTTAAGTGCTATCAGTAGATTCGTAGCCAAATGGCTAACCTTCGGCAATCGACCTCTGACCCATATGCTTTGAAAAGGCATATGGGTCAGAGGTATAGGATAGAATATAAAAAAAATATATAAAACGTTCTTTGTATGAATAATAGATTAGCTATTATTCATATGATTTTTCCTACTGCAAATGAAGCTATGACCAAATGGTGGTTAAAAGTTACAACACTTTGCTACTTTCTTAGTTATTATCAACCAGAATATCTGGAAGACTATTTTAATTTTGTAAAGGGCGTTTGTGCAGCAAGCGGTTGTTGCGTTTTTATCGGGTATTATGTTTTTTCTTATATATATAATTGTTGTCACGAACCTAATTTGACAAAACAGTTTTACATCAATAACTTCGCAACTTTCATGTCTTATTCAAATTATCTTATGTTAGATGTAGTTATACATATAATTTTACCAGTAGTCACTTATTACTTTTGGCATAATCATATTACCTTATTTACTTCTACAGTGGCCTTTCTTTTTCATAGATGTTGGTCTATCGTAAATAGTAATTTTACGTCTATATATTTAGACGGTTCTGCTATATAATGTAAATTGCTTACCCGTTTGGGGTTGGCGAACTGTATATATCGGCGAGTTTCTAGTATTAGTATTATCGACTATCCTTGCGTTTGGACTACAGGAAATTATCCAGTAAATCGTTCAATACGTTTATTCAATACACTTTTCGTAATAAAAGAAAAAGTGATATTATTTTGAACAAGTTTTCCATTATGGTCATAGTTCGATAAATAATTATTATACTCTAAAATGAACTTTTTACGACCATTGTTAGCAAATAGTTCTACAAAGGAATTCCAATAGATTGACCGCATTTCGGTAAAGTATTTATGTTTTTTTGGTATGTTCTCTAACATCGTAGATATATCGTTATCTATTTGTAGTTGATTCATAAATCGACCATTTCTATATTTGATTTTATTATCGTATTCTAGTATATTTCTTATGATTTCTATAGGAAAATTCATTATCATATATTATATAATTATATAATATGTTACGTAATATTACTCGAATCAAAACTATATTTGGGTACTATTGAAGAACTAGACAAAATCGGCTGTTGCTTATATCCACCATGTACTAAAAATTCACGTACATTTTTATACAAGTTCATAAGAGTTATCGTTGTTTTATTTTCTTTCAGACAATGAACCAAGGCATCTGTGAAAGCACCCATAGATTCTTTCATTTCAATACTATATGTATCCGCACTTATTTCATCATCTTTACAGCCACTTATCATAAATATATTTGGGTTCGGTATTGTATGTTGATTGACACGTGTTCTCAAATAATAAAACCGCGTTTTAGAACTATTTGATAAATGATATTCAAATGACCATGGTAAGTCTAATAAACTTCCACTATGGCAACAATCCATCGTTAAAATTATAGGACATTTCACGTTTTTTATTTCATTAAAGAATTCGTCTTCACGTATATACCCGCCTGTAAGATAATCACTGGGAACAATTAGGTCAATATTCTCACTAGTTGTATAACGTGTTCTAGTACCATGCCCACTATAATGAATCCATATTTCGCGTAACATTTCGCTATCTTTTACCAAGTTTTCGATTTCGTTCATAATATTTATATTCGTGGGTATTTTCGACGAATTTGTTTCATCGTCTCTTAATAGAATATTATTACTAGAATCGTAACCATAATGAGAACAAAGAACATCATTCATCGCCAGAATATCATCTATACATCCTTGTAATCGAATATGCGGATTTTCGGATACATTATTTACTGCATTGCTGGTGTAATTAATACCTATAAGTAATGCTTTTCGCATAAAGTATATCTTATAATCATACTATAAGAAATACGAAATATTATAGGCCATGCATAAGGTCTATCGGTAGATAATATTTATTAGCCAAATGGATAATAAATATTATCGACAGGAGACCCATATGCTATGAAAAAGAATGAAAGGAACGAAGGATAAATATATTTATCCACCAATAGACAGTAAAGAACGAAACACTATATACGTTTGGGGTTTTCGTGAATTATCTACCAATATACCTTGTGTGTTAGAACTCACTATAAAATGTAATACCATTGTATATAAGTATAATACCATTGTATATAAAGTATGGATGTTTTGAATTTATTTAAGAGTTCTCCTGAAAATGATACTATTTCAATGCATTACCCTATATATAAATTGATTGAATTAACAAATGACGGTAATTCTCTTCCAAAACGCGTATTCGTATTTCATGGAAAACGAGAAGAAAAAGGAAAGCCTTCTATGAATGAAATATTTAGCGACAATGAACTTACATACATCAATTCGTCTTCGCCAGAAATCATTTATTCGAATCAGTTTATTCATAAGGATGATACTATTCAAACTATTAAAAAAAAATTGGTTATGGAAATGGATACTGCAACCACGTCATTACAAGAAATTTATTTATATTCATTTATCCGTGACCGATTGAATCTTTTACAGTTTTTTCAAGAAATTTCGAAACGTGATAAATTCGAATTTACGCATCAGATGCTTGGACAACTTTTATGTAATTTGAAAGTAGGTGTAGATACGATTGAAGCTGTAAAAAGTAAAGGTATCAAAGATACTTATGTTTATGAAGATATAGAACACTATTTCAATTTAGTAGATTATAACATTTGCCATCCAATTGGGCAAAAATTCGCGTCTTTTCGTGATTTATTATTTTCAGCTAATCCGTATGATATATTAAAACCCAATCCGGAATCTACTACAGTCGCATTACCCGTATTTGTTCAAACTATGCAAAACTCGATTCAAACATTCGAGAACCATCTATTAATGAATTATGGGGAATTAGTGAATAATACTATCTATTTTGCATTAGCTGGAGATGTCATCGAATATTCTATTAATAATCGAATTGACGTAGGATACGTATTATCTCTCTATTATCCATTATTGGAGAATCAGAAGATTTTATCAAAAAATGATTTTATTACAAACCATCAAAGATTGATACGTGAAACAGATGAATCTATCACTGAACAGACTACAAAACAATATCAACTTATCAATATGTTTCATGAAGTATATTATAATAAAACGGGTGAATTACCTAGTATGAATCGTGGTATTACGAGTTTCCATGTAGCATTACACCCGGAAACTAAAAGTAATCTACCATTGGATGCTATTTTTAAAAACATACATTCTACTAAATTCTGTCCCTTTATTAAATATAATCCTGGTCCAAAACGCGAGAACATATATCGTTTGTATAGTGAAAAAATCTCCAAATCGGGTAAAAAAATACCCTATTTAAAGAAATCCCAAATTATCAATTTATCTAAGATTACTGGTAAAGTACGTCAGATTTCAGTATATAATCAATCTGTATTGGATGGACAATCCATCGAAGTATTTATCGATTTTGACTATAATGGAAATATAAACGTTCGTTGTGATATTGAAAAACCTATTTTAGAAGACGATATTCTACGAATTTTATTAGGACCTGTTAATAAAATCATCAGTAATTTGAACAGCTATTTGATACAAAGTGGTTACAAGGTCAATTCCTTTTATAGCTTACGCGATAATTTACTCGAATTTATTAATTTGAAATATGTTTTCGAAATGTCATACAACAAAGATTTTTCGCTTTCGAAATATAAATGTTTAACAGGTATTTTTGATATTATCGATGATAATCTTAGAAAAGGCGCCATATTAAGGTTTAAACGTGTAGATAATTTCAAGAAAATGGACGCAATTGATGCAACCATTACCGAATTATATAAAACCACAAATGATTTGGCGACTATTGTGAATGCTTTGATGTTAAATTACGAATTGACTAAAGATGAGGCGTTGATACAATTTCAGGATTATTTAAATAATTTTACTCGTACGAAAGGTAGATTTGTGAATAAATCATTAGATATTGCAGAAAACCCGGGTTTCCCTACCATATTACGTGTTATTCCTTTTGAACAGCGAATTACTGTTGAAGTCGATAAAATAACGGGGATTGATTATATTTCTGTATTAGAGCTTTATTTGGAAAGTTTTTTACGTATTACTCAATCACCTGATACAATAAAATTACCTATCCAAGAAATTAAATTGATGTGCTTACGCGAAACAGGTCAGAATATAGAAACTCAGCCAGTTTTAATAACTACTGCAAAACCAGATGTTACCGAAATTTATGATGAGGATTCTGATATTGAGAGTTCCACCGATGGAGAACAAAGTGACGGCGAAGATTATATTGAAGGGTTAGCACCGATTGAAGATGAAGATGTCGATTTAGAAGATGCTGTCAATAATGCTGAAGATGAAGATGAAGTCGAAGAACCTGAAAATAATATAAATGATGATTTTGATGGTGCTAAATATAGCGATGATGAATCGATTCAAACATTACAAGCCGAGAATTTGGACGATGAAGATATTAGTATTCCACCACAAAATGATGACTGGCTCGAGCATTTGGAAACGAACGATACTGAGATTCCTATAAAAAATTCTGATGAGTCTGTCGAAGGCCTTATCGAATCTCCCGATTCTTATCAAGGTATGGAACCATTACAAGATGATTCGCAACCATCTACCAATTCTTCTGACGATAGTGATTCTAACTTAGGCATGGAACCATTACAACCATCTTCTGAATCTCTCGAATCGTCTGAAGGCATGGCTCCAATACAACAAGAATCGCAACCATCTTCTGAGTCTCTCGAATCGTCTGAAGGCATGGCTCCAATACAACCGTCTGCTGAATCAACCGATAGTAGCGAAGGAATGGCTCCAATACAACAAGAATCGCAACCAACTTCTGAATCTCTCGAATCATCTGAAGGAATGGCTCCAATACAACAAGAATCGCAACCAACTTCTGAATCTCTCGAATCGTCTGAAGGCATGGCTCCATTACAACAAAGTTCCGAAGAATCAAATCAAGAACCATCTACTACACCAAAAAAAGAACTCATTGGTGGTAACAAAAAAAAACTTTTTGTTGATAAACTAAAGCGATTAGAACCCAACTTAATATTAAAGAAGAAAGAAGGTAAATATGATACTTATTCTAGAGTTTGTCCTGCAAATGTGAGTAGGCAACCAGTTATTTTAACAGATGAAGAAAAACGTAAAATAGATGAAACCCATGAAGGCGCGTACGGATACGCTATGCGATACGGAAGTGACCCTAATAAAAAAAACTGGTATATTTGTCCAAGATATTGGTGTATGACTACAAATATGCCATTGACAGAACAAGAAGTAAAAGAAGGAAAATGTGCAGATAATATGCACGAATTTACAAGCAAAGAGCATAAAAACGCAAAAGGAGAATATATTCAATATAGTCCTGGATTCTTACCAAAAGACGCACACCCTAAATCTTGCTTACCATGTTGCTTTAAAAATGCCATGAGTCAATTACAAATAACGCGTAGAAACCAATGTAATATTCAGGATGAAGAATTTACTGGTCCAAATTCGACTAATGAATTTAAAGAGGCAGACGTAGATATGATAGAAGAATATAAACCAAACCCAAAAAAACCCAAGGCTGAAGAAATGGATGAAAACCCAAAATTTTATATAGTTAGTTTCGATACATATCCTATTCGTAAAGATAGATGGGGATTTCTTCCACCTTCTGTGCAGTTATTTTTACAAGTAGATTACGCAAAAGCTATTACTAAAAAGAATGCCGCTCTTATTAAACCAAACATCAACGTATTTTTAAGATATGGTGTAGAGCAATCACAACATCAGTCATTTTTAGGTTCAATTGCTCATATTTTCGGTTCCGTACATAAATACAGACAACAGGGTAAATCTATACCAACCATCCAAGAAATAAGGGGTATTATTAGCGAATCATTAAATTTAGATAACTATTTAAAACTACATAACGGTTCATTGATATCAGTATTTCAACCAAAAAAAATACAGGTAGAAACCGAAGTATTAAATAAACATATGCAAAGCAAGTTCTATCAATCCCTGAATAAATCAGCAGAAGCTCAAATGGATTTTTACGAAGATACCGTCGCATCTTTCGAAAACTTCCTAGCATTTTTACGTGACGACGATGCATGGATAGACCATACCTATTTATGGGATATTCTTGCTACACCAAACCCTAATTTATTTCCTAACGGGCTCAATCTCGTTATCATGGAGGTTTCCGAAAATGATGTTACCGATAATGTTGAATTAATATGCCCAACGAATTCTTATTCCGATAACCTTTATGATTCTCGTAAAGAAACTGTACTTATCATGAAGAAAGAAGAATATTACGAACCCATTTATTTATATAGAATCGATAGTGATGAAGATATAGAAGGTGGTAAAAAGATAGAAAACAGTACCATTACTTTCCACGACCGATTCGAACCCACTAAAAACATATTAAATAATATCAAACATACTACATTACGTTATTGTGCAGCCAAACCTAGTATGCCAAATGTGTATACATATAAAAAGAACATTTCTGCGAATGAATTAATGAAAGAAATACGAAATATAACAACTGACACTATTACGATACTGAACCAATGTATTAATTATCGTGGCAAAGTAATAGGTATAAATATTATTATTGGTAAAAAAGCTTTATTTTTACCTTGTTTTCCATCAGCTATACTAAAATATGTTCCAGTTGCTTACATGGATAACCTCAATTGGAATAGTTACGAATGGACACGAGATATGCTTTTAAGAATTAGTAAGGCGTCGAACAAAAAGATTCTATGTGAACCGATGTTAAAAGTTGTGGAAGAAGAGCTAATTATTGGTATTTTAACCGAAACCAATCAGTTTGTACAAATAAATCCACCTATAGCAAACGATATCGAAGACGGGTTACCCGAATATAAAAGCAATAGTTTTGCAGACAATGGCTATATTGAAGCAGATAAGGCATTGGCGGTTGGTCGAAATCCGGATATCACTCGCACAAGTACCATAAAAAATATTACGTTAGAGTCGCAGTTCTATAGTGCATTTCGTAGTATGCTACGCTCTATATTAAATGATTTCGTAAATCGTAAAATACGTACTTTTCTTGTAAATATTCTAGATGACCCCAGTATCTTGTATAAAATAAAGTTAAAGAAAGTACAATATGTTTTGGAATATTTAATGAATAAACAAGTCGTATTCGAACATCTTGAACCAGAGTTATTAAATGAATTACAAGATATTTCTGTGTGTGGAAGTAGTACCGGTAAATGTGATGATAAAAAATATTGTATTATGAAAGATGATATATGCACTCTTATTATACCACAAGCCAATTTAGTATCGGGTGAAGAGAATAAACCTATATATTATGCTCGTCTAGCAGATGAATTATTAAGATATAAACGAATACGGCTCTTTTTATTAGAACCGAGAAAATACTTGAATATCTCGAATACCGACTATAAAATCAATGAAACTGAACTTATTCTTTTACAATCCATTCTAGATGGGGATTATTTGGATAACTTAGTACCCTTTCAAATGAACCCTTATGTTAAACAAATAACATATGATTTGGCGGGTCCTTCTGTTTCACAAAGATATGACTTGAATATAACATTGGAACAACAAAAAACCGTTCATTCTGAACAAACGAGTTCTGATAGTTTCATTGCCGAATGTATTCATGGAAAGCCGATACCTATTATAGGGAATGACGCTAGTTATTGGGTACGTACATTTCCAAAAGAAGCGACGGAAATTATATTTCATAATTCACCATTATGTACATTTTATGTTATTATAAGTATTATCAATGATAAATTCAATAAAACATATAACGTCGGAGTATTAAAAACCATATTATGGAATAAATATAAAGAATATATGGATAAACATGCCGAGACTATTCTCGGAATCTTGTCTTTACAGGGGAAAACAAGAATAGTTACTGCATTACAGTCAAACCCGCATAAATTAGAAGATTGGATAATGAGTGATGACTATTCCTTGACAGATTTAGATTTATGGATGATATCGTCTGCCATTCCACTTCCTATTATGCTTTTTTCATCCGGAAATTTGAAATCTCTATCGTTATCGGTCAATTGGTTAATTTTGGGCGGAAACCGTAATAGTGACCGTTATTATTGTGTGCGAAGTCCAAGTATATATAATGGTAGCGAACCCAGATATCATTTAGTAAAACCGGCTTATTTACTAAGGGATTTAAAAGGTTTCGATTCTATGGTTAGTACAGGGGAACGGGCTTTAGATTATATAGAAAATAATCTATCATTAGAAAGTTATCTAGAAACACATCATACGAGAAAGCTGAGTATGATGACACAAGTACCTGTAAGTAATGTATAAGGTCTATCGGTTTCGTACCGTAAAAAGGTGTAAATGTTCAAAGGTGTATATAAGGTCTATCGGTTATCAACAGGAGACCCATATGCTTTTGGTGGATAAATATATTTATCCACCAAAAGACAATAAGTTTATTCATTATAATAAATTTATATATCTATTTTACATGTCAAACAACAACGATATAGATATCTATGTTATCAACCTAGATAAAGATGCTGATAGACTCGAAGAAATGAAACAAAAACTCTCTCCGAACCAGTTTATCCGAATTCAGGGTATTTATGGAAATGAAACCGATTTTACAAATTATGAAGAAATTTTTATAACAAGCAAAATATTTTCACCTAAATCTGCACTTGGTTGTGCATTAAGTCATCGAAAAGCAGCCGATACGTTTTTACAGGAGTCTGTCAAAAAGTATGCATTGGTTCTCGAAGACGATGCTACACCAGTCAATAGTAATTTTATGGAGGAAGTCGTTGCATCGATAGCCAATGCCCCGTCAGATTGGGAAATTATTAAATTGGATTATTTACCGAATTTCAATATGAATACGTATAATCGTCTCCCATCTGTAGTAATGACTGCGTATATTTTAAATAAAGACAGTGCTCGTAAATTATTAGACCATACTGTTTATTATCACTTGGATCTCGATTTACTATTTTCGAATATGGTGATTTATAATAATCCTAAGATAGTCTTTCAACAACAATGGGGTAGAACAGTCAAGTCCAATAATCAAATAAATGAACCGTCGATAAATCCATTCACTTATATACATCCGTTTCTAAATTTCAAGGCGCTGCGTTTGTTTGATTATAATATTCTTTATTCTGATTTGATATTGCTTCTTGTTATTGTTGTATTAATTATTTATTATTATGAAATGGTTTTTGATTTTTTCAGATTGGATGAATTGGCTATGCTCGACATGTCGATACCCGATGTTATAGCAGAACCCTTATCGATTACGCCTCTTTCCGAGAACTAGATATTTGACTATTATATATAAAACTAGCATTGTAATAAGAATTATGGTGATTTTTGAAAAAGCATAAAACAATGAATATCCTGGTTCGACCTGTTTATGCATATTCAATACGTAAAATATATAAAAAGCTAGTCGGCAATATAATTTGAAAAAAATATTATCGCCACCCCATATTTTGGAATTATCTGTATCTTGAAATAATTGATAGCATAATGGCGTATGATACGTATATTTATAATTATAATAGTTCAAACCTGGAAATTTGTCCCAATCATCGATTTCTTCTTGCGTTTCCGATAATATTATGTTTCTCATTTTCTCATTTATTACAACTGCATGTGTTCCACCTGTCACCAATGATTTATAATGATAATGATTAAAATCATATGGAATAAGTAGAAGAGGAACACAGCCAAGTAAATAGAATACCGGAAAGTTCTCGGTTTTTTTCAAAAAAGTACAAATGTTTTTCGTATGTTCATCTTCCTTTATCTTTGGACTGAACATAAAATCGTCTTCGAGAACCAAGATAATACTGTATTTCTGGTTCTCGGCATGTTTACAGATTTCAATATTTGCATCTACCAAATCATGTGCACTGTTTTTTATATAATCCTGTTTTCTGCATTTTTTATAACCTTTATTGTAAACAATGTATACTATGTTTGTTGGATGGTATTCTTGTAACTGTTTTTGTATATCCTCTATGCGACCATTGTTCTCTAAATGTATAATATATGTGGCATCTATACTATCAGATAGTAATCCGTCACTGTATTTTATTTGTTCGAATCGATAACAGTTTTGACTCATTTGTAAATTATAATTTGTCTAGATAAATTATAATCTTGTAAGGGGTACATATAGCTGTGCTTATGAAATAGAATTGTAGATTTGTAATTACAAATTGGGTTTCTTTATTTTTTTCATGATATCATTATGAAAATAGGTTAAATAAATCCATAATACAATGGCTAATCCAGCGATTCCTTGAACAGTTTTCGTTTTTGCCCTATAAATAATAATTAGCAGTGTGGATAGAATAATGATTGCTTTTGCGGTAAGTGTATATTCGTTGAAATAAACTTCATTATGAGGGACACGTTTTGGGTCAGACCCTAGTTTATAATACGGATTTTCGATTTTCTTTTCAATATAACTTACTATGCATTCGTTTTTCAATAATAACCAATGTAATGTTTGTAGTAATATCCACGTTGCAAAATAGATATCGTATTTTGAACTAAATATAAATATGTAACTACAGTTGAAAATATCGATTAGAACATGCAAAAATTGTATTATATTGAGAACCTGGTCTTGGCCCATTTATATTGTTGCTATATAATTTACGGTTGTGATTTTGTAATTACAATTGTTATTTTTTACTTTTATAATTAGAAACCTTCATGTATTTTATTATATACTTGTATGAGAACCATATCTTAAATGCAGTAAACAAAATAAACAGCAAGAATAATAGTTTTGCCAACATGTAGATAATAGAGAACCCTGGTTCGGGTGTTTTATCTAAATTCAATGTTTGTATAATCCATTTTTTTGCTTCAAATATGAATGCATTGTCTTTTTCTGACCATGTTTTTTTGTTCTCTGTTTCGGGATAGGTTTGATAACATAACGGCTTATAATATAAATATTTACTAGTATCACTGTTCTTTATAATAACGTCCCAATGTTTTAGTTCTGTATTCAGTGGCAATTGTCTAGTTTTACGAGAATATACGATTGCATGTGCAGATAAAGATTCAAATGAATAATAGTGATTCCAGTCATAAGGAACTATAAGTATTGGATTACACCCAAAGTAATATATAAACGCATTTTCTTTATTTTTTATTAAGAATGTATTTACTATGTCAATGTTCTCGCTTTTCGTTATTTCATCGCTAAAAATAAAATCATCTTCTAAAATTAAAATATTATCGTATCCATGTGTATTCGCATGTTGAAAACATTGTAGGAAAGCATCCGTTAAATCTTGATAGGATACTTGTTCTATTAATCTTTTTGTGCATTTTTTGAATCCTTGGTTACGTGTTATGTAAACAGTTTTTGTAGGTTGAAATTTGGACAATTGTTCATTTATATGGTCAATACGACCATTGTTTTCCAAATGTATAATATAAGTTGCATCCACACTCTTATCTAAAAATCCTGAATTATATTCTTTTTTATCAAAATAGTAACATTTAGTATTGTATTGCGTGTCCATCTATATATTATATAGGTATTATATAAATGAAAAATATATTTTTGATAATTTTACACATATTTCATTTTTTAATTGATATGATACCCTTTGCTTACATATATTTTGCACCAAAAGAATATGATATATATATAGTAGTATTAGTAAGCATTCAATGTTTCCATTGGTTATTGTTAAAAAACGAATGCATCATAAGTTGTATTGAAAAATGGTTAATTAATAAAAATTATGAAATAGGTGATGATATTTCGTATATTCCTCATGAAGATTTTATCTATTATAATAAAGATGCTGTTATACTTTTGCATGTTTTACAAATACTAGTATTTTGCGTAATATTTTACAGAAACAGAAACAATTCAATAATATCATGTCTATCCGTATTTAATATTACTGTTATGGTTCAATTAATATATTTTCGGTATTTTTATTGAATATTTTATAACTTTATATTTAATTAATACATAAATGAAAATAATAATAAAAATACAAAATATTAAAAATAAAATATAATTAGCTAGAGCACCTTTCCATAATTTATTTGTAAAAATTTCGAATAATATATCATTTCGCACTATATTATTATAATCATAGCCAAGTTCTATGATAAGTTTATCAAGAAATCCATGAGGAACATGAATAAAGAAGGGTTTATTATTACGCGCAATGACTTCATTATTTTTTATAGTTATATAGTCACTTATTTCGCCCAATATTGTTACTTGTGTAAAAAATAATTCACTTTCCGTATCTATATGAAATAGTTGGTCGTTATTTATACAATGCTCTGTTAATAGCATTTGGTCGTCATTTTTATTATCTGGATTTTTTGTATATATATCTTCTAGTATAATCAATAAATCTTTCGCATATCCAATATAAGTTCCCGAATTAATATTTATGCCTTTGCATTGACCAAATATAATGGAACCAATGTACGTAAACAGTGTGTTTGTCGTTTTATCTTCAGCTACAATGATTTTACAATTATATTTCTCTTTTAATCGTATAAATTCTTTTTTCATTTCATTTAATTCACGAAGACACAATACATCGTATCCATCAACAAAGCATACAATATCATTTTCTGGTATTTGGTTTAAATATTCAAGCATTTTTTTAAACTTCCAATTGAACCCTAACCATTTTTCACCATATCCGAGAACTTCTAATTCTTTTCCATATTTTTTACATGACTCTATAAGATATGGAAAATAATATTTTGATTCAGTTGCAACGGTTACTATGTGTAAATCGTTCATTTATTATTATATTTAATATACATATTTATTTTATCAATCTATTTCTATTAATATAAGTCATATACACCCAAAAAATAACTAATAATGTTAAAATGCCGTTATTGATTACATTATGCATTTTATCGAAATTGTATTCATAATATGTTGTTTCTAGCACTTTATAGTTTTCTCCTAGCATCGATTTACCTATACTATTCGTGTCATATCCTGTAGCATTATTAAAAAATAAATAGAAGAATCGTAAAAATATTAATACAAATACAACTATAACTGGATGCACAATTCGAGAACGAATTGCTGTTATACAAATAGAAAGAATAATGCCTATACAGAACAGAGCATTTACTAAATCGGTTAAATTACTATTTTTATTTTTCTTTTCGCCTTCTTTCGAAAAGAAATCTAGTTCATTGAAGTCATCTAATGTCGTAGTATCACCGCATTCATAATTTTCATAATGATATAATTTATAATAATAACTAAATATACATTCACCTTTGAATAGTATCCATAATATTTGTAGTATGACTAATGCTGTGAAATATAAATAATCATAAAGAATATTCTTCGATATTATAAATGCATAAAATGAATAAAAGAATGCTATGAAGAAATGTACTATCGCTATTATCTTTCCTAGCATTATACATTATTCTGCGATAATTTATTTTACAATTGTAATTTGTAGTTACAATTGTACAAATGTCGATTTTGCTTATCACGCTTCGTCACTGAAACATTGTTGTTTTTCATAATGTACCTTTGCTTCTTTGAATCCGCCTACAAATTCGGCATTATAGAAAATCATGGGAAATGTTCGATATTCGGTTCGGCTGTATGCATCCATATATTTCAAGAATGTACTTCTATCTACTGATATATATTCATCGCATTCAATTATATGTGCATCTTTAAGTAGTGCTTTTGCTTTTGTGCAATATGGACATTTATTTTTACTATAAATGGTATATCCTGTTGGTTGTGGATTCTCGACTACGATAAGACTATCCATTACGATATCTTGTTATAATATGATATTTTTATGTTGTTATGTCATATTATATATGATTAATGTCTTTTCGGGGATAAATATATTTATCCCCGAAAAGCATATGGGTCAGAGGTCGATAACCGAAGGTTAGCCATTTGGCTAATAAATATTATCTACCGATAGACCTTATCCACTTGCTGCAATAAAAACAAATATAAGCCGGGGTCCCATCAAAAGACAAAATATAATAAGACCAGCAGTAAATACACCCGGATTACCCGCAGCTGAACCTGCTATCATCAAAATGATAGATATCATTAATATGATTAAAAAAATAACATCAAATTCATTCTCGCCTCCTGTCATCTTTTTTGTTCTTTTTCTTTTTGATTTTAATTTCTTTGATTTTAATTTGTATCTTTTTCCACCACGATATTTTACACTACCTTTCTGTTTTATATTACAATTATTATCGAACTTCATACGCGTTTTAACCATGCTTTTACATCTACCACGACTTAAAAAGTCCCATTTAAATTTGTCGTTGCATTTATCGATTAGTTTTTTTTCATCTGTGTTTTCTATATTTTCGCCATCTAATATATTAAAATCAACATTAAATATACCTTTCTTACCATTTTTACCTCTTAATAAATCGTCAATTCTTGGACAGTGTTTCGCTTGTACTCTATTTAATTTTGTGCTAAATCGTCGGTAGTTAAAATCTAAACATCGATAATAAATATCATTATCATGTTTGTTATTTACATGTATTTCCAATAGCGATTTTAAACACCATACTATTAGTTTTAATAGGGGCGATGGCCACCAAAGTTCATCAATATTCACTTTATTTGAATAATCCGCATTTAAAATTTGTTTATGTTCAACTGCTGACAATGTTTTAGGTAAGCGACATGGAATAAAAAATAATAGATTTTCGTCGATTTGTTTTTTACTATCATTTGAATCATAACGTAAAATTCTGATAAAATTATTCACATTTCTTATAATACTTCCGCTACCACCAGTGAAGTTCATTAAGTCAGGGAAGTCTTGACTATTGGTCGAATTTGATTTTGTTAATTCGTCCAACTTTGTTTCTATTTTCTTATATAATTCTTCCAATCCTTTATCCATTTTATCGATTTTGTCTGATAATATCTCGAGTTTCCTATCAATCATTTCATGAGAATTTGCATCTTTATCGTCGGATATACTTTTACTGGGTCCTCGTGTCTTTAATGAAGATAAGAAATTTTTGTAACATTCGTTTATGTTCAAATTAGCTTCCGATATATTGTCACCGACTACTGCATCAATCGAATCTAATCCTACTTTTGTAATAAAGATTTCTCTTACCATATCATTTTTTATCTGATTGTCTGTCCTACCAAATGTTTTCTGTATTGCTAAAATATCCCATTTTTCTTTGACTACTCGGTCAATTGCTTCTGCGTAATCCAGTATATTTTCCTTGATATAATCGACTATGCTATTTATGTATTTTTTATACATATCAAAACTTACCATTGTAGGCGATGTTTTTAATTTTTCATTTACATCTTTTGCTGTTATGACTTTGGATGCCTTATCAATATTCGTTTTTACTTCCTTTTCTTCTTTCTCATTTTCCTTACTTTTTGTAGATTCGTCTTCGTCTTCTTCATCCCATGTTGCGTCATCTAATACACTTTTACTTGATTTCTTTGCTGATTCTACTTTTCTTTCACTTAAACTTATCTTTGGTCTTAGAATATCGGCATTTTGTTCATAGAATATAAATAAATCATTCGACATTATATATTATCAAGATAAAATATTTTATTTACATCGATAAGGTCTATCGGTAAATTTGTAGCCTTTTGGTTGATTCGTAACCAAAAGGCTACAAATCTTCAAGGGTGTGGGTGTAAAAGTAATTTCTAAATATATCACGATGTAATAAAAAATATCATACATATTGTTATTATTATGGTATTTTTTGGAGTTATTGATAACTAGAATCCGATATCGTAATCATCGTCACATTGACCAGATTCCTCTTGTTTAATTGCAGCCAAGTTATTTTTGATTTCTGTGTTCGCCTTTGAACATGTATCGGTTTTGTCTTCTAACCCACCAAACAACCTCTCTATTTCCTTGTTTTTATCACGCATATCTACTTGTATATCTTCCATGTTCTTCATTTTTTCCATATCCAAGACGAGTTGGAATGCCCCCGTTCCGAAAATACCCATTTGTCCCATCATGACATTGGCTGATACACCGCGCATATGGTCAAAATCTGCATGTCTAGAGGCACCTAATAATACTTCTGTATGAACTTCAAACGTAGATTTCGAAATCGGTCCAATATCATCATTCAATATACCCGACCTGAAAATCGAAACCATATTTTGGGTTGATGTCATACGGTCACATAGAAGACTCAAATGATGATAATTAATATACACATCACTGAATTCCATCACTTCAACCAATTCATTAAAGATAGCATTTCTTGCTGCTTCAATACCAAATACATTAAATATTTCCTTGATATCATTACTAAATGTACGCTTCGCGTCGATGAAACTGAGTGCCATCACATCCATTAAATTTGAACCTGTTGTATCCAATACCCATACATCTTTGGGTACATACTTTCCTTCATCGCGTTCTACCTTACGTTCATCCACGCCTTCTTTTACTACATTATTTTGTAACTTTCTTGGAATGACGTTTTTGATACCCGTCACACCACGTAAAACAATATTATTTAATAGACTTTCTTGGAAATTACGTAACATATATATTTCGTCTGATTGGTCAAGTGTCTCCGGTGTCCCCTTCTTCAGTTTCTTATTAAATACGCTACTATTCATACGAATACGGAAAACCAAATTATTTGCATTATAATCTGAATATACACACGACACTTCGTTTCCATAACTATTTGTAATTGCAAAATGGATATCATCCATTGTGATATTACTATCGAGTAGAATTTCCGGACCGATTTCCATGCGAATAATCCACTTTGATTTTTGTCCATTACTGTCCGTATCTACATCTACACAACTCTCCAACATATTCTGGAATTCGTAATACTGTTCCATCAATATTTTATCATCATGAATTGTAGTTTCTTTGTCATTGGGGTCAAAACATATTTGTACGGACTTGACTACATCTACTAATTTAGTATGCTGTAACATATTCGCGTATTGTGTAGCTTTTTCTTGTTGCTGTTCATCAATTGGTTTTAAATGTACAGTCATGGATGAATTCTTAGGATTTTTTGTTAGGCGTAGGATTTCCTCGATTCTCGGGACACCACGAGTCACATTCGATTTTGATGCAACCCCCGCAAGGTGAAATGTATCATTTAAGCAGAGACCATTATAGCAGTCAAACGTTCTAGTATCTTCGACAGTTAAGTCATAGGCATAATTTGTTGTATTTGGTACTTCTTCAATGGATACTATTTGGTCGAAGTCAATGTCCATCATATTACCATTTCTTGGTTGCATGACTGTAATTCCATCAATTATGTTAGGAACCATCATATCCTCCAATGAATGTTCATATTTGAAATATTCTTGCTTCAATAGCAGATTAAGTCGGTCTTGTTTTTCTTTGATTGTCAGATTCAGTAAAGCTGCCAACTTCTGCGTCTGTCTATTCTTGACATCCAAACTATAAGATTGTTTCTTGTGTTGAATCGTATGAGTATTTGCTTTTCTAGTAGGAATTTTATAAATATGACTAGATACACCGAGGTTTCTCAACATTACCATGACATCTGTCAATAGGTCACGGGAACAAGACCACATTTTAATATCACTGATTCTAACTGTACCGTTTTTGTTTTTAAACTGTGATATAGACCCATCCCCACCAATGTATGCGTCCAAGAAACCAAGAATACATTGTTTGTTGGAAAACACAATAGATGATGAAATGCGTTTCTTATCACTAATCTTTCCGCAAAGGTTTTCTAGAATTCGACATAGAATAGTATTATGAATCTTCAATTCTTGACTTGTCCATCCTTCGCCCCCTCTCCCTACGCGCTTATGTTTTTGATGTGGGATGTTCCATTTTGTACAAAGGTCTTCAATGGGTTTCAAATAAGCATCATCATTGTTACAAATTCCTACTGTATTTTTATTCATTGAACCTTCAGCTGCATATGCACCCAATAGATACCCAAACTCATAATTTAATTCAATTGTTTCTGGTATAGTATAGTCTGAACAACCCATGCTTTTCATATAAATGTTTCCTGGTTTCAAATATTGTGATTTGTTTGATGTTCGACCTGGTCTAACTATATCTTTGAATAGTGGAAGTATACATTGACTTGTTTTATGCGGCACAATAAATGTAATATTTGCATGATTTTTCCACCAGTGGGTTTCATGCATGACTGTCTTCACTTTTTCAAGTTCGGAGCCATACAAATACTCTGTTGGAGGTAATATTTCTCTCAGATTCAATTTGGTAATTTCACTGTATTCTAATGCTTTTCTAGAAGCCGGTAGATAATCTCCAACCTTCAAGTCCTTTCCATTCACACCGATTATCTTTCCATCAATCAACTGCAAGAACGACTTCGCTTTCGTAGCGGTCACTTCTCGATTTCCCTTAGTGGTTACCTTCAACATAGTATTGGTTCCGTCTTCATTGATGACTGGATGCTTGGTAACAGCTTCAATGCGACGCCAGACTGTTTGTCCCTCTTCGTTTGCACAAGGAGCTTCATAATATTCTGCGAGCTCTGCATAAGTGGTGTCTTTGTCTGCCATATAGTCGATTTTTTGTGACAGCTTGGTTTGCATATCTGTAAATTCACCAATACTTAGCCTGAGAATTTCATTTTTGGAATTTTTTACAATTATTTCCGCTGCATATACGAGTGAGTTGAGTGTTAATTGCGTAGTTGGTTCCCCGATGCTCTGACCAGCTATCACGCCAACCATTTCACCGGGATGCACAATCGCTTGTTTATATTTTAAAACAATTGTTTCCAAAAGTAACATGAGTGCCTTTCTATGGAAACGTTTATTAATAATCAAATCTTTGGGTGTCACATAAAAGTAATACATCACTTCGAACAAAGATTTGGGTTTTACATACTGTATCGTATTGAGTTTTTGATAGTACTCTTCTATCAGCTCAAATGCCTCTAGCGGAGTGATATCCGTTATCGAATTTGAGTTAAGATTAAGCTGTCCTTGAATATTCGCAATGATACTTTGAAAAGCTACTGGAAGACGTACCATATTTTCATTCTTAAATTTGAATACATTCTCTACAATATTTCTACGTGCGACTAACATCTTATCGATATATTCTTGGCATTTTTGTAGGGCTTTTGGTTGTTGTGACTTAAGTCGTTTCTTTGTTCCAGAGCTATAAATATTGATAAGTTCCTTATGTTCATCATTCACGCCTACAATGTCATAATATACATAAATATCTTCTGTACTCATTCCGACCAAGGGTATCACCTGATTTTCTACTCGGGTAGAATCAAATCCGTCATCACCGTAGGCGAATTGTACGATTCGCCCTTTATTATTGCGAACGGTCATATCATATTCGACCTTCAAATCTTCCAAACCCTTAATTAATCTTCGCTGAATATAACCAGTCTGACTGGTTTTTACTGCAGTATCAATAAGACCGATACGACCACCCATTGCATGAAAGAATAGTTCAGGTGCAGTTAGGCCAGAAATATAAGAATTTTCGATGAAACCACGCGCACCTGGACTATCGTCGAATTTACTGAAATGGGGTAATGTTCGACTTTCGAATCCATAAGGAATTCTTTTTCCATCAACGTTCGTTTGACCTAAGCATGATATCATTTGTGATATATTTACAGGTGTACCTTTTGAACCCGAATTAACAATCATCACGAAACGGTTTGTTTTACTGAGTGACTTACGACCTATTTTACCCGCTTGATTTGTAGCATCATTCAGAATATTATTTACATCACTCTCGAATTTTGCCATATTTGTGCTCGCTGTTTTATTTTCGAAAATTCCCAAATGAACACGGTTAATCAGTGATTGTACTTCCTGTTTTTGTCTTGCAATAACTTGAATAATACCATCCTGAGTTGTAGTATTCGCAATCAGGTCACTAATACCCACGCTAAATGCACTCGATTTCATATATTCAGTGACTACGTTTTGTAGGTCATCGATAAATTGAGACGCCTGCATATTACCAAAATCGTTACAGATTCTATGTAAGATACCTTTGGTTGTAGATGAAAGGACGGATTTTTCTAGCTGACCGCGAATATATTTACCGTTTCTGATTTCGAGTACATTATTGGATGTATTATAATCTTCTTCGTCTTCAAATAGTTTTGTTTTGTATTTCATAGTCATAGGATATAATATTTGCGAAAGGACATCGAAATTTGTGATTTTGCCCTCATTCGATTCTGCCGCTTGTCTAAGTGCATTGGCATCTACTTTTGAAAACATCATCAACAGGTTCATTGCGTCTCTAGGGCTAAATTTTATATTGGGTCTAGTGAATCGGTAGGAACCCAATAGGGAGTCTTGGAAAATACCGATAATAGGGGAATTACCGGCTGGGCTAATTAGCTGGTAAGGAATCGCTGCCAAATGTCTTAGTTCTGTTTCTGCTAGCACGTTCTGTGCCATATGCATATTCATCTCATCGCCATCAAACTTCGCTGCATATACGCTAATGAAAATTCATTGAATGAATTTTTTTGGAAGGATAGCATATATGCAGCACCCCCAATGTTTCCAAAGGGGAAGGACTGTACCTTAAGCAAACTCCGGATGGCTAGTCCTTCATCGTTCACCAACACCTCAGCAGTCTCTGAGAGGGTATCATGGCCTACCATATCGGCTTTAGATACTCCACTGCGGATTGCCCATTCTGTCTTTACTATAAAATTGAGGAGATTTTATAAGACAAATCAATCGCTTTTTTACCATTGGGTACGGCTACTAACCGTGTTCCTCCAAAGAGTTTCCAAATTGGAGTGGTAGCAATTGCTTTAGGGGGTTCCCGTCAACAAGGTGTTTCGCAAATAAATCAATAAATACTTGAGGCATTATTATCTCTTTTTTTTTATGGTAATCGATTAATTTCTTTAGATGTTCTTCGATTTGTAGTGGTAAGATTTTCGAGTTCTTCTTCATATTTTCTGCAGGCGACAGAGGCATCGTATTTCTCCAATTAAAAGCTATCAACTGTTGTGCGCTATCGTTTAAATCAAATTTGGCTAGAGGAATTACATGGTCAATGTGCCATTCTTTCCCTTGATTGCCAAGTGTAAAGCATTCGTTATAACTCGTCATCCAGGCTAAATACTCAGGTGTTGTACACCCAAGATATTCGATTGTGTGCATAACCTTGTTTTGTTTCAAGGCTATGAAAATGCGACTTCGAACGTTGCGTTTAAAACGTTGTATTGGTTCATCGCGGTCACAATCTTTACATTTTAGACGGTTATGTCGATATCTACAAATTGGTTTGTTTATAGAACAATTACTACACTTCTTGTTACCTTCGCCAATCTCTTCTAGTTTTTTCTGTCGTCGAACAAGTACTTTTGCGTGCTTAAATTCTTGAGCAGCTTGTATCGCTTTCTTACGATGGTTTTCATCGGTTTGATAACGATTTCGGCGCTTTTCATTTGAGCAGTCTTTACATGAAGCACGGTGTTTGCTAAAACTAGTGAGTGGTTTGTCTTGGTTACAAGTGGTACACGTTTTGTTGATATCATTGGATAATACTACTGCTTGTCGGTTTTCTCTGTCACGCCGATTAGAGCAAATTTTACAGATATTACGCTTAGAAATAAACTTCTCGAATTCTTTTGTTTCTCCACATCTCGAACAACTTTTGACTAAAGGTTTCGTATCAGTATCCATATATTTTATAATGAGATATTATTTTTATATTTTTTACTCAAAGCATTTATACGACTAATTCACTAGGGAGTTGCACGCTTTTCACGCTCCCTGTTGCCGACCCTGATGGGAAAATTCGATCGGCATTGTACGGTTTTGTTACCGCTACATTCATTCGAAATGTGTCACCTTTATGCATTATCTTTACGATATGACACATCATCGAAGGTCGATGGAGAGAAGGCTGTCTGTTAAACAAAACAGCGTCTCCATCCATCATGTGACGATGGACCACGTCGCCGTCTTCCAAACGTATAGACGCTCGGTCAACATATCTCAAGGAAATGTTCTCGCCATTCTTTCGCTCCAAAATTTTGGCACCTGGATAAACGTCAGGTCCATTCTGTATAAGCTTTAAAAGAAAGGCTCGATTTCGAGAATTCACCGTTTCCGGTTTTGTAATATTCATGGCAATTTTCTTAGGAACACCTAATTGCCTACTCGATAAATTCGGGTCACCAGTAATGACGGAACGAGCACTAAAATCAACACGTTTTCCCATCAGGTTACCACGAATACGTCCATTTTTCGAATTCAAACGACCCATGATACATTGAAGTGGGCGACCGGAACGCTGAGCCATAGGGACTGCTCCCTTTACCTTGTTATTCACAATCATCGCAATGAAATATTGTAAGACAGTTGTCAAACCTTCAATTACTGTAGGTGATGCACCGTTCGTAATCTTATCAGCCAAGTCTCGATTGGTTTTGATAATATTACTATAAATATGCGTCAAATCGTCTTCACTACGTTGTTGAGCATCATGTTTTACCGATGGGCGGACAGCAGGTGGTGCTACTGGCAATACTTGACAAATCATCCAATCTGGTCTTGACCATGTAGGACTGAACCCCATAAAATGAATATCTTCATCCGAAATACGTTTGAATATTTTTAAGATAATTTCAGGCGTTAAGCGCATATTTATTTTAGATTTATCTGATTCAGATTCGGTTTCCATGCCTTCCCAAATCGCGTAAATTGTTGCCATACCTTCCAACTTGATTTTATCGGGTTGCTTACAACCACATCCGTCTTCGATAGATTCGCCGCAACGCTTTACTTTGGTAGCAGCGGTGACTACATAGTCCCATCTGTCTTCAGATTTCATCTTCAAAATATGTCTATGACGCTGTTTATTTATCAAAAGCTTACTACATTTAAAACAAACACATTTCAAGAATTTCATTATTTCTTTAATATGTTGAATAAAGAACACTGGCCTAGCTAATTCTATATGTCCGAAGTATCCGGGTGTATCGATATACGTCAAGCCATCTGTTGGACAGATAAGACCTGGCTCTAATACACCCATTCTTGGGTCAAATAGACCACCAATCACCGGTTTATTATTTATGTATGTATCACGCGTGGTTACTTCGACCACAGAGTTCTTACGAATCTCATCGGGTGATAACATACTAAATTGAACACCAATAATTCTGGAGGCTGGTTTGTGTTCGCTCATTCTTGATTGTTTAGACATTTCACCTTAACCTTATATTATACTGTTTATATATTTTTATATTGTTATTTTCAATTTTTTCAATTTTACGATTTGGTATTTTTGGCATATTTTTGATTTATAAAAAATTGAAAATGAAATATCCAGAAAAAATGATTGTTAAAATAGCTTAAATCTATAGTATTATAATATCATAACTGCTACAATGTCATCTATTCGCGAAACCAAGAAGTCTTCTACTAAGAATGTATCCAAAAATAATAAAAAGGTATATAACACTCGTAATCGTTTGAGAAAAAATAAGGGTGATTCGGATAGTGATAACGAGTCTGAAATCTTCGAAGAAGATGACGATTCAGACTCATCTTATCATCCACCCAAACGTTCTAAAAAAAATAAGCGCATTGTTATTGAAGAATCTGAAGATGATGAGGATGAATGGACAGATGATGACGACGAAGATGACGAGGATGAAGATGGCGAAGATGACGACGACGAACATGACGAGGATGAAGATGATGATGATGAAGAAGATGAAGAAGATGAAGAAGATATAGGCCGTTCAGCACTACAAAGTATTATTTCAAAAATATTTCCTTCCAAGTATATGAAAAACCGTCTAGAAAATACTATCAAAGAAGAAAAAGAGAACAAGGATAAGAACAAGAAAAAGAAGTCTGTAGAAAAAAAGAACAAGAATAAGAAGGTCATGAAAAAGTCGAAACACTCTAAGAAACCACGTTACGAATCTGACGAATCAGACGAAGACGAAGACGAAGATGTTGAAGAATCTGACGAATCGGATGAAGACGAAGATGAGGAAGATGGTGTCTTTAATATCGTTTTCATGGGTGGGGGTGAAGAAGTCGAAGACGAAGAGTTTATTGAAGACGAAGAAGGCGTCGAATGCGACAGTGACGACGAGCAGGTATTTATGAAAGAAACATATGAGAAAGTTGAATTACCAGAAGTAGAAACAACTCCTACTAAAAAGGAAAAAAGAATCGAAAAAAAATCATCGAAATCCGATAAAAAAAAGGAAGAAGAATCCGAAGAATTACCAGATGTTGAAAAAGAGTATTTGGAATTAGTAGATACTAAAAAGCAACTTTCGCAACAATATACAAAGAAACCGAATAGTAAGATATTGAAGAAAGCTATTAAAGAATGTGACGATTCAATTAAAAAATTGGTCAAGAAGGCACGTATTAAGAATGCTAAGACATATCACAAACTCATTCACGGTGGTAACAAACAAGCGAATGAAATCGATTATTTTAAAAAACAGCTTTCTAATAAGGAGCAGCTTCGTATTATGAAAGATTTGAAAGAAATAAATAGTCATATTAATGTTATTAAACCATATCGCCTAACTCTACTCGATTCAAAGATGCCAGCCAAATTCAAAGCAACTGCACTTCAGAAGTTGAATGTATTGAAATCAATGGACCCTTGCGATAACGAATATTATAAAATAAAAAATTGGGTAGATACTTTTATGCGAGTTCCGTTTGGTATGTATAAGTCATTATCGGTTACGATGGCTGATGGTGTAGAAACATGTCATAATTTCATGGATAACGCTATGCAAACTCTAGATACATGCGTTTTCGGATTGAATGATGCAAAAATGCAGATTATGCAAATGATTGGCCAATGGATATCAAACCCATCGGCAATGGGAACGGCCGTGGCTATACACGGCCCCCCCGGAACAGGTAAATGTCATGGATTTAATACACCTATTCTTATGTATGATGGTTCCATCAAAATGGTACAAGACATTATTGTTGATGATTTAGTTATGGGCGACGATTCTACTCCTAGACGAGTATTATCCCTTGGTCAAGGTGAAGATGAGATGTTCGACGTAATTTCAAATAATAATACTAGTTATAGTGTAAATTCTGAGCATATTCTTTGTTTAAAACCTTCGGGTATGAATCGTATTAAACCAGTTCATAATAAAAATGGAACAATCTCATATAAAACACTCTTCTTTCATCTAGAAACTTATAAATATCAATATAAATCATTTGATAATAAAGACGATGCAGAAAATTATCTACATAATCTTGTTGCGAATCAATCAAAACAAATCGTGGAAATAACTGTAAAAGAATTCTTGAAATTACCCGAATATATTCAAAAACATTTGAAGGGTTATTCGACCGGTGTTGAGTTCGATACAAAACCCATTCTATTTGACCCTTATATTATTGGTGTTTGGCTAGGTGACGGAATTTCATCAAAACCTCAAATCACTTCTCAGGATTCTTCGATTTTATCCTATCTAAGAAATGAGCTTAAGAAAGATAGGTTGAACCTCAATTACGTTAGTAAGTATGATTATTTAATTGCATCCGATGAGCCAAATCGCCCACATCCGGGAATTAGTAAGAAAACTGGTCTTCCGTATGAAAATAAAAACATATTTACCAAAACACTGATTCATTATGACTTATTGAATAACAAACATATTCCATTCGATTATTTGACAAACAATCGCCAAATTCGATTACAAATGTTAGCTGGAATTATTGATACAGACGGTTGGTTTGATATTGATAATCGTAGTTATGAAATTACGCAAAAATCGAAACGTTTATCTGATGACATTCTATTTCTAGCTAGGTCATTAGGGTTTGCCGCATCACAGAATGAGTGTGATAAATATTGTGTGTACAAAGGCGAAAAACAATATGGTATTTATTATCGCGTTAATATCTACGGCGAAAATCTACATGATATTCCGACTAAGTGTCCTCGCAAACAAGCAGTTGCTAAAGCTAGAGCAACAAACGCTTTGGTCTCGGGAATTACTGTAGTACCAAAAGGACGCGGTACATATTATGGCTTCGAATTAGATAACAATCATCGTTATGTTCTTGGTAATTTCGTAGTAACACATAATACGTCATTAATCAAAGACGGTATCAGTAAGATTTTGGGAAGAGAATTCGCATTTATTGCATTGGGCGGTGCTGGAGATAGTAGCTTTTTAGAAGGACATTCATATACTTACGAAGGTAGTAGTTGGGGTAAAATCGTACAGATTCTTATTGATAGTAAGTGTATGAATCCAGTCATTTACTTCGATGAACTGGATAAAATCAGCGATACTCCTAGAGGCGAAGAAATCGTAGGTATTTTGACTCATCTTACCGATACTTCACAAAACTCGCAATTTCACGATAAGTATTTCTCTGAAGTCGATTTCGATTTGAGCAAATGTTTGTTTATCTTTAGTTATAATGACGAATCCAAAGTCAATCCTATTTTAAAAGACCGTATGTATCGTATTCAAACCAAGGGTTATGAATCCAAAGAAAAAGTGACAATTGCGCGTAATTATTTACTTCCAAAGATTCGCGAGCAAGTCAATTTTGCAGAAGAAGATGTTATTATTCCAGATGAAACTATTCAATATATCACCACCAATACTCAACTGACCAAGGGTGAATCGGGCGTTCGTAATTTGAAACGATGTCTAGAAATCATTTATACGAAATTGAATTTATTCCGTTTGATGAAGCCAGGCTCTACACTATTCGGTAAAGAATTGGATTTCCAAGTTGAATTTCCATTTACCGTTACCAAGAAATATGTTGATATATTTATTAAGAATGAAGAACACCAGAACCAAAGTATGTTAGCAATGTATGTATAAGGTCTATGAGTAAGGTCTATCGGTGGATAATCGAAGATTAGCCATTTGGCTACAAATCAACAGGAGACCCATATGCTATTACAAGGAACGAAGGATAAATATATTTATCCGCCAAAAGACATTAAGGTCTAGTAATAATAAAAATAATACTAAAAAATTGAATCTAAACATTTTTTTATGTACCTTATACATAAAACATGACTACGTATATTAAACCATGTATTAAATGGGTCGGTGGTAAAACCAAAATCTTAGACTATATGATGCCTTCATTCCCGCGCGAAATAAATAATTATCATGAGCCATTCTTAGGTGGCGGGAGTGTTTTGCTTGCACTACTATGCTATATTAAAAATGGAGGTTTAACAGTGAATGGCTCTATTTATGCATATGATTTGAACGAACCGCTTGTTTATATGTATAAAAATATTCAATCAAATCATATTGTCCTTTATAATAAAATAAAGGAAATCATTGATGAATATCATTCATGTGGCGTAAGCTCCGTCATCAATCGAAAACCTAAAAATATCGATGAAGCAATGGAATCCAAAGAAAATTACTATTATTGGATTCGTAGTCAATATAATTCTTTATCCAAAGAAGAAAAAACAGGTATTACTGGTTCAGCTATGTTAATATTTATGAATAAAACTGGATTTCGCGGGGTATTCCGAGTTGGTCCGAATGGTTATAATGTTCCCTATGGACATTATTCTAATCCTGAAATTGCGAACTTGGAACATCTCACAGAAATACATGATTTAATACAAGGTGTTATATTTGAATGTGCGGATTTTTCGGATGTTTTACCGCGACTAAAACAAGGTGATTTTGCATATCTTGACCCACCCTATGTCCCAGAAACGAAAAATTCATTTGTTGGTTATACTGATAATGGATTCAATTTAGAACAACATAAAAAATTATTTGATTTATGTTATCATTTAACGAATGAAAAAGTACGGTTTATCATGAATAATGCTGACGTAGAAATGATTAGAGAAGTATTCAATAAAAACCCATATAATATTGATAGTATTATATGTAATCGTTCTATTCATTCAAAGCATCCCGAATCGAAAACGAAAGAAATTATTATTAAGAATTATTGATATCTATTTCATTGGCGTCTATTTCATTGGCGTCTATTTCATTGGCGACGATTTTCTCAATCAACTCTGTAGCACCTATCCATTCTATTCCATTCTCTTTATAAAATTCGATAAATCGTCTTTTTTTTTCTGTCGTTTTTTCTCCGTCCAAATTACCATAATGTTCTCTACATAATTTTTCTGCACAACCCATACATAGAATTTTCAGTGGTTTCCCATATAGTTCAGGAACGTCGGCGTATTTAAAAGGAACTCCTAGAATTTTTTCACCGGCTGTTCCAGTAGTATTGAATGTTTGTGCTTTCGCTTCCCAAATAGCATCTTCTACTTCAGTGTCTGGAGCATATCCGTTGATTTTTCGTGGATGACTTGGTGTCTTTCCCATAAGTATTAATAATTCTTCCGTTATGTGTTCTCCCAATTTCGTTGTCCATTGACCATGTTTCTTCAAATCTGGTCGTCGTTTTTCAAGCATATTTTGCCCCCATTCATCTTCCATGATTTTATATTCTTTTGTATCATGACTTTTATTTTTTTTTTCAATCGAAGGAAGGAAAGAAAGGTCAGCATATAACCATTGTATAACCTCACGTTCTTTTACTAATACTACATTTGCGGATTTTTCAGTTATTTTCATAAATCTATCGATTGTTTCAGTCACGGGTCTCAAAGTAGTCGTCATTTTAATTCTAAATAGGATTTGCGTTGTTAGTATTAGTATGCTAAGATATCTCATCAAATCTTTTCAATTTTTTATATATTTTACATTTTATTTGATTTCAAAAATCACATAAAAATAAATTATTATTTATATTATTATTGTCATGCACTCAGTTGAATGCGTAATTCGTGCTAAATCCATATTAGATACAATGCCCATATGTTATAGTAACAATGAATTTATTAATATACAAACCATGATGGCAAACTATATTAAAAAACATTGTAAGCATAGTATTATTAAAGATAGTATAGATATTCACCCTGACAAATCAAAAACTATTTTCTATTGCGAATATTGTTTGACGACATTCGATAGACCCTAAGGTTATATTTCGACAGTTCGATTATTTTATCCTAGCGAAGATGGAGCACCCGTTTGGTTTCCACCACGAGTAGCTAACATCTTCTTCTGAGAATCGGTAAGACATAAACTTCCCTTTGAGTTCGATAAACCTGAACTAGAACCATAGCAACTTAATGACCCAGGAGTATCGGCAAAAGGGTCGATTTTATTATCGGCTACATATGGTTGGCAGAATAGTCCATCAAATCCATCTACTTTCTTACAATCTCCACCTTGAGAACTATCTATCAATAACGATTTATAAGAATCCATCGAGCTATTTGAACTTGTGCTAGAATAATCGGCAAAACCTTCATACGGAAATTGTTTAGCGAATAAATTTACTGGAGTATATGGTGTATATCCAGAACCGGAAAATAAACTTACAATGATTATCAAAAATACTACTCCACAAAGTATGCAACACGTCGTTCTATCGAATTTCATTATACATAGTGACTAGATTATATTTTCAATAGACCTAAATAAAATATAATCTGTATGGAAAAAGTATATAAATGTTCTAGAATCTATATACTATTGTCTAAAATACTAAATTATGGCAAATATGAATGCTGACGAACGATTAAATTTAAAAAAGCTCATCAATGAAATGGATTGTGAAAATAATACCGAAAACATTCGAAAATTGAAACATAGTGTTCTTATACGCGACGATATTAGAAAACTAGATACATTGAAAAACAAAATCGATTCGTTAAAGGATTCTGATTTCCCGGCTTTTCTAGAAATGTGCCAGCAAGAATGCTCGTTTTTATATAATAACTATACGGATATTTTCAATAAAATGATAAAGAATGAATTAGACTTGACCATTATGACTAAATTACTGACTGTTTTGAAATTAATTGAAGATGGAAAGACAGACCAACATGAAGGGTCTTATATGATTGGTAAAGTGTTAAAAGAATTATATTTAGATAGTGCAGTCAAGCGTGCTGATAATATTGACAGAGAAATGGAGAGTCAAAAAGAGAAGGAAAAGCCTAGCGATGGTAAGGCAATTTCTTGGTCTGAATATAAGAAAATGAATCTATAATTTTTGTATAGTTATATATATATATATATATTATTAGTATGAGTTCGAGGAAATGGTCTGCATCAAAACATGATAATATTTCTTTACAAATAATAAATATTGTTGATGTTGATAAAACAACGTTTGATACATTTATAGATAGTTATAAAAAGAATCAAGATAAGCTATGTGTTAATAAGGAAAAACGAACTCAAGAGTTGTTTGCAGAATTAGCAAGTGACTACGAATCCGCAAAATATATGAATGATGATTTTACAATTATCTATTTATGTAAAGAAACTAACGTTTCTGAATACGATATTTTGGCATTCGCTTTAATTAGAACAAATGAAAGTCATGGTTATATAACATTAAATTTATTATGTGGAAATGAAAACAAATCGTTTAGAATGGATGGGAAGCCACTTGGTAAGTATTTATTAGACTATGTATATGATACATATGTTCTTAATAATTCATATATACTAAAAATACAACCTGCCAGTCCAGGCCTTGTTCCATATTATAGTAACTGGAAAAAGCCGAGCTTACCATTATCGACATACGAAAGGGGTATGACTTACGGTTATTTAATCTACGGTGATATTTCTAATATAAAGAAACATGCGACTGAGTTTATTGCCGACTTTAATACGATTAACTCTGTAATACGACATTTGAATATTAATAAAAAGGAATTTATTATGATTCCTAGTGGTCAAAAAAAAGATTATTTATATGAAAAATTAGAGTTATCAACGCGCGATGAATCTGAAAAAGACCAGATAAAGAATATGATTGACCGTATTTACATTTTTGATATTGATGATATTGATACATTAATTCGTGGTCGTAGTCGTGGTCGTAGTCGTAGTCGTAGTCGTAGTTCTCGTAGTCGTAGTCGTAGTTCTCGTAGTTCTCGTAGTCGTAGTCGTAGTTCTCGTAGTTCTCGTAGTCGTAGTCGTAGTTCTCGTAGTTCTCGTAGTCGTAGTCGTAGTTCTCGTAGT